CATCTGTAGCTACTTGAAATTGAGTACCAGATGGCGTAGCCATATATGTGATCCTCCTAGAGGTGATGGTATCTAAAGACTATAGGATGAAGAGAGGTGGGACAGTCCCCTTGGGGACTGTCCCTGTTGACGCATTTACAGAGGCCAAGCCAGATCGATGTTGTCGAAGAAAGCTGCAGCCATAGCTTCAGCATTGGCTGCAGTATCAATGAGCTTAGTGATCACCTTTTCACGTTCAAAACACGCCAGAGTACGGATAGCCATCACCTTAAAGAAATAGAGGATCTCAGTCTCAGTGATAGCACGATATGTACCTTCAGTAATCTTGAATTCCAATTCATCCATATATTGCTTGAATTCAGTATCTTCAGGTTCAAAGATCTTAAGATAGACTAAAGAGATCATAAGTTGAGCAATACGATTACGATCAGCTTCAGCAGACTGGATCACAGTACCATCGGAAAGCTTGACACCAGCATCTTCCACCACATGTTTCTTTTCAGCCAAACGAGCAAACAATAAAGGTTTGATGATATCCATTGACTTAGCCACTAGTGTCCACTTAAATCGATACCCTTTAGCAGTGACTGTGATCTTTTCTTCAGAGAAAGGTATCACCTGTTCAATAGTAGTCTCGAAATATTCATACTGATCTATACCATTTGTATCTTTAGCTGTCACATCAAAGATATCTTTATTCTCCAAATACTTGGGAGGAAAATACTGGTTGTCAAAATAGTAGATACCCTGTTCTTCCAGGGACTTAGTATTGACAATGGTACCAGCTGTGCGCATGTCGTCCAACTGATAGTCCGTGATGGGACGATTCTCATCTTTGATGAAAAAAGGCATATGCGATCTCCTTTGAGAGATATGTGATGGTGTAGCTAAGACTATAGAATGGTCATATTGTTGATTCAGTTTAGGCTATCACAGTATCACATGTTATAGGCCCTGTGCTATTAAAGGAGAGATCCCTATGTCAGACACTTTTTCTGTCTTTTTTAATGCTATCATTGAACTTGGATTATCAGCCTATGCTATTAATATTGAACCCATTGATGATGGTATCTTAGATGTCTATACTATTAAAATAGATGAAACTTATATTTATTGGCATTGTCTCAATACAGAAAAAGCACTAGAATATCCAGCCTATGATGAAGATCATATCATACATCTCCTGACTATCCATATCTTACCTATCAGATATAAAGAAGATATCGCTACACCAAGAGATATTTATATTGCGTATCAAAATACTGAGTATATCAGTGAACTCCATTTAGATGTACTTACAGATAATATCATTCAATCTATCGTGGATAGTTTACCTGATCTCAAATACAATCCAGATTATACTGTTTATGATGGCCAGAGTGTCAAAATGAATGAAATCAATCAAGCTTATAATGAAGCATTCAATACTATTATTATTGACTATCCAGAACAAGAAGTAGCATCTTTCCCTTTACAGACAGATCAAGCTAAAGAGTACCTCTCTAATCCAAATGCAGAAGTCTCATTCTTAAGATTACTTTATGCTGGTCGTGTCAGTCGTGGATATACTGAGACATTGGAAGAACTCTGTAGAAAGATCTTATCTAAAGCTACACTGTTTGAACCTATCTCCGGATATCTCTCTGGTATCCGCCAAGCTATGGAAAAAGAAATAGAGGCTATCATCACTCGAGTAGAATCCGGTGATATCACCACCTATCAAGGATACAGATTGTGTATGCAGATCTATGTGGAATATCCAATTCCCACTAGGGAGCAATTCTTACAGATGATCACACCTGTATGACATTCATTCAATCTGTAGATATATATCATATATTTGGAGTATTGATGTATTTGATTTAGGTATACCCGTATACTACTACTTGTCTTCATTGTATTTGCTTTTATAGTAGTTATATGGGAGGACACCATGTTAGTGGTTGTCATCATTGCACTCATCGGCTAAGTTTTCATTCTTCATTAATCTTTTATTGTGGCGTGTGGATAGATATGCTGCACTGTCATCTCTATAGCCTCTTAGAGATGCTAGGTAGAGTAATCTCTACCTGCTGCATATGTGAAAACCGTAACAGGAGATAGCGTAGTGACTTATGCGAAGCATGTGTTTTTCACCCTAGGGATCCTTTGGATCTCGGCCATCAGTGGCGTAGCTCATAGTGCTACAGTATCTGATCTCACCAAAGTGGATGTCTCTATCCATAAAGTCTTAAAACAATATCCCAACCATGTACAACAGTATGCTGAACAGTATAGATTATTACTCATAGAGACTGCAGTGGTGGAATCTGATGCTGGTATCTATATCAACTGTATGGGTAATTATGGTCATTATCAAATACGTGGTACTTCAGGTAAAGAACTCATCACTGATCTTAAATCACAATATCCGGATATTTATCAAATAGTAATGAAACATTTCAATAAACAACTATCACTCAAAGATAATTTGATTCAAAATTTAGACTTTTCTACAGCATTGTGTGTAGCGTATTATTGTACCAAACTTAAAGATCCAGAGAAACAATTATCCACTGTGGAAAGTAGAGCTGCTACTTGGAAGAAATTATACAATACATATAGAGGAGCTGGTACAGTGAGTAAATATATCAAAGTCAATAAACCAATCCACCAGACAATACCAAAGATCAAACCACTCTTTTCAAATACCAATATTATTACTGAAGACAAACAATGAAATTCAAATGGTCATACTTAATACCATTGGTAGTTGTTGGTTTTGTTCTCTTTGTTTTTAGTATGGTCCTTGATCAGCTATACAGTACCACATCCACTAATCACAAACCCATTAGCTTTCAAGCACCACAAGTACAAGAGTATGGAATCAAGCATGAAGAAGAACCACTCCCACCTATCAAGTATTTTGGATATCTGAAATCAAGTAAGGTCAATGATCTCAATCATCTTTACTTTGAAGTATTTGATCAAGATAAGCATCTATACAAAATAGTCCAACTCTATGGTATAAAGGTACCCAATGATTCAAATATTAAAAAAGCTATTGACACTGTCATTGGAGTATATGCAGAGAATCAAGTCATCATTGTGTCTAGGACAGATCATCCTGATCAACAGTTTGATATTGTCTCAATCAAGATCATCACACCAAACAATATCCTCATAGATTTGGCTGAGCTCCTCACTACAAAAGGCTCCGTCGATGTCACTGAGGATACCAAACATCAGATGACACATGCCCTCCTTAATAAAGGAAAGTCCTATGCTCAAGAGCACCATTTGGGCATCTGGGCTAATACTTCCATATCAAAGTAAAATCATCATTGCTGGTAGTAGAAGTATCATTGATCCAAATCTAATTTATCCAATCTTAGATGATCATTTTTCATATATAGGTGAAGTAGTTTGTGGGACAGCTCTTGGTGTAGACACCATTGGTGCTCATTGGGCAATAGATAGACAAGTCAGGATCAGTTGTTTTAAACCTGATTGGCATCCCAATGGGCATTATGACAAATCTGCTGGATATAAACGTAATATAGAAATGGGTGAATATGCACATGGACTATTAGCTTTTTGGGATGGTCAATCACGGGGGACCAACCACATGATCAATATCATGGATCGGTTGGGTAAACCCTATGTAGTCTATAAACTTGCAGCATGACCCTATACATAGTCACCATGGGAGCATTGCTCCCATGGTGTACTACACAGGAGGCTACCATGTCTAAGGACAATCCGAATGAAATCATTCATGGTCCGATCATGTCCGAAGGACTCATCGGTCGAAAGTGTATACGTCAGTATCACAATGGGAATAAAGATACACATTATATCATCCGTGGGGTCTATGTAAAGACCACTGGATTTGATGATCGAATAGTGTTCATTGTAGAAGACCAAGAAACTTCTACAGTGACTAATGTGTTAGCACATCAAGTGAAACTTCTTCCGATCGAGGAGACTATCCATGAATAACAAATCTATAAATATCAAGACTTTTGCAAAACTGAAAGTTGCTATATGTATTGATGATGTCATGGAGAAAGGTGAAACCCAAGGTACTGTATATGTTGAACCAACACAATGTAGACAAGGTATGACTTATGTGAAAATTGAAGATGGTGCACTCATCCCAGTTGAATTGTCTGAACTTTATATCAATTATGGTGAATTAGCTTTACGTGAAGGATTAGATATTGATATTGATGATATTGAATATGATAGAGTGGTCAGTGTACCAGATACAGTAAAACAAGCTATTGATAAACATTTTGATAAATTGGATGAAAATGAAATTGAATATCTGATTGAACAATTTGGAAATGAAGATAGATTTAAACATAGTTTATTCCGTATCTTCAAAGGGAATATTCCCATACCTAAATTACATGATTTAATTAATATGATTTTAAACAAGAAGGATTTTTCACCCATATTGGAATTGAATAAACTTGAGATCAAATGTTGTATGGCTAGTATTTTTAAACTATATATGAATGATCTCAATAATTTAAATATCACCCATGCTAAATTCCTTAAAGCTTATATGAATGGTGAATTCACTTTTTGATCCAAATGGAGGATATATGAAAACACTCAAAGTTAATTATTATAATAATAAACCCTCATCTAAATTATATGTGATTTTGAAGTTAGTGTCTCCAGAATCATCAAAAGAGATATTTGGGTATCACCTCATCAGTGCTTATGTTCATTCTATTGAAAACATACAAGATCCCAAAAATCACATATATCATATATGTCATACTTCCACAGAATATCTTCATTTCTTTCCTGGATGTAAAGGTCGTGAAGTCGATGTGATCACTGAAAATATCAACACTCAAAAAGATTGGGATATTGCAAGTGATCAATATTATAAATTGTTGTATGATAGGTATGATAAGTATTGGAAATCTTTAAATGATATCAATAATACCATTTGTGATAAGAGTATAGTCCATGATAAAGCATTACTGACATTATGTAATGCTAGAGATGAATATCGGGCTATCGCTTATTCTCTTAAATGTGAGGTATTACCTGATCATGGAATGATATCTCGTGATACATTTTGCAAATTACAGAATAATGATCATGAATATTATCTTGAGACTTTTGTGAATAAATGGGTGTTAGAGGAATAAAGGAAAGCACATCATGTCAAATATATATAGTTTCATCTATACTTTTCCCACTTTTATGATGTGTCAAAATACAGATGAAATCCTCTCTGCTATATGGAAGGAAAAATCTAATTATCTTTATTTATTAGAACATCATAAATCCAACAAATATTTAGCATTGGTGAAATTGAACTGTGATGGATGTAAATTACCTGAAATCTTAGGTAAACCCAATGATAGTAAATATACTCTACGTATAGAGTACAGCCATAAAAAGATACTCTATGAGTGGTCATATAGCCCACATAATATAGAAATTTATAGACAATATTGTCGTCATAATGATATTTTATATTTTAGTAATAATATTACTCAAGCTATAATGATGTTTGAATTAAAATTGTATGATATTGAAAAGATTATTACTGCACATTTTATTGAAGCACAAATAAACTTAGAACGTGATTGTAAAATCAGAATGAAAGATTTAAAAGATGATCAAGTTAAAATACTACAATCTCTTATGTTAGAGAATACAAAGATAAAAGAAGAAATGAAAGATGAGTAATATTATTGTCACTAGTAAATGGGTGATAGATAGTGATCATGTTATTGGTAAATTCTGTAAGTGTTATGGTTGTGTATGTATGATCATTGGTTTCTTTGGTGATAGTGTACAAACTACATTTCTACTTGAAGATATAAAAACAGGTAAATTGAAAGATAGAAAAATAGAAGTTTTAGATTATGATTTCACTGATCAAGATAATCAAGATATTCAGAAATATATTGATACTAAAATAAATCCAATCAAAGTTGAGGATTTATTTGGTGAAGGTGGATATTCTAGTGAGTAATAATACAACAACTGTGATATTTACAATCTGTATTACGATAATATTTGTTACCTTAGTTATCACATTTGGTATTGTGGAATATAAAAAATTAGAACTGGGTATCGTGGATAAAAGCTTAATCACTATCAAACCTTAGAATAAAACCTTTTAATAAGCAGCTGGACACAGTGGCCCGTCGGGCCACTGTGTCCATATGTAGAAAGAGCAAGGTCTTTTTTGCTCTCGTAGGCTGCTTATACCGACTGAGCCGTGTATCCGTGAGAACGAAGGAGTTCTAGGATGGTGGCTAATTGCTCAGATGGAGTGTCATATATCCTGATATCGAATGACGTAGCTACGTCGACGACTTCCAGGGATGATGGATCGATCCACTCTCTGGCGAAAAAGCGCTTGCGTTTACTCTCGTAGTTCTCCAGAAGAGAAAGCTGCAAGAATGTCAACTTCTCAAGCACGGGCAGTTCTGGATGAAGTTTTACCACCTCTTTGTAGTAAGGGACAACATCCTCGGTGAGGGTGATTGCAGAATAGCGACAGATAGCTTCGATAGTACCAGACCAGAGCACATTATCATGCACACTGATGGACTTAAACCGAATGGTCTGTCCAATAGTTAGAGTAGATGGGTCTACTAGTGCCATGAGGTCATTACCTCAAATGCACCAGCATACTCACTTGATTTGTGATACTCCGGTTGATTCATGTCTATTCGACCTTTTGCCCTAACTGGCATTTCCGGATACACTCTTCATATACACACCTCCAGGCACAATGACCTTATCTGTAGCCATCAGCTTGATGATGAGTTCACCCACCCTACTTAAGATTTCATGATAAATCAACACAGGTTGAATCACTGGATACCCATATATCAATACATTATCATCCTCTTCAAGCTCAAGATACTCCAGGTACATATCTAAGTCGTTCACGACACCTTCAGGTGCCAGAGCGTTGATATACTCCTGGGGATGCTTCGCTGTATTGGGGACTATAATATCATTTGTGTTGTATATATTTTCATCATATAAAGTCTTAATTACATGATTGATAGCTAACCTGAAATTCTCATGGATAAAGAGCATATATTTCTTATCCACTTCAGACATCACAAAGTTGTCATTTTCAATCTTTTCTTTAACGATCACAAGTACATCATTCATACTGAGTACACCATTAATAAAGAAGTTATTAGTGATAGATGCCATGGTAGCGCCAATGACATCTCTTACTACATGGTGTGCAGCTACATTGTCATGTGTATTACCACCAAGCTTTAAAGTGGGAAGATGAATACATGTCATATTTTTCATAGCTAAAGTAGCAATATCATGGACTGATTGATCTTTAGCATGACTAAGATCTGCTTGTTCAGCACGTAATTTCATATCTTCCAATAAGTCATCATAAAATTTACATTTACCTGGATGTTTAAAATTTGGATGAATGGTAGCTTTAGTAGCATCGTGTTCAAAGAGTCCATAGAATTCCATGACTGATCCATAGGTACGAATCTTATTCACCATGAATGTGTAACTATCATCTAAAGGATTTTGTCTCTCAGTCTGAATATATGGAGTAGTGGATGCAATAGCATTAAGCACTGCAAGATCTACTGCATACTGGGTAAATGTTTTATTTTTTGTAAAATACGAAGCTAGTGCAATGGGTTCTTTACGAATGGCATTAACCTCACCAACGGTACGTATAATTTCAGCTGGGATCTGTGCAGCAGTGAGTATACACAATGATTCATTTTCAGGATAAGCTTTGATATATCCAATCAATTTGCTCGTACAAGTATCACCAGTAGCCATACCATCGGGAATAGCTAACACTCTTACATTTTCTTTTACCCATTCAGTTTGCATGACTTCATTATAAAGATTGGCAGTTTGAAAATCAATATCTACGACAAAATCATAAGGTTCTGTATGAACAGAATAATCAGTTTCATCTTCTACTTTTGAACTAAACCAAGTTTGATGTTCCCAAGCTTCTCTGGGGATACCTTCAAAGATAGTCTTCATACATTTAGATAAGATCAAATGTCCACCAGAAGAAGACATAGATTGCATAAAAGCAATGACACCAGCCCAATATTCTTCAGATTTACCAGGATAAAGACTCATGAGTCTTTCAATAGAATAAGATTCATTATCGATAGTCTCCAACACAATCTTTACAAATTCTTTATAGAGTTTATTTTGATCTACTGTAGTGAGTTTGAGTGCAGCGATCTTATCTTTGTTTTGTAATGCATTCTTAAGAAAGATAGCGGCTACTAGCATGGCAGTAGTGGTGCCATCTTTAGCTCTACGATCCACTTCTCTACCAATATAAGTGATGACATTTTTAAGATATGTTTGAATGATAGATGCAAACTCTACTTTTTCCAATATAGTAATACCATCTTTAGAGAATGTGGAAGGTGAAGCCAATGCAGCATTACCACTAGCGATTACATTCCGATCTACGATCATAGAAAATTGACTATGTGGACCACAATGTGGTGTGAGTAATTGATCAATATATTCCAGGGTATCTGTAAAGATCTGTTTGTTTTCTTCAAGTTTCATATCCACAACATTTTGCATATGCAAATGTGTGTTGATGACGTTTTTACCAACGTGACCGTTGCCTGGATTGTTCATATGCTAAACGCTCCCGCGTATTAAATGTGTCTGTGGCATTAGCTGACTTATCCTGTTGTATTTGATTTTGGATGTTAGCTATGACTTTTTTACGTGGTTCATCTATCTCAGCATAAACTGATTTCAATATATCATATAAAGCAAAATCCATCTCTAACACATCAGTTACAGATAAACCAGTGAGATTGTGGATATCGGTAGACATAAAGAAACGTAATACATCTTCAAAGATAGGATTACCTATTTCTCGATTATCTTCATATTCAATACCTAGAAAGTTTCTACTCGTGATAGGTCTATCTTTATAAAAATTGGGATTAAAGAATTCACTATTGAATTTGGAAATACCCAAACACCGAGCCTTGCCTGGGTATTTCTTCCAAAATGCTAAAGCCTCTAGATGTGCTTTGGCGTATTCGACTATTTTGTCGTATTTGACTGGTTGGCTGCGGTCAGTCGAATAAGACACATTGTAAAAAAACTTGACTGCACATCAAACGGGATAAATCCATCCACTGCATTCTTAGGAGCTTTACCACACTTAGGACAACGATCATATTGATGTACCACATGGGTGATCTTAGTGGCTTTGATATATTCATGGATACCTTCATCTAACTTTACATCTTCCATACTGATGGTATCTAAGATATCACGGATATCCTCTCTAGAGGTATCATCATACGGATCATTTTTCACAGTATAAATAATATTATCTTCACCCTGACCATCGATAGTTTCAATCTCAGAGATACTCTCGATCCAAGGAAGCAAAAGCTTATAATAGTTATAACGAAGATATTCAAACACTTCATCTATCTTTGCATTGACAGCATCTTTACCAAGAGTATAGAACATCATGTTGTTGTATTCATTGCCATACATGAGATAGAGTTCTGCCGTAGGTACACGATATTTTACTTCCCAATGACTAATGATACCAGTAGCACCATTGTTGACAGTGAATCGATATGGTACTACATGCTTACCAATATTACGTTGATAGATGAGTACCTGCTCTGGATCTACTTTACCCTGATTAGTAAGAAAATCAGACATTTCTTTAGTGATGAGATCATCATTACGTACACAGAGTTTAAGGATATCAGCTTTGACTTCTTCAATATGTTCACATCTGGTGACTTCTTCACCTTCCATACCTTCTAATGGTTCAGTACAAATATAACGCACTATGATACCTTCTCTAAACATGAGTGCTGCCAATGTAGCTAAAATAGTATCATAATCATGCATACTGATATATTTAAGAATGTCTGTACCCATCTGTGCAAAATCTTTAAGACTACTATCCTGAATCACCTTCGGTAAGAAATCACTGAGGATCAATTCCTTTACAGCAATATCTGCATACAAATAAAAGTATCCACCGATCTCACGAGTAAAATGATACTTATTGTGTTGACACATCCTCACCATACCAGCAATTTCACTTAGAGACAAAGCTTTCAGTGTAATAAAAAACCCACTATTCATCAAAGGTATACGACACATACCCTGCATCTGTGCAATGACACGAGCACGTGCTTTGAATCCAGAGAGAACTTTATCTTTAGGAGCAGATGCACGTTTGGTCATACCTTCTTTAAAGATAGGTGCACGACTAAAAATCTCATTAAGGGTCTCAATATCTTTAGCTTGCTTCTTCATCCATTCCAATGCTTCACGGTTAAATTCCATCTGTTTCTTGTAATACAGAGTAGCATCAAAGAGTACACCATCTTTGTGATTAGGATCGTTTTTATTTTTATCCCAAGTAGGTTCACCTACACGATTTATTTCTTCATTGATAGCAGATGAATGTACAAATCTATCAGACAATGGGATAGTCAAACTTGTAAATTCATTAACTTCATTATTACTTTGATCTTTAGCATCTTCTAATACTGAATTTAAAATATCATCTGTTGGGGTATTGTCTTCCTTAGGTTTATATTCTTCCAGATTAGCAATATCTTGAGTATGGATACTTTCTTCTTCATCATCACCAGGGATAGGTACACCATAATCAATATCTTGAGGTAATGATCCAGGTCGCAATGTTCCAGCTTGAGGAAGAGGATATCCATCATCTGAAGGATAAACAATTTCATGTTCTTTGGTATCGTCAATTTCACTCATGACTTACTTTCTCCTTTTGGTATGGGATACCATCCCATGTTTGGTCTACTAGATCTGATCTTTGCATCAGGATCCTCAAAATACGTCATTGTACGTAAACACCCAGGTGTCTCTGCCCATGTCCTACGTATATAACTATATTCAGATTTAGTCTTATTGATAAATTCTTTGAGTGAAGGTGTAGAAAATCCATCAAATGAAATCACTTTTAATGGGTGATAATTTTCATATATTTGTTTATCTTCAGATTTCAATTGATCCAGATTGATATATTCAAAGATGAGTATATTTTCCATACGTGGATGTATATCTACTTTCTCCACCATATATATAGGGTATTTTTGTTCTATATTATCAAAATATTGTGCCCACTCTACTAGTCTATTGACTATGATAAAATCCTCATATTTAAATCCAATGATTTGTTTCTTATGATATTCTTGATCTGCTAATTCTAAATGTGAGACTACGAATACTCGTCTTGTACTACAATGAAATATGACTATTGGATCAAGACCACATTTATTTACCCAGGATAACCAAGTCGTCACTTTACGTAATTCAATAGTAGTATCACCCACCATCAATATTTCTTTTAATCTATGAAGATATTCTAAATTATCTTTAAATTCAATGATGTGAAATGAAAGCTCACCAGCATGAAATACTGAAAATAGACCACCTTCAGTGTTTGATAAAATTACTATATTCTTATTTTCGAATACATTAAAGTATGCAAAAGGACAACGCCGTGCAGTGACTGAAGAGAAATATCTTTTTATCCACTCTAGAAAGATTTTATCTTCTTTAGTGATCTTCACTTTCTTTATGTTTTGTGGTACACCAGTTGATTCACTAATCTCCAAAACTTCTTCAACTGGATCATTGGTTTCATCAATTGGTTCTTCTGATGAAACATCACATTCCACCAGCTCATCATCTTCTGTCATGTTTATACTCCCACCAAGCATTGCTCTCTAATAAGATTAGAAGAAACTATAAGAAACAACACCTTTATGATGTAGAGGAGGGCTAGCCCTCCTCTACTAAGAAATCATTATTGTTTAATCTGATTGGTATCCACGATGATAGAATCTTCTTGGGGTACTTCATTGGTATGCGCATTAATAATAGCTTTAGCTTCATCTTCAGACACATCGATAACACTATCAGTATCTTTAGGAGATGGGAGCATACCAATACGTTTCAGATTTTCAAATTCTTCTTCAGGAGTAATTACATGGATCTCTTCATCAGGTGCAGTATCAACAGAAGTGGAATTGGTAAATTTAGGAGTCTGTAATGTGGGTTCATCAGTGAGTACCAGGTGTACATTTCTCACGATATGATCCATTTGAGTCATGACACTATCCATATAACTCCGTGTACTGTGAAAATTCTCCATAAGATCCATAAGCTGCATGTCATGTTCCACACGATCTGTGATGACACTCAATTCACCAAGTTTAAGTCTAAATTCTTTACACCGTTCAAAATAATGGGGATATTCATCTTTCTGGATATGTTCAATATCATGAATGATAGTCTCACACAACCGCACCACTTCAGGCATATCTTTAGACTTAAAGAAATCCATACGTTCACCCACCTGTTCTTTAATGGCAATCATACGACCATTCCATGTGGTGAGGAATGATGCAAATGCCATGATCTTTTCAATGAACTGCTCTTTTGTATTTTTCTTAGAAAGGATCTGATGACCCTTTTTACGCATATCTTGCGTACGCTTTTTATCACGACGCATCTTCGACTGCATGCCCATATATCTCTCCCTTACATGTTAAAGTAAATCCTCTAAAAGATAAAGAATCAATATGAAAAACTACACCAGGCAGGTTTCCCCACCCGGTGTAGTTTGATAAACCTATTTAGAGATCATAGTGACAAAGTCTCTCGGTAAATGTGTAGCCATACTAGCCAAGCTTGTCTGGATGAATTTGTTACCACCAGCTTCTACTACTAAGTCTGCAGTTTCATCAATCACTTTATCCCATTTTTCTAATTTCTGTACAGTAGCTTTCAAATCTGCAGGCAGACCCATACCAGCATCATCACCACCCTGATCTTCTTTATTAATCTCACGAATACCTTCAATCATAGTAGCCACCAAACGTGCACGACGATCAGTTTCAGCATATGCACTGAGCATAGCTTTTTGTACAATATCTTTATACATGAGTTTGGGGAGTACCAAACTATCCATGGTTTTAGTAGATTGTTCTTCTATAATACGCAATACTTTCATACGGTCATCACCACGATCTTTATAGAAATGTGCAAGCTCACTTAAAATAGCGATAGCAGCAGACTTGCGAAGATGGATAGCTTGAGCTTCTGATACACGGGTATCCATGTTGGACATAACAATCTTATCTTGTTCAGTGATACCAAGACGCTGTTCCATTTGATTGATCTTAAACATGGTAGCTCTCCTTATGTTGAGTCTCATGATGAGACAATAATGTCATTGGACCTATACGATATTGCAACCATATTCTAACCCTTTGGACCATTTTTTAGTTTAAAAGTAATCTCAATGATCATGTCATAGTCCCAATTGTGAAAATTTACCCATACCTATGGGAGGAAATAACACATATGCGTATCGCTGTACCAGAGTCAATAGATAGAGAACCACTCTTACGTGCATATGTAGAAAACATGGTTACTTTTTTATCAAATGATTTGTCTTGGCTAGAAAAGACAGATAGAAGTGGAATTAGATTTTCACCCAATGATGATCCCAATACAAAGATACAAAAGACTATAGTTTTTAATGCAGAAATAAATGATAGAGTGAAAAACTATATACATGATGAAATCACTAAGATCGTTAAAGATCAAATAAAACGACCTAAAATATATGGTATAGATCATCCACATTATGGTGATGCTGAAGAAGTCAATGTGGATCTACTTGGTATCACCACCAAACATTTTGATAAGATTATTACCCCATCTGGATCAGTTTATATACCAGCTAAACAACATCCAAGTTTCCTTAGAGGGAAGATCACTGAAGATAAAGCAAACCGTGGTAGATTAAAGAAATTGATGTTTGATGCTAAAGCTGCGGGTGATAATGATGCTGCCAACTACTACAATAGTGGACAGTCGTTATGTAAGATAGGTATGAATTCTTATCCCGGTGCAATGGCTTGTAGTTATAGCTTCTTATCAGATAGAGCTGGATTCAATTCTACTACATCCAGTTCACGATATCTGATCATGAATGCATATGCACAGACAGAAAGATTATTAGAAGGCAATTTCTATTTTATTAATTTAGAAGCAGTAATGAATCATATTGTTGTAGTATGTAGATCCTGTCCAGATGAGAAAACTATTATGGATATAATGTATAAATACAAACTCTATATTCCAACTTGGGATGATATTTATGAATTCTTAAATAGTAACTATAAACAGTATTGTCCAAATAATTTACCCACCCAAATATCTGAGATGCTTATGCGTATGCCGGAATATAAACGTATTTTTCTTTATTACTTTAGCAATCTTAAACATATCCTCCAAGCCAATTCTTCTAAATTTCTTGATTGGATCCATGATTTTTATGATCATTATCTAGCAGAAAAAGCATATCCACCGGAAACATTAGAACCAGAAGGTCTATTTAAATTAGATGGTATGTTAGTCATCTTGATCTCCACAGTCTATGGTGAACTTCTTCCTTTAGGTAGTGACGGTAAGAAAGCTAAGATTTATGATACTGTAAAACTCTTTCCAGATATAGCTAAAAAGTTGTTATCCATTGGGCTTTATATGCAGGATAAATTAAATAATGAATTCATGGAATTCTTTGATCTCTTTTTGGATAATGGATGTATTATTCCAAATACTATTGATCATAAGAATATGTTTAGACATTGTGTGATTTTATCTGATACCGACTCAGTAGTCTTTACTACTAAATCTTGGTTGCAATGGTATACTGGAAAAAACATTATTGACCATAGTGCATATGAGATCAATGCTATTATGGTGTATTGGTTATCTAAAGCATTAGAATTCATACTCAAAAATATGAGTGTTTCACGTGGTGCTGTAGGAGAAGATGCATTTATCATGAAGATGAAGAATGAATTCTTTTATCCATCTATGATCCAAAGTAGCTTAAAGAAACACTATGCGGGATTGGTGGTGGTACAAGAAGGTGTCGTCCTTCCTAAACCACAATCAGATATCAAAGGCATCCAATTTAGAGGATCTAAATTAGCAGATGAAACAAAAGTATTTATTACTAAATATATTGATGAAACAAATGAACAAATCATCAAATGTGGAAAAGTATCAGCTAAAGAACGTATTTGGAAAGTAGTGGAATTTGAAAAGAAGGTATTATCATCAGTGAGAAAGGGTGAACTCAATTTTCTCAACTTGATACCAGTAAAAAACGAAGATGAATATACAGATGCAGATAAATCCATTTATTTCAATTATCAATTTTGGGAATATGTGTTTGCTCCTAAGTTTGGAAACATCATGATTCCAACCAAATGTTATTCATTACCATTAGTGAATGTTAAAGATAAAGAATATTTGGAATATTTAAAGAAATGTGATAAAGAGATCTATCAGAGATTAATTGAATTCTGTGAGAAGTATCCTAAGAAAAAGATTACTCGGATACCAATCAATCCAGTGACTGATAAAATACCTGATGAGTTATTCCCCATTGCTGCAATACGTCAGATCATCTTTGATAATGTAGCACCACTCCATTTATTTTTAGAATCATTAGGTATTGATCTTGGCAATAATCAAAAGAGTAGATTGTTGTTTTGTGAAATATATGGAAATGAATTAAACTAACAATATGGATGATAGACATGCCCTGGGGCATGTCTATCATCCGATTATCAAATATATATTACATCATTGAAATAAAGGAGGTAACTATGTCATTACATGTTGATTTCTTCAGTGATCATGAAATGGACTATTGTCCTAAATGTGAATGGCTGTGTCCACACTGCAATGAAAAAAATAGTCTTACCTTTACATCAAGACCTTTAAAAGAAATCATAGAAGGTATAGTACTGGAATATCCAGATATGGTCAGTTGTGATGGGTGTAATACACGATTTAAAATGAAGGATTTATTCGATTTAAATTATACTACAGAATCCATACACAGTGAACCTACCTTTGGGTTAGATAAATTCAAATAGGAGGACCACATGTCATATGAAGGACATATTCAACATTGGTGTAAGAATGGGCATTATTGGGAAGTTGGATATGGTTATGGTAATCTAAGTGAAGAAGAAATCAAAGCTGATCATACTTGTCTTGAATGTTCGGAATCTTCAATTTTTGAAAACAGTGTAGACGACACTAACTGTGATGCATATGGGGAAATACCCCCACAAATTATGTTTAATGATAAGAATGGTCATGCGGTATATGTTATTCCAAAAAATTATACTGTGGGACATTTAATTGATACCAAAGAACCCATTGCTTATTACTTTTACAAAGATGGGATACACTTTTCACATCGAATACATCAATGTGTGGTTATTCATGAAAAGATACATTATTTGCCTGAAAAATGTAAGGAGATCCTTTATCCAAAACAATTCAATTTGATCAAGTTTGGATTTCTCATTGATTTTGATAATGATCGTTTAGTGAATCCGTATCAATCTCCCACGGAGGAAATCTAACATGCCCGAATCCATGGAAATGATTATCAACCGTAAGGCGGATACCACCGAGTCCCTCGCACATCTGGTGCGAAGTATCACGGTCATCCCCCTGGCCAGGGCGTATCTCAGAAAGAATCCAGATACTCTGATGAAATCACCTAGATTCCTGACTACCATATCTGAGAGTTTTGCACAACACCATCGATTGTATCGTCGTTTGGGAGAATAACATGGGAATGAATACCAGATATCTTACTGTAGAAGAAGTATTATTTATACATGAAGCATCCATTATCTTATTTGGTGGTACCACTGGTGTGCGAGATATAAATTTATTAAAATCTACTGTTGGTGCAGCTAAAAATATTGGTGGGTATACTGATGATTTATTCTCGATAGCTACCAGATATATGGAAGGGATATTGATCAATCACCCATTCATTGATGGTAATAAGCGTACCGCATTTTGTGCTGTGGATACGTTTTTCAGGTTAAATGGGATATATTTAAAAGTACCTTATGATGTTGAAAACACAAATAGCATTAACTATAAAAAAGATGATGAACTCTATCAGTATTTTGTAGTTTGTTGGATCCCATGTGATAATAAATTGAGAAGCAAACAAATCTATAAAGATTTGAAGTATCTTTACAAATCTTAAACCACAAAAAGGACTTTACAATGCCTGGTATCACCAAACACTACAAGAAACAAATTCGAGATCTTAAACCTTGCATGATTTATTCTGCAAGGAAAGGTACCCGTGGTCCTAGTGGGAAAGAGAATGGTCGCCAGTTGAAAAAGATCTGGAAACACTATTTCATCTGGAAACTTAGTAGCCAGAGACTACTGAGCGCTAAACATTTACAAATGAATTAACCCCAACGCCAACGATGGATGTGGAGTAAATCTCATGAAACAATTGGATTCCAAAAACCAACTGTTGAAAGGTATTACCTGGTTGGCAATTCTCACCCTCGAAAAACTGGGACACATCACTGTCATTCATACTGGGGGCTTCGATCTGTATGCCAAGTGTAACTGTGAATGGAATGAAGCTCGAATCATCGATCGGCGCGGTAATAAAGTATTGATGGTCGATCCATTCTCCGTACAAAAACAATTTGGCATCACCAAATCGTTTGGTATTAGCTCATACGGATACGTCGTCAAAGACGACCACCATTGTTTGGCATTTTCCATATACAGTGATCCCCGGTATACTACCCTCAAAAACAACGTGGGGGATTATCCAGAGTTCGTTAACACCATTTTGGCCCTTCCCGACTTTCCGACCAACATCCTCTACATATCCAATATCTGCTTTCATGAAGATTACCATGGGGCGAACTACTGGGAACGGGACTACACCATCCTTTCCTGATGACATGACTTGGAGCGGGGGATATGTCCCCCGCTCCACATTCGATTACAGGTATTATTCTTTTTTTTTATAAAAGCACTTATCTTATAGAAATTTATATCACAAGGAGGGAATATGTTATGAAAAAATTCTTACTTACTCTCATGTTGTTGGGTATTTTTGTTACTCCCGGATACACCGTATCTTCTGATGAAACATGTGCACATATCCCCAATGAATATTTAGAACTTAATCAATATTACAAATTAGTATTTTACCGTACAATGGATATCCAGTATAAACTTAAAAATGTGGGAATAGAAGACTCTAATTTAAATAGACTCAAATATCTTAATATTGAAAAACTGCTTCCCAGTACAGTGGTGACTATCTTAGGAATAGAATGCCATGAAGGATTTGACATTTCACAAGCACAAATATTTAAAGCTTCATTTAGTGGTGCAAACTTTACTTCCTATAATGATATCAATGATTTAAATTGGTCTAAAATCAAAACATATTGTGGTATTGATCGATTCAAGATGATGTTATCTGTTGGCATATTTCGTTATATGGATGAAGTATCTAAAGAGATTTTTGCAGAGACTTGTGGTTTATATAAAAAATATCCCGATAAATTTGAAACTATTGTATTTCCTGAAAAGATATATTGTTCGAATTGATGATGTTGGGCATACCCTAGCCAAAAGGCTAGGGTATGCCATTCAATTAATTTAAAAATATATATTATTAAATTGATATAATCCTTTAAACTATTTAATCTGAGGAGTCTATTATGTTTCGTTGGTTCCCCACTTCCTCCAAAAGAAATCAATGTATCATCAAATCAAAACTGCTCCTACTTGGTTCTCCTTATTTTTACAAAGATGAAGCTGTGTATATGTTTGGTAAAAATGAAATGGCTAGATTTAATTATCTCTTTAAACTTATGATGAGTATCCACAATGATATCATCAATCATTTGCAAGCACAATGTAAACACCAAGTATCTGATAGTTATGCCAATCAATTGAAACTCCTTGGTGCATCTATGTCAAGACTCATGCGTCATGTGGAAGTATTACATGAAGGTCTTGAAAATCTCACCAGAGAACAGTTTCAAAAGTATGTGAGTGACATCAATGAGACTTTCAATATCTTGGAATCCTTAGATGAACAAACCATAGAACATTTGGATATCCCATCTAAGAAAATCGAAACATTAGGTGAATCCCAAGATTTTCCTCAATAGGAGTATTTGTGGAACACATTGATCCAATCCAAAGTGATCTCTTTGACCTTTTACCTAATCTTTTCATTGAAAATAATAAACTCTGTGGTATGATAGATATTGATTGTACAGAAGTAAATGATTCCCCAGCATTAGCTGCATGTTATCACCATGTGGATGAAGATGAGCATCCTATCTTTCCAGCTTATCTTGAAAACATCTTAAATGTTAAAATGTTGTATTATCGTGTGATGGCACAGATCCACGATACACAAAATACACAGATCCCAAATATCACCACTTTTCATTTAGTAAAAAATGATGAACATCCAGATACATGTATATCTTCCATAGAGAAACAATTATATCTTGGTATGTTTAGATTCTATAATGAAATCTATGGATTAGATGGATGTGATATCATTGATAATAAAGATAAATTAAACCTAGTATTTAATGATGCTTCATATGAGAGTATCCTTCAAACATTTATCTTATTTCAATTAGAATATAGTGAAAATATATTCTTTCCCATTCCTTTTAAATGTATTGGTTTTTTAAAAGATAAATATATTGCTACACCATTTTATCCAGAACATGAATTTATTGAAAATGGTAATTATTTCAATTCAAAATTTATTAGTATAAATGAATCTACATTATCAGAGATGTATGATAAACCTGATAGTCCTTTTCAACTTTATCTATATCACGGTAATCAGTTGATTGAAAATACTAAAGATACTTCTAAAAAGTATTTTGGTGAATATGGATTTTAAATATAAGTTTTATATCATTTCAATAATTAGTCTATTGATTAATATAGCTATAGTTTATTTTGAGACCAAACACTCAAAGGAGAAGCCACATGTCAAACGATCATCTGACTAACATCCCCGGTCTTGAAAAAGAAACTCCCCGGAACATTGATCAGGACACTCCGGAGACTGAGACGTATGAGGATCTCAATGTCGTCAAGTTTGGTGAAGTCCTTATCAATGGGATAAAGACCAGACAAAGTCTGGTCTTTTGTCCTGAATGTGGGGATCCCCGTATCGAGATGGAAGCTATTGCTATCTTCCGTCTCACCAATCAACATGTGTGGTCTTTGGTGCCCATCACCCAAGAAGAACTGATCGAAGTGCTCAATCGGGATGACAATCAGTGCACCTGTACTGAATGTGGTTGGACTGGTACATTTGGTGAATTGGGACACTTTTAAACTAGGATTGTGTTCACATGCCACGCATACTTATTGTAGATGGTATTCCACACTGGGATGGTACACACATTGCTAAAATGATTGTTGATTTTATTGCAGCTTTAAATACATATCCAGTCATTACACCAATGGAACAAAAATCTATGTTTCAAATAGATATGGAATGGCAATATAAAATGCAACAAGTTGATCATAGTTTTAAGTGGTTACCTAATAGAACACCACATCTTAAACCTAAAACTAAGTTTACTATGATAAAAGCCAACCATAGAAATAGACATCATTTGTTTGGAAAATAACAGACAGATACACCATGGGCTGGGATATCCCAGCCCATGGTGATCTCACACTCTTTATTTTTTTATCGGTTACCAACCACAATCTGAAATTATCTCACAAAAGAGTCTAATCATAAGGACACACATTGTACCCATCACGAAGATCGCTGTTATAACGACACATGGATCTTTCCCATTGGGTTCCATACAAATTTAGGTCCTCCAATATCCTCCACAATTATACTGAATTTGTAAAGCTAGACCATCACATAATTCATTACCAGCATCACCATTGTGTCCACGTACCCAATATGCTTTGATCATATGCATGTGTTTATATTTCAAGATCTCCATCCATAAGTCCTGATTGAGCACTGGATTACCAGATGATGAAGTCCATCCGTTATTGGCCCAACCAGATACCCACTGATTGATACCATTGACCACATATTGACTATCTGAATAAATATCTACTCTACATTTACAGGTAAGCTGAGCTAATGATGTCAATACCGCCTGTATCTCCATTCTATTGTTTGTAGTGTCTTTGACATAATCACAAAGCATGAGGTCGTGGTGTCCACAGGAGAGATATGCTCCCCATCCACCAGCACCATATTTTTTACTATAGGCACCATCAGCATATATCGTCACATGAGGCAAACTCATATTAGCTATCCCCCTACAATATAGGAAAATAGCGTATTTTATGATAGTCTATTTAGCAAAACTCTGGATATACTTTGCCAGAATATTCCAAATACCTAAAGCTTGAAATATAACAACAAATGTAATGATACCAGTACAAGCCATATTGGCAATAATACTTGTTTTAGCTATCTTTTTAACATCGTTTATTTCATCATCATGAGTAATCACTTTTTCACAAGTGCTACGTACTTTATTGAATTGCTCATTGACTTTACTAATATGGTTGATGAGTTCATTTCTAATAGTTTCTTTATCTTTATTAAGAGTTTCAATATTGTTGATATTTTTATGTTGTCTATTTTCAATATCTTTAATGAAATCCTGAGCATGTAACATAGTTTCTTTTAATCCAAACAGGGCTTGTTCAAGATTTTCATATTTCTCTGAATGTGTTTCTGTAATGGTTTTAATGGAATTGATATTTTTACCAAGAATAGTGTTGGCTTTTAAGATACCATCCACTTTTCCATTGAGTGGTGATACTTTTGTATCCACTTCTTTCATTGAAGATTGAAGTCCATTGATCTTAGTTTCCAGTGCTTTAGTCAAGCTAGCTACAGCTTCAATATCTTTTTTCAAGTCTTCTAATGTAATATCAGGAGGCATAATCTACACCTATTCCCTAGGCAAGTGCTCTCCATCCTCGGAGAGAACTTGGTGTGAAGTTGAACTACTGGGTGTGCCACTGATTGGATTGTTGGTTGATCCATTTGGTCGAGTTGATTTATTTGTATTCCTTAAACTACTTGTGGTATCACTACTCCCAAAGAAGAATCCCACAATAGCACTCAATATACCAAGTAAGAAACCAATAGCAGTATCAGCAAATCGAATACTTTTTTCTGGGATCTCATAAAACGTAATCATAAACACATATCCAAAAACCAAGACAGTGATGATGAGTCCAAATAAAGGGGGGAAATATTTAAAGAATTTATTATCTTTATTAGATTCAATAAGTTTCATATAAGTTTCTCTAGCATGTTTAGTGTCTTCAGTAACTATTTTTTTATATTGAACATAAAATTCACTAATAGTTGAGAAATTATCAAAAGCACACTTTCTTAATTGTTCAATGGTTTGATCGTCTAATGTAGCCAATACATCAGGATTGCTGATATCTATACCAATTTGTGTTTTAATGAGATTAGCCAATTCACGAATACCAGCATCATCCATGTTAGATAAAAACCCATATAGAAAATCAAGTTTGGTTGATAAGACTGTATCACCAATCTTGTTGAGTAAGTTAGACATGGGGTACACACTCCTTTGATACTTTAGTATCTATAAGATGTAAAAAATAAAAAATACAAATAGTCAAATAAACACCTACCCCACTCCAAGAGAGGAGTGGGGTAGGTGATACATCCGAAGATGATTGACCTTGGCTTGCAGGTCTGGTTAGACCGGCAGATCCAGGATGGCATCCAGATCGGCGGCGCCGAGAGTGGCACAGACGACCTTGTGATCGTACATGATGGCATTAGCAGCCTGGACGTTGTCGTAGTCGGTGACGTCGGCGTTGGTCTCAACAGTGGACAGGCGAGCGATCTCGACCTTGGTCATCTTGCCGTAGGTGGCGCCATCCAGGACATCGTCCAGGGTATTGGCATTGTCGCCACGGAACTTGAAGTGATCCTGCAGCTGCAGGGTCCAGTTGACATCCAGCGTGCCGATCTCGGAGACCTTGTTCCAGGACATGGGCAGAGCACCGGATCCATCCGGGTCATACCAGACATAGATCGCAGCGCCGGCGGTGACAGAGGTATCACCGGGAGTTTTCTCGCCGCCGCCGGTGATGGTGCCGTTGGTGGCATCGACGACCAGGATCAGGGTCGAATGGAAGGAAGCATCCAGAGCCTGCAGGTCACCATAGGTCTCGACCACCTTGACGGTGTTGAGGATGAAGCCGGGCAGCTGATCATGACGGATCTTGCCGGTGGCGTCGGAGAGGATCATGGACTCGGGGATGTTCTGGCCGACCTTCAGAGAATAGGTCAGCCCGCCGTCGGCGGTGGTAAAGAGCTTGTCGAGCAGGACGCGGTATTCGGTAGGCAACGAAGCTTCGATGGCCCAGGGCAGCTGGGCGAAGGTCTTGGTGCCGTCGCCGACTTTGATCCGACCAAGCGAGCTGTCACGGACGGCCAGACCAGCAGGGATGTTTTTGGTGTTATTGACCCAATTGGCCGAGGTATCGCTCGGCATCGGGGCCAACAGATTGGCGGTGTTGCGTTTGGTAGCGGAACCGGGCATCGGATATTCTCCTTAATGCGTGCTTGTTGAATCAAATTTAGGAAAACCAAATACACTTCAGTATAAAGGTCTCCTAGTGCCTATAAGATGTAAGCTTGGATCAACTGAAGCTTACAGAAAATTAAAACAAAGATTTGATCATGGATGGTAGAATAACAAGACCCCTGAGTACACCTGCTACCACCACACATCCCATAGCCATGACTACTACATACGCTAAAAAGACCTTTAGGAACTTGATCTTTGACCTGCAACGAAAATCTGTCTGGAAATATTCCTTCTTGGTCTTTTCCAGCAATGGAGAATTGAAATTGATAACTGCCACGGTAGCCTCCTTTTTTGGATGAGTCTTAGAATCATTAAAGGTTTAATATGCTGACCAAGCATGCTATGTCTAGGCATGTGAAACCTTACATAGTACTTACTTGGGAGGACCTCTGTTTGATGGACGAAACACTACACACACCTACAGTTACACAGGATATCTTAAACTTACGCTTTATTTCCGATGCTGCAGAAACGTATGTCTGTGATCAGGAGTACGTCTCAAAGTATGGCCAAGATACAGTAAAAGAAGAAGACCTACTATTTGATCTATATGAAATAATCAAAAATGAATTAGTTGATCTGGGTATTGTTTATTGGGACACACAATATAATCCATTAGAAGATTGGTATCAAGCACGTAGTCTTTATTATCTTAGAAAAGTATTTGATGAAGATGTATTGTTGATATTACTTAAACAAAATGATAGTGTAATACCTGGTATTGAAACTATCATCTCTTCAGATGAAAGTGATGAAAGTGATATACATTTAGTATTAGAATTACTTAACAATACATTTATTGATCATCCTGATATATTGATGTGCATGGAATTTCAAGATAAGATCATCTCTACGGATAGATTCACTGAACATTTAAAAGCTATCATCTATACACATAAACATCTAGCTACCACCACTATTGATGATCCTGAAATAGTGTTACCTTATATCAAACAAATTGAATTGGGCAGAGTGCGAGTAAAAGAAGCAGTAGAACGAATATTACTCAATCTTGATGAGACTGGTAAAATCATGACCACTGATATAACAAATTGTGGAAGATCTAGTATTGATATGGAGCTACTTGATACTCTTCTTAGAAATTATGATTTGGATAAACTTCAACCTAATGAGATTGGATATTATGCAGTTTTAGATAGACCTGATGAAAATATAGATAAGGTACAACTGGAATTTAAACAAAAATATATGGATATTCATCACAATAGAAGCCCACATCACATTGAGTATTGGAAATCACATGGAATATTAAACCTCACCAATACCAATATTCTAATGTTAATGGCACACATTTATAATCCTTATTTAAATGGTGATGAATTTGTCACTGAATTTGCAAATATGAGAAAGATAGCTATCACTATATTCACTGAAGATCAGATTAAGATCTTAGATACATATGGTCTGGTATTGATGGGTACTATGAGAGATCATGGTCAGGAGGATCAATATGGTCACATACCAGATCATTCCATCGTCTCATAAACCTACAGATGGGCAAGTCTCTCCTAAAGTAACTTTTTTAGTAGAGAATAGAGCATCTTTGATTTATAGAGAATTTCTGATTCAACTATTCACATATTCTACAAAACATACATTTGATCTTCCAGCTAATGTATTGGGTAAAGATACTATCAAGATAGATGCAGATACTGCTTTCGAATTAGATACTCTAATGGAACAACGTATTGTAGCTATACCAAAAAATAGTAAACCAATTAGTTTTCCCAAATCTGATGATATTGAAGCACTCAAATTACAAGATCGTATCATCACTACACGTATCATGGTAGAAAAGAATAAATACTCTATGGGTGATATCGTAGTAGCTCCTTGGGGATATAGATATGTAGTATCTAAACGTGTAGTCTATAAACGTCTCATTGATCACCCATATTACAACGAATTGACTGATAGTCAAAAAGCTGAGATAGGTACTAATTTCTTTGATGTACTCACCTTAGATAAATTGGATGGTAGTAGACCCGTCCTCAGTGGTAGGGATTTTTATATCTATGGTGTAGCCTTTAAGACCATTGGTGATCATGATTTACCTTTAAATGACACTAATGGTAAAACCCCATGTAGTGTTATCCTAGTCAAATTGTCAGAAAGCGGTGATATACCTATTTTCACTCCTACAGATACTTTCAAATTACAAAATGGTATGATAGAGAATTATACAGAATCAGCTAAAGCTATTGAAACTACTGTAGGAAGATATCTTTTAAATTATTTGATCTTAGTGAGACCGTTTAATAAACTTTTCACTTATATCAATGAACCATTTAATATTGGTAAAATTGATACTATGGTAGCTACTGAATTATTAAACAAGACTATTGGTAGAAAAGAATATGATGATTACATGGCCTATGGATTTTTCATTGGTCAATTTAGTGAATTCAGTGTACCAGGATTATCTAGAAAATCATTGACTACAGATCCCAAGATCAAAGCTCTCCGTGAAAAGCTTTTAAAAGAACATGCTCATGAATTAGGTGATCCCACAGTACTTACGGCGATAGAAACACAGTTAGTTGAAGCTGATAAAGAATGGATAAAAGGTGATAGTAGTGAACATTTCTATGCAGTCACTGCAAATAAATCGTATAATGAACATAGAAAAAAGATGTTTCTCACTATGGGACTCATGCAATCTTTTAAATCTACAAGTACTGAATACACATTCATCCCCAATAGTCTCTCTGAAGGATTCGATATCAAATATATGCCAGATGTTGCTAATGAAATTAGACGTGGTAGCTATGATCGTGGTAAAAATACTGCTAATGGTGGTGTACAGACTAAAGACTTACTTCGTATCTTTAGTACATTACGTATTGTAGCTGATGATTGTCATACCAATGGGGGCATTAGATTATTACTCACTGAAGAGAATTATAAACATTATATCAAACGATATACCATGCATGCTGGTAAATCTATATTACTTACAAATGACAATATCAAAGAGTTTATTGGTAAAAATCTCATCATCCGTAGCCCAATGTATTGTAAAACAAAAGAAGGGCTGTGTAATATTTGCGCTGGAGAATACTTTAAAGAGCTCAATAGTACAGCCATTGGTATGTTAGCTCTAGATGTTGGATCAAAGTTTACTTCTATATCTATGAAATCCATGCACTTCAGTGGTATTAAATCTACCACCATCCATTCACTTTCACCATTTTTCTACGGATAAATGGTATACTCTTCTAGGAGGACAGATTAATGGCTACCACTACCATCAAGTCTCTCGGTGATATTAAAAAGACTTTGGCTGACTCTACCACGCCAACTGTGAGTGATACTACCACTGAGTTTCCCACTACACTGGATACTCCGATTGCTAATATGGAAACTGAAGATAATAGCACCGTGACCAATACTACTAACAGTGCACCTAGTGTAAATTATGTAAAAGATGCAAATACTCCTCTTCCTGGATTAGTTGATTATGATGAGGTGATTACAAGCGATCCTGTACAGCTTGGTAGTATCCAGCGTATTGAAGGTGGTGTGACATCAAAGACTTCTACCCCGATGACTATCGCTGGACAGCCAGATAAAGTGATCCCGACTATCGTCAGTGTTGAACAGATGGCATATCAACTCAAGATGTATATTGAAAATTACTTGAAGAAAAATACTTCTTTAATCGTTCCTTTTAAAACTCATCCAGAAGCTAAGATTTGTGGTGAAGCTTTTTTACAATTAGTCAATTATGTGGTGGGATGTAATCATCCTCAAATTTATGAAGCTATTTATAATTTCTTTAAAGAGCATAAGAATGGTATTCTCAATGAGCACCATGCTCTTCAGGGTACTAACTATTTAAAGAAAGAAGAAAGTATGCGCACTCAAATCTTTTATGAAGTTTTTAATCGTATTACTGATGTACCCCGCAGAGCATTGAATGTGGATATCGTGAGAAGTATCTTCACTGGTGAACAAGGTAATACATTAATCAATTATTTGGTCATGAAGACCTCTTAAACGATACTAGACATGGGCTGGGGATATCCCCAGCCCATGTCTACATCTGTGTATCTAAATTTAAATTTTACGATGTTCTTCACGTCTAAGGAATGCAGTTTCTGCTTCTTCTCTCAATGTAGTAGATAACGCATGTGCACTTGTATGATCATGCTCCAATTCAGTTTTATTCACTACCACACATCCACGTGAATCAAATTGTGAATTGATGAAATTTTCTTTTTCTTGTTGAGTAAGAGGAATGTATGGCATAGTAGTCACCTCCCGGACATCAATGGTCCGAAGTACACCAGCTACCACAGATTGTACATCCATGACATGATCATCTTGTTTCTTTCTCAGTTTAAGTGAAGTACGTTTATAGTGATTATCTTCACTATCCTTCAAAAGCTTAGCATACGTATCAACCATCTTTGATTGGGCTTCTAATTTTTCTGGATCTCCACCAAGAGAGATATCCATCTCATCCACCACTTTTTCTATTTTAGCAAGGAGTCTTTCTCTACGATCATCTGCACGAGTAAACGCCCTATCCATATTAAGAAGATCTGTCTCAAGAGAAGAGATCTCTGTTTGAAGATATTCGGGGATACATTCTTCCACTTCAATGATTTGTGGTTCTTCTGACATAATAATTCTCCCATATATATTTAGGATATTTAAAATATCCATGTTTGCTTATGATTTCCCTCATAGCATGAGTCTTTAGATTTATCTGTATTTTAATATATGTGGTAGTTTTTCAATGAGTCTACAAGCATATATTACAAATAAGATACCATTTAAAAGGAGATCTTTTTATGATGCATGAATTCTTATATGGGTATTCTAAAGGACATGGTCGTAACTTTGAATTTGGTGGATGCAAAAATTGTAATCTTATTATGCGAAAACCTGTCAATAAAGAACTCGATAATGGTATATTCAAAGAATTGTATAATGATAAAGTATTTCTTGATAATTATATCAGACTTCAAAAGATTAATTTTCCTGGATTTAATGAAGATGAATTTCGAGAAGCCGTACATGACATAAATAATCGCACTGATGAAGAAAAGAAAATACTACAATCTACTTATGATTCACAACAAATCGTTGATGGTGTAAAAATTAATGCATTTCCTGCTGAAATGTATATTATTGGATATGAAGTTGGTACATTACCATATTCTTGGCATTTGGAATATGCTTTCTTCAGTATTGATGGTACTGGATTTTTATATAGTGAACATTTTAATACTCAATGTGGTAAATGTTCACATTATTTAGAAGAAGAAAATATCTGCAATCTTAAATTATTCCCACCAGATCCTGAAATTCAAAGACTGTGTAAACAATTTAAATTAAAGATCTCTGATTTAAATGCACATGATATTTTAAATCAAATTATCAATAAATCTGAAGGAGTCTAATCATATGGCTAAACCACAAGATTCAAATCATTATACTGGGTGCGCTATTACTTCACCTATTGAAGAACAGTCTATAAAAAATATACATAAGTTCATTGATGATTCATTGGCATGTCAAGATATTAGGACTGGTGCTACTGATATTTATGTGCTTCGAGTCAAACGCTCTCATTTGAGATATTACATCAATGCTCGTAGTGTCAGCAATGATGCAAATAAAGCTTCAGATAATGTATTAGCACTGTGTGATTATCTTCAGGATTTACTCAGTGGAAACTGTCCAGTAAAATCAGTTAAAGAAATATTAGATAAAGCCATGATGATGTTAGAAGAATCTATTTGGGAAGATGATCTAGAAAATGCTACTAAAAGGTGTAAATATTGTAAACACAGTCGTGATATTGGTCATGCTAAAGATTGTGATTATTTTGACCTTATCAATCAAAAGAAACACATTGATATAAATGTGGCAGTATATCAAGGAGACTGATATGAAGAATTTTAATCATAATGATTATCTTAAATCAATGGTAGATTATTTAATCTGTAATCGTGTATTAGTTACAATTAATTTAGATCTTAATGGTATCAATATTACAAAAAAAGGTATACTCAAATATGGTATACATGATAATTATCTTTTGGAGGTGCATAATGAAGGTGATTATATTAAATTTATTCCAATATCCAAAGATATAGTTTTTTCTGAAATTCAATATTTTGTTACATTGAGTATGCCTATTAAAATTGGAGATCATGTAAAATTTACAGCAGATGCAGATATTATATTGAATTATTTTCAAGATTTTAATGTATGTGCTGTTAATGGAGATTATTTTAAAGATGTTGTATTTACTATATCTAACTTTATAAATAAAAATAATGGTGCTGATATTTCAATGATATTAAGGGCTGATGGATACGGTAATCCTGGTAAATATGGAAATGGTGGTATTATTGTGTATGGGGAATATAAACGATATATCACAAAAGAGGAGGAACTCACATGATAGGTAAATCAGACGATCCCACAGTATTGCATGTTGGTAATACAGTTATGTTTCATCACCCACATCGTGACAATAAAACTATTACGTATTTCAGTGATATAGATAAACCAAATACAGTACCTGGAAACTTTTTTGAAAATACATTATTTGTTATTCGTGATATTATCATTAAACCCAGTGAATATAATTCATTAATGATTGAACTGGAAATCACCCATACTGATCTCACATGGGGAACTAATATAGTAATTTGGGTACCTAGTGAATCAGCAAAGTATATTTATCAATACCCAATGATAAAGGATGTACTCAATGCTGCAGATGAATTGCTTGAAATACTAGAATGGGGACATTCTTACAGTGATACTGATTGTGGTTATTGTCCCATTTGTAGACAGAGAAAATCTGAAGGTCATGTTGCTACCTGTAAAGTAAAAAAATATAAAGAACTTCGTACTATTTTTGGAGGATAATCAGTATGACTTTCATATGTCCATTTTTAGCAGATGATATTGATAAACACCCAAATGGATTAAAATCTAATGATATGGTTATTATGGAATTACCAGAAGAGATTGGGTTTATTAACTTCTATGAAAATTTTGGAATTGATGAATCCTTTTTAAAGAATACAGTACGTACATCTGTAAATGGATTAATTTTTAAAGTGGAACAAATATTTAAAGCTAGAAATTGCAATGAACAATATTTTGTAGTAATTACATTACAGTCTAAAGATAGTATTATGGTGCAATCACCAGATCCAGGAAAATCTACTGTAAAAGAAATTGAACTATATTGGAGAAACCAATTTATCCAAGATATAAATACTATTATGTTGTTTAAGAAAGATCAAATCGCTTGTTTAAAATTGATCGATAATAAGGAGAAAACTAATGTCTGATACTAGCCCAAAAATCAGTATGACAGAATCATCTCAAGATTTTACGGCAAACATGCTTGATAAAATCAATATTGCTAAATGTATATATGACACTATTATTTCTACTAATGATCTTCAATTGGTGGCATTACAGACCATTGATAAAGTTGGTGAAAACAATTATACTTTTTCACACACTGTACTTGGCAATCTTGATGTGGCTGATTTGTATGATGAATATATGTTAAAGGAATTGCCTGTGGATGATAAAGATAAACAGCTATTAAAATTAATAGAAAAGAAAATGTTAGAAAAAGAATAGATCATATTTGGACATGGGAGGCACGTGCCTCCCATGTCCATCACTCTTTCATCTATATATTATTTTTTTGAAGATTTAATAATAGTCTATATTTGACCCATATAACTAAGCACCTTTAAATTTATATTTGATGATTATCTAATGTAAGGGTAGTACCCCAGATAACAGGGAGGAACAAATCTTGAGTATCAGTGCCTATAGTTCTGATAGTATTGTGACCAATGAAGGACTGGAAGTCATCAGGAATCGTCCCACACAATTTGTACCTACAAGAGATTATCAGGGTCAAGTACATACTGCAAAAGAGCCAATTGATAATAGTAATGATGAACTCAATCAATTGAAAGGTGGAACAATCACTGTCGTAATGTTTAGGGATCGTGCTAAAGATAGATATCAGCTCCTTATTTCAGATACTGGACGTGGTATCCCTATCAGTGATGGTGCATTTCTTAGGGCACTCACAGTACTCAATACTTCAGGTAAGTTTTCTATGGATGGTGCCTATCAAGGTAGTGGTGGTCTATTTGGTATTGGTGGTAAAGTACCCGCAGCATTATCTACAAGATTTAAAGCATTATCTAGACGCGATAAAGGTACGGGTCTCCTTTATTTGGAAGACAGTGTCACTAAAGAATATGTGGTAGATACCAAGATTAGAAATCTAAGCACTGGTGTAGTTATTTGTTATGAAATTGATCCTCAGTTTTTTAATGATCTCCCATATTTCATGGAGACTGGATATTTAGATATTATTCAATTATTTCAATTATGGGGAATATTTAATAATTTTCATTATATCTTTAAGATCTGTGACTTTCCTATTGAGGAAGGGTTTTGGAAAGCTGATATTGAAAAGAGTGAATCCATTCTTGTACCATATATTCATGGATGTCCAATTGGGTGCATTGTAGTCTATGATAGTAATCTTATCAACCCTGATGATTATCTTCTTACCTATTTTAACATCGATCCACCTATCATTTGGAAAACAGAGTTTAGAAAAGAATGTGATCTTCGAGTAGATAATTGTGCCTACATCATCAAGATGTTTATGACAAAGAAATTGGGCTATGATAAGATTGGGCTCATCAATAATATCTTTCCTAAAAATCAAGATAGTAGTACACATGTCTCTAGTTTTTATAAAGTATTAAATCAATATCTCGCACCTTTCATTGAAGATAAAGATCTTCAAAAGTTCTTTATAGAGGTAAATTATAAAATACCCATTTATGTAGCACTCAGTGTAAAACGTAATGGTGCAGAATTTAGTGGCACTACTAAAGATGCATATATTGATATGGAATTTGGTAAAATCTATGAAATGGAATTGCATAAATCATTCAAAGCTACTAAAAATGAAATCTGGATAGAATTAGTATCATTATTTTTAGATGATCTTCAAGATAAATTTGATAGATATCATAATCGTGGTAGTACCACAAAACAAACTAGTCTTCTTACATTAAAACTTAATGCGGGTAAAAAGTTTAGTCCATGTAGAAAAACTGGACCAAATGCAGAACTGTTTATTGTAGAAGGAGAATCTGCTTCTGGTATCATTGAAGGTAGAAATGCTGATTTTCAAGCAGTGTGGCAAATGCGTGGTAAGATCAAAAATATGATGGAAGATATCTTAAATGTACAACAAGCTAAAAAGAATATCAAGAATAATAAATTCTATCAAGATTTTATCAAGATCATCAATTATGATCCCTATAACGATCCAGAACTTAAAAATCTCAATTATGGGAAAATCATATTTACAATGGATGCCGATCCAGATGGAGCGCACATCGTATCACTCAATGTAAGTAATCTTTATCTCTTAGAACCAAAGCTTATTGAAATGGGCTTTATATGGATAGCCACACCACCCCTTTATGAGATGCGTATTGGTAAAAATGGTCCAAAGAAATATCTTCGTGATAAAGTAGCACTCATTGACACAAAAGTTCAATATGTTTATAAAACAGTACTTGATATTAAATTAGAACTCGAAGATAAAAAGCTAGTAAATTTAAATGAAAGTGCATATAGAGACTTCTGTTATTTGGTTAATGAATTTGGTGAGAAGTTAGAATACAGTGCAAAGCTTTTGGGTACTACACCAATGATCTTAGAAAGACTTTTATATGGATATGAATATCTCTTTCCTACCATTGATATTGACGGGCTCAATAATCATTTTGGTGTAGATCATGCTAATTGGTTTACTAGACTTCATTATGATCCAAGTAATCAAATGCTTATCATTAGTATTGAAGATGTGGATCATCCAATCTCTATGAATGATCTTACCAAAGAGATACATCAGTCACTTTTTTATTATGTGAAGAAATATAAATTTGGTAAATGGTGGCCAGTGCTCACTTCTAAATTAGATGCTAAAAATGGACTTAATAAAGAATATTGCACACCCATTCAAGTATATCACTATTTCAAAACTATGGATAATATGATCCAAATAGATCGTATCAAGGGTCTTGGTCTACTTAATCCAGAAGATGTCATTGCTACCATCACTGATAAAAATACCAGATCATTATATCACGTTACTTCCATTGGAGATGTAGAGCATATTTGTCATCTCATGGGAGATGACAGCAGTAATCGAAAGAAGATCTTGTTTGATACCAATATGGAGATGAAACTCCATGCATATGGTACATCTCCTGTGTAATATGTTGGATAAACATGGGGTGGAGTATAACTCCACCCCAATGACATAGGAGGATGTGTATATCAACATGGGGCCACTACAAGCATATCTAGAAGAAAATAGATTCCTTTATGATAAAATACCGTTGTCACATGATCATGGTCTATTGGGCATACAAGCTATATTACCACCACTCATTTCATTTATACGTAGATACAATCATCAACAAGATCTCACATTATTTAATTGTATCACTGAAGCACAATTGGATATGGGAATGGAATCTATCAATCAATATACTGATATTCCAACACTTGATCATAAACTTTTACGTCAACCACGATGTGATATGCGTACACTTTATACTTGGTTAAATTTGTTTTCACAAATCTTAAATTACAACCATAAATATCAGGAAGAACATCATAAACACTTTAACCATTTGTGGTATTTTCTCCCACATTTTTGCATACAGAAACCAATTAATATTGGTGGTTATGAACCCGGTCATATTTTATCTGATAATATGTGGTTGCTACTTAACAACGTAGTATCTAATACTTTATACAATAAAAATTCATATGCATCTGATACTCGTTTAACAGAACACTTTGTTGTTATTGCTAAATACTTTGAAAATGATATATGGGAAGACACAAATATTTGTATTGATAGTGCTTTTTACTATCTACAGAAAATCGGTATTATTTGTTTAATGACTAGAGTATTTGATATCCCAAATATAGAAGTATCTTTTAAAAATGAGTTATATGATCATTTGATTCGTATTATTCCTTCTATGTAATACGGCATTACCCTACGAGGAGCGTGACATGGGAAAAAAGGACGCTATCGTCCTAGTTTCCAATGAGATAGAGACCCACACATCTGCTCTATCTCCGGCTAAAACTATTTTACCTGATCATATTGATATGACCCCAGCTAATATGCAAAAATCATTTTTAAATAAATTTATAGCAAACCAGCAGGTGTATACTTTACTTAAAGATATGAAGCGTAGTGGTAATCTTCTTTATACTCCAAAGGATATAGCTAGTGTTACACACCCATTAGCTAAACTCATTCGTATGATCTTTGTAGAGCAACGTATTACTGATAGATATTTAGAAGATATGCATAGTCTGTTTCGACTCAATCAAGATTTTCCACAAAATGAAATTAATAGTGACAGAAACAATCTTCGTAAAGCACTCACTAAAAATGAGATCACATATTCATTCTTTGAAAAAGTGTTGGGTGTGTTTGAAGCACATGTCGTGGATGTTATAGCTACAATACGTCTTTCTAATGGTGATACATATATCTATCGTAAAAATAAAGATTTCTCTAATCCACCATTTCCAGTAATCACATTAGAAATGATTTACAATATGGATGAGAGTGGATATTCACCAAATACTTCACCAATATATCCAGCTGAATCCATATATGAAACTACACACCCAATAGCCATGCTCATTCATATGTATTGTGTACATCAGAAAATCTCTATGGAGCATTTCTATTTTGTATTCAATGAATATTATACTCATTTAGGTTATACTTCCAATAGAGTTAATGCACATCGAAATAATTCTGTAAGACAGTATTTTATCTCTAGCCCCACATTTAAAGCTTGGGAAAAATTCAATACTGTAATGGGTAATACACTTAAAGATTTCGGTGTTGTTATCCGACATAAAGACGGTACCGTAGTACAGTATATGGTATCAGATGCTAAACGTATCATCGATGCTAATGCATATCTTGATGATATCCATCTTGGAGAAACTGAATGGTCACCACCCTGATCGTGAGTATCATGTGTGTATTGGGTGTATATTTACTACATTTATTGGAAAAATATTACAATAAAAGAAAATGATATCCATGATTAGCTGTGGGTGTGGGGTGATACCCACACCCACACATATCTCTTTATTTTCACAACTTTTTACTATGGTATAGCTTATTCAAATAGGAGATATGCATGGCAAAGCTACGCGATATCAATAAACCAATGGACGTAGAGATCATTGACGCTAAACGAGTAGAAGACATCAGTTCTTCTGATTTAGTTGATGGTCAGATGCGTATTTATACTGAAGATCTTGTATCAAGACAATACCCCCATGTCATTGATGGATTAAAGAAAGTGCAAAGACGTATTCTTTGGGTCCTTAATACATCAGATGAATTATTCAATTTGATTCGTATCATCGGACATACTGAAGATCTCCACACAAGTGGTGATAGTTCTATTTATTCTGCTTTAGTCCGTATGGCACAACCTTTCCATACTGGTCATCCATTGATTTTCATCAAAGGTAACGGTGGTTCTTATTCTAAAGAACAAGCTGCACACCCACGTTATATTCAAGTGAGCACCACTGAATTTGGTCGGGACATTCTTTTTAATAGATGTGTTAAAAAAGCTTTACCTTTAGTATATTCAAAAAACTTTGATAGTGAAGAACCACTGTATTTTATTCCATGTATACCTACAGCTCTTCTGTATAATCACTTGACCATTGGTATCGGTTATAAATCAGAATCGCCACAACTCAATCTCAATAACTTATGTGAGTTAGTTATGAAACAAGTCGATATTCGCACTTCTACTTTTGGATTACAGGTGCCACACAATATCATTGCTAAATATTTGATACCTGATTTTCCAATCAATAATTATTTGATGAATAGAGATGAACTTTTAAAAGAATATGGTCAGGGTAATTTTGAGCATCCAATCAGACTGAATGGAATGATGGAATTTACAAATAACTCTATTGTACTTAAGGCATGTGCTTATGGTGTGTCATATTACACATTATATTGTAATTTAACTGATAAACTTACAGATTCAAAGATCAAACATTGGTTACTCAATTATATTAATGGATATAGTGATTTTAGTGATAAAGAACCAAATTTTACTATTGACTTTAAAAATAAAGTAGATATCTTTGAACTATTGAGTAAGCTCCGTGCTACATTGGAAATAGAAGGTGCTATTCATCCACGTTATTATTATACTTATGATGATAATCCCTTACATAAGACTCCACCACAGCTTCTCAGTATTTGGTATGATGAAAGAAAACGTTCCATTCTTAGTGGTATTAAATATCAACACATGCAACTGACTCAGAATAAATTAGAGAAACAAGCCAGACTTATTATCTGTGAAAGAACTGATGATGTTATTCATATCTTACGTAACAGTGAAAATCCAATTAAAGAACTGACTGATACATTTCCCACACTCACCAAATATCAAGCTACTATCATTTACAATGCACCCATGCACACACTCACAAAACTCTCTAAGATCAAGATAGAAGAAGATATTGCTAGGATTGATCTTTCTATCCAAGATACGGTAGCTCGATATGGAAAGATCGATGAAACTATTTACAATGATGCACAATATGTAAAAAAGAAATATGGTAAGAAACGTATGACTAAATTCATAGATGAAATGATCGGATATGTTAAAGTGGGTGATACTGGTATCATGCAATATGAATCACCAGAAGATCTTTATGCTATCTTAAGTAGAAATCCGAATAATAGTAAAGCTATCCAGATATTTACTTATCACCCATATCTTCCAAATAAGGTAGCATATTCTGAACAAAAAGCTTTAAAATATAAATACACTACCATACCTAAAGAATTCAAAGGTACTGCGGTACTTGAATATCCAAACAATCCAGTGACATTTTGTCGTATTGAAGATGGGTCTGCATTCATACCTGGTATCAAGATACCCAATGATAATCAAAAACGTGGAGAGTTTCAATATACCACTAAGAAGTGTTATGGACTTACTTTAAATGGCAATGTCATTGAATTAGATGAATCAAGCATCTCTTCTAGAAAATCTATCTCTAGAGGTGCAAAATCTAATATCATTTATGTAATCCCTGGTAATTGTAAAGATATGATAGTATTTCATATGCATCCACTTGAACCCAATACTTTACGGATGGATCGTATCCTTCATAATGACAATTTAGGTAAGTGTGTATTTACACCCACCAATGCTCTTCAGGTACTTGATATCCAACCTGTCAATACCAATTTTATTGCTTTAAATATCCCGCAAGACTGTATCAATAAAGTAGCTATTGAACATCTCATTATTGAAAATGTAAAAGGTTTCTTTGAAAATGGTCCCATGAATCTGATCATCAATTTGAGTAGAGGATCTAAGCAATTGAAAAAACATCCTGATCTTCAGAAAATGAGTATATTAAAAGGTTGATACTGGATGGGGTACATACGTACCCCATCCATAGGAGAAACTCTATGCCAAATGGTATTTTAGTTTGTGATAAGTGTTTTACAGTCATCCACAGCAAATCGGACATAGCTAAACACAATGCCTGTTGTTTGGGTGAACTTGGGGAAATAGATGAACACCTCTGTGATGCGATGTTAGAACTGTGGAAAATGGGAATACAAACATTCTGGTGTTGTCAGGGACACCATTATGATGATCACTTTTCTAGACCATATGTCGTTATGACTAAAGCAGTAATGCCCTTTGCAATTGAATTGAAAAAAGATGAAAAGTATAAAATGATAAAACTAAGAAGGAACTATTATAAATCCAATGAATTACTTATTGAGATCCCCTTAATAAGAGCATATCATTCACCATATCACATTTTAGAACTTATGTTGATTTTTGTAAGATTTATTAATAACTTGGTGGTACTTATTAAAAATGCAGATACTTCCAAATTAAATAACCCAACACAAATCAAGTATAAATATAAAGGAACTTATGCCAATATCTGTTTTAAATGCTGGGGAGATGATACCCAATGGGTCATCTATGATTTTAAAGATTTTCCAACACAAGATGCATATAAAAAATGGTCTCCAATTAAAGTGTTCACAGAAGATAATAAATTATATATAGTAAGAAAAAACAGTACTAAAATATATAACCATGGAGAACAGATCACTAAAGAAGCTACATATGATTTACATTTTAGCATTATTGAAGGTTTATGTTTTGCTAAAAAATCAAGAGTGCGACACAGAAATAGGGCTTTTAGAAAAAAGAATGCACTCATTCGTAGAGAAATAGAATGTTAAATCAATATCAAAACATCAATACTGACTCTACTGAAATATTAGAAGAGAATGCTCTAATATTTAGAAAGGTATCTGAACCCTTTGGTGAACTTCACAACATGCATAATGGATTTCCACTTACGGTCATGGAGCACCGTATCAAATCTAGTGAAGCACTTTATCAGATGTTAAAATATCCACACCACAGTGATGTACAACACAGTATCAACAATCAACCCCATGCATATGTAGCTAAGAGATATGCATATCACTATGATAGTCATAAAAGATCTGATTGGTTTGATGTTAGTGTACCTATTATGTATTGGGTAGTCAAACTCAAAGTACTCTTTTATTGGAAGATATTCTCACCCATTTATGTTCAGCATCCAAAAATTAATATTGTAGAATGGTCTAAGAAAGAAGAATTCTGGGGAGCTAAACTCAAACAAGGTATCTTTTATGGATCTAATGTATTGGGTAAAATACACATGTGTATCAGTGATGAAATAAATGAACTCTATCCACAAGTACAATCTTCTTCAAACAGTTTTATATATACTCTAGAACCTTTGAATATTCCGGACTTTAAATTATTCAATAAATTTATCCCACCAATAGATTTAGTATTAGAAAAATGATATTACAATATTATTTTAACAATCTGATAATTATCTATTAAGGAGGTATATTTATGAGTAAAACTTATTATCCTAAGGATATTTTAGATGGTGATATAGAATTTAAAGAAGATGATAAAGTGATGATTCCATTTTGTGAAAATGGTATGACTACATTTTTAACAGCAGAAATTTGCAGTGGAGAACAATTTGAAGGTGAAGGATTGTATTTATCATTTGTGGATGATGTTAGTGTTGATTGGGAACGTGATACAGAACTTCATCATAGATTATTTTCTTGTAGAAACATCGTACCTAAAGATGGATATGTTCTTTTACCCCAGGGTTCAACTTCTAAAATAAAAGTATCTTATCCAGCAAAAAGCTCTAATCATTTGAGTATGTTATTAACACATTTATTATCATCATGCTGTACCTTTGATTACTGTTGCATGAAGAATAAAAAACATCTTATTTTTGATGATCGTGTTATTAATGAACATCAACACTGTAGTACATATGTGTTCCATAATTATTATGACAACATTAAAGAAAAACCATATCTCCATCACGAACCAAATGTACTCTCATTATTTGGATATGGTAAATATACTACAAAAAAATGGCAATTATATGAATTAATATCTTTAATATCTGGAAAAAGTAAAATTACTAGAGTTTATGAAAATACAGATAATGTTGATCTAATACGACTTAAATACGATATGGTTATTTCAGATTTAGAATCTGTAAAAAAGTGTGCTTTTTATAGTGATGAAAAACCACGTTGTAAATTTCAATATGTGGAACACAAAGAACTTATTAACCATATACCACATATTGAATATATAGGCTGGTATTCTCCATTTGAAAATATATTAAATAGAGAAAACATGGCCAGTAACAATGATAAAGAATCTAATCATCATATTCCTCTCACTGAAGAATTTGTCACCAGTGGACTACCAGTTAAAAATCCAGCTAATATACCTGAAGGTGATCTATATACAAGTGTATTTCCAACTGATGTTGAAGAAATCAATTTTGAACGTAAGATCCCAGATGGTATCTTAAACAATACCAAAACAACACTGGCCGCTACTGCTATGTATCAAACCCAAACCAAGAAGGAGAAGACCATGGATACCAAGACTGCTCTCATCGATAGCAACAAAGACGCTGCTTTCATCGCTGCCCAGATCGAAGCCGGCCGTTTGGCCACTGCCATGCTCACCAAGATGGCTACTCCGCACCTGCCGATGATTCTGCAAGGGTATGCACAGCATCCTCTTGCAGCATTGATCCTTGCCAATATGGCCGTCTTTGGCGTTGAACAGTTTCGGCCTACTGATGAAAAGGCCAAGTTTATTGCTAAGGCTATGCAGATCTCAGCATATACTGAGCTGTTCAAATCATTCAATGTTGAAGAGATGATCAATACGGTATTTGATGAACTGAGTGATAAGATTAAGTTCCCCACTATGAAAAAGGAAATTGAAGACATGAAGCTGTAATACCCGTGTAGTCCAAAACAGGACAAATATATATCATATATGGGATGTGAGAATAAAAACTCATGTCCCATATATGATCTGACTCCTTTTAACCACTTACTATCTTTTAAGGAGAGTGAAGCCATGTACAAAGTGGTGGACTCCAATGGCATTGTGCTTGATTTTGATCTTCCGAACAAAAAGGAAGCTAAGATTGCCCGTGACAAGTATGATCAGGGCACTGCATTTCTTCAGCGTACGGATAAGCATCCCAGAGGGGCATCGCATCTGCCGCAACCCAAGAAACCCAAGTTTGGAAAACCCGAAGACCTGGTCACCGACACCCAGACCGAGCCGGTCAAACTCACTGATGAGGAGATCGAGGCTGAGGCCGAACGCCTTGAAGGCTTCGGCTACAAGACAGCCAATGGCACCGATGGTGTCCCTATCTGGAAACAAAGGGTGGAACGCAAAGTCGATGCTCCTTCGGCTTCGGCTCAGTTCCAGCCCCGGGTCATTGACTTCAGCGAAGACCCCACTTTCGCGTAGTCTAAGATCAGATCCTAAGATCTGATCTTCTTCTTTAATCAGTGGGCACTTTAGACTAGAGGTAATTCTCACTGCTCACCAATTGGGATCGTCAAATCGGAGATAATGACGACCTAGGCCAAATTGGCTGAATATGGGAGGCAAATATGCATTGGCCGTAACTATCATGTCCGGCTCCTTTGGGTCGTGCCTATCTGGGACTCCCGGAAAGGTCATCGGCTACACAGTCTAAGGTAATATCAAAATATATCCGGTGAGTAGCTGTGCGGTAATGACAGCGGCAGTCGTTGACATCGACGATATGATGTGGGTTTAGAGGAACCCTCGGGAATGGGTGGTGTGAACACCCTACCACACCCTATTCAAACAATAGATCGAGACTGTGACTAAACCACGTACTGAATCAAAGGTGATGTGCACCACCAGAGAGAGACTCGTGGTAACCGGATGTGTCTTAGGTATCGTTTGTTTATGCACCTCTAACTTGCATTACAGGGCTGGGGCCGGATCATCAGATTTGTGCCTCAGCCCATCTTAATTTATGTTGGGGTATAGCTCAGTTGGTAGAGCCATCGGCTCATAACCGAAAGGTCACGTGTTCGACCCACGTTGCCCCAACCATTGTGGGACTGTAGCTCAGTTGGATAGAGCATCTGCCTTCTAAGCAGACAGTCAGAGGTTCGACTCCTCTCAGTCTCACCACCAAAATTTTCAAGGACATAGCTTAGTCGTAGAGCCCAGGTCTCACCAGCCTGGAGAGTTTGGTTCAATTCCAAATGTCCTTGGCCAAGATTATCTCTCTTATATCAGGAGAGTTGTGTAAGACATTCTGTGCATCACCATGAAGGGACATGTGGCTGTACAGGGACATAACTTCATCGTACCTCAATATCCATCAAAAGTGATACCCATGCGATGATGCGGGAGGAACACGTAAAACACCCTCCATCCAAATACCTCGACAGTTGACAGGTGGTAACCGCTGAACAATGTCCCATAAAGGAGAGAGTGCATATAAATGCACTCTCTCCCGCCACCACACTTTATTTTTTTTTGTAAATATTATGAAGGAGTAAATTATGGATATACCCCAGATCATCATTGAAGTAAAAAATAATCCAATGGGCTACCGTGTATGCAAATTACATGGACCAACAGTTGGTGATTGGGAACACTTTTTCGGTAATGTTAAAAAAGCTAATTTATTTCTTTCTAATAATTCACCACATGCAATCATGGCGATGCTCAGTGGTATGCTCACAGTTAATACTGGGAAAGAAAAGATTAGTTTATTTATTGATTCAATACTGGATACTGAGGAATATAATACTATCATGAATATCTTACCAACCATCAATAAGAATGCTGTAAAACTCAAATCCATGGGAAATACTTAGAAACTATGCTATAGCTAGATCCACCGAATGTTGTCTCTAGCTCAATACTGAATATTCAACACTTCTGTTTAAGGAGCGCACATATGGTCACTGATGCTGAACCCATTTTGGGATATGATGCGGTCACTAACACCTACACGTGTGTCAGTACTGCTAAGCCATCTTCCCACACCATCGTTAAACAATTATTTCATGAAAAAACTTATAAACTCCGTGATCTTGCTAAGAAATTAAATCTTACCCCTTCAAAAGTCTTTAAGGTCATGTTTGACCGCAACACTGAAGAAGCTGATAAATTGGATGAGCGTATTGTCTCCACTGGTGAAAATGTTTGGGCTTTTAAATTAGGTGAATCTGCAATTGAAGCTCCCATTCTTCCAGATACTACCAAGCCTATGGTCATTAGTGCAGTGGTGCTTAATAATATTCTCACTATCACGTTTGAAGATGTGAACCATCTTGATGCTTCGAAGGTACCCACTTTAGATAAATTTGGTGTCTCTGTCAATGGAACTAAAATGAATGTTCAACGTATCCAGTTGGGTAAGAACAGTAATGTACTTAAACTTTACTTGGGTGGTGCTGTCAAATTTGGTGATATTATTGAAGTGCAATATACTAAACCTGATTCCCCGAAGAATAGCCTCCAGGATACTGCTAAAAATATCATCGATAATTTTCAAACCGAAGTCAATAATCTGTCTGAAGCTCCCCCTGCACCAGAACCAGCTCCAGTTACACCCACAGTCACAGATCCTCAAACGCCTCCTGCTGAAGATCCTCCTGCCGCTACGTAGCAGACTATGCCAGTGTAGTGGGGTCTATCCCCACTACACTGGTGATGTATCTTTCTAGTAGATTTTTTCTTATCTTATAGCTAAGGAGATACAACCATGACCCCAAAGAGAAAAAAAGTCCAGGACTTTATTCTTTCACATCTAAGGATACTCGATCCTGAAGGAGACAATGTCTCTAGATATGAAAAGTTTTTCAGTGATCTATCTGATGTGCAGTTTGATGAATATATGAAAGACCTTAAGGATAATAAAGATCAGATCTATATCTTTGTACCACCACTCAAGACTGTACTCAAGATGGAAAATATCTTAAAGACTAATGATGCTTTGGGTATGGATCTCTTTGAAAGAGTGTGGCTCACAGATACTGCTACTGGTAATGTATATCTTACTCCACAAAAATATTTGATCTTAGAATTACCCATTAGGAGATTTAGACAATATCTTCAACATAAGTTATCAGTACCTGATGATGATAAGCGAATCGATCTACTCTCAGGTCAGGTCACTAAACCAGATAAAGCTGCTTCTTTATCTTACGTAGAAATGCAAACATTAGCTGCTAGAGATCTTCACAACACTATTGCTGAATTAGCTAAATATCGTGGTGGTGATATCCATGCATATGCTGAATTTCGAAGACAGTTGGAAGAAAATGGTACTGCTAATGTATCACTTGACAGTACTGGAAGTATGGCTCGAAGTACAGTCATATTAGATGTATTTTTATCTGGTATGCATATTGATTCCAATATTGTCACTAAAGAATCTGGAGATGTTGTATGAGTGTCATGTCTACAGTATCAAGTGCAGTCAGTACAGTCAAAAGTGTTGTTGGTGCTGTCACTGGATTGGTGGGTACTGCTAATGGCATCATATCTAAAGCTAGTAGTTTAGCAGATGCTTCTATCGAAAGTGTCATTAGTAGTTTACCTATCTCATCTGGATCATTTTCTAAAATCACTGATGCACTCACTACAGTTGGGAGTATTTCAAGTATTGTATCTGGTGGTACATCCCAAGCATTATCAAAAGTAAAACAACTGTTAGGTGGTGCTGGTGAAGCCTTATCTAATCCCATTTCATTTGTTACTAAGACTTTAAAAGATACTGTAGATGGATTTTCTTCTTCTAAAGATCTTGGATCCACTATAAGTGATGTGCTTAATATAAATCCAAAATCATTATCGGCTACTGCTTCTCGTGCTGGATTATCTAGTATTTCTACAGTAAGTGAACTCAATGATGCATTAGTCAATATCACTGATGCTGTATATAGTGGTGCATATACAGCTACCAATATAGTGTCTGCTACTTATGATACTGCATCTACAGTGACGGATGGTCTAAGTAAACTCATCAGTGAAGGTATTCAATCTAATTTATCACTAGCCGATAATATTCGTTCTGGTATAAATTATAGTGTTTCACAAACAGTAGCTGCAGCTACAGATAGTGTTTCATTATTACAAACTGGAAATACTAATGTGACTAAGAATATTATTAATACTGCAGTATCTACATTACCATCTACTATCAAAGATACTGTTGGATATCTTGATACCACCTTAATCAACACTCAAAAGACCCAAGTCTCTAATAGACTCACTGAATCTATCAATGCACTTAGTAATGAAATAGATTACATTTCAACTACTAAAGATAGTTATAATAAAATATTAGCTAAGACCACTGTCAACTATCCAAGATTTATTGATAGTGCTGGTAATGAAGTATCTACAATAGTCAATGATACTTCTCAATTATCACAATCTCAAATCAAGAAACTTTTAAAAACCATTCAAAAAGTATGTCCCGATATAAAGATACCTAGTGTGACTAATTTTGATGAAATGAAAGCTTTGTATGATGTGACCCTAGATATTATCTGTAAAAATGGTATGGTAGATGCACTCACCATTATGCTCACATATACTACTTATTTTGATACACGTAGTATCTATGTACTCAAATCACATTTAAATGAAATAAAAAAGACAGGTAATCTTAATTTATATAAAACTATTGTATTAGCAATTGGTCCCGGTAACATAGCTACTCCTGAAGCAGATCTTAAGATCTTAATTGCTAATACTATTTTGAGTGATACTAAATTGGCTATGATAGATGAATTATGTATATTGCTACAAATTCCATTGAGTAAACTCATTGCAGGAAACATGTATGGTGATCAAATATCTATCAATACAACCAATGTAACTTTATTATCTGCTACTGATACTAAACTATTGGACAATACTATTACACCTACAGTGCGGAATATGGCATTACAAATGAAAATAGCCTATGGAAAATAATGATCAAATGGTGCAGGGTCCTTTAAGGACCCTGCACCATCCATATCAATTTTGTATATATATTATTTTAATGAATCACAGTCCTATTGTTTGTATTAATAGGACCAATGAATCCACAAATATCACATATGTCACAATGAAGGTGGATTACGTATGACTCCGAATCACTGCACCACCAATCTCTATGATGGAGTCCGATCTGTACTTGGAGAACGGGCTATTAGATATGATGCAGAATGTTGTAATGATAGACTCTTATCTCCAGAATATGGTACAGCCACATATATTGAATCAAAATGGGTCATCAATAGTAGCAAACAACCACTCTATATATTTCCGGGTTTTAATGTTGGTCAAAATGAAAGTGTTGGTGAAATACCCCCAGCATTGACAGGTAACAGAGGTCAGACTCAAGAAAACATTTATAGAAATGGTAAAGAAGTGGTGACTATTCGTGGATATGGATACTCTGGTAATGATCTCAGTGGATTTAGAAGACAAGATGGTATACCAAGTGGAAAATTATTTGAACAGTCTATTTTTATAGATGAACTAATGGTACATCCAATCTATATTCCAAAATTCAATATGGTGTTGGGAACTGTATATCAAAAGCATATCTTGGAAGAATATCATCCACTATCCAATCGATTCTATCAACAACAACGTGAGCTTTATACTCAGATGTGGTATAATGAACATCCTGAAGCAGCTATCTGTGTAGAAGGTAATGATCCCACTGGAAAGATTTCACATCTTTATACTGTTATCAATGGTATCTCCATATTCACTAAAATAAATAATCATCAGAATGCTACATCATTTGCACAGATCAGATTTAATATCCCAGATAAATCTATTTTAGAATTTGATATGTCTAAAGTGTTAGGTGGGTGTGAAGTAAAATATTTTGGTAATTCAGATATGCCTTGGATCTTAGGTGCCAGTAAGGCTTTAGTAGAATCCAAATATAAAGAACATGATATTGGTTTAAAACACCGATATACTGAAGATCAACTGGAAGTAAAAATCAAAGATGCTGTGAGCGATATGTCAAATATGGTAGATCGTATGAAATCTAAATTAACAAATGCCGAAACTAAATTAGCGGATGCAGAAAAACTTATACGAGAACTTGAAACAAAATATACACATACAACTAAGATGGATGAATTACGTGAATCTACTAAACAAAGTATAGTCAAACGTGAAATAGATTATAATCAGTTTGAATATGATAAAGAGATAGCTGCATATAAAGCATTGAAAGAAAGACATAGTTATCAAACTAGTGAAATGAACATGCTTGCCACTGGTGTAAAAACTGCAGCTATCGTACTTCCAATATTAGCTACAATATACATTGCCACAAGACCATCAAGTATAGCTGTAGCAGCTGTTGCTACAGCTGGTAAAACATTGTATGCTGCTGGTAATGCTTTTATTGGTCTATTTACAGATTAATGTCTTGTAAGATGTGATGTGTAAAACACATCAGAGGGGTCATCAAGTAGCATGAAAGCTTATGCTAAGATTATGGCTGGTGTAGAAGCCGCATTGCCCCCATTTGAGGATGATACCATATGTGAATATAGAAAAAATGAAATCAACCGTAGTTTAGAATATATTGATAATGTATGGCATGAAGCTATGCGCTATAGTAAAAATGAAATCAAATATCTTGGATATACAGTATTATCTCCTGAACATAGATTAGATGAGCTTAATGATCCAGCATTTAAACGTGGGTATAATATTCAATGGTCAGAACTCATCTTAGTGAGATTTGATTTTTCATTTGAAAATGAAAGAATCTCAGTTCATATGCATTTACCGTATTATCGTGATGGTGCTATCACTATTGATGATACTAAATATTATCTTCAATTGGCTATCATTGATAAAATCATTTCACGTATTCCAAATGGTATCATCATTAAGGTAATGCGTTCACCTATTAAATTCTTTAGACATGAACAGTTTGGCTATGTCACCACTAAAGGTAAATCTTTTATTGAATCTATCATTACTACACAGATACATTGGAAGACTAGAAAACGTACAAAGAAAGATCCACAGACTGCACTCCTTTTATATCCTTTAGGTAAATTTGGATTAGCTGAAACATTAGCTAGATTCGGTATCACATATGACGATTTGTGTTTTGTAGAAGAAGAAGATCTCATGGTGGCCGAAGATGTAGTCTTTGTAAAGATCAAGGAAAAATTGTATCTTAAAAGTAAATTACATATGTTTACTGGTGAAACTGGACGTATTATTGCTTCACTTATTTATTGTTTAAAATTTTATCGTGATGCCAATATTCAAAATGTATATGATACTGTTGGTACTATTTGGAAGATTATTTTAGGTAAAAGTATCCATGGTCATCAAACTCCTGGCCCATTAGCACATAATCATACTGAAAAACATTTTGCTAGTTTATCCACATATTTAGATTATCTAACACAACATGAACTCACTACCATAGGTGTTTGTGTGGATGATATTTATGATCTTCTTATTGTTGTATTTAAAAATATTGATAAATGGATAGCTAATTATCGACCAAATAATCTATATGATAAAAAGCTTGGTGTACTTGAACTTATTTTAAGCCCTATTGTAGAAGCTATCTTTAATAAAATGTATAGTAATCCCAATGATCAGAAGCTCACTATCAAAAGTGTGAGAAATATGCTTAGAGTACCTAGCAAGAAGATAGCTGCTCTTTATAAATGTGGGGCTATTCAAGGTGCCACTATCATCAATGATAATGAATTACTCACCATTCAAGGTAAGAAAATCATTCAACCGATTGATGCAGAAAAATCAGGAAAGAAAGGTAAAGGGAAGCGTCAAGCAAATATCATCACTGATCCAACATATGCATTTGATACATCACAAGTAGTGATTGAATCTATTCTTTCTATACCAGCTTCAAATCCAGGTGCAGCAGGCTTTATCAATCCCTATGCAAAAATTGATAATAGAGGTAATCTTCTTTGTCCAGAATATGCACGAGATGATCTTGATGATCTTAAGCGATACTTACCTTCCCGCAGTGGGTAATGTTATCAATAAGTATCATTGAGTATATATACTTCAACAACTTTAACAAGGAGTAGGCATGGCTATCGGTATGCCACCGTTTCAGGGTGCTATGATGATGCCACAAGCAGAGCACCCACTCACAAATGTATATGATCAGCTTGGTCAAACCCAAGTAATGCCAGCATTGGTCAAAGCCTATGGTCTCAATAATCAAGAATATTCAGTGGTAACGCAGTTTTTAAATTCCAATGCAGCTAATTTCTTAAATGATTTTTGTAGTAGATACTTAAATAATCAAGGTGGATATGATCCTAATATGTTGTGCACACTGATGTATAAATTTGCAGAAAATTATTTGGTAGCACATATACGTGGTGCACAAAATAGAAATATCCCCGCATTACCAAATGTGTCTGCATTTGCAGCACCACAATTGGCTGCAGGATCATCTATGGATTATTATGCAATTGGTATGGGTAATGTCAACACAAGTATTGTACCAAATGTTCCACAGAATCAAACTACTGGATATATTCAAGAAGCAATCCCGAATACTCAGCCAGTGCAGAACCATATTGCTGCACCAAGACAGGAGACACCTATGGCACCAGTCATTGCACAGGAAGAGGATCCACAAGGCGATATCTCCTGTAGTGTGGATAAATTAGTGATTCAACCACAGAGTGATGAAGAAAAGAAATGGATGGATATCATCAATTCATCCAAAGCACAGACGTGTAAAGCTATGTTTCATTTTGTCAGTGATAAAAATGGTGAACAGTATAAATTCAATCATGTGAAAGTTCATGTCCCCTATTCAAATAAAGAAAATGCTTTTATGGATATGATTACTGCATATCCGCAATTGTTTGTAGGTAACTACGCTACTTTAATGGAATTTTATACATATCTACCAATGGGTATCCATTTCTCTCAAGGCAAACCCATCTTTGATAATCTGAAAGATAGTTTTAGTAAGAATCCTTATGCACTTGGAAACCGTGTATTGGAACAATCTTTTGGTCAAGCTTATGGTGGTCAGGTCAGTATCATTTCTGAAGATATGATACGTATGCTCAACAATATGTTTGGATGTTATCTCAGCAAAGTGGATGCCAACAATCATGTAGAAATTTGTAAAATTGAAGAATTAGTTGATATCATTGCTATCCAGCAGGGGACCGATCCAAGCTTGACAAATTTCACTAAATTTGAAATGTATAATGATAATGCTCTTGGTTGTGTGAAAGCAGCAATCAATGCATATTTTCATATTTTGGATCCTGAACGTAGACCTTATCTCAGATGTGAAGATGAAGAAATGAATCTGGCTGCATCTATGGAGATGAGTGGTATCCGTGTAGGCGATTATATTGGTCGTGATTTTAATCTGATGCATGAAGAAAATGAAAACGTAATTAAATCTATCGTAGATCAATTGCGTAAGCGTACTATTGGACTCAAGAAACATACTGTACTCTTTACTAACATTGATTTTCCTGATACTAAACGTATCGCAAAATATGGTCGTATCGCTATCAAGAAAGTGAGACATCCTTTGTATTTTATCTTGCAACATTTGGTAGAGAACTATCCCATTGATTTGTATAATATCGATCTTAAAGAGACTAAAGATGCTATCCCAATGTATCTCAATGTGGGTGTCAGTGTGAATGGTTTTATGATCATTAAAATAGCAGATTATGATCCTGCAATGTAGTCAATAGTATCTAGATAGAGGATGCCCCATGTGGGGCATCCTCTATCTACTATGCATGATATTTATTTTTTTTTATTAATCTGTAGAGATGGTATCTCCTGTGACATATATTGAACCCTCTGTGAATAAAAAGCGTCTTGTATCCGTAGCTGAAGGATGTGACATATCAGTACCATTCCAAGTAGTCACAGCACTCATGTAAGTACACATACTTTCAGTGTAACTAAACTTTATACCCTGATAATTAAACGCTTCTACTAAATTATCTTCACCTGCATAAACACCAAGTTCAGAAAGTACACCATATCTGAGATCACCATCATAAAGTACATTGATAGCTTCAACCACTTCTTCACCAGTGATAGAAGCTTTACCAATAGCACAAGTAGTGATCTCACTAAGTGTGGCATCTACCAATCCAGATGTTGAAGGTTTCTTACGTGTAGGTCGAAGATTAGTAGCATCTAAAATATATGCTGATTCTTTTTGTGTAACCGGATCAGTATAGATAAATCCAACTTCATCAGTAAATTCAATCTTCTTAAGATAATAACAATAATACTTGACACCACCAAAAGTCTGGAGTACACGCATACGATATTTAGCACGTTCATTGGGAGTCAGTAGACTATCTTCATCTTCAGGGAGACATCTAAATGGAATAGGTTTAGCTAAATTCATTTCATCAGTTACGGGCTTATATGTTTCAGAAAGATCAGTATCTGATACATTATATTTACCACCAATACCAATACCAAAATATTGAATCTTAGGGATAGCTACTGGCTGTACTGCTTGATATACATTATAAAGAGAATTGATAGTACAATCCATATCAGGATTAAAAGTAACAGGAAGTCTTCCACATAAACCAAGTTTGGATTCAATGAGTGTCTTAGTGGTATGTACCACCATACGAGAACTATCCATCTGTCGACTCTCCTAACAGGTATATGTGCATACCTGATCTAAAGTTAGTACAAGACTTAATTGCTTGGACTGTAGAAATGAGTTCTTTCTGAGCTATTGATAAATTTGATCGTATTTCAGATTTCATATTAATTGTACGATTGATATCTGTAAATAATTTGATTTCATTTAAAGTATGAGGAATTGCATCTATCATTAATTCTTGTGGTATCTTCAATGTACCACTATTGTGATATTCTGGGTCACAATGACACTTCATATTAGTAATAACCACATATTCATTTTTATCTCTTGGGGTATCTAAAAATACCACATTATAACTACATAATTGAACAAAGAGTTTTCTTAATGTACTATAAAGTTTTTCTAAATATTCAGTAGAACCAACAAGATCAGACATACCTTTAGTGATTGGAAATACTGCCACCAATAAGGCATTTAATAATTTAGAATAATCTGCTTCATTCTCATTGTAATAATTAATAAGATTGTAATATTCAATATGTCTATCATCATGAAACCATGTAGTATAATCAGTATAATCTGATAACTTCAATGTATGTGTTTGTTTATTAAGAAGTGTGGTATAGAGTACTTTCATAGCCCGCACTGCTACATCATTACCTTCACTAAAAGTATATCTCACATCTCTAAGTAATGCACTGAACAATGTGGTTATATAATCTGAAAAAGTATCTTGATTTCTAAATGTTTCATTAGTATAATGAATGGTATTCATGATCTTATCAACATCAATAAATTTAGATAACCTATATTTAACATAAAGATAAGTAAACTCTTTAGGTAACGTTTGTGGATACTTTTTATGATAAACTATATTTGTAGTAAATTTGGTCGGTAATAGATCTGGTGTCTCTTTCTGTAATTTACATGCTGCGTAATAGATCAAAGCTAATGCATCTTCCATAGAAAGTTGCAATAATGTATTTGTGATTGGATCTATCACATTAATGTCATAATCTATCTGACCTTCAATATAGCGATAAATTGTTGTTTCAAATAAAAAATTAGATAAAAGATCTTCCCATCTCGTATAAATGGAATTTTTTTTCATTTCTAGAAATTTAGTGGGCATCATGTTGACACGTGTCTTTTGATAATCAGATGTTAATTTATCCACATAAGCAGTAGAAATATCATGATCTAAGTTGCTATCATAAATACGAAGATTCATTTCTTCAATAGTAGTAGCATCTTTATATTGGACATCATCCGATACTTTCATGGAAGTGATTTCTGGAATAGTGTCACAAGTAATTGTGCTATTTTTAGTCTGTTGTACAAGATCTTTGCCATAGAGTGTAATAGCCATTTCACTCAATATATTATCTGCCAATACCTGCATGGTATTATGTTTACCCTGATTTTTATATACCCATTTTAAATTTCTATACAACCATAAAGATTGTTTATTGGTCAATACATCCCTATAATCCCCAATTCCTTTGGAGGTAAGATACTCCCATACGTGAAATGGATGTACATGCGGGGTACCTATGTTATACACTCTTTTACTGAATAGTATGTTTGGTAAAGCTTGCCAAAGCATATAATAAAATGCTTGTGGATAAAGATCTTCAAATACATATTCTGTAGTCCACCATCTCACTTTGACATAATTAAGAAATTCTCTTAATGTATCAAGTAAACTTTCTCTTTCATATTCATATAACAAAGTATCATCATAAGCAAGTAATGATAATTCATCTGCATCAATACAAGTTTGCACATCCTTGACTGGATATAAAATAGATCTGATGAGATGTGTTTGATGTGGATACTTTTTACATAAAAGAGTATGTTCTTTACTCGGTATCTTAAAAAATTCAAAGAGTCTTGGTCTTGTAATAGCTAATGATTTTTCAAATAAAATCTCTTTATCATCTTCTTTAGAATAAATATACATTGGGGTATCGTATGATTGGTATTCTCCGCACAAATTATGATAATATGGATTCCAATCTGCATTAATATCAGTATATCCATTTGCTAACATGAGTTGTTCACCATATATATATGAGAATGGTGAAAATTTGATAGTACATGTTCTTAAGAAATTAAACACCTCATCCCGATATATTGTTACATGACCGGCCATGGCATCTCTCTTCTCCTTGTTTAAATGATTTTATCTTCTTAGGAGGATATCCTGTGGCAGATAGCGCCAAAATAGTACCCAGCGCATTTACACAATTAGCTGGAGTAATCGATGAAAAACCCCGTGTCACAAATATTAATAATAAAGAATTAAACAATACTCCAGTATCGAAATATAGTCATAATGAAATTCTCAGTGTAATCAGAAATACTTATGTTAGTGATAAAGAAGTACCAAATCCGAATTTAGCCAATGCCGAAGGACTCATATCATACTTTCTACCGATACATGAACAAATTGGACAAGTACTTCTTGATACTGAGAAAATGAAGAAGTTAGCACCTGAAATCAATCAAGCTAAACTCATTCGTATCTCTTCTATCATGTCACCCAATGATATGCAAGATGGTAAATTTATTTTTGACATAGACCAAATACCTGGACTCACAGAAGATGCTCGTAAAAAGATCACAGACCTGCTTAGTGAATTTTTTAATGAGACTGAAAAGTTAGCTAAGAAAGCAGCCAAATGGTCTGGTGATGCGCTCTATGGTCCAGGAGCTAGTCCAGTATTGTTACTCCCATCAAGTTATCAAAAAGCTATGCATGAAGATGGTAAACATATTATCGGTAATCGAACTGATGATAAAGTGATTGGGAATACTTCATTATCTGTTGAATCAATCAAATTTACAAAACAAGAATATATGAAGAAATTAGAAAATACTTTTATCTACACTGATAACACTGTTGGTATTGAACATTGGGCACTTACTATTCAGAAAGATACTGATCATAAATCAAAATGGGTAGATGACATCTATGATAATTTGCCCACCACTTATTTATTAGATAAAGAAAAAGATGAACTTCGTGTTGGTATTGAACAAATCACTGTAAATTTTATCAAACAAATTGAAGCAGGTGATATTATTAAATTAACTGAAAATCCAGAGATCATCAAATTTGCTACTGAATATAGAAAAAATACAAGTAAACAATTGGAAAATAAATTACAAAATCATTTTAACATGCAAATGTCATATAAACAAGAAGATCTAATTAGTTTAAATAAATATATTAATACTAAAGAAGTAGATGACACACATCCACTCATGTTGGATATCCCAGCTGAATCTGTGATACCAATCTGTGTACCGAGTAATGAACGTGAACATCTCGGATATTTTATATTACTTGACGAATCAGGTCAACCAATTAAGGCTGATGAAAGCAGAATCTCTAATTCTAATGGTTGGGGTGGTGGGCCACAAGCTGCCTTTCAAGCTATGTTCGGTAGTAGTGAACGTAATATATTTCAATCTCCCAATTTCAAAAACTATGAAGAGATGACAGTACGTAAAATCTTTAATGGCCTGTTAGATGAATATCTTAAATCCAAGCTACGTGGTATTGGACATGAAGATGTCACTATTGATAAAACCAATGCTATCATGACCACCATGCTGTATAGGTTACTTGAACATAAACGTACTCGTATTTTATTTATCCCTTCATTTTTGATGTCATATATTTGTTTTGATTATCGAAAAAATGGTACAGGTAAATCTTTATTAGAAGATATTCATTATCTTCTTTCATTACGTGTGACCTTTCAAGTAGCTGCACTTATGGGTATGGCTAAAGATGCAATCAATCATCGTACTTTAAATCTCACTTTTGCAAATCAAGAAACCAATCCTCGAGCACTCATGGATCAATTGGTCAATATGTTTGTTGAAAAAGAACGTATGCCATTTAGTTTAGATCCCACTGAAGTATCTCGAGGTATAGCTAGAAATGCTATCTCTGTAGCACCAAAAAACTTACCAGGATTAGATGAGTTTGGTATTGAACGTGTCAATGATGCTGGTGGTGGTGGCAATAAACCAGATACTGAATTGCTAGATACTATCACTAATATGTTAGTCACGGCATTGGGTGTACCTTACAGTGCACTCAATCAATTGGCTGAACAAGAATATGCTAAATCTATCGTTACTACTAATTTATTTTATTCCAAACAAATCAGACAAGATCAGGATATCCTTTGCCTATTTGCTGAGCATCTTGTTAAACAATATATAAAATTTTCTCCTAAATTACAAACTAAAATTCAAGCTATTATCAAAGAGTTTTTAAAAGATCCAGATGATACATCTGAAGAAGCTGAAAAGAAAAATGAAAAACGTGGTACAGTACCTTCTACCCAACATGCTCCTGAACTAGAAAATGATGTGATCACCAAACTCAACATGATTACAAAGCTAGTCATTGATAGTATCAGACTTAAATTACCCACACCAAATATTGCTCAAGATAAAGCACAATATGCTGAAATTACAGAATATATAAATGCACTTGATCAGTTCCTTAATGTCAAATATGCCAATGAATTAGTACCTGCTGATAACATGGAGGCTACTACTGCACTCAATGTAATCAAAGCTACTATTAAGAGTATTGCAATTGATGATTTCTTTAGTAAGGTTGGTGTAGTCAATACCATGGATCTTCCTTCCATCGAAGAATTTATTGCTAAACATGATGCCACTGATGTACTACAGATATTGATGAACTTTAATAAAGGACTCAAAGATGTAGCTACTAAATTTGGGAGTGCTGATCCAATGGGCATGGGTGGTAGCGATATGAGTATGATGGGAGATGACATGATGGGTGGTATGGGTGATGAAGGTATGATGGGAGATGAACCACCTATGGATATGAATATGGATACTGGACCAGAGATGATGCCAGATGAAGTGCCCACATCCACTAAAGAAGAAAATAAAAACATGGATGGTACTTTTAATATTCCTGAAGATAATAAGCCAGTGTAGTATGATCTCCTGGAGAGGGGCCCTATGGCCCCTCTCCAGATAGATCAATTAGATGTGATGTTGGTTAAACGAGAGTTCCACCAGTGGCTTCAGTCGTATCCGTAGCCACGGTGGTAGTACCACGATAAGACTCACCATCAGCAGCAGCCGGGGCACTCTCAGTCAAGAGCTGACCAGGTCCCTGGTAGTACTGATTGGTGGGATTGATTCCCCGATAGCCCTGGAAGGCCGTAGCATTGCCAGGAGCAGACACGGTATCTGGATTGTATCCACCACCGTTGACTTCATCGGAGATGCCGTAGTTCTTGATCACCGGCTGAATGGCTTCATCGAAGCCAGTCTTGCCGAGGATACCAGGCAGGGCCAGGTTGTAGTTGACCTGATGCATACGCAGCATGACAGCCACCTGGTAGGCCAGCTCACGAATGTTTTCGTTGTGCTGGACGATGCCGGTGTACTGGATAGTGCGTTCCTGCAAGTTAGTCGTGTTGATGACACGCTGCAACTGCAGGGGACCAATATCCGTCGGGAAGACGTTCGTGTAGAACGCCGCATCGATGATGCGATCCGGAAGCATGGTGGCATCGTACTGGATCGCCAGGAAGCTCATTGACCAAGCTGTCATGACCCAGGGCGGAATCTCACCGATGTCGGTGTTCATCGAGAGGGCCGAAGCATTGGTATCCGGATGTTGCATATCGAAGATCCACCGACGGTGCAGGTTCCAGCAGAGGTTGCCGGTCACTTCGGTGTATTCGATAGACGGTGAGATCTGACCGCGAGTGCTGCGTGTCGGGATCTTGAGTGTCTGGCCATCATGGCCAATGGGAGTTTCAGCAGTCTCAACTGCATAGTTAAACTCAATACCAGTCACAGACTTAGCATGAGTCTCGACCATGGACTTGAGCATCATCTGGAGATCAGGGATCCCATCCCACATGGAAGGGGTATGAAGCACCACAATGACTGCCGGAGTGAATGCCAACGGAGTGGCCGCATCCAACTTGGTATACTTTACACCAGTCCCAAGTTGACCACCCGTGAACAGGTTACCAACAGCTCCACGCTGTCCGATGCCAAGTCCGGTGATGTTACCGATCAGAGCATCCGTCATGGAGTTAGGCGCAGCAATAGGTTTACCGTTCATAGATTAAGCCTCCTCGGGGGTGTAGCCACTGCGCCAACAAACGATATCCACATCCCAAATGCGGTTCGGGGCATGGCCAATCAGATTGACAGTACCGTGGGTAGTATAACCGATCTTTTGTTCTTCATCAGTACGATAGAAATTCACTGAGACACCATATGTACCATTGAGCATATGCTGCATATCTTTCAGCGTAGTACGCTTGGCAGCAGCAGCCAGGATCTCAAACGGGAGTTCCTTACCGGCATGGACCGCCCAGTTGTACCGCACGATGTGCTTCGTATAGACCACGGCATCAGTGAAGATAGCCGAAGACAGAACCGAAGTGTCGTAACGATAAACAGTGCGGATATCCGGCCAGTGTACCCGATGACGATCGTAGAACTGGACATAGTTGAGACCATAGTCCCAGCTATCCTGCTTATGATCGACCTTGCAGGGGAACCAGTTCATCTTGGTGACCTTGAAGAGCTTGACCTGCGAAAGCGGGAGACCCTTCGGCATGCCATCCAAGTAGTTCTTGGACTGGTGATATGCACGCTTGGTCATGGCTTCCAACGTCAACGGAAGGAAACCCTCATACCTGGTATTGTCTACCAGATACCCAGCTTGCTGGTAGATCTCCACCCTGCAGCATTCCGTACCATGGATGATAGATTCCGGCTGCAAGAGAGCTGCACTGTGTACAGCCATACCAACAGACATATCTTCATCCTTGGTATTCATTCGATCCCGCTGACAATCCTGGGTAGACAAGATCACCTTGATGTCATCCCGCACAGCCAGGAAGCTCAAGAAAGCTTTCTTAGTTTCCAGCAAGACACCCGTATCCCAGACATGGGTAATGGGGAATCGAGCAGAATCAGAGATTTCCGGGAACAGATCATCTTTCAACCATTGACGAGTCAACGTTTCAATTGAAGTATCAGTAATATCACCATCAGACCCACCAGACAAATAGATAATATAATTCTGATTAAGGACAACACTATTGGGATCAGTAGCATCCATTTCGATTTCCACATGATCAAGATACGTACCATCAGCTTTACGACCAGTGAACAGATCGATCATATAGGGATTAGTTTCAGTCACATTAGGTTCAACATTAAGAACCGCAGTAGCTACAGCTTTATAATAGTTATCATAAGTGTGTACAGCAAAAGGAAGTTTAGAGAGCTGCATAGTCGAAGACCAGAACAAATCATCCAGTACATAGGTGAGTGCTAAATTCTTATCTAAAGTCTTATCAATAGCATCAGGACGAATACTGGCACGCACAAATGAATCACCATATGAAGAACGTACAGGAGAAACAGTATCCTGACCATACGTCTTTTTAACTACATAATACTGAAACTCCAAAGCACCAATACGGGATACCTGAGCTGCATCCACATTGATCGGATCATAATGAATCTTATATCCAAGTTCATCACCATATTCACCAGGATACAAAGCACGATGTGCCAACATTGGGAAAGTCTGAGTGGATACACCAGCTTCTTCTACAGTGACAGGTCTCAATGAATTAAGTGTAACATCCTGTGCAATGATATCTTTAGTCCATTTCAATTTATATCCAGGTTCCTTAATGATATCACCAGAAGTAGCATCAGTGAGCGGAATCTTATTTCCATCAGTATCTAAAACAAAGCCACCGAATTCATCTTTCTTATACTGGGTAATTTGTGCAGGAGTGATTTTCAATTTCAGTGCAGAAGAAGAATACTTAGCAGTATCTGGAGCCAGTCGGACATAGAAACAGCCCTGACGTTCAAAAAGATGCTGCATATAAACAGATTCACGAGAATGATATTTTGAATACTTGTCAAACGTACCTTCACCATACATCCATTTTGCAGAATCATAGGTCCCATTCCACGTAGGAAATCCAATGGGGCCTTGCATAGCACGCCCAAAAAACACGGGACGATGTAATGGGAGTTCTTCCCGATACAGCGGCGTGTAAATGGACTTGTCCAACACGTTCATTTGCGCATGCGGAAACGTGTTTAAGATAGACGTCGTACCCATGTGTGTGCTCCTTCCTGAAGGAAAAATGCTCAACGCTGCCGGGGCATCGTATAGGTTAACGATTTTGGAGCAATCTTGCCTATAAGATTGCCTGATAGCAACTTACTGAGGAATATAAAACTCAGTATACCAAATATACCCTTTTACCTAAAAGGATCCACATATGTTGAATAAAACACTGCTATCTACCCAAGCTGCTGAGCTCTCCGGTATCAATGCCACGATACCTAAAATAGTAAAATATTTAGCTGACAACAGAAATTGTTATCTTGACAATGGTGTGATGCGCAACATTTATCAAATGAAACCACTCATCCCAACAGCATTCAATATCATTTTTGATAATATCCTAGAAAGTGATAAATTAGATGTGTTTGCACCTATCCGTACAGATATGGGTACTGTACCTGAATTTCTTTCTACTAATGAATTTGTGTTGGATTTAAAATGGATACCCACAAGCAGTGAAGTACTTAGATCTTATCCAGAATTTCACCATAAAGTATTGATTAATTTAAGCCCTATCTTAAGAGTGAGTAAAACTACGCCGATACACTACAGCGTGAGTGACATCAACGTCATGCATGCTCTCTTTGTAAGAGCAGCTTTAGTTGCCTCATATCAAGATAGTGATGGTTGGCTTACTCCCCAATTGGGAGTATTTATCGCAAAAACCTATAGTATGGTGATTTCTAGCCTTTTGGCTAAGCAATATGATTTGACTATCGTAGAACAATATACACTTGCTAGTGTATTTGCACTTTATATGTGTCAGATGTTAGGTGATAAAGATGATGATCTTATCATGCCTGCACTGTTTAATCGATGCACTTTTCTTTTTCCTCAACACAATCAATTAATAGCTATTGCTAAAGCTATGGAACATTATTCAAAGATTGGACTCAATGTCGGTAGTATTTGTCAACTCATCTCTGAATTGGGACCCCAGCGTATGAAAGATTTTAATCCAAATATTCTGTATCGTAATATTAGTAATCTTGGTACTTCAACGATTCAAATGGCATTGGCTTTTGAATGTCCACCATTGTGGGTATATCAATTATTACTTACTATCTCTGGAGTAAAGACACGTCTTCATCATGTGCTCAAAGAAAATAGACTCTTTGAAGACTGTAAATCATTTGGACGTGAATTGAATACTTCTCGTACATTCATTGATATACTCAATACCAATCGTTAATATGTTTATTCATCAAAGGAGTAGTTCCCCATGACAGATACTGAAAAAGCATTATGTGAAATACTCAATCAATATTGTTTTGATTGGGTATGGAATGAACCACTCTCTGAACTCCGTGAAAATATCAAACCAATACTTCTTAGTACCAGATCACAAAAAGGTAATTTTATTTATAAAGAAGAACTCATTCCAGTACCTAATCAAGTAGATGGACCATTTTTCATGTATGGTATGTTTTATTCAGATGTCTGTGTGAATTTTACTATTCCAACAGAAACTTGGATAAGTCTAGAAACACTCTGTAATGATCACAATGTATTGATGGATATGTATAGTCATAAAGGTAAAGTCTGTCATAAAGGATATACTTTCATCCAGCTCAATAAGAGTAGGACTCGTATACTCATTGCTATCCAAAAAAATATGTGTAAACAATTCATTGATATAAATGATATGGATGAAGTCTATTTCACTGTACAGTTTGACAGTGATAAAGTCAATGAATGTACTGTCTATAGTCATTTCATCCCAACTACTGATATGTCTGGTACTTATAGATCCATGTTACTTCAACAACTCAATGCTTGGTCTCCTAAGTATCAACAGACTGTAATGTATATCAATGGTGTTGAATCTACTGACTTTGCTCCAAGTCTTAAGATGGGAGATTATATTGATGTTATTGTTGATGAGAATATAGCATTTAGTTTTGATCTTGATCTCACTGATATTACTAAAGATTTTGCTTATTATTCTGAAATGGATAAAACATATAAACAAATAATCCATATTCCCAAAACTTTAAATCCAATCAATAGAGTAATTACTCATGATACTTGTGATATCTGGGTAAGGAGGAAAGTCCCCCTTACCCGTAGTGTGGAAGGTGCATATATGCACCGTGCAGCTAAACGTGGTGTCACTAATATTACACATAATGATTTTGGTATCCCTTTATATATCTTAGATGCATTTCGAGATCATCTAGATACTCAAGATATCACATTGCATGTTGTGTGTCGTTATTATGATAAAGACAATACCTTAATAAGAGATGCATCATTCATTGATCTTCTTTATACTCAAGATGATGAGACTATCCTTACTACTTTAAAAGGTAATCTTAATTTCATTGGATTAGATTTTTGGAAAGCATATCAATTAGAACAAACTGAATATGTAAAGATGTTTTTCAATCTAGCCGAACTTTATAGTGTCAATTTAGAATATTATGTAAAAGCTTTAGGTTATTATCACACCATTGTACTATTGGCATCTCGTATAGCTACAAAGACCATCAGTATGGAAAGTACTCCTGAATTTTATGTGAATAGAGTTATGGTCTATGAAAAACCACCTCTTTATAAACAATATAAATCATTACCTTTGGTCTATCGCAATGGGCTCAAATTAAAATATAGTGATTATGGATATGTTGATCAGGGTGATACTATCACCATTAGTATGGGTGATGATGTAGTATCTAACAGTGGTGATACTTTTACTACAGTATTGTATCTCGATGATGATAGATCTATTTATCTTGTAAATCCCAATACCACAGATACTTTCATTCAACTTCCTTATACTAAATTTAAATTATATGAAGTCACCACTGATGAATATCGTACATTTAAGGGAGTGGATCAAACAAGTAATGTAAGTTATAAAGATGTGACTGATGTCTATGGACTCTATGCACTCCACACCACTGTGGATGGAATTTTACAATTAAGTTATGGTCCTGATATGCAAGACAAGACCTATGTTATTTGTAATGATAGATGTAGCTATGTTTATACGTATGATATTACTTCATTAGTTACTGCAGGTGAAAATGTGGTAATCCCCATTCAAATGAATGTGAAAAATAAAGCTAATGTACAAGTGCCCATCATTAATTTTAATAATATCTCAGTGTATATTAATGGTAGATATTTAATCAAAGACTTGGATTTCATTGTCAACACTGTCTATAATCATCTTGATAATGTATCATTTAAACAGATCGTAATTCAGACTATGGAATATTTGATTGAACCTGGTACTAATTGGGTAGAAGTAATCCTCAATACAGATGAGATTGATGATAGTTCTCTAAGTTTTCAAATCTCTGGTATCTGTACTGATCCTACTCCAGCCAATCTCTGGTTTCCCACCGTATCATTGTTACATATTGATGGTCAATTGGTGAATCAAGTGACTGATAAAGGAGTATATCTTTCTGTTGATCCTGATAAATATAGACAAGGTGCACCTTATGAGGTACAAACTAGTGTGCCTGGTATAGTAAGAGAGTTCATCTCTAAATATCATACTAATGAAGACAAAGCTCGTTTAGCAAAGATCAATGAATATTTTGGACAATTAAATCCCAATTATCCTGATATAACTTTATTACCACAATCACACCGTATATATTCTACACTACTCAATAGGGTACTGAGAGATATTGTATTCGGTAATAAACAAATGGCTGATGATCCCGATAGTAATCGTATTAAAGAACAGCTTTTAGACTATGATTATCTTCGTGAATTAGACATTGTCCAACTCAATAAAAACAATTCTATGTATATTGATTATTATCCAAGTTATAGACAATATGAATATACCTCTGAACAATTGTTGGTAATCAAAACTATCATCTCTTCTAACCTACCCAATGAAGCCATTAGGGCTAAGGCGGATACTCACAAATGAGCGGAAAGACTACAGTCAATTTATTTTGGAAAGAGGTACCCACTGGCTGCTACATGGATGATGTATACGATCCAGATAGGGACGGTACTGATCCTAATTTAGCCAATGGGAAATATGTCTTAAAAGAAGGATCTGCACCTATAATTGATCGTGAGATAGAAGGTGCTTGTTATTATGTCAAGAGTGTAGATCCCATCACGTTTAAACATACTTTTGCACCATTACGTATTATCATCCCCGATCAAGAAGATGAAGTCTCTATTGTTTCATATGGCAATGATAGATTCATGTTGTATTATGATGATAGGACTAAACCCACTAAACTCATCGTAGATTCTAAATTGTTTTTTGTTGGTCCTTCTTTGGTGGAGTATAGACTCTATCGTGTGTTGGCTGATGGTACCAATGAATACATTTCTCTTTATTTAGATGCTGATGAACAATTCAAAGGTGAACGTATCCCAATGGCCACAGCCATGGAACGTGGTGATATCAAATATTGTACCAATTGTCACACCTTAAATAAGATCATTGATGGTGAAGTCATTATCTTGGAGATCTACAATACTGTTGGTGTACTTTCCACTAAAGTGTCTTTAGTAGCTATGCGAGCAAATATCTTAAATGATTTAGCTACTGATGCAAATCCAATCGTCAAATTTGATATGGATTGTTTACAGAAACGTGGTGAAGATTTTTATATCTATGCTAAGCAAGATCCCTATCAATTAAATATCACGCCTTATGTAATTTATGCTAATGGTGTCAGACGTGATATTCCCATTGACAATCAAAGATGTTTCCTTTATGGATTTGAAGATTACAATCCTTCTTATCCTGGATATAGACAGCCCATTATGGCTAAGATCTTTTTATCCCCACGTGAAGTGGCTACCATTGGTGAAGATACTGGAAAGAATCGATATATCTCTGCAATCAGAAACCTAGTGACTATCCAGAATAACAATACTGTATATGCTAAATTCAGTCTCATTCCATATTGGGATAAATTGAGTCAATCTTACAAGATCAGATGGTTTGCATATGTCAATACTCGAGATCATTTCTGGGATGTAACAGACTTGGTACGTGATGATAGTGAGACTCCTTTTGATGGTACAAAATATACAGGACAGACACAAAAGCTGACTGTCTCTATGGATCTGGCACAATTGATTGGATCTGACAGTACAATCATCCATTCTCAAAATGTTTGGTTGACTTTGTATCCTCAAATAGATTATATGCGATACACCTTTAAAGATGGTGTCAATGATAATTATTGTTATGGTGTAGAAGCAGCTTTATTCAGACGCCCATACATTCATTATGATGAAACTTTGACACAATATTTCATCCCAACATCTATCTTTAGGAATAAAGAAGCAGTACTTGAAAATTTCTATTATAATGCTAGACCCATGTTTAATCCTATCAATGAGACTGCTCCTCCAGTACCCACACATTTTAATATCCGTGATATGTTTGGACGTATGGTCATCTCTTCTCCTATTGAAATTGAACAATATACACAGGCTTGGAGTATCATCACTACTGGTCTAGCTAGTCAATATGTCAATGATACCTTGATTGTAGAATGGTTAAAATCCAATGGTAGTGGTGGATATGAAATCATCTATGGTGTACCTGTAGAAGTACGCCGTAGTGATACTGGATATAACACCGTTATTAATTAAGATTATCTGACTAGGAGGTGGCATCTGCCACCTCCTAGTCTTTCGTCTTCTTTTCGTTTCACTCAAAGATATAATGGATGATATCCATCACATATTTAAATATATATTATTTTATTGAACTTTAATCCTTTAATATCTTTTACTTGGAGGTAATGTACATATGGATAAAATCTCAAAATTGAGACCTGAACTACAGGCACTCAAAGATCTATTTGATCCCCGTAAACGTGAACTAAAAAACATCCGTGAATTGGTCAAACATGATCCCTCTTATGTAAAAGAACTGCTGGGTGTAATTGAAGATGGACTTGATGATTTTAAATATCAATGTGAACTTGATAAATCACAACTTGCAAGTCAGGCATTGATTGGTATGATCGGCTTATTGTTGGATTATAAAAAGATAGCTAAAATCAACAGTGTTGCCGGAAAAAGAAAATTCTGTATCATGGTTATTGACACCATTTTATATCATTACCCCAACGGATATCCTTTTCATGGTAGTCCAAATGATAAACAGTTTGTAGATACCTTTTGTACTTTTTATTTTCATGAAAATATTGCAGATTTACATGGTTCACATTGGGAAAAAGAAACTAAAGATTGTCATGAATATATGTGTAAGCTAAAGGAACAATGGATATCTATCCAAACAGGAGAAACATCATGAAAAATTTATATCAATATGATGTATATGATCCGACTAAACGTGAGATTTTACATTATTATGGTATATCTGGTCCTGACCTGGAAGGTAATGATCTCATTTCTTTTAATATGAGAACTGAATCTAGTACTCATGCAAAATGTATCAAAAACAAAACTGTAATTCTGCAAGATGTGCTAGATAGTATTTATGTATTGGGTGGTACTTTGGATTCATGGACTAAAGTTCATCCATTTAGTGCTGTGCATGAAACACTTATGTTGGCTATGATGAATGATATTAAAAATGAACATGTAGATTTCCTTAGATATGTATATATGACAGATATTGATTTTACTGAACTCATGAAAAAAGGTATAGCAACATATACCAAAGAACATACTGCGTCAGTTGTATTTAATGATAAATGTGATAAAATGTATAATTTTCATAAACTTGAAAAAATCCCCATCATGGAGGAAACTGATGATCACTAAAATCATGCTTCAAAATCGTGAAGATGATTCAATGTGGCATGTGCATGATAAAATCATGTTTGATTTAGCACTATACGTGGATAATAGCTATTATGCTATTCACCTTGAAACTAAAGAAGAAAAACAATACGAATTAATTAATCAACTGTATTTGTTGGAATCTTTATTTGGAAAAAAAGAAACCCAACAAATCTCAAATTTTATTTTAACTGATTTTGATAAAGCTGAAGCTGAATTGAAAAATATCATGGATATGTATCGAGAGGTTAAACATGGTAAAGATTATGAAAAACAAGGTATGTTAAATCGAGTCGATTTATGTTAATAGTCTTATCACGAATAGAGAAATATAATGAATTGATCAATAGAGTGATTGAATATACCACCCTACCCGATGGGTGGGGTGGTCATGATACTGATAAAGCACCAAGTGATCTAGTCATCAATCAGGCACATCTATGGTTGCATCTTTGTAGTGAATATACAGATATCCCACCACCACACGTTACCTGTTCCACTGATAATGAAATTTGTTTAGAATGGAAACCAGATGGTGAATATAAAAGTTATTGTAGAATATTTATTAAAAATGATAGTATTTATGGTATGTTTGTGGATTATCAGAATAATAAATACTTTTCACAATTACCCTGGTTTCATGCTACTACTCGAAAGGAACAATTCAAACAAATGAGTGTACTTCTTTTAAGAAATATTAACAATCTTGAACCCAAAAAGGAGACTCTAAGGTATGATGGATTATATTAATGAATTGCTCAAAGTAATTCAATCAAATCCGATAGCAGCTAGTATCTTTGGTGCATCCACTGTAGCTGGATTATTTGTATGGGCTAGAAATATTCCAATGCAATTATTTGATTTTATTATAAACCGTATCACAAAGACTCTCACACTTGACAATTCACAACATGGTTACATTATCAATATATTGGAAACTTATATTGAAAAAATCTATTATGCACCTAAAAATGATTTTAGTCTATCCGATGATTTAAATTCTAAAAACCAAAATGGTTCTGCTGATAAACTAACCATTGGAGAGAATTCTACATTTTATTGTAAATTGAATGGAAAAATATGTAAAATCTCAAAATATATAGCAGGACAAAATACAAGAAATTTTACCATGGGAGCAATTGGTCATGGGCGTAATTCTACAGATAGGCAGGTTTATAATTTTACAATAATGACACTGCGAAATATAACTTTGCTAAATTGGTATACTGAGATCAGATCAATTCATGATAGGAACTTAAAAAAGCGAGATCATCTATTGTGTATTTTAGATGAAAATAGAGCCACCTGTGAAAAACCCTTGATCAATTTTGATAAACTTATTTTACCAAAATCCACTAAATCTCTGGTAGATACTATCATAAATAATCTTGAATCAAATAACACATTTTATCGAGAAAGAAATATTCCACATAAAGAAGGTATATTGTTATATGGATCCCCAGGTTGTGGAAAATCTCTCTTTATACAGGGTATAGCTAGCAAATATGGATATGTCATACAATATATTAATTTAAATCAGGTTGATGAGAATGGTTTGTTAAATATATTCACTACTGAAATGGAAAAGGTCATATTTCTCATTGAGGATATTGATTGTCAAATCAATACTTCAATCAATAGAAATGCTCAAATCAAGTCTGAAAATTCAGGTGTATCCTTAGCACTGTTACTCAATATCTTAGATGGTATCTTGACTAAATCTAAACAATTTGTAATCGTGACTACAAATAACATTGATGCTCTTGATCCAGCACTCATTCGTGATGGCCGTTTTAACAGTAGGATAGAATTTAAACCATTTACATCAGATTTGATTCTTGAATATTTAAAGATGTTCTATGGTGAAAATCTATGCAGTCTTCGTGAAGAACAAATAAAAAGCTTACTCAATAAATATCCAGAAGCTACCATCACACCTGCTAAACTTGCATCTATCTGTATCAGACATAAACAGGGTTTAAATAATGAAGCAGTCTCTGAATTAAAACAGCATTTAAAAACAACCATTATGCTTCAAAAAGAAGGAAACAACAATGGCTGACACATCATTTGAAACATCAAATGCATACTTAAAGAATTTCCTCAGAGATAAGTTATATGCAAAATATACAGAGACTAAAGTCGTAGAACATCATTGCGCTATAAATGAAACATCTAGTACTCCAGAATATAATTACATGTTGGATGAAATCATGTTTCCCACTACAAATGAATGGAATGAATGTTTTAAGATTATACTAAAAGGATATGGATATACCTCAGCTGAAATAATGAAAGCTAGTGAACAATTTATTTCAAATATTGGTGGAATGTTTTATCTTGAATGTGAAAAAGATCCCAAATATAAATTCACACATATAGATTACATCACCAAACAGATCACTGTTCTAGTTTCGCATGATAACAAACATCCATGGGAACTTAATCTTGAATTTAATGATAAAAAATCTTTAGAAAATGAATTTAAGTTTTTATCTTCAATCCCCGACATTCAACGTGAAACACGCCGATTTTTATATGATTACACTGATAATGATAAATTACTATTTAATATAGATTTTCCTAAAGATATCATTACCTTTCTTAATTTTGGTATAAATATAAACAGTCGAATAGATTATAAAAGAAATAAAATCATCTTAGAAGCCACAGTGGCTGAATATTCAGGTCAAAAATATTATTATACTGTAACTGGAAGTAGATTACGTGGCATGATGCAAAAACAACCCAATCACATGCATACCATTCCCCCAATTGAACGATACTTGAGTGATATTGGGATCCTTAATATGCATGAGATGTATGTTGAAATGTATCAGGATTTAATGCTCTTAATTTGAATATATCACTATATTTTTATAAAGTATTTTTATCTTATAATACCACCTCTGTTTACAGTCTATTCAAGTAGTGATCACCATGTAACTATATACCTACTCTTGGTATGTAAAAAGGATATCGACATGCAGGCTCTAGCTACTACAATCGATGTGGTGTCTCAGGCTGATGATATTAATCGTCTCTATGATGAATCTATGGAGATAGTCACACACTACTCTATTGAGCACATGCACTTCGAATTTGAGACGATCAATCCAAAACAATATAGACTGGTCCATCTGGATATGCCACGTGTGGGCGAATGGGATCAGATCTTTGTACAGGTACTCGGTGATATACTCTCGTATAATCAGTATCTCAAGTTGTATCCTACTTTTATAAAGAATCAATCTGCTACCAAACGTGTGATCTTTCCTTCCAATACTTACATTAACAAATTTAAATATGATACATCTCGAATGGATGCTGTGATTGAATGGCCCACCGTAGAAGATACTTCTATGTATCAAGAGCGTACTGTGATTTATACACCCATTTTACTTAAAATTATGCAAAGTATCCACGGTATGTTGACTAATCTCCATCAGCTACATAATCAATACAATCGTATACATCTCGTCAAATAGACAATGCCAATGAATTGGATACAGAGGATCCCCATGGGGATCCTCTGTATCCACACCCATAAAGGAGTATCTTCATGATCATTAAAGAAAGTGGTTTTTATGGGATCAGCCCACACCCTACAGACAATATCAACAGTCCCACCAATCAAATACCAACAGCAGTAGTATATCTCAATGGTGGGTGCATCGAAGGTGTCATTTCCAATATCCCAGGATTAGAAGTACATTTCCTTGATTATGATACAGATGGTATTGATCAAGATGATCCTAATCTGATGGATCTCTCTGAAGAAGAAGACAAAACTGATCTCCAATACATGAGTACTCATGTGACAAATGATATCATGAGTGATACCGAATATCAACATATTAAAGAATTGGAAGCTAAACGTATGGCTAGACATGAAGTCATTGAAAAGGAGAACAATAATGAACAAGTATGATGAAGTCCATTTCATGTTGGATGTAGAGTCTCTTAGTCTTCAACCCGATGCAGTCATTTGTACTATCGGATGTTGTACCGTTAATCCATTTATTCGACTCAGTGATCCAAATGCAACAATCTCTGTAACTTCAGCTTTATTTTACACAAAAATAGATTGGCAAGTGGAAGATGGACATATTAGTACTGATACTCTTAAATGGTGGTTTGATAAAGAAAGATCACAAGATGCACGTCAAGAATTAACTCAATCTAAAGTACCCACCAATAAAATAATTCCAACTATTGGAAAGGATATAGAACCCGTAACCCTATCTGTAGCAATGGATAATTTGATGGATTTTTTCAAAAGACTATCTAAACCAGACCGTGTTGATAATAAAAACGTTTATATATGGACTACCAATAACTTTGATACAAGTCTCATCCAATATCGATTTAAACAATTCGGTATCCCTTGGCCTTTCTATTATCGTAATATTTGCAATATCCGTGATATTTATCGTACTGCTAAAATTAAAGATCCTACTTTTGATGCTAAAGAATATATGAAGAATTTAACTACGGATAAATTTGCAGAACATCGTGTAGATTTTGTAGCACATCGTGCCGATAGTGATTGTATCACACAATCCATCACACTTGCTGAAGCATATCGTATCATCCTCAGCTGATATAACTAGACTACCATGGGACATGTGTCCCATGGTAGTCTAGACACAATCTTTATTTTTTTTTAACTATTTTGAAACTTTATTCTTTCTGGATTCTACTAAAGTGGTACCCAGGGTTATATAACACAGCATCAATTTTTGCACTTCCTCATAGAAAATGATCCCGAATTCCATGAGGAATAAACACATATAAAATCTATCTATAGAATTCTTTGTATCTTCTTCCTTTTTCAAATTACTAGAAATGTAATCAATAGTATTATTGATAGTCTTTAAGAGATCATCCCAGAATATTAGTTTCATAAGATCCAACATACGATTCACTGAGAGTCTCTGATTCAAATATGTGATCTTATCCCAATCCTGGATAGATCTTGATTCACTCATACTCTTGGCTAGATACTTTTCATTCTGAATCACTTGTATTTTAGAGTACATGAGCTTACCTTGAGAAATATAACTAAAGTCTTCTATCCCGATAGTAGACAAAATATCCTTAGTAAATAGGGTCTTTAGATCTACGTATTCTCCTCTCACAGTCTTCCCAAGGGTGATACCCAGGACCTGTGAAAAACGCATTGTACCTTCCCAATGTACCTTCCAATCAGCAAATGGCATAGTGATGATATTTACATTCTTTAAAGCTAAAGGATCTATCTCTACTTGTTTAAGTAAAGTCTCCAACTGATCGATATGTAATCTATGATTAGCAAACAATTCTTTAAACTTGGTGATAAAGTCTTTATATTTAAGCTGCATATTTTTTAACTTCACCATCCCGTCATTGAGAAGGAGTGTGTTCTCTGTATTCATGATCTCCCCTTAAGTTAAGTCTATAACATAAAAACCATAATAGAACTTTCACACATGAGGTGCCTTCAGGCACCTCATGTACTAATTGATAAAAGATAAGATTTACTTGAGTAAAAATTTGAAGTGCAGCAATCTCGATCCTCCCTCATCTGGTGTGCAGGCCTACCCCCGGCCTGCACACGCAGACTCGGTTCGGATCTCGTAAGGAATAAGAACTAGTACCATAAGATAACACAAAGAATATAAAATAATTTTAATATTCTTATTTTTATTAAATTAAACAATCTTAGTTTACTTTCATTACACTTTCTAAATAAGACAAAGGAATGAGATAGACAGGAGATGGATAAGACCATCTCCTGTCTATCTCGTCTTAAGAGATCCATATACAAGACAAATACAATATGGAACTAGGAGATGTATCTTAAGATACATCTCCCCATATATGATATGAAGATCCCCCCTTCTTCCCCCACCCCAGGCAAAGCGGCACCACCACGGTGTCGTTTTGTCTGTGGTACAATATTGAGATATTCACCTTGGGTCATCACCCTTAGGGGCTGTCTTTAGTGTGAGTAAATACTCAGGATATACATCCGATGACCTCAGGTCATCACTATTTAAAATATATATCATAATGATGAAGACTATGTCATATCTCATTGAAATAGTGATCTTGGATCGGCTTATCTCCGTCGAAGACGCCGGATGATCTGACTGTTTTTTCTATCCTTAAAAGGAGGATATTGATGTTTGATGCACATTGTGTTGTAGTGGATCCACTACAATCTCCATTTCCTAAATTATTGTATCATGATACATCTATTGAATGTTTGATCTTTTGTACCAATGATTGTTCATTCATGGGATATGATCATACACACTTACCTTTTTTATTTGGTAAAGATTTATTGTGTCGATATGATGTTAAATTTGTATTGAATAATGGTTCTAGTCATTCCATTGAGTTGGATAAATTATATAAATATTGTACTGGTGAATTATTGTCCAATAAACTATCTGGGGATTCTAGATTAGCCATAGTCAATAGTGATAATTCACTTACTATGATTAATTGTGCTATAGATCCAAGGGAAGTATTTTTTGAACTTTGTGCTAATGAAGAATATCATTTGAAAATCATTGATTTCTTAGATGAAAGGTTATATAAAGGGGTTACTTTTTATATGAAGCATGAATTCCAATTGGTTGAATATATATGTAATACAAAAGGTAATCATAAATCTATCCACACTATTGCTGCATTTCCTAAGATGGGATATCAACAATTTCATATGTTTGATCAATATCTCAACAAAGAAGGAGAAAGCTCATGATAGATCAAAACACACCGTTATATGTGGTGGATATGGTCCAAGATCTCTATGTCAAATTGGATATGGTAGATCGTGAAAGATTGTTTATACCACTCAGTATCACTCAAGTATATCGTTCATATAACGTATTGTTTAAGCTCGATAAAGATAATTTCAATATATCATTCAATATGTTTATTGAGAGATATTGTCCACCATTATATCAAATCTTACGTCAGGATAAATATAAGAATAGTTTCACTATTGAACAAATGTGTCAGCCTTTATTTATATCCCCATTGAATGAAATATTCTTAAATAATTTACAACAAATACATCCGGTGCATGGATTTCAATTACGTGAGTTTGATGAATTTACTGTAATGGAATACATCTACAATTATGATCTTAGTTATTTTCATTGTAAAGAAATTTGTAAGATACCAACTCCTGAGATAGTCAGTATCATGAAAAGTAAACATAAACTTTTCTTAGAGTCTTTGAAGATCAGATCTATCACTCCATGGTGCTAGATGTATCATGATCCAGCATTTAGGACTGATGTCAAAATCATTGAGATGAATAAAGGGCTGCCATATTGGGAACAGAGTCCGAGCACGATGAACTATCATGTACCAAGTAATATCAATAAATTATATCGAATGTATTGTATGGAATTCTATTTTCCCAATGGATATTGTGTCATTGAACCATTGGAAGACTTCATTAGAATGGCATGTCCAACACTCATGAATATACTCTCTCAATATAGTGAAAATAGTTTCTATCCAATTTTTAATATTTGTATGCTGATGACATCTATTGAACATGTAGAAGAATTTAAACATCAATTAAAAGAAAGATATCTTTCGATTGACGAAGTAATAAAATTCACGGTAATGGAATATATTTATGTTGAAGATATGAAATATATATGGAGTAAAGAGATCTATAGTTTTCCATACCCTTCAAAATTTGATATCATCAAACAGTTGCATAACAAGATCACTGCATGTGATCAGGAGGATCCCAGTGTCTGAGATCACTATGGCTATCCCATCTATCCTGGCTAACAAGATGAAGCAACGCTATCGTAGTGATACCTGTACATTTCATGGTCCACAGGAGACACTCCCCAATGGTGTCCTTTGGATCCGTAAAGGTATCAAATATTTTCTTAAAGGTGATAATACTGATATTGATAAACTGATCAGACAAGAACCCAATGTCATCCAAGCTATCACCAATACTATCAATCATGCAGAGGAGGATACCACATGTTGAACTGGATCAAAAGATTGTTTGGTATTAAAGCTAAAGTACAGTTCACTGATTGTCCACAGTATTGGGATTGTCAACATAAAGATTATAAAAGACGTTGTACTATCATGGCTACACCTGAGATGTGTCGTGAAATCAATAAAGATATGTTTCTGACTCCAAGTAAAAAGCTAAAGCCATATATACCAAATCATCGATCACATGGACCAACGATGCGACCAGCCCCACCACCACCTCATGTAGTAGCTGAACAGATCTATGTGAGGGATGACGATGATACTGATTTAGAAGAAAGTGTAGCTGCTGGATTGGTATTGGGTGCTATGATCATGAGTGATACTCCAAGAACGGATGATATTACCCCTGGTGGTGGATCATTTGGTGGTGGTGGAAGTGGTAGTAGTTGGGATAATAATAATGACAGCAGTAGTACTTCTTCTAGTGGAAGCAGTGATTCATGTTCCTCTGATAGTTCAAGTGATAGTGGTAGCTCTGATAGTGGAAGTAGTGATTAAATCATGAATCTTCAACTTAGATTATCTAAAAAATGTGATTATTATAGTGGATGTGGTGGTTATCCATATTCATGGAAAGATACACTTCAAGATATCAAATTAGCATTTGGGATGTTCTTTATACGTTTGGGTGGTGATGATTTTATTAGGACATCTATTCATTATAAATACAACTTGATAGATAAAGAGCAATTTGTAATTAATGGTGTGTCTCGTTTTAGAATCTCAAGTAGCCCCGATTCTGTTTTTTACTTATTGTATGGGCATGTTGGTAGAATTGAAGATCACAATCATTGTGCTACTTTTATATTATTTGAAAATAATATAAAAACTGGTGTGGTGTTACATTTTTGTACTAAAGATTTGTCTGGAAAAATATCCCAACTTCCAGACCTACCAATACATGAAGATAAATCTACGTTTTATGATGTAGAACCAGAACCCCATTATGGTGGGCTTATACTCATATGTAGACAGAAATATGTTGGTATACCAAAAAATAAAGTATTTAAAAGTACTGTTAATTTAAAATTTGATGGAGAAAATTTCCAACTAGCCAATATTGTAAATGAAATGGTCCATTGGTGAGTGTGATGGGGTGGGGATATCCCCACCCCATCACACTTGATCAAAAAAGATAGTATAGAAGAAAGATATGGAGGAAAGCATATGTATGTGATAGATCGACTCTATAGAGTCAAAAACAAAGTCATCAAGATCCTTGATATCAGTGAATGCACTTTGATTGATGTAAAGTCTCAGATAGATCTTGATACTAGATTTTTTATAGCAGTGAGTGTGAAAGATGATCCATGTTATCATACTAGTATTGGTCTACCTGTGAATCTGATGTTACTAGAGACTCCTTTTAATAGTTGTATTACTTGGACAGAATTTGAAAATACATTGACTGAGATGTGGGTCATGTCTTATAAAGAGAAGATCCCTGGATTTATAGCTAATGCTGATTTTAGATCCGCTTTACGTGGGTATTATGTGTTTCAATATTACAATGAATTGGTAGATGTGGAGCTCAATACTACCACTGTAGAAAAGTTTACCATAGATTATTTTGATCATAGGGTCTGGGATAAAAGAAACATCCCATTGTTTAAAGGTGTGATGTATGATCTTTTGATCACTGGACCAGAGAGACTCAATCATAAAAATTGTGTGATCTGTTGTAATGGGCACATGCTACTTACTGATTATATTCGACCTATGGATGATCATGGTGAACAACTTTTAGTCAAGGATGGTGCTCGTCATCTTTGGAGTACTAATAAGAATTTTTATCCAGATGTGATTTGTTTTGATTTTAGTGGATTGGGTGATATAGCCCAATATCCACTTTCTACATTTAAAAATTATAATATTCATTATGATGGAAAAAGTGATCTTTGTTTTAGATTCCCTGAATTAGACATGACACAATATACCCCTTTGGTAGTGATGGCTGGGAGTCTATTTTTTCCACATGAACTCACTAAATCCGGTGATAGTGTTTATTTTAATGTATCTAAATCTCGAGTAGGAGAGATGCTCCTTAAAAAGATCCATGATAAAGATGAATATATCTCAGGTACTATTGTACTGACTTCAGATTTTACTCCATTAGAATATTTGACAAAAGTGATGTGGGAAGATACTTGTCATGATGCATTTATAATCCTGATTAAGAATAATGAAATTTATATAGAAGAACATTTGGATTATCAATTTCCCATTAGTCAAAGTATTCAATCTCAAGTTGATATCCCAGGCATCTTACGTAAAAGGAGTACTGGATCAATTGAAGGATATGTTGATAGTAAGTATTATACTTGTCATTTACTTTATCTCAATAAGGAAAGCCCATTGTGGAAGCTATCTGAATTAGATAATCAGGGTGTGGTGGGTGTACCTATTTGGCATTGTAAACACACTAATAGATTGTGGGCTGATAAATTTAATGCATCAGATGATGATAGTTTCACTACTCAACATATTTCTACATTTGATATGTTTAATTTGATTTCATAAACACATGGGATGAGGGCTCAAGGCCCTCATCCCAAAAGGAGAAAGTATGGAGGAATCCAAAATAATTGATATGATTAAATACTATCACAGTGTTGATGATTTATTTAAAATTGATTCAGTTAAATTGGAGATTGCATTTATTTTTATAAATGAATATCGTGGAATACAGCATAAGTTGGATGAAAAAGGACTTGAAATTATTAATAAATTAGAAGAAGATCCAATTTATAAACAACATTTTGTATTCATTTTGTGTTCTTACATATATGAACTTACTGATGGACCGATATATTCAATATTTAATTGCAATACCATATATCAGAATGAAAAACTTTGGTTTAGACAAAACGTTAATTGGTGTATAGATCTTTTTAATAGAATTGATTCAATGGTTGTATCAAACTCTAAAATAAACTACTTTATAAGTTTTGATCATTTTTGTAATTATTATGATGTTAATAATAATATTAACAATAAATTATATATTAAATCGCTTTATGATAAGATTCATAAATCTAAAATATATTGGTATTTTGATGATGATATAAAACATAATGTTGAATTGTTTAAACATTACATTAGACGATATAAAGAAAACCAATTATTAGAACAATTGCAGGATCCTAAATATGTATATTCTCAAAATACTGAACTTGCAGATTGGATCATTGAAGAGATTGAAGAGATGAAAAAATGTGTGAATGATCCTTTCATGGATAATATCAGATTTGCCAGATGCGCTTCTACGAGTCAAATGAAACGTTATTATGAACAAAAATCAAGAGGATGCTGTGGGTTTTATGATGGTATTGTAGTTCATCCGAAATTTGGTAAATATAAGATTGGTTGTAATTACGGGCATTGACATTAACCTTAAACCCAAGAGGACATTATGGAACATGTTATTTATACTCAAAACACTAGATTAATGGATGTATTAGAAAAAGTAGAATCTGCTGTTTTTGAATATGCTAGGATTAAGCTTGTAGCTTCATTTGATATTTTATTGAAAAATATAACTACTAGAAGATATGTTTATCCAGATGCTCACATCATGAATATATTGTTTGTGAAAAATGAAGATGGTGATATTAATGAGTTTTTAACTAATTTGCGTAAAGTGTGGAAAAAACTCCCAGAGCACACACATCTTTATTATTTTGAGAAGATTGAAAATAAGTATATATTGATCTCTAAACATAAAGTAAATCTTTATTCTGATTGTATCCAATAAAATCATACATAGTTTAAATATATATTACATACTTGATACTATCCAAAATAAGGAGGATTACCAATGGCTGAATTCATCAAATTCAAAACTGCTGTAGCTAAACAATTTAAACTGATGTGTGAAAGTAATATATTGTATCGGGTAGATGTAAGTAAAGATGAATTGTGGGAAACTTATTTGGAATCTTATCCTGAAGAAACTAATCAAATTTATAAAGTGCGTAGAGAATATGATTGTAATTATTGTAAGCGATTTATTCGTACAATTGGTGATGTGGTGATCATTACTCCTGATAATAAGTTGATGTCTATCTGGGATATCGATGTGGATGTACCCCATTTTCAATTGGTAGCTGATAAGATGTCTGAGTTGGTAAAGTCAAAACCTATTTATAGTAAATTCATGCATATTGAACGTGTGGCTGGTGTAGATAAGAATTTCTATGAAATCATCAATCCTGATGAAAGTAAAAGTACTGGTACATATGAACACTTCTTTGTAAATATCCCTGACATTTATGTTGCATCTGAAACTACTATCAATGAAATTACTAATATGGTACGTACTGGTCAACAAGTATTTAAGCGTGCGTTGGATACTATCAACATTGAAGCTTTGGATGTAGTATTGGAACTCATTGATCAAAATACTTTAGAACGTGGTGAAGAATTCAAAGCTATCGTTGAACGATTCAAAGATTTAAAGATCGAATATGAAAAATTAACCAATGAAGAAGAAAAAGAATTGTGGGCATGGAATACAAGTGTTAATACAGCCAATGGTCTTGTACATATTCGAAATCATGCTATTGGTACATTACTCATTGATTTATCTGAAGATACTGAATTGGATGAAGCAGTACGTAAGTTTGAATCGGTGATGGCACCTGAGAATTATAAACGTACCAAATCTGTTGTTACAAAGAGTATGATTGATAAAGCCAAAAAGACTATCACTGAACTTGGATATACTTCTGCTTTGGAACGTAGACCAGCCACTATCAATGATATCACTGTCAACAATATCTTGTTCGTAGATAGAAACATTACGCCAAAACTCAATGGTGATGTATTTGATATGCTTGCTAAGACTACTAAGGAAAAGAAACAGTCTTTTGATAAAGTAGAAGATGTGACCATCGATACATTTGTAAAAGATATTTTACCCAATATCAGTACATTGGAGATGATGGTGGAAAATAAACATAGCAATAATTTCATGACACTCTTGACAGCTAAAGATCCCACTGCTAAATATATGTTTAAATGGGATAATCCTTTCTCTTGGTCATATCGTGGTGAGACAGCAGATGCTATCAAAGAACGTGTAAAGGCTGCAGGTGGTAGTGTGACTGGTGATCTGTGTATCAGATTGGCATGGGATAATGAAGATGATTATGATCTCCATGTACGTGAACCTAATGGATATGAGATCTTCTTTATAAATAAAGGACGTATGTCTCCAAATGGTGGTATGTTGGATGTGGATAAAAATGCTCAAGGATATACTCTTACAACTACACCTGTGGAAAATGTCATCTATACTAATCGTAGAAACATGCAAGAAGGTATCTATCTAGTATATGTACATAACTATTGTCAGCGTCGTAATGTGGATTATGGGTTTGAATTGGATATAGATTATCTTGGTAGTGTGACAAAATTTAGTTGGGATAAGCTGTTTAAAACTAATGAACGAGTCAATGTGGTAGCATTTAAATATACATATGAAACTGGAATTGAAATTATGGATTCTATCCCAGCTAGTGATATGTCTAAGATCATTTGGAATATACCCACACATAAATTTGTAAAAGTGAAAACTATGATGTACTCACCTAACTATTGGGATGATCATGGTGTTGGTAATAAGCATTATTTCTTTGTACTCAATGATTGTAAATGTGATGAAGCTGTCCGTGGTTTTTATAATGAATTCTTGAAAGAAGAACTTCATCTTCATCGTAAAGTGTTTGAAGTGTTGGGTGATAAACTCAAGATGGGTGTTGAAGATAATAGCACTCTTTGTGGTGTTGGATTTTCTAGTACACTTAGAAATGAAATTGTGTGCCGTGTGACTGGGGCATTCACTCGAGTCCTTCGAGTGAAGTTTTAACTTAATCTTTTACTTGGAGGATACTCCCAATGGCTATGATCACTGACAACATCTTCGAAAGCGCTACCCGTCTTGGCCTGACTTTCTCCACTTCTGTGGGTGAACTCATCGTCACTGATATTTGGCAGCTGCCTCTTCAGGGTAGCCGTTGTAACTTGGATGCACTGCTGGTGGATCTCCATAGTCAGCTCAAGAAGGATGAAGAGACTATCACCACCTTCATCCCGGAAAAGCAGCAGATCACTACTGCTCCTACGGCTGACCAGTTGAACAAGCTGCGCTTTGATGTGGTGAAGCATATCTTCGACGTCAAGTTGAAAGAAGCCAATGATGCCAAAGAGCTGCAACGCAAGCGTACCCTCAAGCAGGATCTCCTGGCTATCAAGGCCCAGCGTGAAAAGGACAACCTGGCCTCCAAGTCCGATGAGGACATCGATGCCCTCATCGCTGGGCTCGATGCTTAGGTCTTAAGACCATCAAACTAGGATAGGTGTGGGTGGGATATCCCACCCACACCTATCTAAAAAGAATAATATGCTTATTAAATCTCCACAGTTCGAAATCGATATCTCAAATAATTATATGATGTATTTCACTAAATTATCAGTATCAATACAATCAATGGTTAAATATATGAATGATATAGCTAAGACTTCAGATAATATTCATTATCGCTTAATTAAACAAAATGTACATGAAAAATATGATCCTGGTGTATCTCACATGTGGACTTATTACGATCATGAATTTAATACACTCATTGGTATAAAGTTATTTAAAGATGGTATGATACAGTGTCATTGTACTAATGGCAAAGAGCATTCATTTCACGAATGCTCTTCTTTAGCTGGACGTAGGACTATGTTAATCACTATAAATGATTTTTATTTTTGGTTTATATCTGGATTTATTAAAAAAGGGAGAAACCCATGAATAAATTGGACCTGACTCAATATGTGGAATCAGCATCATTTGATCGGATGATACCAGCTTTCACCATTAAAGGTACATGTAGTGTAGCTATTAATAGTGACACTAATAATTCTAGGGAACTTGCAGAACAATATACTGAGTATTGTCTACGTGTTTGTAAATCATTCCATAAAATAAAGATAAATAATGCACCACCTGAAATGAAATATTACTACGGACAGGAGATTATATCTCTTCCCAAAATGTTAAACAAAAGAGATCAGCAAGAACTCCATACTGTATTGAAATATCCACTTGTGAGTTTCGGACTAGTATTAGAATCACCAACTCCACCAATATTTTCTCCGAATGGTAATACCCTTGTACCTGCTAGAATGAAAAGTGTACCATCTGGTGAAATATATCTAAGTTACGCTTTAGAAAATAAAACACATATTACCGAGGTTATATCTGATTGGATAGTTAAGCTTCAACATCCTGAAGAGTTTAAATCAGATGAAGATCCCATAGTAAGTTGGCACCATGATACTTATTCTACAAGTATGTTATTTATCGTGTACAATGAATTACCTACTTTGGAAAATATTAAAACAGTTATTCAAGATGTTTTAATCATAACTCGAATGTTTCCAATTATAACACCATATGAATCTTTAGTTTAAAAGAGAATATCATGCCAGAACAATCAACCAAACTTGAAATCTTTAATAAATTGAAGATCCTTAAATATTATCAGGATGATGGGCATGGTAATAAAGAATTTGTACCAAAGACAATTGAGCTTGAAACTGGAGAAGTACTCAAATACAACCCAGTCGATTGTTCAGAAGAAGCTGATTTTGATGCAGCATTATTATTTATATATCAGTTGAATTTTGAATATTGCAGTTGTGCTAATATAGAAGCTGAATTAAGAACTATCTACAGATGTTTAAAGCATGCAATGAATGGTGATATGGAACTTTATTGGGGTGAAGAAGAATCAAAACATTATGGTGAACGGATGTTTATTATTAAGACTTTAGATAAATTGGAATTATTGGAGCATGGTACTAGTGTACATTTTTCTTGGCTTACTGATAAAGGTAAAGATTTATTTCATGATCTTGATCTCATCTTTACATATGGGTGATGATGGTACATTCACGATGTATATTGATGCAGTGGCTGAGACCTATGCAGTGAGTTCCACTTCTAAAGAACGTATCCCTTGGGGAAATAAATCTATAGTAGAGATGTTTGCTGATGTAAGAAAAAGATCTATCATATAGATTTTCTATCCTTAGGAGGAGTAATGATCAAGCTTATTCAATTAATTTGTGTTTCAATCATTGTGATGAGTATCATTGGTGTACTTGCTTGGTTTAGTACTATTGTTTTGATTGGTGTCGGTGTATTGATCACATGTGGTATTTTGTGGATGACTGTGATCGAACCAATCATTTATAAATTTAAGAGAAAGAAATATCTGACAAAACTTTGGTGATGATGGATGGATCCCCTGTAGGGGATCCATCCATGTATAACATAAAGTCATTCATTTTTAAAACCTGAAAAGATAATGTGAACCATTTGGAGGTTATTGTGGAAAATATTTCACACGATTTAGTAAAACATAGAAAATTAAATATTATTATGGATGGACAATTTGGTTCTACTGGTAAAGGGAGTTTAGCTGCATGGTTGGGTACTATATCACCAGTTGAAATATACGTAAGTAATCTTAGTCCAAATGCTGGACACACCTATGATTTACAAGATGGATATGGTCCTAGAGTAGTAAAACAATTACCTATTGGTGGGATTATTAATAAACGATCACAGATTTATTTATCTCATGGATCAATCATCGAACCAAAAGCTTTATTAAAGGAAATAGAAACATTTAATGTTGATAAAGACCGAATATGCATTGATCCTAGAGCTGCTATTGTTACCGATGAATGTAAAGCTTTAGAAAAAGATAATTCTTCTTCAGTAGCTAAGATAGCTAGTACACAGAGTGGTACTGGTGTAGCACTTAGTCAAAAAATCATGCGTAGTGCTAAATTAGCAGAAGATATTCCAGAGTTAAAAGATATGATACATGAATTTGATTTAATGGAACATTTACAATTAGGATCAACTGCAGTTATGGAGACATCACAGGGTTTTGATCTTGGATTAAATTATGGACTTAGTTATCCACATTGTACCTCTAGAGATGTGACACCATCTCAATGTTTAGGTGATGCAAAAGTGCATCCAAAATTCTTAGGTAATGTATTTCTTACTTTAAGAACATATCCAATACGAGTGGGTAATTTGAAAGTTGGAGATATTACATATGGTGAAAGTGGACCATTTTATCTAGATTCTAAAGAGCTGAGTTGGGAAGAATTGATGGTCACACCAGAGAAAACTACAGTCACTCAACGTATACGTAGAGTAGCTACATTTTCACCAACACAATTGAAAAGAACGATATATTACACTAAACCAAAACATATATTTTTGAATTTTATCAACTACATCTTAACTGAAGAATATATTGAAATTATAATAGATGCATTCAGACAAATAAAACAATTTCCAAGTTTATTAGGATTCGGTAGGAGTATACTTGAAATATCACGAGCAAGAAATTTAACAGAATCCAAAGATATCATGTATGCACAATTATGTAAATAATATTAGTTTTTTATGTAAATATTATAGTACTTTTCTACAAAAGGAGATGACATATGACTATTAATTTAGATAAGTATTTTCATATAGATGAAAAGAAGAATGCTACTATCTTTCTTGGTGATAAGTTAGAGATATTCATTCCCACTAGATATATCAACTATGGTCTTCTCTCCCATGATAAATCCCTTAATGCTTTAGGTATCTTTGAAATGAAGATCAATGACACTATTACAGGTGGACTCTGTCTCCCAGCTAAACTCAGTATGATACCAAAAGAAACTTATACAACTACTATTGATGAAGTGTCTTACATGGTAGCTACATTTCAAAAACATGATACCTTCATTGAGAATATGACGGTCATTAAAAATGATGCTTTAGGATATGTCCTTTGGAAAGAATTCATCTCTTTAGGTAATTTACCTAAGTTCATTACGTATGATAATATTGGTACCCTCTTTGATCTCATTGCTCAAGTATGTGGTATCAATTTTGGTGTCAACCATGCAGTCTTTGAAATGATCTATGCTCACCTCTATAGAGATCCAGATGATATCACTAAAGAGTATCGACTTTCTAAAATGAATAAACCACCAGTCTTCATTGAACTCAGGAATGTGAGTTATGGACCAGATACTACTACGGCTAAGATGCTTGGTAGTTATTGGAATGATGGTATCAATAGTAGTCTAGTCAATGCTTCAGATAAGGTCTCTGAGTTAGACCACACCCTATTTAATTAAAAGGAGATACACCCAGATGCAGACATTTAAGATCTATTGGATAAATGGTACTACTGAAATCCTTATGGGGAGAGATATAGCAGATGCTTTTAATAGTGTTGGATATACTAAAGACCATGTAGAATCTATGGAACGATATGTACTAGTAATTAATGCTGATCCCACTTTAGTAGATAGTACCATCTTTTCTTGTGGACGATGTAAAAGCATGCCTACTATAGAAAATAAAGATATTGAAAAGTGGTTAGTCTATTGTCCAGACTGTAGACAGAATGCTCAAGCTAAATTAATATTTGAACAAGAATGCGATGCTAAGATGGATTGGAATAAGAAACAATTAAAATATACTAGACTCCCTCTAGATACTGGTGAATAAAGTTAAGACAGATGGGAGACGGCCTAGGCCGTCTCCCATCTCTGTTTCACATATATATTATTTATTTGATGAATTTTAATGATGATCCAATTACTATTTGATTGGACCATTTACCAAGGAGGCCTTTGCGGTGCACAATACCTACAAACCCCAATGGTGTCTCAAGGCCGGATACACTGTTGTTTCAGCAACAATGCATTCCCGTACAAAAAACAAACAAACCCACATAAGATTTCTATTCAAAATAAAAATTACTATTACAATTTGATGCTCCCCGAGAGGGGAGCATCTAGCATATCTTTTTTTTGTTTTTATATAAAATCTAGTAGCATTAAAGATGCTGATCATTTTATTTCAAATATATATAATTCATTTGATCTAATCTTTAGATCTGTGTCTATGGAGATCACATTTGGTTCACTATATACTCATCCCAATAGGGATAAGGACGGATAGCATCATGTCGACTCCCATCAAGCAGTTTTTCATTCACCGTTTGGATATCTTCAACTGGGTATGTTTCATGGTGATATTACTCACCGTAGAGTATATCTCGTACTGTATTGCACCAGACAATATACTCGTATTCATTGGTACAATTTCAGTAATCATGTTTCTCATATGTCTTTGGTTTACTTATCTTAGATCACCTAGACGAACATATCGACCCAAATGGATCAAGACATATCTTGAGTTCATGGGATACCATATTTATTCTGAGACAGAACTTAAAATCATCTTTCAATGCAACATAGTGGTGTGTATCATCACAATTGTTATGTTAGTAGAATGTATCTATTTCTCATATCGTCCGTAATCAAGCACAGGGGAGAGGCACCCATCTCCTGGGTGCCTCTCCTGACCTGGCTGTTCACCCCAAACAAGGAAGCTCATGGTGCCCACATACACCATAGGTATAAGACAGCTGATCCTCATCTATCCTACACCCATAGGATATTTGAGATGAAATATATTTAGATCTATATTTTTTTTTCATGATGAAAGAAATAAACTATATACTGTGAGTGATCCCATTATATATTCAAAACATCTTATGTCTATAGATACTCACACTAGTAATAGTGTTTACTATATCATTTGGAAAGGAGTCAAGCAAATGGATGCATCTTGGAAATTTGTAGTGGAGGCTATGTCTGTAGTCGATGGTCGTATGATCAAAGGACTCAAGCCTGATGCTCAAGGATACTACCATGATATCCCTTTGATGGGACTAGGTATGTGTGCTCGTAGTGGTATCTATTACAATCCTAAACCTATCATCGATGCTATCCGTTTACCAAAGAGTACATTCAATATGAAACTCACTGATGGTAATCTCTTTGGATGTATCAATCATCCTCCTACCTTTAAGAAAGAAGATATCCCTCTCATGTTAGAGATAGATCAAAAAGAAGTCTCTCATCATTTCAAAAAGATCTATAGTGGTGATCTAGGTAATGACACTGGACTCATCTTAGGATGTCTTCGTCCTTGGGGTCCCTATGGTCAGTACTTAGAGACCTCACTGCAAGATGAACATGTCAATACCTCATTCTCTGTACGATCATTGTGTAAACAGTATATGGAGCCCAACACTAGACGTATGTGTCGTGATGTCGAGATCTTAGTGACGTTTGATTGGGTCAATGCTCCTGGATATAAAGAGGCTAGTAAACGCTATGTACCTGCTATGGAGAGTTACACTATTGATATCATCCCTGAAGAGTTCATTGCTGCTGTAGAGATCTGTGGATGTGAGTCTATCAAAGACATTGATCTCATGAGAGTGTTTGGTATGAGTCAGATCGAGATCGGTGAGATCCGTGGTGAGTATAGAGCTGGAAGAAAGTCATTCATTGGCACTGATGGGGATAGACATAGCTTGGTCCATGCACTGTTGGGATGTTAGGAGGATATATGTTTAAAGTACCTAAGATGCTTGATGGTGAAATCGAATCACTCCCTGTAGATCCTTTGGAGATCCCAGAGCCTACACCAGAATCTACTCCAATTCCAGTGAAGACAGAAGATTACAGTGACCAATATTTACATAGTCTCACTGATGCTAAACTCATCCCTACTAAAGCTCTCACTATTGAGCATACTGATATCATGGGTCCTATGTCAAAGTGTCCAGTCTTTATCCATGAGCTCCAAGATGGGAGTCTGCATTGTATCGCATATGTGATAGGTCAGATCGGTGATGTCAACGATTATCTTGATCTCATTGATATGATCACAGTACTACGTGAGCAAGATAAGATGCGAGTATATATTGATAGTCCTGGTGGATATGTGGCTACTGGAGCACATGTGGCTAGTGCTATGTCTTTGTGTAATGGTGAAGTCACTACTGTAGCAAGAGGTTTTTGTGCATCAGCTGCATCCCTCATGTGGTCAGCTGGACACAAACATCAACTCACCCCATTTTCTTTATTCATGTACCATATGAGTAGTCATGGTGATATGGGTAATAGCTTAGGTATCCGCAATCGTGCTGATGATATGATCAGATATGTCAAGACTACATTACTCCGTGTACCTTTAGAAAAAGGTCATATCACTCCTGAAGAATTAGATCAGATTTGTATCAAAGGTGAAGATCAATATATTGATGCAAAGACTATGTATCAGCGTCTTCGTAAAGGAGTCTAGTATATGAGTCAATCACCTTCACCATATGGGTTTTTAAAAGGATTGATGATCAATATGGATGACATCCCTGCTGATCCTTTGGTAGTAGAAGAGACTCCCATTGAACCTATTGATACTCATCCTGATGAGACACCTGATATCACACATCGTGTAGATGGAGTCACTATAGGTACTGAGAGTATCTCATCTTTCTATCAATCATTTCAAATGGAAAAACAAGATCCACTCACTATAGAACAGAATGCTCTCAATACTCCTAGTAAAATGGGTATGTTCAACACTGTAAAACCCATGAATCACATACCCCAGATACGTACTACTGACCAGGTCAATTTCAGAGTATTCCTCAAAGCTCAACATGAATTTACAGATGAGTATATCACCAGGTTATGTAGATTCTTAGATAGTCGTACACCCAATCAAACTATCACATTTTATCTTGGTAATAGTTTATCATCTAGATACACCATGATCATTGGATCTGTCTTGTCATCTATCATGTCTTGTCCAGCTAAGACGATAGCTATTGCTGCTGGATGTTGTGGTGTACCTGAGTCTATGATGTGGTGCTTTTGTCAGGAAAGACATATCGCTGAATATAGTGCACTCACTTTTGGTGGTACCAATCTCATCACCCACTATTCTTTTTATAAATACTATTTAGAAGTCTGTTTTGAAAGAGCTGTGGAAGTGGGTATATTGAGTAAAGAGCAAGTGGATACTATTTGGAATGAAAATAAAGAGATCATGATCACATATGTAGAACAGCAATAGTGATATATTGGGATGGGGGCCCAAGCCCCCATCCCATATGCTGATCATCTTTTTACAAATATATATAATCAAAGTGAAGATAAACTTAAAGCCTAGGAGAAACACCATGGCAAGTTATAATTTTAGCCTCCCCGGCCATTGCATGTCTTTCATTTCGAAGTTGCGGAAGCATCGTAATGACCCGCGTCGTTTGGTGGATTACATTCTTGTAGCCTTCGATACCACTGATCCTACCCATCCAAAGGAGCACCCCATGTGGGAGCATCTGGAGGAAGCCATTGCTGTCTGCAAGCAATATGGGTGGCAGTTCAGGACTATGTCCTGGAAGGATCAGGGGATCCAGGCTGTGGCAATATCCCCAGAAGAAGGATATTACCATTCCAAGTTTCAACACAGCCATTAAACCTTCTAACCTAAACGAGGTATATCATGCAGCGCATTATCACTCACTCCGGTAAGTTTCACGCTGACGAAATCATTGCATGTGCCATCCTTCGCATGCTCAATCCACAGATCGAGATCATCCGTACCCGCGACACCAGCATCATCACCGACGATGATATCGCGGTCGACTTCGGCGGGATCTATGATCCCGAGAAGTATCGATTCGACCATCACCAAAAGGACGCCCCCAAGCGTCCCAATGGCAAGTCCTACTCCAGTGCCGGCATGGTCTGGAATTCCCCCCAGGTCCACTGCATGATGATGCAACTGGGCATGCCCAGCAATCTGCTCTCCGAAATCGTAGCTAAGGTTGATGAGAGCTTCATTGCCCACATCGATGCGATCGACTCCGGGGAAGGATCTCTCGAAGGCTACAGTTTCAGCGCAGCCATCGGGTCCTTCAACACGTTCAATCTCCAGGATGGAGAAGACGTGTGTTTCATGAAGGCCCTGGACTTTGCGCTGCAATTCCTGCCAAATATCATCCATGAGACTTATCTCCGCCTCAGTGAGGCGGAGTATGTCCGCGATGCCGATACGACGTTCGATGGCAAGGTCATCGTCCTTGGTCGGGGGGTCCCATGGATCGAGACCGTCCTGACCGAGGCGAAGTTCGACAATGCCGAGTTTGTCATGTTCCCTCATATTGATGGGGTGACATGGAGACTCCAGGCCATCCCCAAGGAGATGGGGAGCTTCGAGAAGCGTCGAGCTTTGCCTGCCTCTTGGGGCGGATTGAATGGTCAAGACCTGGAATACGTCACCGGCGTGAAGGGTGCCGTGTTCTGTCACAAGGCCCTGTTCATTTGCGGTGCTAATAGCTTTGAAGCCATGTTTGACATGGCTGGGTTGGCAGTGTCGCAGTAATTTATATCTGCATGGGGGCCCATCCTTGGGCCCCCATGCAGTACTGTGATTATTTTATTTTTTCATTTCTTGGATCACCATATCTAAAGTCTGGGTTTGATCAGATAAGGTGTGTATAGCTTTTGTAGAATGTTGCATAGCTGTAAGATTTTGTTTAGCTATATCTGCTGTAGAGATGATGAGTCTACCTATTTCTTCAGCAGTAGCAGATTGTTCTTCAGCAGCTATAGCAATGGATTGTATTTGACTAGTAGTACCATCAATAAGAGTATAGATCTCAGAGAGTGTATCACCACCTATCTTGACACGTTTATCTATTTCATTGATAGCTGAAGCTACTTTCTCAACATAATTAATACTTTTTAATGTACTATCTTGAACAGTGGTAATGGTGGTTTCAATATCACGTGTAGCTACTTGTGTACGTTCTGCTAACTTTCTTACTTCATCAGCCACTACAGCAAAACCTTTACCAGCTTCTCCGGCGTGAGAACTTTCGATTGCCGCGTTAAGTGCTAATAAATTAGTCTGATCTGCAATATGTGAAATAGTTTCAATGATCTCATTGATACCACCGACTTGATCACCTAATACATGAATATCATTTTTAAGGATGATAGCTAACTCTCGGATACCATTGATTTCACTGATGATAGTTTGAATAACAGTAGTTCCATCATGTGCTTTCTGTTTAGCTATAGATGCTGATTCACTAGTGTGACTGCTATTTTTAGCTACTTCTAAGATGGTAGCATTCATTTCTTCTACTGCTACTGCTGTTTCATCCATCTGAGTAGATTGTGCTTCACTACCACGAGTAGATTGTTCTATTTGTGTGGATAAAGATTCAGTGTGATTAGCTATCTCTCTGACTGTAGTGTCTAATTTGATAGCAGCTTGGTGGATACCATCTTTGAGTGCTTGCTCAGCAGCAGCTTTAAGCCGATTGACATCTGTGATATCTTGGATGAGTTCAATATATCCGATGGTATCACCATGTCTATTTTTGAGTATGGAAGTATCCACCATGTAATCATTTTCTGGTATGCCAGGTATATTGAAATGGCATTTTGTATTACCTTGTTTACATTGTTTTACTGCGCAATCAGTTTCATTACAGATGGTAGTACCTAAAGATATACAAGCTTTTCCTATATAAGTTTCTTTATCAAGATGAAAAGTCTTGAGAGCATGATCATTAAGATATGTGATATATTTTTCATTACTGACTACCATGATAGGAAAACTAATAGAGTTCAATACATTTTCATACCAATGAAGTTTATCCACTACTGTATCCAATGCTTTATTGAGATACTTTGATGTTTTACCTATTTCATCATCACTGTTGACCTGGAGCCTTGTAGTGAAATCACCTTGAGAAAAAATGATAGCTGCATTAAGTATCTTCTTTAAAGGTACACTGATCTTTTGTACAATGAAGATACTGATAGCTATACCAATCATAAAAGATAAACCAAGTACAATCAATATAGTATCCATATCACGATTGACAATACGTTGTGTCTCTATCTTAGCTAGTGAAGTAGATTCTTTAGTATCTTTGATGATAGCTAAGATCTCATTGAACATTTGACCGTTGACACGATTTCCAACAGTATAACAATAATCAAAAGCATTTTGATATAAATCAAGATTATTAAGATCATTTTCCCATGTATGTATCATATCAAATATCTTATTGTTTTCTCTTTTAGCTTCATCTAAAGTGGTAGTGAATTTCTCCCATAATACCTTTTCTTTATATCCTCTGGGTATAGTACTGAGTGTTTTGATTATTTCAGTATATTTATCTCTATGTAATTTGATATCCTCGTATTGTTTAGCTCTTTGTTCTTTAGTGATATTTCTTTTAAGCAACATAGTCTGTGCTAACAATATTGATTGAAAATGATAGGGTAAAATATTGAGTGCTTCTAAACTTGGTAGATGTGTTTCTGTGATAGTGCTGAGTGATTCCTCTGCATCCTGCATCCCAGTGTATCCTACTATCCCACTAATAGATGAAATACAGATCAGGGCCATAGTACCTATGATCAGTTTAAGTTTTAAAGAGATGTGCATACTACCTCCTATATATGTTGTGTGCGTATAATATCTGAGTCATCAATACATTGAAATCCATGAATATACAAATATATATTACATATAGGATACAACCATTTATTTAGAGAGGTATGTATGTCTGAAAGATCTCGTATTTGTTTTACTGTTGATAGTGATCTGGTAGAGCACATCATCATGCGGCTAGAAGCTACCTGGGGAATTAAAAATGCTTCAGTGAATCCCATTTTCTCAGGTACTCATGGTGAGTACCTAAAGATGCTTCGAAAGAAGAAAAAGATGACCCAACAACAATTAGCTACACTTTCTGGGGTACATCAAGTGAATATCACAATGATGGAACGTAACAAACGTACTATTGGTTTAAAGAGTTCAATAGCTTTAGGTGAAGCCCTTGGTGTCAACCCGTTATCATTTCTTATGGAGGAATAGATGATTTCATTACCTATCGATAAATACTATCCGGAGATCATGGCTTCTATCAAAGATTATCCGGTGACACTCATTGTGGGTGAGACTGGGTCTGGTAAATCAACTCGTGTTCCTCGGATGTGCATTGAAGATGGTCATTCTTGTATCATCACTCAACCCAGACGTTTGGCTGCTATCAATGTGGCTAAGCGTGTGGCAGATGAACTCAATGGTGACTTGGGTGGTGTGGTGGGTTATTCCACCAGATACGAAAAGGAGTATTCAAAATATACTACTTGTTTATTTTGTACTGATGGTCTTGGTCTGGTGAGAGAGATGTTGACTGAACATAAGTTTGACATCCTCATCTTAGATGAAGTCCATGAATTTAATTTATCTATTGAAGCCTTGTTGGCTTGGATCAAATATCAGTTGGATCATGGTGAAATGAATCGTAGATATGTACTCATGTCAGCCAGTGTAGATGTGATTAAATTTAAAGAATATTTTGGTGAATATCTCCATATTTTAGAGGTTGAAGGTCGTACCTTTCCAGTGATAGATCACTCTGAAAAATATAGTAGAGTGATCTGTGATGAGCATGATGTATTTAAAGTGGTTGTTAATTTGATACATGAAGAAAAAGATATCCTTATGTTTTTGCCTGGTAAAAAAGAGATCTCTGATTATAAGCGTAGATTCAATGATGCTGGTTTAAATGCAGAGGTATTAGTGTTACATGGTGATATGACATATAAAGAACAGTGCTTAGCATTTGGAGAATATGGTAGACCTAGGTTAATCTTATCTACTAATGTGGCACAGACTTCAATTACACCAGATGTTGATGTGGTATTGGATTCTGAATTGGAAAAGTGTATATTGATACGTGATGGTGTAGAAGGTCTTTATCTGCAACGTATCTCCAAAGCTGATGTGCAGCAACGAATGGGTCGTGCAGGTAGAACCAAAGTGGGTGAATATATTTCATTTATTCAGGTAGCCAATTTAGATGTGGAAAGTTTGGTACAAAATGATTATGCCACACCCGAGATAGAACGGTTGTATCTTGATCATGTATATCTTAAATTGTGTGCTGCTGGATTGGATCCGCTTCAGTTGGATTTCTTTCACAATCCCAATATCCGCCAATTGGCAATGGCTAAAAAAGGTCTTTATCAATTGGGTTGTATCACTTTTGATAGTGAAATTACGGAATTAGGTAAAATACTGGTGAAATATCCACTGGATGCACGTTATGCTAAGATCCTTTATTTAGCATCTGAATATGGTGTCTTTGAACCCTGTCTTCAGATCATATGCTGTTTGATGTCAAATGTGAGATATAAATATCCCAGAAGAGATGTTTCTTCTGATCTTGAAGCATACGGTACATATTTACAATATACAAATAATAAATCTAATGATGAGTTGAAGCGTGCTGAGCTCAATCTTAAAGCACATTATGGTATGATAGAAATGTACAAACGCATGTTTAAAGATAAAAATATTGAAATCAATAATGATAATACACATGATGATTGGAATAAAATGCATGATACAATTGAACGTATCTTCGTATCTTGTATGTTAGATAATTTATGGGCTACAGGTAATATCACATATGGAAATTTTTATCATTTGGATTCATTGAATGTCAAACAGAATGTGTGTACTGAAGCAGATATTGTAGGTAGATCAGTTAATAAAAATTATAACAATACACACAATATGGTATGTTGTGTTGGTATCCCCATCGACATTCAAATAAAAACTAGATATGGATACAATACTTTAAGACTTTTGAATTTCATTATTCCTTATCGTGATATTTGGATGGAATGGTTCCCTGATAAATTTAAATTGGATTTGGAATTTAAAGAGAGTTTCCAATATAATGTGGTGGGGTATCCAATTATGAAATGTGGTAATATTAAATTAGGAAATACTCAATATAGTGGTTTAGATTTTCATATTGTAGATAAATGCCCCACAGCATTACAGTACATTAAGTTCTTTAATATGCGCATAGCACAATATTTGAATTCATTTAAAGATGAATATAATGTAGTCCCTTCAGATAAATCTGTTGAACAATTGAATATACTCATCCTTGGTATGTTGAAAACATATGCACGTTGGAATAATTTTGAAATGTGGGATCCATGGACTAATCTTAGAATTTATCGTGGTAAACAACCCAATCAATATGGTGAAGTTAACCATTTTGCAGAATATAAAGAATTTACAGATGCTCGAGATGATATTCCTGAAGTAAAAGTGGATTATAAACAATATATTCCAGTGCCTAAAATGATTCCTAAAAAGGAGGTGCAACTTTGGCATTCTGTTAGTGCTGGAAAAGTAATGTGTCCTAAAGGACATGTCATGAAGATGTCAAAAGCATTGGATCATGATCCAACTAAGTTATATTGCCCTATCTGTAAGACTGAGGGCAAGATCACTGGTCTTGGATCTTGATATATCTTTCTATAGGGATCTGAAATAATTCAGATTTCAAACACATCATCACTCAGGAGGATCACCATGGGTAAGAAACTCATCGACATGACGGGGACCAAGACTGAAGACATGAGCATCGAGAACCGGATCACCGTTGGGATGTCCGAAGAGCTCATGCGCATAATGGCTCTGTCCGATGAGGCCAAGATCACCGTCATCGGTGACCTTGAAATCCTTTCCGATGCCGGGAAGGCTTATTTTAAGAAATACAGTGAAAAACTCGTCAATGACGAGATCTCTGGCAAGTACTATGCTGCAATGCATGTCACCAAACTGAAAGCTATGGTACCCCGTACCATTGATACCAACTACCGTGAGTACATTAAGTACCTGCGCAAGCTTTGGCGTCGCCGCAATGAACTTTCCGTCACCAACATCACGTTGGGCGACATCAGCAATACGGTGCTCCAGCAGCTGATGCCGCAAGTGGCGGAACAAGCCCAAGCCTAAAGTTCATTTCACCAGAGGAGGATGCATCCCATATGGGATGCATCCTCTCCTCAAGTGATTTCACTATTTTTTTATATTATGCTATGAAATCTTAAATAGAATTGGGGGAATTTATATGTTGATGTTTGAATCAGATTTTACAAGACCGTTTTCTATTAAGTTGGGCCATGATGTATCTAGGACATTTTATCCTAGATATCATGCCAATACAAAAAATGATAGTTTTATAAGAGTATGTATGATATTGAAAAATATGGGCGTAGAAAACCATTTATTCCCTTTAGGTATTTATCATCATGAATTATTAGATGTAGATCCAAGATCTAATGATCTCTCAGATGAACAAAGACTCATGATAATGACAGAGATTAAGATTAATCCGTGGTATTATTTTCGAGAGGTAGTGAGAATCCCCACTACTGGTGGTGAACCAATCCCATACATTTTATCGAGAGCAAACTTAGCTCTTACGTGGTGTTATTACAATGGTATTGATGTTGGCTTAGTACAACCTCGTCAAACTGGTAAAACTATTGGTACACAGGCTATCATGTCACATGTTATGTATTTCTTAGGATTTCACTTTGAAATAGCCATGCTCACTAAAGATGGTGCCTTAATTAAAGACAACGTAAGACGTCTTCGGGATATTAAAGAAACATTACCAAAATGGATGATACTTAAAAATTACAATGGTAAAGATGAAGATAATAAAGAAGGACTTTCTTATACTTTTTTAGAAAATATCTATAAAACTTTTACCAATGCTATTGATGATGCAGGTGCTGATAAACTCGGTCGTGGTATGACTTCTCCCACTCAACATTGGGATGAAATTGCTTTCTTTAGATATATCTGGACAACATTTCCTGCTGCAGTGGCAGCTACTGGTGCTGCTCGAAAGAATGCTGCTGAACGTGGACTTCCTCATGCTAACATATATACCACTACTGCAGGTAACCCAGATAAAAGATCTGGTAAATTTGCTATGGATCTTTTTTTAGATTCATGTTTATTCACTGAGAAACTTTATGATTGTAAAGATCTTAATGATCTTCATAATACCGTAATTAAAAATAGTGTCCAAGGTACGAAGTCTGTCTATTGTGTATATTCACATAGACAATTGGGTTTCACTGATGATTGGCTTAGAGAACAGATTTTACGTACTAAAGCTACACAAGAAAAAGTGGATAGAGATTATTTGAATTTATGGAAATCTTCTTCTGATGATGGACCTATTCCACCAGATTTATTAGATAAAATCAATAGAAATGTTATTGAACCCCTGTATAGTGAAGTGAAAGATAGATACATTCTTAATTGGTATCTCTCTGAACAAATGGTCAATTCTGAAGAATTTAAAAATCGTACGCTTATCGCTGGGCTAGATAGTTCAGAGATGATAGGTAGAGATTTTACTACATTTGTCATTCTTGATTCGTATGACATGAGTGTAGTTGGTACACTTCGGTGTAATGATTCTAATGTTATTAATCTTGGTAATCGCATAGCACAGATTATGTTGAAGTATAGAAAGATGATATTAGTACCAGAATGTAAATCTACTGGAGTAGCTATTGTAGATGCTATCATCAATGTACTCAAAGAAAATGGTATCAATCCTTGGCAACGTATCTTTAATTTGGCAGTACAAAAGAAAGATGAAAGGGAGTTTGAAAATTTTAATATTCATACAGAACCCACTGAAGGTCTTAATAAGAAGTTGTTTGGATTTAGGACTACTGGAGGTACTGGTTTATTTAGTCGTAATATGCTTTATAAATCCACAATGCTAAAAGCTATATATCTTAACTATTCCCGTGTCCATGATGAGATGCTCATTAAAGAATTCAATGGACTTCGTACTAAAAATGGTAGAATAGATCACAATGAAGATAGCCATGATGATATGATCATCTCTTATTTATTGGCTTGTTTCTTTATATTCTTTGGTAAGAATCTTCATCATTATGGGATCAAACCAGAACTCTTTTTACATAAAATTACCAATGATGAAGATGGTGTGGATAAGTATAAAAAACAAGAACAATTGGAAGTTCGTAGTCATATAGCCCAATTAGAACATGCTGTCAGAAGATCAACTTCGCATCTTGTACGTATGAGTTACGAACGTGAACTCAACGAAATAAAGAGATATCTTGATGATGGGATCATTGATGTAAAACCTATTGCCACTACTCAGTTTAAACGTGATAGTGAATTGGTGTCTACTTTTAATAAACCCGATACTGAGCAAGCAGTTAACTTATTATCTAGTGTATACACTGCCAATAATATGAATACTTCAAAATACCAATATCCTCAATATAGGGTAGGCTATGGTGGCATAGTCAATTGAGGATACTAATTATTACTCAGGAGGGATAGATCTCATGTATAAAGGAAAAGGATATTTATTTGTTGTTTTTAGTGTTATGATGCTCTTGAGTTTTGGTTGTGTGAAAAAGACTGTACCAAATAATAATCCAGCTAGTTATATTAATGAAGATAAGGCTGTAGTTGAAAAGAGTAATGAAATTAAAGCTACTGTAGATACTACAGTTACTCCCACTGTTGCTGATATCAAAGATCCGGTTGTACAAGTAGATCAAAAGACTATGGGTGATCTTAAAGCAGGATTTAAATATATCAAAGCTTCTTATACTGCTATTTTAGCTGGGATTGATAAAATCAAAAATTATGATATTGGTAAGTATAATACAATCATTGATAAAATTTATCCTTTGATGGTACAACTTGGTGAAGTCATTGATACCTACAGCGATGCACTTAATAATATGGATGATAATAAAGCACTCACAGCATACAATATTGGGAGACCTCTCATTACCACTATTCTTAAGGTGGGTGGACCCATCTTGATTTCGATGATCTTCTGAGTCATGATGTGGGATGGTGGGGATCTCCCCACCATCCCACTGTAATTCTTTTAAAAGGATGTGAGTAGATGCAGCCACTCACATCCACACTGGACGACAAGACCACCCGGATCAGATCCCACGGAGGAGTGGGGGTATGTCCCTTTTTAATATGCTGCATCATACTTCAAAAGTTCATAGTATATCTCTACTGACGATACTATAGATGCATTATTGTACAAGGAGAGACTGACGATGTCAGATCAAATAAAGACTGCTTTAGATGGTGCAATTCCAATTACCATGGATAAGCTCCATGCTGATAAAGTACGTAGATTTTGTTTTATGTTTGAAACTACAGGTACTAATCCAGAGGCTCTCAATACACCATTTTTAGGTGTGACTAAGATCTATTTTCTTCCAAGAGATCAAGAAGAATTTCTTGATATATTTCAAGTGACTAATCTACAACTTAATCGATTAAATATAGATAAATTTATGAATTCTATAGTTGGATCAGATATTAGAAAAATATTATCCAAATTAGATGCTGTTGATACTAGCCGTAAAGTACAATCTGATCCTTTTAATATTTTCATATCTTATTTACTTCATTGTACATATAGAAACAATAGTTTGACGTTAGAAGAGAAACAAAATACCATGCTTGCATTGGTGAAGATATTACAGTATAAATTTTTTACTTCATTGGTGAATCATCGATTTGTATATGGTACTGATCTAGCTACAATGCAAGCGACTATCAATAGTCTTTCTAATAAATTTTCTATAGTTCAATATGGTACTTGGAAAAAAGTCATGGAAGTCAGAGCTGAAGAACTCACTGCTAAAAATAGTATTCATTTTTCAACTATAGTCAATTACAATGATGATGCTGGTATCTTTTATCTTATCACTGACATTCAGACACGTATACGTAATCAAATCAATCTTATCATGGTACAATATCATAAACACAAAGAAGAAAATGACAAAGTCTCTTCATATGGTCTAGCTGGAAATGATATTGATGGTGAAAAAGTGATTCTTGGGAGTACTTCCACTTTAGATGCCATGACTTCTAACATATCTGCCGAAATACTCAGTGTACATCAATTTATTGATATGCAACTCATTGCTAGTACTTGTAAATTATTTCCGGGTTTAAAAGAATATATGTTTAAACAGACTTTAGAAAGATTTAGTGTATTAGCTTTAGAACAGAGACAGAAGAATGATTTACTTAAAGTAACACATCGTAATAATACTGAACAGTATGTTGGTGCATCTATATTGGTACGTAATATTATTCAAAAGACATATCGGCATTGTGCACAAAATAAAGTTAATATCAAAGCAAAGATACCAATTTTAATTTGTGCTAAAGATGCCTATAGCAGTTCACGTATCATTGATCCCGATATATTAGCAGTAAGAAATTCAGTCAGTACTTTTATTGATAGTTGTAATATTACAAGACGTGAAGCTACTAAATCATCACTCAAGATAGCTTTTATACTATATATAATCATTAAATCCTTTAAATATATCTAGGGATCAGGAGGTACCACCATGTGTGGCTAGAGGGTCTGTTGAAATATTCTAAAAATTATATACCCTCTACTTCAGAAAATATAAAATTGGTGCCACTTAAATATCGAGATAAAAAGACATTGAAGAAATACGGTGATATTGTACTTCATATGTATAATAGTTTTCAAATGTGGCATCATGAAAAAGACATCCTCATTGTACGCCAAGTATCAAAAAGACTCAGACCATTATTTGTCACCATAGAAGATCTACTCAATAACATTATTACAAATATAGATGTGGAATTGTCAGTAGTTTTATTTGAAGATATTGTGATTGGTTTCGTATCGTATTATATCAAACCAAATACATGCCTTTATATGTTAGATGTATGGATAGAACCAGATTATAGAAATAAAGGAATGTTTACAGTGGTTCATCGGATACTAAGACGTATGGCTACAGTACTTCATTGTAAATATATGGATCTTGAAGTACTTATGAATAATAAAGATAGTTATTGTAAATATGTCACTATGGGTTATATACCCTATATTGGAACTTATACTCAGGGGATATCTAAGGAAAGATTAAAAATCACAGATAGTTTAAAAGATATATTTATACCAATTTTGCTCAATCAAAACAATTATAAATTATATGAAAAAGATATTGAATTTTTATGGTATAAATATCATGAATATAAAATACTCAGATTTAAATTATTGGGTGTGGATATCATGAGAAATATTCCATGGGATATGAAATATGTTATACAAGAAAGACTCAAAGCTGAAGTATCTTGGATACTCTTTTATTTAGAGAAAGATCCGGTTGGTATAATCACCATTGTAAGATCTGATTTACATGTAGTAGCTGCAGCACAGATCAATGATTTTTATTTTCTTGAACCATATCTAGAGAATTTTATAGATATCATTTTACGATATATTAAAGAGTATATTCAATCACATTTACGTAATGTAGTTTATTTTTCCACATTTGCAGCATTGAGTGACAATATTAAAATTAATGCCTTTGAAAAGAATATAATGATACATAGAGCTGACAATCTTTATTTAAAAATATAATCAAAGGAGGATATCTGACTATGCACATTTATAAAGATAAGAAAGGACAAGAAAAATATATTATTGCGGGTCAAGTATTTACAAATATGAATGAAGTTATGAATTATCTGGTAGATGTGAAACAATTGACTCCTGCAGTACTTGAAGTATATCTTAGTAAACATACAAACAAACCGAGTATCAATAAAAAACAAGCTATCCAAACTATTAGAGATATAACCAATGTTAGTATTAAAAAGGCGTCCATGATGTTGGAATGATATGCATCAGGGTGGGCATATGCCCACCCTGATATCCTACAACATAAAAGCCAACAATGATCCCATTTCATCTCTAGACAATAAAGTGGCACCACAAAAGAGTCTCAATTTCTCAGGATATTGTTCTAAATATTGTTTACCTTCTTCTATCATTTCTTTCATGACATTGAGTTCTTGACCTGCAGATAAAAAGGTCCTACTTGATTCAAAGATACCCATGGTATATATGTATCCTCTCACTGCAGTATAAACTAGATCAATAAAACTATGTATGGTGGTAGGATCCATACTGGTAAAGTTTCTATCCCATTCTAAACGACATTCAATCACCCAATCCATATGAGTCATTTGAGGTGGTATCAATTGCACCATATCACCTTGTAACGGCTTAGCTATTGGGGTAGGATATGAATTAGCAAAAGTCTGTGCATTGAGTACAGCTGAAGCAAGACTACCCATAGTAACACCACCCATCCCATTTGTAAATGGTTGATTCATTCCACCATATGAATTGAAATTATAGGGATATCGTACACCTTGGATAGATACAATGTTTCTATATTCTCTATCTTGTGGTGGAATTCGATATATTGCATATTGTCCTACATCCAGACCATATGTGGGTGTAGGAGGAGGACAATACACTGCATTTTCAGCCTTCAAAGGTATAGTGGTTTTAGCTCCACCCACTAAATTGATATCATTGAGTACTTTGCCATCTATGATATCATGTCTAATAGCTTCATCTAAGGTAATACCCCGTAACATAGGTTTGAATATATTGATCAACAGTTCTGGGGATATATTGAAATACAGATGCTGTAATGTCATCTGGATAGCATCCATGTCTGATCTCCTAAGGTATAATGTTCATAGTATGGATATTTTTAATATTGTGACCATTAATACTCTAAAAGATATATCTGATATTATATGGTTAGGCCATGCTAATCATCCTGCTCATCCCGCTATGCTACAGTGCTTGGTCAGTGCACTCCTTTATCCTCCACGCCATGGGGGACTCCAGTGTGGGTTTGATATCATCATCGATCACGGGTAAGATGATATATCATCGGTGGCTGTACCCCACGTAACTGACTATACAGTATCACCACTGGTGTGGTAGTCCTTCCCATACCGTCACATCTACTACATGAGGCATGGTGCGGGCCATGCCTCATGTAGTATGTGGATGTCAATGGATCATGGATATATATTACTAGTATGAAATCTGTCATTAACCTAAACTTTTTAGAGGTAAACACATCATGGAAAAGCTCAGCAAGGTCATCGGTACTATCGTTCCGTTTTCTTATAAGACGTCGACATATACCCGTGTGCTGGATAACTGTACACTATCCGATCATGACCAATACTACAACATCTGTCACATGGATGAAAATGAAGTCGTACAATCCATACTCGAATATCTCTGTATCATGTTGTTGAATTATCATGTATTGGAAATACCGACAGGATCAATGTTTCGACTCATCTGTCATCCAAAAAACAGGAATCGGTTGCTCAAAGGACTCAACTCCGAAAAACTGAAAGAATACACGGTACAGCGTGATGGGGTGATTTCTTTGAAATTCACCTGGGATAACCTTCAAAAGGCTCAAGAGGTGGCTGGTTTCATAGATACTCAAAAAGGATTTATCATTCCGGATGAACCGGGTTGGCTCACCGTTTCCGATGAAGCTAAAGAGCTCATTGATGCCAATGGTGTTGAAAAGGTAGCAGAATTTCTGGCTACGGAATTTGTGGCCACACATATGGTGGATAAAACCAAAAACTGAGGATACCATCATGAAAAGTATTCGGACGATATTGATAGTGACGGTAATTTGTTTGTTTACCACGGTCGCATATGCCCAGCCTCGGGGATATGGTCCGGGACCAGGCCCTGGTCCTATCCTGGCATTGCCCATATTCATGATGGGCATGCTCTTTGGTGGGATCATAGCATCGACCCCTTCTCCCCCACCGCAAGTGTACTATGTCCCACCGCCACAGTATCCGGGAGTACCTTGTCCTCCAGGGTATATGTTTGTGCCACCCTATCCACCATATGGTGGATACTGTACACCACGATGAAAAGTCTCGATAGGGTGCTGCATAATGCAGCACCCTATCATCCATTGAAATTCATATATTTTTTAAATATATATTATTTTAATGTAATGATTAGTTAACCTTTAATTTATCCTTGGAGGATATCATGGAATTTGTAACAAAAGAACCTGAAATGAAAGATAAAACAATACCTATTTCAGAATGTAAAATCGGTGATACTTTTATGCTGTGGACTACTGATGATCGAGTATTTATGGTCACAGATGATGAAAACTTTTTTCATCGTGAAAGTCAGAATGTTGAAGCTGGTGGATTATTTCATATGAATAAAGGATTTGGTATTGAGTATAGTAAATGCATATTGACAATTGATCTTAAAAATAATAAATTGTATCTTTTTAATAAAAAGGTTAATGTGATCAAAGTTGATATTACCATAACTGTAAAGTTACCACCAAAGATTGTGGTAGAAGGAGATAATTAATGTCAGACATCATTCCACTAAATTAGGAGGAAAACATGAACTTGACCATGAAACATGACCAACCAAATTATCGATCTTTAGCTGTAGCTAAATTGTGTGTTGGTGATGTATTTATGTTGTGGGCTGAAGATTCACGAGTATTTATAAAGCTTCAAGATGAAGAATTTAGAACAAGACCATCACAGAATATAGAAGGTTCATCCCTTTTGGATATGGGTGCGGCATTCGGTCATGAATATAATAAATATGTATTAGCAGTAGATCTTAAGAATAATATATTGTATGTGTTTAAAAAAGATACATCAGTTATTAAGGTTTCATATGAATTGAAAATCACACTACCATCAATTATGCTAAACAAAGGAGAAAACTAAACATGTCAGACATCATTCCACATCCGGATAACTCATGTGGTGGAAACTATTCTGATTGGTTAGATGTCATGCTTCTTCCGGAATGTAATGGACATTGTTCTTGGTGTATTGAAAAAGATGGATATCATCCAGAAGAAAGAGCCAATGTAGATACATTGCTTGATAAAGTTAAATTGATTGGTAGAAAGAATATTGTGTTGCTTGGTGGTGAACCTTTTCTTTATCCAAATTTATTGCGATTAGTTAAAAGACTCCATGGAGATGGATTTAATGTATATATCACTACCAATGGTTCATATATCACACATCCTATTTTTGAAGAGGTTGCACCATATTTGACTGGTATAAATTTTTCTATTCATCATCATGATTTACCTAGAAATCGAGTCATTACTGGGATCACTATAAATCAATATACATTATTTACTAAGATTCAATATTTGAAAAAGTTTGGTGTCAAAGTTAGATTTAATTGTAATTTGATCAGAGGACAAATTGACACAGGTGTAGCATTTAATACCTATGTGATTTTCAGTAAAATGATGTATGCTGATTCAGTTAAGTTTTCAGAATTGTCTAATGTTGAACCTGAAGATTTTGTCAGTATGAATGTCATTGGGATACCTGGATTAGATATCAATCTTTCTGCAGATCCTTTTATCCATGGATGTAGTAATAAATCATTCATCCACATGGAACAAATGATCCACCTTAAACAATCATGTGGTATCATTCAACATGGTATTGGTAGATCAGATCATAATGGTGTTGAATGTGTACTTAAACCAGTGTTGTACTACGATGGATATATTTATTCTGGATGGAAAAGTAAAAATTGGAATGGTGAAAATATTGATTCTTTGTATGAAGCTAAGGATGTAACTGTTTATATGACGAAAAGTAAATTTGAAGAAATCTCTAAATTGATGCCAGTCGTTGCAGAAAATTCATGTAGACGATCTACCCCATGTAAACAAACATATCAGTATACTGGTTGTCATAGTAGTGGGTGTGGGAGAGATTAATATGTGCAAAACCTATCGTGATTGTTTTCTTGAAGAGATGCAAAAACATAATGAATGTTTTGAAGATGTCAAATATCGCATTGGTAAAGGATTTGATCATCTTGATGAAACAGTACTTGAACACACTGATGCTACTCAACCCGAATTAGATATCGTCTTTCATGTATATACGGATAATTGGTTATATTGTTTAAGATATTTTGAAGAATATGAAATTAATTTACATTGGTATGTAATTTCATTACCACTTCCTAATAATCCGCAGTTTAAAGATCTCGCCATTAAGGAGAAACCATGAAAGTCAAACTCACCAAGGAAGCTAAACTTTTTGGGTATTATAATTGTATTGAGAGTAATGATGAATTTAATGATTGGATTCAAATTAAACCAGACAATCAATACGATCTGATGCCGGCACTTAGTGCTTATATTGAAATTGAAGAAGGTTTTACTCTACGACATTTCTTTGAATTCATCAAAGAGTATAAATTAGAAAATCTTCATAAGGGGTTTACTTCTTTCATGGTGTTTTATGAAAAGTATTGTAAAAATGGTCCTATTAAAATGGATCCAAATTATGAATATCTTGAACTTAGTAGATGTACAATGCTTAATAGAAATAAAGTATTTTTTCAACGTAAACTCAAAGAAAAGATGCCCAAGATGGAATTTAAACTCAAATATTCTACTCAAGATATGAGCCTTTCCATTTATGATGATCTAAATTTGATTGTGTGTGCATATAGAGATGATGAAGATGGTATGGGATGTAAAAAAGGTGATCCAATAGTTTATTCCATTAGTATGTTAACTATTAATAAGATTATTGACCTAGAGATACGCATTACACCCCGTGAATTTCAAATTGAAAAAGACCGCGAACGATATGAAGATTTTACTAACCATAAAATTGAAAAGTTTTTAATGGATGATTGGCACTTTACCCTGATTCAATTTATCCAAATTATCATGGAAAGTATCACTGCTTGGGGTGATACAGTAGAAGAGAATGAAGCACATGAAGCATATATGTTAGATTGTGTAGATGAAGTAAAAGATAAAGAAGAAGTATATAAAGTGTTGGGTCTAGACCAAGAGGAAGACTAATCGTGAATAGACAACAACTTTCACAATACCCCGTGCATTTTGTACGTGGAATGGTGTTAGGTGAGATCACACCAAATCATTTCATCTGGGATACTGAATCGAAAAATTATCGAAGTATAGCTTTAGATTTTGACATAGTACTAAATCAAGAACAATATGACGAAGTATTTCCTTTACCTAAAGATATTGATATTTCACCAAATTTTGATATTGAAGCACGGTGTATCAAACAGAAAAAGACCATTGAAATGTTTAATGAATGTTATAAAAATGGATCAGAGCCGATTAGTTGGCTTAAATTCTTATTTGGTATTGATATATATATCAACCATCCTACTTTGGAATCGTATGAGATTTGGAAACAATTTCATGAAGAAAGAATCAAAGCTAAACAAACTAAATTACCCAGACGTTTTGTGCGATCTGTTTTATGTGGTGAAATAAATTATACCCATTTTACAAAAGAGGATTATATTACCAAATCATGCACTTTTATTTCTCAAGATCTAATACGTATATATGGTCAAATTACAATCACTGAGGGTGAGTTTAATATATTATTTCCAGAAGATCCAAATAGAAATAAATTTTCTAATATATATGCATTTACTGAAAACCACAGAATGGGAATTGGGGTATTAAGAATTGCAGATGTATTGGTTCGTATGGCAGATTTTGCTAATATCGATGTAACTACGGTATTACGTTGTTTGACACAATTTAATCATGAATTTCCCAATGCAACTTTACTGCCAGCTGAATGTGTGAATGTAGCCATTGAACAATATCAACAACATAAAGAATCTATTGAGAAAAATTTTAATATAATTGAAGCTGTAGATATGGGAGGAACTGATCATGATTCATAAAACACACAGTGTGATAGATATTCTTGATCTAGAAAATAGAATAAATAAGGAAAAGATTGCTGTATTGCGGAATTTACTCAATACTAAATGTGTGGATGTTAATAACTTAGAAGATAGTCATGGACTTATTTTAAAATTTAACAAAGTCAATGGAATTGAACATTACATCTTGGAGGAATTGAAAAAATCCAGTGATGCTGGTTTTGGTAAATTTAAGTGGATGATAGTGTACTGGTGTTTTGGTGGATTTGCTGGTGAGTGGTGGATTGATCATGCTGTAAATGTAGATGGGGATATTGCAAGTGTTGAATTTGATAAAGATACAAACAGTCTTGTTTTAAAAATCACTACATTTAAAGATTGTGATGTATCGGCTCATATTAAATGTTTAATTTATTCTAGATATTTGTCTTGTATGGAAAAAGATATCTAAAGTTAAAACGTTATTTCAGAAACACTATAGACTCATACTGGATACAGCTGTATCCAGTATGAGAGGAGGAGCTCTTATGGCTGAATATGTATTGTTAGATGGGACTAAAAAGGACCTTAATTTGGGATTTGCAGAAATCAACACTCCTGTCAGTGGTGAAAAATATCAAACTAAACAAAAATTCATTCCTGCTGAAAAAATCTATGAATATCTTAATTATCCGTTGATCCCAAATCAAATGACTATTCGTAAATATTTTCAATTTATTGAAAGATATGGTCTGTTTAAGTTTCACCATCAGCTTAAAGATTATAATGATGCTGTAAAACAAGTGAAACCCCTCGAGAAAAAAGATGGATATATCAGAATGTGCAAACAACATGGCGTAGAATACACTGATGGTATGGAGAAGAAGATCTTAGAATTTTTAAATAGTCCTAAAGATAAATTATTAATTGATACATCGATGTTATCGAGTGATCACATTTATGATGAGATGGCTATTTGGAGAAGACCTGCAGATAATAAAGATTTAGATGGTGTGCCCGAAGGATATTACACTATCGGTGAATATATCCCAACTAGTTTAGCTATTTGTAAATTAGAAAATATCATTGATCTCCCTATTGTATTTGAAAATGATAAATGTATCATTGAATGTGGTATGGTAGAAGAGATACAGTTCCTTGATAATGAAAGTACCATCTCTCTTTATAACTTCATCTGGGGTGTGATCGATAGTCTTTGTGAAATGAATTGTGATCCTAAGGGAAGGATTTAAATACAATGAGTACTGAAAATGTTTTCAATAGATTTAAAAAGAAAATGGTTGCTTTTTTTAATAAGAAAATAAATGCCCTTTTTAGTGTAGAAATAGTCAATGGTGGACCACAGTCTGTAGTGGAAGATGAATCACCAGAACATGCAATTATTGGTATATCAGAACCTATGTATGGTGCATTAAAATGTATTGCTATATCACATCATCTTTCCACGAATGAGGTTATACAACAATTTTTTAAACTTGGGTTTTTAGTCAATCATATCGAGCAGACTGGTGGTAAATTTGGTATTAAAAATAAAGATGCTAAACGTATTGAATATTGTTCCTTTTTAAAAGATCTAGATAGTAAGCGACAAGTAGCACGCTTACTTGATGAAGTCCTCAACACTTTACCAAAGAAGGAGGAAGACTAATATGTTTATTTTGACTAAAGGTGGTAGTGTTTATTATACGGAACGTTCTTATGAGGATATTTTTCAGTTCCACATGGAATATATCCAGGGTATCATAGAGGATAATAAAGAAGTCACCTTGGTGACTAGTAATAAGATCTTACATAACATGCATGCGCAAGATGTATATTTGGAAGAAGGATACACATTCTTTGATTTCATCATGATGTTGGTGAATTATCCCAACCTTAAGTTGTTGAATGTATATATTCAAAGCCATCTGGATCGATTGGAAACCATCGATCTCAATTATGTTGATGGTAAAACTTATGATGGTGGGCATCTGGGTATTCTTAAAATGTTTTATCCCCAAAATGAAGAACATTATTTTGGTACTTTTGATACACAAAACACCCAATTACGATGGTTCTTTGATAAAAATGAAGAACGTCATGAGGGTGTAATGATCAATACTTGGGAAACCTATAAAGAAATGGTCGGAAATAGTACTTTAAATTATGGTTGGATAGAACAATATGGTTATGGAATGGATGGTGAAATTCATTGGGATAAATTGATCAATAATGAAATCTTTCTCATGTACAATATCTATGATTATGAAGATGGTACCATGATCTCCGAATGTCCCAGTATCAACTTTCATGAATTCTTGACTACACTATTGAATTCTGTGTGCTGCAGGCCAGCTGATGAAGTAGGTGGATATATTCAGTCTATCATTGGTAGTGATGATGAAGAATTAGAAGATGTGACAGAAGATGAGTAAAAATATCAAACGATATAATCTAGCATTACCTAAACGGATAATGGATGATATCATTGAAGTATGTAAACAGGAAGGTATGACTATCCTGGAATTTATCAGAAAGTGTGTTCGTATGGGCGTATTTATCGACACTGCTATAAAACAAGGTGGGAGATTATACATTAAACGTAAAAATGGGAGTAAAGAATATTTGGAGATCATTTGATATGATGAAAGAATTTAAATCTTTCATCAGGGCACTTACTGTAGCAAATCAATTTATTATAACAGATGATCCAATTGGAATGAAATTAAAAAGACAGATATGTATGACATGTACTTTTGATTTTAGAGTCACATTAGTTATCTATACTGCTGGTTATTCAAACAAACTATCACACAATAAATTTAATGAATATTTAGTTGCTTTAGTAAATTTTGAATATACGAATATCAGTAGTCTAAAACCTTGGATACAAGAGTATTGCGATAAATGGGGATATTCTTTTGAATCTCAATATCAAAAATTTAAGAAAGGTAAAGGTCAGATTTGGAGCTATTATGTACTTGAACAATATGTAAAATATTTAGAATTTGATATTTTTAAAGATTCTAAAACTGAAATATTAGTTCTAGGCATGGTGGATATTTTGGAAAATATGTAATAAAGTACACTACAGGGGTATAGTCGAGATGACTATACCCCTGTAGTGTACACAAATTCATGTGTTTTTAAATATATATTATTCGAGTGATAAACATTATTTCTTCTCAACGGAGGAGTGTACATATGTCTTATTTGGAGAATCGACCACAAATACAATTAGAGTTGGATGATATCTTAAATGTGGATTCAAATCGATCGATTCCTGATTTAGAATGGTTCTATGAACAGATTATACAAGATCGTTTCGAATTATTGGAAAAAGATACAGTAGTTTATGATAAATTACGTGATAAAATTTCCATTCCAGGCAAGCAGGTACGAGAAAATGAAACCAAAGAATGTATAAAACATTATTTAAAATTGAGATTGAAGGGATTGATTGAAATCCCAAATGTCAGACAAATTGATTTTCATCGATTTGTATGGATGTATTATCATCGTCAGTTGATACCGGAAGGATATCAGATACACCATAAAGATGAAGATAAGTGGAATAATTGGCATGAAAATTTAGAACTAATAACTCTAAAAGAACATGTTGGGCATCACTATAATAAAAATAATGGAGTTAACTTACATTCGGAAGTCTCTAAAAATGAATCGTTGGTAGGAAATCTGGAATTTAATAAATTGAGAAAGAAATATTTTTATATGGGCAATATGAAATTGTGTTCATGCTGCAACAGATTTCTTACATTGGATAAATTTACTAAAGACGGTGGAACGCATGCTGCTATAAATTTTAGACCAGAATGTAAAGAATGTAGAAGTGTGCGTCGTAGCAAAACATCAAAAGAGATCTATCAATTTCCACTAGGTATGCTCAATGACTACATCATCACCGATATACGATTCAAATTTAATATCATGAATTGGACTTTTAATGCGATTCTAAAGAAATATATTTCAGAAGGGCTCACTGAAGAAACTCTCAAGGATATACTTTTAGGTAAGACCTATACTCATCTTAAACTAGTACATGGTAAAAGTAATACCACGTATAGAAATCCAGAATATGTAACAGAAATCGAGTACAACCATATCCGTACAGCCAAAGCACAAGCTGACTTTACTATAGATGAACTTTGTATGATCTATGGAAGAGATAAAGAGATTATAGAAACTATATTGAAACATAGAAATTATGAAAATACATTTGGGCAACACATTATATGTGAATAGTTCTTAGTGGCCGGGTAGCACAGAGGCAGTTTGCGCCCCGCTTACACCGGGGAGGTCGGGATTTCAAAATTCCCCCTGGCCACCAATCAATTCCTCGGTAGCACAATTGGCAGTGCTGGCGACTGTTAATCGCCCCGTTGGCAGTTCGAGTCTGTCCCGAGGAGAAGATATCGGAGCGATTTCGCTCCGACCATATATTGAGCAGTGTGATCACCAGAGCACCCAGTATTGGGTGCTCTGGTAGTCCTCGATTCTCATATATTTTTTAAATATATATTATTTTAGTGAACATGGATGTTTAAACTTTTTTAAGAGGGGTTATATGGAACCAAAATTTATGAAAACTACATTCTCTCAAATACTATACGTACTTCAATTTACTTCTTATCATGATCGACATGATAATAGTGATTATATCAATGAATATTTGGAATTCTTACATAGCTGGAATGATTGGGATAGTTGGGAAAATAGGGCTAAATATAGAGGCTTAGCTAATTATATTCTTTGCATGAATCTCTGGATAATAGTCAAGAAATTACAATATCGATATCAATATAAAGAAGGATATTCCAATCTTATTATAAATTTGAAAGATTTTTTATATGAGAATAAAATTCCTATCAATGAACAATTTGACTATCAATATATTCTAGGCTATCTTTTTGGATTTTCTGATAGATATAAATTAGGTATTGATGATATCTTTAAAAAGGAGGAGTCCTAACATGAATACAACTAGCTATATTGTCCCAGCATGCCCTGACATTACAGATAAATTATCACTTCAATTCAATCTGGTGATCAAAGATGATCAACAAATATTGGAACATTGGAATGATAATAATATTGGAGAATTGTTAGCTGGTGAAGTGTTACTACTTAATCCATTTCCAGAGAAAACATCATTTCTATTTACCATGAGACATCTCATTGAATTTTGTATACGTAGGCCTTCGATAAATATGATATTTCAAAATTTTACATATCTGATGGATGCATATCTGGATCTTATTCCAACGATGAATAAATCCGAATATACTGATAAGAATATTAACTTTGATTTTGAAGATATCTTATTCACACAAAAACACGGTGATTATCAATTCATTCTTTCAGAGAATGGTGTTGGTGAATCTGATACAGCATTTAAATTGAATAGACCTAAACAATTTGGAAACATTCATTTGATTGATATTTTAGATCTCCCTATCTTTTATGATAAAAACTATAATTTCAATACCTGGTTTAATTTTATTACTATATTTATAAATAGTACCATTTATACTGTTAATATTGTTTTAGTATAATGTTGATAGATATTAAATCCCTTATTGTTGGAAATGAATCCATATTGCTTTCAAATGTAAAATCTGTATCAGATATACAAGAGTGTATGAAAGATATTGAATATGAAAGATTTACTGATGAAACTAAATATATTGTAAAGACACCAGATCAAGTGCTTAAGCAAAAGAAGTGTGTGTGTTATGATGCTGTGGAATTGGAAAGAGTATTATTTGAAAAATTGAGATATGAATATCGAACATATTTTATCTATGAATTTGATGAGTCTGGTATATCGGGTACTCACACTTTTCTACTTTATAAAGAAGATATGAAATATTGGTTATTTGAACATAGTTGGGTAAAACATCGTGGTATCCATGGTCCATTTAAAACCTATGAAAATGGAAAACAATATGTAACTAATAAGTTTAAAATGGAATCTCATGTGGCTATCAAAGAATATAAAAAGTTTAATTTCAAAGGTATGGATCTAAACCAATTCGGGCAATATATCATGGATCATTATTGATTCTAATCCTCTTTAATCTCTTAACCCTCTAACCTAAGGAGAAGACTCCATGGAACTTAATATCATTGCTGGGGTTGCAGGGTCTGGTAAAACTCTTAAATTGATGAATACAGTATTTGAAATTGAACCAAATAAAGAGGAACCAAAAGAATTGGTTGTTATCACTACTAACATGACTGGTGCTATTGGTGTATTGATTAGACTTATTGCTGATGAAATGGAAAGACCTATGTGGGAGAATCTCTCTTTTGATGAAAAGCTTATTTATGTGAAAAAATATTTTAGCATGAAGAAAAGATACAATATTGTGTTTTATGATACCATTACTGAATTCTTATTTAAGACTGAATACAAACCTATTGATATTGATCATTTATATATTGATCGTCCCGGTGAAGATCCCACTAAATTTGAAGATATTGCTCGAGTGTATAAAGCCACTGAGTGTGTTATTTTCATGGTATTTGATCTTAATCGTGCTGCACACCAGTTAATGTTTGAACAATATTCTCGTAATGATCCAAATGGATTGCGTGAATTGAATCATACTCATTTTTGTAGTATACAAGAAGTAACTTTATATAAAGAAGCAGATCGTGTAGTGATGACAAGAATAAGTCATAACCCAAGTCCTGAAATGGATGGTGATGGTAAAAGCATATTTTATCAATATATCAATAAAGAAAGATATACTAAATGTCAGGGTAATCTTTATAAATATGAGATTAAACCATCTTGTAAATTAGTGGGAGTTGATAATACAGATTAATGTGTAAGCTCAATCCACCAATTGAAACTGATTTAAAATCAAACACTCTTCAAATGTATTGGGATGAATTATCATTTTTCTCTACACCAGGATTGACAAGATGGGCGTTTAATCAGATAGTGGAAGATTGTATTCTTGAAAGAGATGGGTGGGTCAATACTGATATTTCCAATAGTGAGTTTATATTAAAATGTAAAAAATCAATCAATGGAGAGCATAAAGCAGATATAAGTCGTATGTATCATTGTAGAGGCACCAGTAAATCAAACTTAGTTGCAGCTTCATTTATCAAACAAATTTTAGATAAATATATATATCGTTGGAATCCCAATTATAGTTTTATAGATAGTATTTATAAATGGAGGGCTTCCCATGGATCTGAATGATTACCCTAAGTCTGTGGTAGAAAGTGCAATAAAAGTAAGTGAAATGTTTCGAACGCTTTATTGCAATCCTGAGATATTTTCTGGAAAAATGACCGATGAAGAGATTGTGATAGCACTTCTTAATGAATATGGAATTTCTAAAAAAGATAAAATGTGGGATTATGTTAGTGGTGATAGTTTACTTGGTATAAAAGAGATTATGGAAGTGTGTGAATTCTTTGAAATTCATCCAGGAATATTCACAAAGTTTAGAGTGTTGTGTTTGAAAGTTCCTCAAAAATATCGAATTCAAGAAGATAGTGGTGATGACGATGATCTTCCTCCAACCAATCCAATTGGTGCATTTATTCATAAAAATTACTTTTAATGAGGAAACTAAATGAAAATAGTCATTCAGAATGATGGTGTTTTATGTACCTTAGATAATAATAATGATTATACTGAACCCCATTGTATGTTTGAAAGAATTGTATACAGATTCAACCATAAAATATTACAATATTTAAACTATCCAGTAGAATTCTGGGGTACTGTGCGTTTAAGTAGTATCATGATGATGTTAAAAAAGTATCCCAGTTTTTATAAATGTTTTCCTGAACTCAAAAAACTTGTAGATAAATATGAGGAAGTAAAATATAAGCCATGCAATAAACCAAAGTTTAAGTATATTGAATTCTTTAGTTACATTGATACACAAATTACTATTGAAAAAATTAAGATTGATAATAAACTTGAAATTGAATATGTTCCAGCAATGATCCATACTGATATTGATATTGGGACTAAAGATGAAACAATATGTACACCAAGTAATAATCTTGAGGATATCTTAGATCTACCCATTAGACTCAATACACAACGTCTACCAAATAAAATAAATTTTACTTTATTTGAGTTTCTTGGTATATTGGAATATAGTCTTTGTAAGGAATTCAAACAATATTAAGGAGAATTACCATGTTTAATCGTCTCATCCAAACTCTGTGTTTTATAGTCATGTTGCTTTCTACCACTGTAGCTATCTCTGGTCCCTATCAGGGATACAATCACACACAACATCCCTCCATCTATTTTGGTGGAGATGAATATCGACCTTATACTCCCGGTTTTCAAGAGGATCTGATGTCTGGTGATGATACTGCGTATGATAAAGCATTTAATAATGAATATGATTGGGCTCCTGGTACAAATTCTTCAAGTTATTATAATCCCATTGGGTTACCTCGAGTAGTGTGGGTAAGCCCATATACTAAATCCGGATATTAAAAGTGGATACATACTCATTATTTAAACATGGTTATTCTAAACAATATGATCATAAGAATCAATTACGCCGATTAATGTTTGATCCGGTAAGGGCATTTGCATATTTAATTCATGATAAATATAATAGTTATATTCAGTATTTTAAAGAAGCAGTAATTTCGGGTATTTATGAGAATATGTACGTGGATATGTCTCATGTGTTTGCTGCAGATTTTGTAGATATTAGTGTGGATGTTGATGATGAAAAAGATTTGCGATTGTTGTTTCATTTGGTGATAAAGGATCCTAAATATGGATATCACATATATGGTATGTTAAAACGTGGTGAACTGGTAGCTGATGGATATCGTGATCGCATAGAGGCCACACATATGTGGGATTTGAATAAATTACAAAAAATATTTAAGTTAAAAAATAATGCTTATTCTGAGTATATCAACAATTGTAATAAATAATTTATTTGATAAGGTGCTCCACAGTGGAGCACCTTATCTCAGGAGTTTTAATGGAACCATCTATCACCTTTTTAGAATTTTTATATAGTGTCATGGATAATTTTAGGAGGAATAATGGAAGAAATCTTCATAACATTGCAACGATGTAGTATTCCACTTATTGTTTATTTTATTACTTTTCTAATTTATTTTAACAATGGTGAAAAACTTGTACTATTTTTTCCAGCAATACTGGGTGCTGGCCCAGTCTTATTTATGGCTAGATTATATCAGGACGTTTATTCTTTGATGTTGTGGGCATTAATGTTATTATTGGTGATAGCTGTTGGAATTCATCATACACCAAATCGTACCTCATCTTAGTCCGGGAGTAATATGGACTATTATCTTAATATCTTGATTCAATACTACACTATTTGGATCATAATTTGGTTTTGTGGATTTTTATTTGCATTAAGTTTACCGGATTTAGCACCTCTCGGAGCTATAATATCCGTTATATTTTTAATTGTAGCTAATTTTTATGGTCACATTAACATAGATGTCACTATTGTTGGATATGTACTTTTTATAGTACTTGGTACAATGCAATTTGGTATATTGTTTGGAAGAGATTGGTGAATATAATTCTGTGTCATGGTGGTGATAGGTTTTTAGATAACAATGATGAAATCTTGTGTCCAAATGCAAAGTGGTGTTTATGCCACAATATGTTAAAATATCAAAAAATTATCCATGATGAACCATTGAAAAATGCAGCTAATAACGTCGGTGGTAGAAATCAATATGGTGGTGGATACATTACAATGGGTCCTGGTAGTATTGACCAGTGTTTCCCAAATTGTTCAGATTTTATACCAATTTATAAACCCTATCGAGGTATGATAGCTACAATAAAGAAATGGAGGAAATGCAAATGAAATATTGGATCTTTGGGATATGTTGTATTGTAGCTAGCACATTCAGTTCATATATTTTAATGACTGCTGGTATCATCTCAGTGTGTCTTGGTATCTGTAAACTGGTAGAAGAACATCTCCCTAAGAGTGTCAAAAATTATGTAGAGCTGCTTTAGATATAGTGTACTATAAAGGAGGAAATCTATGAAAAAGAGAAAATTATTTCCTAAAAACAGTTTTAACAATTCCAAGATTCGAACTGTGTATAAATTTAAATCATTAAAAGATTGTAAAAAGAAAAATCCTTTTATTAATTGTCATGAACACCAAAGTCCTTGGTGTTTCGGATGGATTAAATTAATAGTGGACGATATGGTTAAACGTCCAACACTTCTTTATGGTGAATTAGTATTTGATTGTTGTCGTGGAAAAAAGATGCCATGTGTGGTGTTTGATGATCATGCATTTTGTAATCCTACATTAACTTGGACTGAAACATATGAAAAAGATTCACGTTGGCATCCTGATAATTTAAAGAAATGGGTAGAATTTATTAAGGATAACAATAAAGCTCTTGCTTCTGAATGGGACATTGCAGATATACCCAAATTTATGAAAGAGAAATATGCTAGTATGACCAAAACAGATAAACCTCATTTTAATTTTATCATTACTACTCCTGGTAATGACACTAAATACACCCATCTATTTGAAGCAATGAAGAAGTATAATGAAGAACATGGTGTGACTCTTTCTACTGATTTTGGTAAATGTACTAAAGACAGCCCTTTTTATGTACGTAGAGGAATGAAGAATCCTACCACTGAAAAGATGGATTGGAGTGATATAGTTCTCATGAAACCTGAAGATATCAAAAAGAAATATAATTATAAAATCCCACTTAAAGAAGGAAGGATGTTTCCAGTTGATATTGAATATACTTATGATGAATTACGAAGAGAATTAACTCCTGAAGAATTGGAAAATGGTATCAAAATAAATTATACTTTCATGCCTGGCAATGGTAACCCAGTTAAATCTGATGACATCATCATGAAATTTAGAAAACCAAATATTGAAAAAGATAATATTTCTTTTGAAGATCAATGTGAACAATGGAGAAAAGATATAGCTAATGCATGTATGGTACCATACAATATGTTATTTGGAAACCTTTATTCTAATGATATTTATAAGTATGCATTTATATCTAAAATATTTCCTTCATTTGGAATTTGTGTCGGTAAAGAAGGACAACATATTGGAAGGGTGAAACATGAAATAAAACGATTTGTTGATTTAGCTATGAACAATAATGATTTATGTATGAGATCAAAAGTATTTAAGTTCTATAGTGAGTTTATTAAATGGATTGATAAAACATATGAAAATATGGAGTTAATGCCACTGAATATTAAATATTTGAGATGGTTACTTTATTGTAAGCGATACCAACTAAAAATAGAGTTGAATTCTGTATATGGATATCCAGGTATGAGTATTAGAGATGTTGAAAGTAATAAAATATTCTTTCCAGATAGTTGGCACATTGATTGTCGTAAAGGAAATATTAAAGAATTTAGAAATATTACAGATACAGCTAGATCCTTTATGGATAATTTCAAACATATGCAACAACCACCATACAATCAATTTGTTGAATATATGGGTGAAGATGTTGTACATATTGATACTGGCCATTTTAAAATATCCAATATAAATGGTATTCCAATGGTATCTATGGACTATAATTATAAACTTGAAGATAAAGAAGGTTTGGTTGAAGGTAAACCGATTGAATCCATAAAAGACATACATTTACAGTTTGGACTTAATTACAGTGCTGTCATGACTGAATTTGATAAAGCAGTATCTGATCCTAAATTTATGGAAGATGTGAGACAGATAGTCAGAGAAACACCATTGAGTGGAAAACCTTTAGATTTGGGTGATATTAAAATTGGTGGGATTATTGAATCATTGACAATTAGTAGGGGTGATGAAACTATAGATTATGGTACACATATTACTGAATTTAATGAAAAGATGTCATTTAAACAATTTATTAAAAATGGAGAACAAATGTTTCAAAAATTTATCAATTCCAAAGGAGGGACTCCCATGTCGGAGCAAAAGACTGATTCGGTTATCAATATTCCATTGCCAGATAATCATATTTATGAACTCTTGGGACAAGAAGAAATTGATCATGAAAATGGTGAAGTGATTCGTGATGTGCGTGGTAAGATCATTGATTATAAGTGGCGTGTAAAATTGATCAATTATCAGAATGCTAAGGGTGTCTTGATTGCTTGGCCTGATGAGAAAAAGAAAGTGATCTTTGTTGGTATGTCGTGTTGTGATGCTGATGAACAGTTTGAATTTGGAAAGAAAGTGATGCAAGCTATGCAGAATGCTTATGATCGCGATTATGAATTTCCTGAAGATTATAACCAACATTTGAATACGTTTCTTAGTAGGTGTCGTGTAGAATATCCTCAATTGGAAGAAGCTGATTGGGGTCTGTATTTTTATGATCGTAAGACTGGAGGTAAGTAGTGATGTCTCAGACTTTCACCTGTACTAAAGAACATAATGTGACTTTACCTAAGCATGCTATCTACGATTATATCGCTGATGAATACATTGATGTTGAAACAGTGATGGAAGTGAAAGATGAACTTGGTCGTGTGAAAGATTTGGAATACAGTAAGAAACAAAATATCAAAGGTTTGATGTTGGCTTGGCCTGATGAAGAAAATAAACTCATTCGTATTGGATATTCGAGATGTCATACATCTGATAAATTCAATATGGTAGATGCTATCAATGTAGCACTGGAACGTGGTAATACTAAATATGAATATATTGTATTTGATGAAGTGAGAGAATTTGAAACCCAGTTTATGAAGTTTCGTGATCGTGTGAAGAAATATTACAAACAACTTATGTTTAAAGAGTGGCGTATGTTTAGATATCTTGAAAAGTGCCAATCACCAACAATAACTCTCGTATCTGTTGATGAAAATGGATTTGTACGTATGAAAATTCCTGAAAATTTTAATTTTAGTTGTAATCGTAATAATCGTATTTATACCCCAGAAGCAGTGGGTGAAGCTATTGGAAAAATACATGAAGAAAGTAAAAAGTGTTTTAAGAATAAAACTACTACGGTTACTAATGAAGGTAAGAATGATATTGTCCATTTAATTATCAGTGGTACTAGTCATATTGATTTTTCTATGATTAAGTTTAATCATGTTGGAAATAATAGTATTCATATCCCTGGTGACGTGGTAGTTACCGTTAGACCCAAATAGTATAGCTATGAGTGGAGAGCCTTAGCTCTCCACTCACACAAGGAGACATCATGGATTTTAATTTTTCAACACACCGAAAACTTAATTCATTAAAGAAACAAATTGTAGATGAATTTAATGAATATTTAAAACCTAGAAACATTCTGTTAAATGATCATTCTCCTCTTGCAGTACAAATGGAATTGCATGCTGTAAATCTGAAGTTTATTGAAATACCTTTAAATGATGATGATGTGATGAATGCTAGACTGGTAGTTATGGCTGATAAAGAAATATTTGATATTTATTTCAATACACATAATAAAGCTACTGAATTCTATGAAAGTATTGATAAACCAACACAGGCAGCAATGGTGTTTGGTATGTGCACAATGTCAATTCCATCTGATTTACAATGTTTGATTCGTGAACTTAATGATAAAAATAATAAGCTATATCAGATGTTTATTGAATTGTGTATGGAAATCCGATTAGCCAATCTGGAATTGATGATAATTAATAGTTTAGTGAATGTTGATAGATATGAGTTGGGAAAAGATATTCAAGATTTACTCAATACTGGAGAACATGCATATATTCATGTATTGATTGATTATTGGTTTGGTACCATTACACTAGAAGACTTAAAGAGTAAAGTTGGAAAGGCGGACAAATATGGAATATTGAAGATCATTGATAGGGTTATTATTTCTAAATATCAAATCTATCGTGAATATCAAGATCATTATACTGATTATTTTCAAAGTCACTCTGCAAAGGATAGATAGTGTGGGCCCCATATGGGGCCCACACTATCATCATAAGTTTATTATATTTTTTATCTACTACCTGGAAAAGGTTTATCCCATTTACATTCAGTAGCTGCAGTATGTATCCAATATACACCATCAGATAACCTTTCAGCTTTTCCAGTCTTTAAGTATTTTTCAATATCTTTAAAAATATGTTCACACTCATTAGCTCTTTCCCAAGCAAATCCAACTGTACCAACATATATACCTTCTTCAAAGAGTGGTGTCTTTAAGACATCAAGAACGATGAGTTTATCACCAATATATCCACATTCTACATATCTACATTGTTTACCTTGATCTCGAGCATGAAAATCAGTATTCATACAAAGATCACCAAAAGTATGTCTGATTTTTTTAGATTCTCTAAAAGCATCTAAGAGTTCAGCATCATCCATACCAACAATGTCACAAGTATCTTTCATACCAAAAAAGAAATCACACCAAGTGGGATCACAATATAAATATCTACCTTTACTATCTTTGTACCAAACATATCCACCAGCAGCAGCTACCATAGCTTTGATGATCTTATTTTGTCTACGTAATGCATCATATTTAAATTCTTTTCTAACTAAGCCATCACTATACCAACACAATGAAGAGAAAATAATAAATATCATACCTTCTAAGAGTGGCCAAATCAAATCATGGAATTCATCATTTGGTACAAAGATATCAATAGTCTGTGCCATCAAATATGAAATAGATAACATGATAGTACCCCAAGTAAGCTTACTAATATAGACTAATGAAACAGGATTCTCATTGGGTTGATTGAAGGGATAAATCTTTCTAATGTTTTGATAATATATATAAAGTTTGATACCTAAAGTAAGTGCCACAATAGCTGCCACTAATGAAAATGAATATTGTATTAATTTTGTGATCACTGGATGAAGATCAATGAATATGTTAATGGGAAACATCTTTTTTACTCTTAGATTTGGTGGTAGTTTTCTTTTTAGGTGTTACATCTTTAACTGGAGTATCTTTTACTGTAGGCGTGATTTTCTTAGATTTAGTTGATGGTGTTTTCTTTTTTGGTATAGTTACTTTTTTAGGAGGATAATCACAAAAAGTATCATCTGAATCAATAGATAAACCACCATCTTCATCATCTAAGAATTCTTTTGGGATCCTTTTAGGTGAACGATATTCAGTTTCGTCATATTCATGTTGCATTTTACGTAAAGCATATTTTTCACGTTTACTCATTGGTACAATCCGTTCAATGATTAAATGAATAATGGTAATAAAATGTCTATCCCAGTGGGTGGATGTAAATCCAACAGCAATACATAGAATCATTTTCATATGAGCAGAAATAGCAGTCCATTCATAAACAGCTAACATAGTCATCCAACAAAAAACAATACTCACACCACAGTTACTGAAGATCTCTTTAAATTTAGTCTCACTGTTATTTTTATTTCTCCAGTTAGCAGAAAAGTATCCTGTGACAGTACCGATAAATGTGGGTATAGATAAGATCTTGAATAAATAACTGAAAGTGAGGACTTCATCCATGTTCTGGACTGGCTGTGACATGTGTTTTCACCTATCCTATTTCGGGACTAAAAATAAAAAATAGGACCAGGTACCAACTAAAAACACTAATGAATATGAAACTACATTGATAACATTTTTAATGATCAACCAAGATACTATTTCCACTAATGCCATAAACATAGATAACAAACTGACAGCCAACAAATATTGATCTGGATCCCATGTGTGAAAATGATTACCATATGTATACATGCCATGACTAAATACCATACCAACAAAGATACTAGCTAATACGAGGTACCATTTGAAAGTGGCATTTACTCCAGATTTACCCCGATTATCCAACTGACATTTACAAGATGTAGACATATAGACTTGAGCTGCCCACAATATCAATGTAGTACACATGGGTGAAATAAAGAAATTGATATATGCTTCCATTGGTTTTTTAATAGCAAATTCTGGATCTAATGATAATGAAATCCGCACAATAGATACACCAATTTGTATGATCGGTATAAGTGCACATACTAGTATCATTAATTTGACTATAGGTGCAGTATGTCTAGTTGGGTGTAAGCGTAAGAATACAAATTGCAAAAGTAAAAAAATACATCCCAATAATTGGATGACTATCAAATACCTATATAAAAATACTGGATCTATCCAATATTGCATATTAGCCGTTGGGCTACAACCACAGACAATACTTTCAACAATAGACACATATCACCTCCTGGGTGTGATGAATCAAAAGACTGTTTAGATTTAAAAAGTAATAGTACTGATGTTTTCAGAAGAAGCGATCTCCATGGCAGTGACACCAGTGCCAAGGATGAATCCAGGAGGAAGATCATCTTCACTGATATTACGTGTAGCACAGCAGGGTTTACAACACAGGATCTCAATACCGCTATCCAAGATGACTTTCATGTGATCAGCCATCTGATCACCAGTGACAGCTTTCACATTCGCTGTCACCTGGGGGTTGGTAAAATAGACTGCATCATCCACCAACATGATACCTTTAAGGGTACCGCTGTCTTTGGCCAGCTTTGCAAACTGAAAACAGCGAGTAGCCTTTGTGGGATTTTCAGGACCACAGGTCAAAATGAAAAAGAGTGATTGACGGGTCATGTGTATAACTCCTATCGGATCACAGATCCGTAGTCGATTGAAAAAGATCAGAATGATTTTCAACAGTTTTATTGTCCGGATGATCCACTTTATAACTCACTAAATACATACTGATAATGTATACCCACAATGCACCATGCTTACAGAAGAAAGGTATCCACCATCCAGCATTGAGATTACCCTCTATCATCACAATAGATTGATAACATTGCATGATAGAGAGAAACATTACACTGACCACCATAAAGTGCATATACTTATTATTCTCTTTATTTTGAGTCTTAAATTTAGTAGAGATCCAAATAGATATTCCGACACAAAAAACTGATGATGCTAAGAGATAAAAATATCCAATCTTAATCAGATTGACTTCCATTGATGTGAATTGCATTACACCTCCCATGTGAAACACATTCTTGCCCCAACTCATAAGATATTTTTTAAAGACCTATCGTATGAGTAAATATTTTAAGGAGGGATATATCCCATGACTACAAATTTTCAAGCTGCTAAAGCAGAATTGGGTGATATTGAGGGATTCTATTCTAATGATTCAAAAGATAGGGGTGGTGAAACTCTTTATGGTTGGGCAAGAAATTATCATCCTGAGATTGAATTTTGGTCTAAACTTGACCAATATAAAAAACAGTATGGTGGTTGGAATGATAAGTGTGCTGCTGCAGTAAAGGCTGATCCATATTTTAAAGAAGTATCTGATAGAGAATATAAGAAGCAATATTGGGATTTCTTTGATGGTGATAATATACCCTATTCATTATCCCTTGAAATTTTTGAGGTTTGTGTCAATCTTGGCGTTGGTGGAGGAGTGAGATTGCTTCAAGCCGTGCTCAATGGTCACAATTATGAAAATAAATTTGGTATTGATTTGAAGATGCCTTATGATGGGGTGTTTGGTGATAATACACGAAAAATGTTCAAAGCTATGTTAGCTGCTGGGTATGCTGAATCTATTCAATATGGGATAAATGCTGAGCAGGGACATTATTATCGGACAAGGACTGAAGAAAATATAGATAAACGAAAGTATTATCGGGGTTGGTTACGTACTCGGTGTAAAGCATCTTTTAAACAAAATCCTGGAGACATTGTTGTAACAAATACTGCACCTGTGATAGTTGAATCTAATTCAACCAATCTATTTACAGAAGATGATATTAATAATATTAAGATGTTGACTGAAACGTTACAATCAATCTTAAAGAAAGTGATGTAAATTTTATTATAGTAGTGAAATTATAGTTGTTATCTTGATAAAGTTAGCTATTAAATTGTAAATGACAATATCATAGCTCTGGGTGCACAGTGCACCCAGAGCTATATTCATCAATATTTTAAACATATATTACACAATAAGGAGGATAATAAATGATCAAATATAAACACGGTGACATAGTTGAAGCACTGATTAAAACTACAGATATAGATGTATGTTTTCACCAAGCAAATTGTTTCTGCAATCTTGGAGCGGGCATAGCTAAACAATTAGCAGCTGTATTTCCAGCATTGGTGGATGTAGATGATACTACTTCTGTAGGTGATAAAAATAAATTAGGTACATTTACGTATGCTGAATTTTATCAATCACATCAATTTAGAATCTACAATTTATATGGTCAATGGGCATTTAGATATGGTCTTATCTATAAATGGATAGATGGAGTAAAACATCAATTTACAATACCTGAAGAATATGATGAAAATGGTCTTAAGCCCATGACTTCACTCCCGCATCTAAGACAGGCTATCGAAGGTATGATCAATCATGTCTGTGGTGTCAAACATGACTTAAGATTTGCTACAGTGAAGATTGGTGCTGGTCGTGGTGGTGCTGATTGGAATAGTCAAGTATATCCCATGCTAGAGGAATTGTTTGATGGTTTGGATTTGACAGTATATAGATTTTAAATCAAGTATAAAGGAGAGCCTACTTATGAAGATTTTCATTGAGATTTTAAAATGAAGAAAGATTATTTTTATTATAAACAGTTAGGATATTGCACACAAGAACATTATTTCATGCGAGAATTGTTAATTATCAAAAATAAAGAATTTGAAAAATCACTGATATTTAATTTAATTGTATTGGGTTTAATAATAATACTGATATGGTGTACAATTGATCTATTTATTTTAAAAAATTAATAGTTTATCGGTTTTAAATCAACCATAAGAGGGAAAGTTAATAAAGGTGATCTATAATAATTTAAGATTTTCATTGTGGAAATCCTGAATTGATCTAATGTACCTATGATATGGGGGTTACACCCCCATATCATAGGAGGTCCACATGCGTTATCTTCTTTTCATGTTGTTGGCCATGTTGATTAGCTGTCAAAAAGTCTCTATAGGTAAATTTGATTTGAAGTATGGTACTGGATCAGATACTTGGGAAAGTAATGAACGTGGAGATAGAGTCAAAAGACAAGATCATTGGCACTGATATTCATTTTATCTAGAATATATATTATTCTTTCGAGAACTCAAGAATGTGATCCACCACTATGATGTGACTTGGGTAACCCTGTAACACCAATCGACATCAATGGAGTATTTGATATGTTTAAAAGTAAATTCTCTACTGGTCTTTATAATAAAATAAATACAGTATATTTTTGGAGAAAGTGTCAAGTGTTGGGTTATGGAAAACCCATTCCTGCACGATTTTTAATGGTCCATGCTTCCATTGAAAATCCACATGTAATGGCTTATGTGGAATGGGAAGATGGGTCTGTCATGGAGTATCAGTTTGATCAAATCAAATTTGATAAATAGTTGTAACATTTAACAGTATTGGGGAGGGCAATTCCATGAATAAACTTAAGTCTAATACCATTACCATAGATACTTCCAATTATAATCAGTTCAATCAGCTGTATTTTCATCATCCGGTAGAAGTACATTACACTGAAGTGATAATGGATACATCAAAGGGATATCCTGAACCAAAAAGTGTGCCCACTAGTGTAGTTAAAAAAGGAAAGATTCTTTATACCACCAATGGTATTTGTGTCACAGTGCTTCTTGACAGTGGTGATATTGAAAACGTGTATAACAGTAACCTCAAATTACTCCCCAAGGAGGAATAGCCATGCGCTACATCTTTATGATCATCCTCATGCTGTGTACCACACAGCTGTATGCCCAGACCAGGACCCAGTCTGTGCAAGGCAAAGTGGTTCCCAACTTTAGCAACAATTCTGTGGACATCTATACTCGTAGTGGCCAAAAGCAGACCGTCCCTCTCTATGGGGTGACTGTGGATCCCAAGAAGGCTGCTGCCGCTAACAAGACCTTCATCGATAAACACAAGTCCCAGGACTATTCTAATGTCCGTATGTACACGGACAAATACGGCCAAAGCCGTGTTGAAGTAAATGGTCAAGATATTGGCCGTTCATTAACTTCAAAAAAATATGCTGTCCCCGATAGCCAATGTATTTCCAATCCCGGAAATCCATACTGTGCCAGATTGAAATAATATTGATATATGAGACAGTGGTACCAACAGGTACCACTGTCTCTAAGGAGAATAAATATGATACACAGAAATGTTATTTGGTATCTGATTTATCTTTTTATATTGTTTGGGTGTTTCTTTGGTATAGCTTATAATACACAGATTGAACTTATTGGTGGTTCTGGAGTATTCTTAATTATCGGTGTTGGATTTTGTAGTCTTGAAATAGTGTCAGTAATCATAAATTATATTTACAAGAAATTCAACCATGATTAAACTTAAATTTCCTTTGAGAGATCCAGTTTTAAGAGTCAATCCACAATATAATTACGTCTCATACAATATGGCAGATGCAATATTGTGTGATAATGATTTATTCAAAAGGAGTGTTGATATGGATGACTTCACATCAGAATATTCTATTGGATACTGGAAACAGTTTAAAGATGAAGATGTTGATTTACCTTGGCCAACAATAAATCCTGAATTGACAGATGAAATTAGAATGGATTATTTACGTTTACTTGATTTAGCTGAAAAAGATAAAGCTACTGCACATGAAAATTACAGAGGATGGTCTATGTGTCGATTGTGTAGAAAAGCGAATGGGATTGGTGAATTTGAAATGGTGATAGATGGTGTGTTGTATACCTGGCCTGATGGTTATCGACACTATATTGAAGATCATAAATGTGATATTGACTATAAATTTTATGAAGTGTTAAAAAAGAAATTTAGTTGATTATCTAGCTAGGGTAGCCCATGGGCTACCCTAGCTATCACTGATATGGGTGTGTATATTTTTTTCTATAGTCCCACCGATCTTTATATTTTTTAGCCACCTCTTCACTATAAATGAATATCACATTTTCACTATTTCGAGTACGTGCAGCGAATGACATATTGTAACTTCCAGTGAGTACTATTTTTTCATCGAATATCATTACCTTATCGTGGGCTATAACGTACTTCGTATCTGAATATGTGGGGATACCCGCATGTTGTACTTCATCTGCCTGGGTACGATAGTGATCAGTTTGCCCGCCATCAATAATGAGTTGTACGTTCACACCACGTTTATGTGCCCGAATAAGTGCATTAGCTATATCTCTATCTGTAAATGAATATACTAATATATAAATGGAAGTGTTGCTTTCATCAATGCGTTTAAGGATTTGTGTTATTACATCATCTTCTGGACTAAAATAAATCCACATTGGTGCAGTGATTATCTCACCATGACTATATACTGGTGATACACACAACATCAATAACCACACACATATAATAAAGAGATTGAACAATATTCGTTCCATAAGTTTCATTCTGTCCTCCAAATTATATGTTAAAAGAATAACTCCACCCATACATATAGTCTTTAACATTTAAAAAGGAGTATCCATCATGAATATGATCATGGTCAAGTTGGTCAATGGGCAGATCTGCATTGGGTCTCATGATGAATTGGAGAAATGTATCGTAGCTCCAGCTGAAGTCATGGGTACACCTACACAATCAGGCTATGTTTTTGGCATTGTTTTGATGGGCTTTCCCTTTGAACAAGAGATCAATCGTGAAGCAAAGATCCCAATGGATAAAGTCATCTATCAATATAAAGAAGTCCCAAAGGGATTGTCTGATCAGTATACAGAAAAACTCACAGGTATCAAGTTAGCAAATCCGAACCAAATTCTTAGTCTTGTAAAGAAATGAGTTGGGGTGTATTCCATTAAGTTTTAAATATATATTACTAATATGATCTTGTATTTGAAATCGTTCTTAACCTTTTCTAACCTTTAACCTAAAGGAGTATTCCGCATGGAATTTACTTGCAATGATCCGATCCGTGGTGACAAGATCGCCCAGCTCAGTGAGCGACTGGCCCTTGTACTCTACAAGCAGGAAGACGATGCCTATTTCCTCATTTCCGGCATCGTGATCGGCAAGGCTGTCCAGCTTCGCTATGATGATGGGCCCGATGGCCATAATCGCATGTCGGTTAGTGTGGAGGATGATTCGATCATCCTCCATCGGTCCTCTGTCGAGTTTGAGGAATGTCGGCCCAATGTGAAAGGGGATAAGCGTCTGGCCAATATCCCCAAGCTGCTGCAGGGTACCACTGTCTGTGATCTCTTCGATGAGGTCGATCAGGCCGTGGCGGAATATGTTCCTTTGATCAAAAACTCCGTGTGTTATAACAACAGCCAGGCATATCCTTACCTTCGGCCCATGGGCTTTCGTCCGGATTATTCCCAGCAAATGGGCGGTGGTGGTTTTCAGCATCGGCCCACCAGGCGCGGATAGACCATCCATTTAGCCTGCATATCTGGAGCACACCCCATCATGGGGTGTGCTCCAGTATACGGTATCTATCTTCATTTTTATACAATATCTACATGTTCATTGACCATACCTGCTAATACTACATCATCAGTCTTTAAAGCAATGGTGTCTACATCTGACATGGAATTACTATAAATGGAATTGTGATTAATAATAAACATCTGATTCACCATCTTTCTATCTTGTAGAGATTTGAGTAATTCAAGTAATGCAATCTGATGTGTTGGATCAAAGCTAGCTCCAATTTCATCTAAGAATAGTGGGTATTGATTGAGCATCTTTTTTTGAAGGAGTATAGCTAAGGTAGTGGCTATAGTGACCATTTCAGATTGGCCTTTAGATAATCTAGATATATCAGGTACTCTCACATGTTCTACCATGACTTCAAAAGAAAAGTCTATTGGTGTATTGGTATCAATAGGTACTAATTTTAGGGGATAACTAAATACCTGTGCAATGAAATAATTGGTGTTGTGTATGATAGTATTGATAAACTCTACTAAGTATCTATGAGGTAATCCATTATTTGGAGATAACTCTTTTTCAATACCTTGATATTTGATCTTTTCTTTTTCTATGATAGTGATTTGTTTCATTACTTCTTCTTCATATCTAGCATATAGAGTATCTTGCTCTTTAATGAGAATATCGATTTGACGGAGATCTTCATCTATCTTGTTTTTTACAGCATTGCAAGACTCTATATATTTTTTATAAAAGATAGTAGTTTCGTAAGCTATTTGCTTATTAGCTAAACGATAGAACGTCTCTGACTTTACTTTAATATCATTTTTAAGTTCAATATATCTTTCATAAGTAGTATTTTTTTCTAGGTATTGTTTTCTTTTCTCATAATTGAGATTTAATGAATAAAGTAAGTTCTTATGAAGTTGTTCTTTTTCTAAGATAAGTTTTTCTAAGAACTCTTTAGAAGTAGCATGAGCTTTGATGTGAGCATCTATTTCAGTCTCTAAGAGATGTTGTTTTTCTAATAGCTGATCTCTGTGTCTAATAAGTTTACTGTTTTCAAGAATATGATCTAATATCATCAGTAGATCAGTAGGATTTTTGTTGAGATAATGAAGCAATTTATACTTGAGGGTTACACTACTCAGTAGTCCAGTACTGTACCATATATTAGAGATATCATAAGCTAATTTAGTATAGGGTTCTCTATCCTTATATAAATCATAAAGTTTACTGTGTACTTTAAGATAATGATCAATACTTGTTTGTATGACTTTAAGATCTCTATTGAGAGTGATTTCTTTTTGATCTGCTTGATCTTTCTTATCTAGATACTTTTCTTTTAAACCACAGTTATTGAAATTACAAACATCTGGTACAAAGAGATTGTATTTATTTTTTTCTTGATTGATCAAATGGAGTTCTTGTTCTATACCACGTTTCTTATCTTGAAGATATTTGATATGTGTAATTAAATGATTAAGCTTTTTTTCTACCATCAACAATACTTGATTACTCCAAATATTGACATGACTATATTTGTTATCTAAAAACTCTAATTTTGGTTTAAGAGTTTCTATATATTTTAAGAATATAGATTCTTGATCTATAGTCAAGACTATCCCAGTATTCAGATCTATATTTTTATTGAGTTCATTGATGGTGGACTTGAGAGATATAATTTCACTCTCTATTACTGTAGTGGGTTTCTTATTTTGTTGTTGGATATGTGTATTGTATTCATTGATTTCTTTTGTAAGTTGTTCCAATTGTTGTTGATATGTTTGTATTTCATTTTCACAAATATGTAAAGCATTATCATTTTCTCTATAGTCTTGAAGATATGTTTCTCTATTAATGAAACTGAGTTTAGGAAAATCTATTCTAAGTCTTTTGAGATAGTTCGAAGCATTTTGAATAAAAGTATTATCTGAACTATAAGTTCTATCTATTTCATATTCTTGATATATTTGATTGACATGTTCTTGGAGTAAATAGATAGTTTTATCTATGAGATTTTTATCTTTCTCCAATTGTTCTTTATGTTTTTTAGTTTCTTCTAATACAGTAATATCTAAGAGTCTTGATTCTATTTCTTCTTTACGACGATAAAGATGTGTAAGTGTATTTTTATATTCTTTGATTTGAGATAAACACTTTTTATGTAAATTTAAGATGAGTGTAAAGTCAGTTGGACTGATAGTTAGAAATAGATTTTTACGTTCAGATTTACCCAATCTACAAAGATCAATTTCCATACGAAGTAATTTATCATCTAAAGATGTGTATCCAAGATATTTTTCAATGAGTTCTTCTTGCACCCCAGTAGTACCGCTGTGATTGAATTCTACATTATTTAAGACAAAAGAATGTGGTGAAGCTTTATTAGTAAAATCAGATACTAAGATATATTTATCATTTTCATGAGTAATATGAAGTTCTTTATATCCTTCTTTATTAAAATCGGATCTACTTGGGGGCAATGGAGATAACATTCTAAATAGTGTAGACTTTCCACTACCATTTGTACCCACTACTACTGTGGTTGGTGATACGAAATCTATAGTGAGTTCTTTGATGTTAGAAAATTGAAATGGGATATAGTGTTTTAACACTATTGAGTTTAAATACATCAGGGAACTCCTTTATATTGATCCATATTATGGAAAGTTTTAGTATAAATAGACAATGTAACTAGATCCTTTTATGTATGGTTAAGATTGACGATACTATAGTCCTATCTACTTCAAAGGAGCATATCGCTATGCGAGCAGATATAACGACCATCTCTCAGACTATCCGTGCAAAGCTGGACCCGCATTTGGCTGCATTAGCACAGTTAGCACAATCTGAGATTGAGGCTATGCGATTAGCTGATCTCAGTCGTGAAGAAGTATTGCTTAGATTACAAAATTCCATTATTAAAAATAACAATATGATATTGAAGACTATGGATATTTTGATAGATTTAAGACCAGATCTTATTGATGTGATGTCTTTAGTATCTGGATTGGAAGCTGCAGTAGAGAATTATAGTCAACGTATCACTGATATGGAACAGCGTATTTCAATATTAGAACAAACTAGTACTTGATAGATAGGGATGGGCAAATGCCCATCCCTATCTACTTTCTTCTGATATATAATTACTTATGATGATAATTACATAGGTACTTCACTTACATACATCCTCCAACTTTATTGGAGCTGGCATATGGTCTCAGATTCTACACTTGATGGTATCGTGCATGATGTGCGATATAAATTCTCCAATACTGGAGAAGTCATTTCTACATTAGTACTCAATAGACCTGGTCACAATGTACCATATTTTTGTGAGATCAAATGTCTTCAATCTGTAAATACACAAATAGCACGTGGTGATCATGTTCGTATCTCTATTTCCACAAATAATACCACTAATGAAATAACTATTCTTAAAAGAAATACTGATACTAATTGTTATCCTACATTTATGATTGGATACCCATATTGTCCTTATTGTGGTACTAAGCTTCATTACAATATGTTGTATGGTGAATGTCATACCAAGATTTGTCCAGCACAGATATCAAATAATATCCAAATCTTTGCTCAAGGTATTGGTTTATTCTTCCATGGTTCAAATAAACTTATATTTAATAATTTACTTACTCGTGGGGTATTTCGGGATTATATTGACATTTTTAATACTACTATAAATACAATACTTGATCTAGATAATATTGCTATTTCAAATGGAGATATGAATTTATATATCAATACTATTAATTCATTTAAAGGTACTATAAATCTTTTTCAGATACTTAATGGATTTAATATTCCATATCTCACTGTACAAGGTATTGATCAGATTATTCAAACACACACATATACCACATTACTTAAAGCAATTCCCTTTAATAAATATCTTTATGTAGATGGTAATGCAGATACTTGTTTAAAAGCATTTTTTTCTAATCCATGTAATACAAACTCTTATGCTAAATTAGCTAGTGTGGCTACAGATGGTGTATTTGTCATGGGGTAATAGATCCAAAGGTATTTGAAATATATATTATTAAAATGGAATTACGATATAATTCCAAATATTTATAATGAATTTAAAATCACAAAATAGAATATAGTGACATTTGAGATTTATAAAAATATATCAATACAAGCCATTCTTTAGGTATTTATACCTACACTGGACTTTGGCTATTCCACCTAACTTTTCATTGGAGGAGCATCCCTCATGTCGAAGGAAAAAGTTGAAAAGAAAGCCGATGATACACTCATCGTCTCTGCCATGACCTTTCTTATGGACAAAGCTACCTTGGCCGGCGAAAACATCTACACCGTCAAGGGCTCCGACCTGGAGCGCTTTTACAAGGACAACGGCGTGCCCGTTGAGATCCAGCATCGCACCATGGCGCTCAACGACGCCGTCCTGGCTGCAGCTATCGATTTCAACGGTGAAAAGCTCAAGGCCCAGATCGAGGCTCTCAAGAAGAGCAATGAAGATCCCGAAGGCGCTGAGAATACCATCAAGCTGAACTACTCCGAAGCCACGACTGAAGTCAGCATGGTGCCCCATGTGGCTCGCAAGATCCCGACTCATCTGCCCGGCTGCGCCAATCGTGCTGATTCCGGCGATGGCATGTCTCACCACTACGGTGTCACCCAGGTCCGTATCCGCACCAAGGGCCGGGTCACCCGCCGTGACGAACAGCTCACCGATTGGGCTGATACGATCAAAGAAGCTCTCGGCGTCTAGTATCTCCTTGTCTACCAGCTCTCTTTATCATACAGTGGGTGTGGCCGATGCCACACCCACTGTATGGTATTTATTTAAAGCTTTTTAAGAATACTAGATATGCAGATCATTTCATTACAAATATATATCATAAAAATGTATTTAGGAAACTAATCCCAATTAAACCATATAGGTCCAAGGAGGACACCATGTCTACTGCTACCAACACCGCTATGGCTGATGATACCATCACCCTGTCCAAGTCCTATTTTAAGGATGCCTTTGGTGCTCATGTGGAGTACCTCACGGACATCAGTTTGGAAAATTTCGCATTCTACAAGGACAACAAGACCCAGTCCTTTAAAGGTCATGTTTGTGTTGTGGATGGGAATCAGTTCCCTGACAACATTGTTGACATTACCATGATCAAGGCACGCCTGGTCATCATCCAGAACTGCCAGACAGTCACCATCGGCCGTATCGATGCTGGTGATATTCTGATTGGTTCTTGTGGTCAGGTGACGGTTGCTGAGATCAAGACGGACACACTCTGCGCACTCACCATGAATCAGCTTGGCATTGGTGAGATTCACTGTGATAAGTTCGTGGGTTTCATCAACATGGGGCTCATTAAGAAAGGTATGATCTCGGATATGGCCATTTGTGCCACCGGACTGCAGTATGACTGCCGTGTTCTGGATCCCCAGATCTACACCCACCACTTCACCCTCTTTGGTGAAAACACTTTCAACTCGGAGAAGCTCGAGTTCTTCATGAACACCAAGAGCCTTTCCAAGCTGGATCGTTGGTTGTTCAATCACGATCCTGAAGATGCGGAATATTCCATCCGAAATGAAGTCTTGACAGGTTTCGTTTTTGAGTACACCATATGCGGGGATTTCCCTGTGCAGTGGCTCATGGATCCTGGAAACATCCCGCATTTTACCTCTCTCATGGACAAGTATGATTACTTGACCAAGACCACTGAATCCCAACGCCGTAAGGCCATTGATGCCATCAAGATCGAAGATGGTGTCTTTGACTTTATCGGAGATATCTGGGGTGGGGTCTGTGAGACAGTCGGCGACATCACGGACACCGTCGGTGATTTCGTCTTTGGTGCACGTGATACTGGGGAAAAGAAAGACCCCGTGGTGGAGGAAGCTAAGGCCATTCTTGAAGAGGCTTTCTCTGATGAAGAGGAAGAAAAAGTTGAAGACCCCGATGCACCCGATACACCCTGGATGGATCCCAACATCATGCATGTGCGTCCTTCTGGGACATACAAGGAACGTGATATCACCGAAGCTGACATCAAGGAGATGATGGATGCTGGGATTATCCCCCCCACTGCAACAGTCCAACCCCAACCACAAGCATCTACTGTCGATGTGGACATGGATCCGATGACAGCAGATCCGGCATCGACTCCGACCTTTGTGCCCCACATCATTGGTGGTACTCCGGCTGCGGCACCCATGGTGGGAATGGGTATTACCCCAATCATGGAAGATCCCATGGCCAATGAGATCATGGGGGATCTTCGTGTCAAGACCAGTGAGGAGTCGACTGCTCCCACCCCCAATGGCAAGAAAAAGAAGTAACAGTATAGGGGTAGGGGCCACATGGCCCCTACCCCATGCTTATCCGAGACATAATCCTTTTTTGACAAAAGCATATCCTACAGCGATAGCATCTGCTTCATGTTCTACCATTTTATCAAAAGCTATTTGTTTAGCAGCTTTAAATGAGATTTGTGGATTATTTAAGATAGCATCTTGGATAGTGAGTTTATCTGCATGTCCATTGCCGGTGACTATGGATTTGATACCACAGGGTGAGATTTTAAATAAACCTAACTTATAATCCATTACAATGCGTGCAATTGTATTGATACATAATTTTAATGCAATATAGGGATGTACACCACGTCTTGGATTATAAAAGGCATCTTCAGATACTACATACTGAGGACTATATGTCTCCATTAATTCACGCACCACATCTTCAATAAGAAACAGTGACATAAGCTGTCTAGTATAGACGACGCATTCTTCTTTTAATTTTTTTGCATTATCACTGGGTTTGACATTACCAAATTTGATGACTTGAAATTTATCAGTATCAAATTGATATTGTGATACCGCCCAACCAAGACAGGTGGTCCCAGGATCAAATGACAAGATACGTGTATGTCTCATGACAGTATATTCCTTGAGCTATGTGATTATCCCAATATGGGAGAATGGTTTGTTCTTTGGACTAATGATACAAAAAGCCCACTAAATTATAATACATAAAAATCTATGGATATTTTTACAGTGCTAGATGAGATGGGGATTTCTCCCCATCTCATCTCATTGCTCCATATATTCTGCTCGCCATTCTGCAGTGATACGTTCATAGATCAATTTTTGCATCTCTTGATAATTTGGTAATCCAAAATATTTATTACCGATGTATACAGCATTTTCTTTAGGTGCAGTCACATTACTAAAATAATCTTCAGTATGAGTTTGACCGAATCCTTCTATCCTGACTCCAGTAAATAACTTAGTCTCTTTAGCTATGTTGAATGCTTGGAGTGCACTGGGATATTCAGCTTCTACATCTTCATCATTGACCATGATAGTAACTTGTGTTTCATGATCAGATTCTTCTACTGCACGGATACCAATGTTAATAGCTTTACTTGGTGGAAGTACTGTACCACCCAACTTAGGTATCATATCATCAAATGGTGTACCCATGATCATACCAGAAGTAGCAATGATTTTTCCTTGAGATTTATTATAAAAATACATAGAATTCTTACCCATAGTAGTTTGTTTACTAAAATCACTCAAAAGAGAAGCATCAGTGAGTGCCATCATGGAGACACAATCATTAGTTTGTTTATGCATGAGTGGGATCAAGATACTATCTTTAATGTTATATGCAACATATCTTAAGAAATTATACATTTGTTCCATATAGTGGTTAGTGATCTTACCTAAGCTGATCTTTCCCATACCAAGTATTTTATTAGCAATAGCATTAAGGGTATAATCTGATTCTCTTCCTTTTACTTTACGTAGACGTGCATAGAGACACATGCTATCGATAAATTGAGTATATCCAGTACAATTTACCCAATGCCATTTATCTGCAAAATGTTCACAATCTCTATTGTCCACTTTATATTTAAAATATTGATATTTCTTAGGTACATCAGGATGACAAAAGATAGTAGCAGGATCTACACCCATGGATTCTAATCTCTCTAAGATACGTGAGATATCATAATTCATATTCCAAACACCAACAAAATCTGTCTTGTGTTCATGGATGCGATCAAATACCCATTTGATAAGATCAAGTTCAGTATTAGATTCATGTATCACTATTTCAAATCCATATGTGGATATCTCATCTTTTAATTCTTCATTAATGACTGACCACAATTCTTCTTGAGTAGCAGGTATCCTATTTCTATGTTGATCTACTTTCATGAGATATTCTTTCAAATAAGCACAATAGATATATTTTCCAACATTGAAAGAAAAGACATTGATACGTTTTTCACCACGCACTTCGTTTTCAATGTCCATACTACCCACAGATAGTTGAGGTAACATACCTACAGTTTTATCATTATAGCTCTTCCTGATGAGTACCCCAGTATCAATATCTGCTCCATATACATAAGGAGAATTACACAACTCCCGTAACTGGGTACGTCTACTGTATATATCTAAACTCTTCTTTAGTTTTTCTATCATTTCACTATCTCGCACTGTATATTTTTCTAGATTCTTTTCATATTCAAATTCCTTTTTATATTTGTGTGATCTGAATCCAGGTTTAGTGATCCAAAATGGTCTACGTGGATCATTGATGATACGGAGATTGTCTTTCCATGTTTTATTGCCAGCATCATCTATCACTAATACTTTTTCCTTGATGACAAATGCATTAGCATCAGGGCGTTTACAATGAGTAGCATGTATCCAAAAAGGTATGGTTTGCATAGATATCGTTACCCCCAGATGTCGTTCAAACTATGACCACTTTAGTTAAAATATCTCATATGAAAAGGAATAGGTACACCAGGCCCCAAAGGGGGCCTGGTGTACCGTATCCTAGTGACCTAAGGGAGTGCTGAGGTCAGAGACTGTTGGTGTCGCGATTAAGGATTGGTGGGCAACGGAAGCGGAGTCTCCGTGGGGACCAGGGAGATCTTCGCGTACAGGTCGATCAGCTTGCTGATGTTGACCACGTTGAGGTAGATGCCGATCGGGTTGGTGATGAGCGGGAGCTCACGGGCGTTGGCAAAGACGCGCTTGTTGACGCCGCCACCGATCTGCGGGTTGTAGTGGGCAAGATAGGTACCGAAGTCCCAATTGTGCCCAAAGTTCAAGATAGATTCGGGATCACCTTCACGGTACGGGAGGATGAGGATCTTTTCCCGCATGGTGTTGTAGGTGCACGAGACACACTCGAGGATGACGCCGTTGGGCAGGATCCGACGGTACTCGACGACTTCACCATCGAAAGCCATGTTCGTATTCCCTTCCATGTGATTATGGATATGGGGAATATTAAACAGGTTTTCGAGGATGATGTTCGACGTGATCAGCTTGTAGACCGGCTTTTCGCCGCTATTGAGCTGCGTCTTGTAGTAGGAGTTCTGGTGGATCAAGCTGAAGATGTTGATCAGCTGGAGTTCCACGTACTGGCGGATATCGCCGAGGATATCCGAAGACCGGATGGAGTCGACGTTCGAGCAGTCGATGGTCGACACGATGACGTAGGGGTTGACCAGCTGCGAGGCCACGTACTCGAAGCCGACCCGATCCTCGAAGGAGCGGAATTCCGGATTCGGATTCTCGGCCTTGATACGGTCATAGACCTGACGCAGGGTCGTGCTGACCAGCTTGAGCATACGATCGTCCTGGCCCAGGCTGATGGCCTCGGTGACGTTGCTCATGACATACTCAGGCAGGGCCTGCTGCAGAGCATAGTCGACGATGTAGTTACGACCAACCGGGATTTCCCAGGTCTGGGTCTTGTAGTGCGAACGGACGGCCACGTTCGATTTCCGAAGGTTCTCTTCAGAGAACTTGGAGTCGAGCTTATACGCGATGACTTCGGTCTTGATGTCGGCCATGACCGCAGCCACGGGCGCCGGGACAGCATCGCTATCCGGATGATACGCAGTCGGGTAGGCACTGCCGGTGCAACGGGTATCCGCCCACTGCAGAGACAGATAAGGAGACGCATCGATCATGCAGGTGATGGCTTCCCGCGGAGTGAGATTGGCAAAGATCTCGGTGTCGGTGCCGGCCATGGTCTTGAGGCTCTTGTCCAGCAGGAAGGTCTGGGTGAAGTTCGCCCGACGATCACCGGAGTAGCGGTTGTTGTTGTGCATGATCAGGCGGGAGCCGTAGTACGGCGAGGTGTCGAACTCGATGTCCTCGGTCTTGCCGCCAGAGATGAAGCGCACGACCACGGACTCGAGGATCGCACCATCAGCGATCAAGTCCGTGTAGTCGGTCATGGTAAAGCCGTAGACGTTGGGCAGGCGAGACAGGTCCATCATGTTGGCAGTCTTGCCGCAACGGATGTAGTTGTCCGCCAGCAGGACGTCGTCGTCGTCGTTGTCCTTCAGGACTTCGATACGCCGCAGGGTGTTGGAGACCATGGAGGGGTCGCCGTAGAGATGGATAAAGGGCTTGCGATGTTCCTGGGACTGCCGTTCCTTGGAGGTGGGCGCCATGGACTTGTTGAGGTCATAGACTTCGGCCCAGGGGATCACGTAGTTGATCACGGTCTGGGGAGAGGTCCGACGATGCATCACACGGTTGATCAGCCCACGGTGGAACTTGAGCAACGTGACGGTCATGGCAATGCGGATGTCTGGCAGGACGCGGTCGGTATCGGCACCGAAGGCTTCCATACCCGGAGTGAACGAAGTCAAGAACTCGGCATGCAGCGATTCCGGGATGACCTGATGCAGATCCAGCAGATTCTGCTTCTGATCCGGAAGCGTATCGCTGGTAGCGAAGTGTCGAGACTGCGCCATAGCGCCATTGCCACGGTTGTTGTAGAGCAGCTGGCCAAGTGCCGGGATAGCCATGGCCTTGATGCGATCATTTTTCAGATCGCAGGAATCGCACAGCACGCCCAGGCTTTCCGGGCTCATGAAGGCGTCGGTGAACGACATCGTGCTGTTGAAGGCTTCACAGGAAGCGGTGACCTGACCAAAGGCTTCAGCATTGACCAGGCTATCAGAGACCGGGCTGCCGCCGTTGCCGAGGTTGTTCATGTTGATGAAGTCGGTGACGTTCTTCCAGATCTTGGTGATGAGCTTGCGTTCAGCAGCAGAGACATGGCCACTGTTATTTTTGGCATATCCCATGGATTCACAGGCAGCCAGAAAACCCTGGTAACCAGCGAGATCACCTGAAGCAGAAGGCATATTGTTGTTAAACATGGACGTGGCACTCCCATTAGGTGTGGTAGTAGGTGTCAAAACACGCTAGGTGAGTTGGGGCGTGTTGAAACAGAACAATATAGATCTTTAGACCTATAAGATAGAACCCATGTAATTGGACCTATATAATTAAGGTGTTATTTTAGATAGATTTATGTGTGAGTTCAAGATCATTTAATCTAAATGACAATCGAGATAGAAAATCTTTGATAGAATTGACACTGACAAGATTGATCCAATGTGTGAGCCATTTCTTTAACAACAACACTTCTTTAATTGGAAGATCTTTTGGAGTATTATTAAGGAGATTACGGATACGTGAACATACTAATTTTTTATAAATTACATCTGCAAATGTTTCTTCTGGACTGGCTAATTCTAATAAAAGTTTCACTGGATCTCTGGGAGGAGGAGTACCATCCCCTATTGGAATATTATCATCTGGAAAAGCTGCAGCATCTGGATCTTCTGGGATAGGATCTTCTCCTTCTTCAGGAGGAAGATCATCACTGCCCAGATCATCGGGAGGTGTATCTTCCATAGCTTCAGTACCTTTTTTATAGATAGGGAGTTCTAACATTTTATCTACAATAAACTTTGAAATAACACTATTTCGAAATGCTAAAGCTTCATTAGCTGTAATGAGATTAGTTGGTTTAGCGAGGTAGGCCGATACATCCCGATCTACTTCACATTTACTGACAAAGATTGAGAATACTCGCGTATCCTCTAAATTTCCTATACGATGATAGTCTTTTAAAACAGTGAGCATTTTAAATAATGAATGTGTGGGCAGAGGAATGAGTTTCCCATCCATGGTATTATTACCAGTGATAGTATCTGAGATAACTGAGAATAGATTATTATACACTGTATTAATAGAAGCATAGATACCTTTTTCCATACCAAAGGTTGATAAAATACCAAAGATAGCATCAAGATCCTGAGAAGCAAAATTAAATCCAGAAAGATATTCAAAGAAGTCCAACTTTATATTTGTTTGATAGTTTTTGAGTTTTCTGATTAAATTAAAATCATAATCTGGAAGTGTGATCACATCAAATACAATAGTCATATATGGTAGTATATTCTTTCTATTTTCAGAAGATACATGGAGTCTGTTGGGATTTTGATTATTAATTGGTTGACTTCTACATTCAGCACTAGGTACTATTGTTAAACTTGGAATATATATACATGCACTGGGTTTTTTACCTTCCATATATACATCAGTTGGATAACCATATCCCAATGCAGAAAGTAATGGGAGATAAAAATCTCTATGGGGGACCATATGTTTTAGTTGATCATTGAAACATGGATATGAGAGTGCTTCATCAATCGTTTTCCAAGTGATAGTTCCAGGTTTACCATGAGTGAGAATATAATAAATAGAATCATAAATAGCTTTTTCACTTTGATAAAGAGAGGGTTGTGGTTTAAGTGTTTTTACCAAATAAGCAACACTTTCAATATATTCAGTAATCAACGGGGTAGTTTCATGATTAAACATATGAATATAACAAGCATAAATGGATTGATATAATACATATTGAATATAATCCAGATCATTTTTAAATTCCAAATCGATAAATGCCTGATCTGGTGTAGCAAATTTGATGATGGGATTCGCTGGCTGCATCTGTATCCTCCTTAGGATATAAAAAACTAAGTCTACGGACTATCTTCTGTGTACATAGACCATCAGCTCAAAATGTATGAAGATTCCTATACTATCCTTCGGGGACATCTATAATTTGGCTTTAGGAGAAAGGAGGTCAAATTTCATGTTTGTAAATGCAGAGATATTTTTAGAGATGTTGATGCTTCTTGGATGCAATGGTAATCCAATCATTAGATCTATCATTCGTGATTTTATGGAGATCTATGAAAAAGAATCTAAAAATGATCTCCATATGGGAGAAAATGAACATATCAAATTTTATGCTACTATTATTAAAGAACTCTTAGAGACTGAACTCAATGAACAAGATTTTCGTATAATGCTTGCTAAAATGAAGACTATGCCTTTTATTCAACACCACCGTGATATCTACGATAGTGTTGAGACTATGCTTTTTCCAAAGGAACCTCTCACTGATCAACAAAAAAATATGTTGATCAAACATGTCCAGAATTACTTACTTTGGTACTATGCTCAAGATTATACACGGAAAATGTTTGGTAAATTATCAGCTGTCAATTATACTGCAAAAGATGATAAGAAAGAAAAACTCTTAGAAGAAGTTAATAATATATCTGGTCAAATCAGTGATAAATTTCATATGATCAGATCTGCTCGAGTAGTACCAACCAACATCATCAATTTCAGTGATAAAGAATCTATTGCTAGAGGTGTCAAGAAACACAAATTGGCTAAAGTAGCTGGTGTCTTTAAGACTGGATGGCATGGTCTCAATCGAATGTTTGGTGAACGTGGTGGACCTGCACGTGGTGAGTCTATAGTCTTTGCAGCACTCTCACATAACTGTAAATCGCTGATGCTCATGAATATGGCAAAATGGATCATCAATTATAATACACCCATAGCTGAAGCTGGTAAAGGCAAACCCACTATCTTATTTATTAGTTTAGAAAATGAAGCATCTGATAATCTGATGAGTATGTATCGTTCTATCTATGAATCACTCACTCAAAATAGTGGTCTCAATAGACCTGATGAAGAAGTAGTTGAATTCATCTACGAATACTTTAATCGCCGTGGTTGGACACTCATCATGGAACGTAGGGTCGGTGATGATTTTGGATATGAAGATTATAAAGGTATGTATGAAGCATATACAAAACTTGGACATTGTATCATCAGTGTCATTGTGGATTATGTGAATAAGATGAAAAAGTCTTTCAGTGGGAAAGATGGAAACTATCTTGCATTACAAACTTTATTTGACAATATGATTAATTTTACTACAGAAAAAGGATCTACCTTTTTTACAGCACATCAACTCAATAGTGATGCTGCAAGACTCGCATCATCAGGTATCACTAATGTAGTACGCAAGTTCAATTTTGAGCATTTAGAGGATGGTAAAGCTCCCTTTAAAGTACCGGATGTAGTGATCTTTTGTCACATTGAATCAAATACCTATGGTATCAAATATCTAACTATGTCTATCAAAAAGCATAGACATGTCACCACCACACCAGAGAGACATAAAAATACAGCATATAGATTCACACCATTCGGTATCACAGATGACATTGAAGGTGAAGATCAATCTGTAAAAGATATCTATGCAGATGCTTATGATCTCCCACCAGGTACAGATCTTGGCCCTGCAGCAGTGACTATAGAAGATGGATTCTTTTAGATCTTCTACATACATAGATAGGTGGGTCATTTAGACCCACCTATCTATGGGCATCGTATGACTTTATTGATAGTACACCTCCATATTTGGAGATAGGGAGATACACATGACGAATGCTACATTTGAAGAAGTCACTACTGAATTGGTGACTACTGAGAAATTGTCTTTAGGTGGCCACACTGGTGTCACTGGTATCAGTGATGACTATACTGAAAACAGTACTATCAAATTACCTACATCACAAGCACTTTTTAATGGGTTAAGAAAGATACAGTCTCAAGTAGATATCCTCAATAATGTTGGACTTGGTATTGATAATTTAGTCATTTCTACTCCTTTAGTATCTCCAGTGTTTAATGATACTGGATACAATTACCTTGGTTGGGAGTTATACAACAATGTAGCTATTTATACTGGTGACACAGTTAACAACTATATTCAGTTGCCACACAATCTCTTTTCTGAAAATCATCACTATATCTTTAATATTAAAGTGCATATCCTTCAAAGTGGAAGATTGGAATTAAGAGATCAAGATGGTGATATCATTGAAGTCATGTCTGCTATTGGTGATTATTATTTTGAAATGACTGCTGGTGCTGCAGCTACTTTTAAACTCATTGCTAAAGACGTAGAAGTTGGTAAGACTATCACCATTTCATATTTAGCTATCCATCAAGTCTCTGATCAATTTTATAATTATCTTACTAGTAAAATTAGAGAATTGTCTAGTGTGGATGGTCAAGGATATGTAGATAAAGTATTATTTGAAACTCGTATGGATGCAATTGAATTAGAATTTCAAACTGCAATCAGTGCTATGAGTGATAAAATAGATAATCATTTACTTGATAAAGAAAATCCACATGAAGTTACTTATCAGCAGATTGGTGCTGCTCCTGTGGTACATCAGCATGATGAAGAATATTATGTTAAAGAAGAGATCAATGCTTTGATTTCAGCTGCTATTGCTACCCGTGCATTAACTAGTCATACACACATTAACTATGTTACTGAAAGTGATGTACAAGTTAGTATTGGTATTGCTTTAGATAATGCACTTAAAAGTGTACACACTGTTTCACCATTATCCATTTTAGAAGGTCCAACTGGATTACTTCCTGAACTCTATACACACTGTGGTATTACACCCCCATCACAATTACTCATTACTAACACATTTAATCATGTCAGTGAAGGACCATATGACGTAGTATCCGGATATGCTTCTACTAATATTTCACCTGAAGAAGGATCAAAGATCGAAGATGCTTTTATGCGATACAATCTTTATCAAAAATGTGCTACATTTAATCACGATGTATCTGTGGAAAGAGTAGTCATCCATTATCAATTTCATAGAGTGAGAAAATTACTTGGATATGTGATCCGTGGATTAGAGACTGGATATATCTCCAAATGGTCACTTTATACTAATTTCAATACTTTTGTACATTCAGTTACCAATGCCAGTTATACTGCCGGTGGATATGAGGTGTTATTACCAGTGAGTCAAGTTTGTACATCATTTGCTATTGAAGTGATAGAGACTTCAGCTCTCCGATTTGGTATTCATATTGAACCCATCTTTGATGATATCACTACTGGGCATATTGGTGTATCAGAAGATCCAATGTTGTTATCTATTCCTAGATCTGGAAATAATTTGATCTTTACTTTAGATTTGGATGTGATCAATGATATTACACCCACTTTACGTATTGAAGGTCTTCCTCTTTATGCATATGTGGAAGTGGGTACTCTTGGAAATGAACAACTCAAATATACTTATATTCCACCTGAATTTGGTACTATTCGAAATGGTGTTAGTGTGTTTAAAGATAAATTTGAGATAGGTGTGGATATACAATCAGTATCTTACGATCCCATGAAATACATTCCACATAAAGTCTTTGGTACTCTCAAACTTAAAGATGTGGATACCCCAACAATACCTTTGATCAATGTATATACTGGATTGGATCCTTGGAGTATCAATACTAATGAAGCCACTATTGAACATACATTTATTACTCCAACATATATGGTAGGTTATGATCTTGAATGGGATACTGATAAAAAAGATAAATTGCCTACCACTTGGACACTTAAACTCTATGTAGTTAATGAATCCAATGAAGAAGAGCTTATAGTAGTGGATTCTGTTAATATATATGGTGGAAAACTCAATTATAATAAATCATCTATCCTTTATTGTAAAGATTTTAAGAAAGCTTATCTTGTAAAAAGATATGAACTTTATCTCAATAATGAAAATACTACTGGATTACATATCTCTAATTTCAGACCTATGATCTCTCAAGATTTTTATCATGTACCTAAAAACACTATGTATTGTGGTGATACTCCAGTATCAAAGATTTATCTTGGTACTGCTACTTATTTAGATGGTGATTTTATTGTCATTTCTCAAAATGTAATTGGTACTACTTGTCATCTCCCGATTAATAATCTCGTGACTACCGAGCATGGATATGAATATCAAATACTCAACCCATTCCACACTACGGATGTAAGTTGTAGTGTCCGATATGTGGATGGCGATACAGCATTTGCACCAACTTGTAGTGTGGTGGATATGCAAGATGACGTGATCACAGTATTGGCATTTAGTGAACACCAATTTTTACTTACCATTGTACGTAACTGGTAATCCACATTTCATATACATAAATATCTAGAGTCATCATCTTTTACACAGATACCTTGGATTGCATAAAGGTCACGTACCCCGTGTAGTCCAAGGTATCTTGAATATATATTACTTTATTGATGTCTGGAGTAAAAGTTACTTTAGACCATGTCATCCACTTCAACTTAAGTAAGGAGCTTTCTCACATGTACAGTGCTAACTTTGCTACCCCTGCTGCTCGTGAAGAATCCAATGTCAATACCAACGCTGCTCGTGGACCCCGGTACAACATGCCTGCCATCGGCGCCCGTGCGGCCCTGGATTTCCTGAAGAAGCATTTCCAGGCCCTCAAAGAGGGCACTGAAGATTTTATTCCGACGACGCCCGACGGCGAGTACACCATCGAGACGGCCCTGTCCGGCCATCGCTATGCCAACGGCCAGACCGGCATGTGGGAGTGTGGTGGCAGCATGGGAGCCTACGGCGCCTGCAACGTCATTGCCGGCCCCGATGCCCAGCCGCTCAATCCCTTGCACCAGCACCATGTCAACCCCGAGCATGCCTGCGACAAGCATGTGCTCCTGCCCGTCAAGGAAGGATATATCATGGCGCATGCTGCCTTCGCTGAAGGCAACGTCCTGATCACCGCTTGGCGCTGCGAGACCCTGGCCTTTGATGCCGGTGACAACCCGGAACGTGGCGGTGTCACCCGCGCCACCTTCAAGCTCATCTATGCGGCCGACGGCATCGATGCCTTGCCCCTCTTCCTCGCCGAGGAAGAAGAAGCGACCCCCGACAACCAGATGTTCCAGGCCTTTCTCAAGGCGGCGTGGACCAAGGCCAACATGTTCCGCTGCCAGTCCCAGGTGTGGGCCTATCCCTGGGCGCCCTGGATCGTCAAGAAGGGGGGTCGTGAGTGGGACCTGCCTGAAATCGTGGCTGCCCAGGAAGGCATCATCGAAGCCCTGACCGGCGTCGGCCTCTCCGACCCCGATCCCAAATCGGTCGTCACCGACTACAACACCATGGTCGCCGAAATCGAAGATGCGGCGTCCAAGGCCATCTACAAGTTCCGCAACGCCAGCAGCAACCCCCGTGGACCCCGTGTCCATGTCCTGCAGTACTTTACGCAGGAAGAAAACAGCTCGAAAGTGCGCGTGACCAACTTCGTGCTGCTGCACAACATCAAGACCCCGAAGATCTTGGCCACCAGGATCTACTACGCGGATCCCAACACCACCATGCAAAGCGAGCGCCCCGAACCGGCCTACTACCTCAACAATCGCCGGTTCATGCGCTGGGATCTCATCAAGTCCAAATTCGCGGACGAGGCCACCGGCGGCGAATGCAAGTTCGTCTACGAGTACACCGGCTGCTAGCCGGCATTTCCTGATCACATTCTGACACTAGAGGGTATCCCATGTGGGATACCCTCTAGTCAATAAGGATCTTCTTTCTTTTTTTTTTATAAACACTTATCTGGAGAGATTCTCCATGTTATAGGTCATAACCTATTTTTATGGGAGTAAATGCACATGGTTTATCGAGGAAGTTTTTTTATTGACCACAATATCTCCATTCCAAGAGATAGTGTTGTGTCAATGGAAGATATTAATAGTGTCATCAATAACCAACTCATCATACTCAATAATACTGATTTAGAAATTGCTAATGAAGGATTTTTACAAAATCTGTTTGTCGCTATAGCTGATACTATTTTTCACATTGGTAATAACTTTAAGACACTCTTTAAAATTTATAGAGATTTTAAACGATCTGAATTAAGATATTATTTGGAATCTAATGTATTACGTACATCAATCTTATTATCTACTGACTTTAATATTATTAGAACATTGATGATACCTATTCCAAGGGGCATGACTACTACTTATATAGAAGCATGTTGCGCAGTAGATGATTGTTTAAAACGTATGGATATGTTATCTAAAGCTGATCTTGCATTAGAATATTCAGATGTACTTTATGAACAATGTAGTAATGGTGACATTGATCATCTTGAGAAGAGTATCAAATCCAATTCAATACACTTTACCGATAAAGAATTGAATAAATACTTTGATAAAGTCAACAAAGTTTTTGCTAATAAATCTACTGGAGAAGTGAAATTGAATAGTGTATATGCCAATATACAAGATATCACCAGTGTGAATGAAAAACTCCTCAATATGGAAGATCATTTAATCAGCGTATCTAAAGTTTATTATAGATTAGAACACATCACTAATAAAATTGACCTCATTTTAAAAGAATTTAAAGAAAAACCTGAATTACAAAAAAGATTAACCAATAGTTTATTGATAAAATTAGGTGAATCCATTCGTAATGTAGCTGTAGTATTTGAGAAATATGGTATCCTCATCAATGATGTCAATACTCTCACACACAATCAAGTAGAAGTACTTGAAAAGATCAGAAAATATGTCAAGTGAGGATAGGGGACCCCACGGGGTCCCCTATCTATATCATGAAATCTCTTCAAGATCACTGGCATTAATTGTGTTACCCACTATTAGCCCATTTAAAAAATCATTGATTTCAGTAATCTCAGTAGTTTGGGTAGTGTCTACAGTCACATTCTGTAATATCTTAATAGCTTGATCTTTAGCGAAATTGAGTACATCAAGGTGTGTATTAGGTACTTCATGGCTATTGATGAAATTATTATAAATAGTGTTGATTTCACTGACAGTGGTTGCATTCGCCATGATAATACAAACATCCCAATATTGATTTATATTATCTTCAAGAGTATTTAATTGTGTATTTATGGTATTGACTGTATTGACTATCTCTGGATCAATATCTACATTACCCTGACTACCTTTAGTAAAACCAAGTATCTTAACATCTTCTTTACATTTAATCATATCAAATTCCAATTTGAGTAATTTTGTGATAAGAGAAATATTCATCTTAGTATTTCTAGAAACAATCAATAATAATTCATTGACCTGATCTTCTAATTCAGATTTAGAAGCTTTCATCGTTTCAAGATTATCTATACGCATAGAGAGTTTAGGTAATTTCATCCTAACATCATGGAGCTGTTTATAAGTAAGTGCATCTACTTTAATAAGTCTAGCTAGTGTTTTAAAAATATGATCAATGCGATGATTAAGTTGATATTTCAAGATCTTCCAATCCCTAGAAGCAATAGCTTTCCAATTTTCCACATTAAGTACACGATTGGAGACTTTGAGTACATTAGTTTGAAGTTCGGCTATAGCCATACGAATAGCTGACATTTCATCAAAAGCTTCTTCACCAATAGGATTTAAAATATATTCACTTGGAATAGCCGTAGCCCTGATCCAATTTTGAAATCGTGGTCTAGTCTTCACATCATTAATTAAACCACCAAGATAAAAAAATGCTTTAGTGTCTGGAGTAGCATCTACACCAACAGCAGTACAACACATCTCTAATGCAGTATTACAAATAGATCTTACTTTATATTGTTCATCTGGAGTACCAACTTTATGCCAATCAAAATCTTCTAACACATATCTGATTGGTGAGACTTGTCCCATAATGTGCTACTCCCCTACCAAGAAGGTAATGTTGTCTTCTGATAATGTTTCTCTATAATAAACATAAGATGCAAAATACCCATCAAATGGTTTAGTACCATTTTGATGACCAATATCCAAATACTGAATATTTGATTTTTTAGTCAAGATAGTGGATACCTTCTTACCAGTATTACCTGTGATACCCATCAAGAAATTAACTCGATCATAGCTAAATGACATCTGTATCTTTTTCCTATTGGTGGCTAAGAGAGGATAATCAAATACTTCTACATTTTCTTCATCATATATTCTAACAAAGAAGATATTGTTAGTACCATAATTTCCAGTCATACCAGGTTCGGTTTCATCTCTAAAGTTATATAAAGTACGCTCTATATTTGTATTAAGTGTACAAGGGTTGATAAATTCAAAAGCAAATCCACCCTCTTCAGAATTATACCAATCCAATGTTGGGATAGTGAGTCTGATACCATGTCTGGTTTTTGTTTCACCTTCAGTATAAATAAAGGGTGAACACCCAATAATATCACCATATTCACATTGGTAATTATCAATGATACATACATCTTCACCAAGACCAGCATATTTAAGTGCACCAATGCTCTGATGGTATGGGATATGTTGAATCTCAATTTCACCAGCAAGGGAATGAATGATAGAATATTCAATATGAAAATATCCTTCAGCTATCTTAATCATACGTACTGACATGATGTTGTTGAGTTCAGTCACTGATACAGTATTGTTCTCAAAATTAAGTATGGACATCTTGGATACACCAAAGATCTTGTGGAGTACTCTGATACAAAGATATTTACATTTGATGGGTTTGATATCAAAGGAAATATTAGTGATTTTATTAGCTTCTACTGGTGTATGGAGATATGATAAAATATGTTCAGTAGATAAAATATCTACAGACTCTCTAAAGAGTGTAGCACCTTTCAAATTGTCTATCTTGTTGATAGATGGGAGATTTTGATTATATCCAAAGTCTAAATTTGTAGTATTCCAAGTATCTGTTTGACTAAAATCTCTACTATATTTACATTCATTAGTACGATCACCAAAGATAGCTAACATGGGTTTACCAAATAAATAATCAGTAGGAAGATAATCAGTAGCAGCTAAATGGCGATATCCATCTCTTCCAATATATGTATATTTATCACCCCTATTAGTTTGATGTGTACCACCAACCCCATAAAGAGACATGATAGCTGCAGCTGGTTCTACTGTAGGAGGTACACCGGGAAACATCTTTTTAAAGAGGGCTGCATGTGCAGTTTCACTATCATCATGTTCTTTGATATATTTAGCAGTGAGTTTGACAGTAGTGAGAAGTTTTGGATTGGTACCATCATAAATATCATCTAAACCAGCAATTTGATAGTCTTCAAATAATATAGTGAGGAATGAATCATACGGGGCTACACCACCACGATTAGTGTATTCTTTGTATAACAAATGTAGTATATCAGTAGCAAATTGAGAAAGATCCGTTTGATGTGGATTATTGAAATCTCTAGCATGAACAGTAACCAATTTAAAGAGTCTATCAATAGTGGTCTTATTGCAAAGTTTTTTAATCTCACGTAATTGATCTAAGATCTCCTGAGAAGTAATTGGAATGACTTTCTTAGGAGTGTGAAGATTGTTTGAACGTGTATGAAATCCACCATCCCACCCAGAGATGATAGCGGTGGCTTCACGTTCCAATTCATCATACGGTGTTTCAGATTGTACTGGAGAAGTCATATATCTTCCTCCTAGGATAAGATAGATGTGAGCATAGCACCCGATGTAATAGTTTGATTATAATACCAAAAGGATTTTAAAGTGGATTTAAGCATATCTTTTTCTTTCCATGGTGCATAAAAATGGATATGTATTGGATCAAGATATATATTGGGTATTTCTAATATTGTAGTATCTTGACTAAGGATACTCTTAAAATATATATGTTTAGTATCATAACTTAAAGTAAATCCATATGTAAAATCTGTATAATCAATTGAATCAATATGGATCAGTGTCTTTGGTGTAGATGGATCAGTTAAATAAACTGTGAGACCAAGTAAAGGTTCCACATAACAATCAAGGCTGGTGATTCCATTAGTAATGGACAAAAGTTTAGTTGGTGTAATTGGTTGTACATAATGCATACCAACCACCACACAACCTTGGGTGGGACACCAATCTTCTTTAATGATATATGTGGTGTAACTGTTATTACCAGCTTCAGTGGTTTCTAAGATACGTGAAGTAGCAAAATGTTTCAATGAAATGACTGGAGTATAAGGACAAGCATTTTTATCTAAGAATTGGCTAAACAATCCATGATGAGAATTGACATCCAATTCATGTTCATCAGTCAAATATCTAAATCCAGGTACATGGAGAGCTTTAGTAGATTCTTGTTTACCTTTGATCTCTGCCCAAGTGGCTAATTCAAGATCATAAAACATTCGTCTATACATTTCTTCTTTATCAGTGACATATCCAAGCATACGATATTTGATATAGAGATTTTCCAATAATTGAGCAGCAAACTGTTCTATCCTCATTTGATGTGGATCAGTATCTTCACTCAAGTGAAAATTGATAGCTCTCATACATTCAACTAATTTAGCTATTTCACCTTTGGTTCGGAGTTGATTAATGATCAAAGCTGCATCTTCAATGAATGGTGCTGTGGGTGTAGAATTGGGCCCAGCATTGGAGATCACCTGCCACCCAGCTATAGTACCATGTTCAACTTCTTTTGTCATGTGGTATGCTCCAATAAAGTGTCTTTTAAATGAATACCTTCGGGATCTACATAAGATGCCCATTTTATTGATCCACAGTGATACAGTAGGACCTTATGGTCCTACTGTATCTGTGATAATTTCATTTATTTCTTCGTATCCACTACTTTAGGTTTGGATTTAAGTTCACTCAACTTAGATAAAATATCTACAGTAGACATATATGGTCTATCATCTTTAGAGGTAGTCCAATATCCACGGGTATTTAAAATGTCTTTAGCAATAGCTTTATCACCAGTGAGCCTATCTGCTACTTCTAAAATAGGCATATTCATAGAAGGATCCATGTTAGCAGTGAACCAATAGTTTTGAATGAAAGCTATCTGAGTCGTGAGTTCTAAAGCTCTACGAAACATATAATCTTCATCACCCATCTTTCGAATATTTTGTCTAGTTACACTTTTTTCAGGATAGAGCATAAGTTTTGGTGATCTACTATTGGGATCAAGTAATCCATATCCTTTCATTTGTTTGAGATAATGATAATTTGTGACTTCATTGAGGATACCTTGATACTGCGAAACAATAAATGGTAAAGTAGCACCACCAGCATTATTTTTCACTTTAACAAATGTGGTAGAGACTTCATTGACTTCGGTATCAGGTGCATTTCCATGTGGCGCAGGATATTCAGATTTTTTATTACCATCTAAAAGTACTGTGGCTTTCTTATTTTGCAATAATGTAGAAGCTAAAAATTCAAAGCTCCCACCTACATTTTTAAAAGTCTGATCAGCTTTCATAAATTGCATATCTTTAGTGGGATGTGCCATAGCACTCATATTCTTTTTCTCATCAATGTGTGCAGTACAAATAAAATAGAGTCCATATTTTGCAGCTAATGTGGGAATGGTTCTATTAATACGTGTCTTAACTAATCCTTCTTTCATGAAGATTGTATTCATATCTGAACTATCAGTTTTAATCTTATTGTCTTCATATCTATCAGACACTGATGTAACTGTAGCATTAGACCAACTATCAGTATATGCAATAGTTGGTTTCCACATGAGATAGGGTTTCATAGTCTTTAAATTGAGAAAAGGTGATTCAATTAAATAATCTTTTTTATGTAATTCACGTTCTTTACAATACGGTAAGATCACCTTATCATAAAATTCATCTAATGTCATTTGTGCACTGCTGATAAATAGGATCCTATCACTAACAGGTTTTTCATATATTGGTACAAAATCATCATAACGAGTAGCCGATGTAATAGTTTGTTCTGATTCAAAGACTATACCTTCAGCTTCTTTATAAATAGCTAAAATACGTGCTAAGATAGATCCTGCTGCACCAGACTTATAAAGTCCTGTTTGACCACCAATGACAGTAGAACAATGGATACCACCATTGAGATACATGTGATCACCAAGACCATGTACAAATTTACCAGTAGCAAGATCGACCATAGTACCAGTGTTGAGATATGGAATAAATGACATATCATCATCAACGATATCCCGAAACTTGTCAATGAGTCCCATACTTAACCTACCTTAAGATTTATCCGGATCCACAAGATAATACACTGGTTTATCTGGTCCCATGGGGTGTTTCGCATAATTTATTTCGCTACGAGTGGATTCACCAATATATCCACCAAGATTGACTACAAATACAAAATCAGCTAAATCAATTTTCCCTTTATGTAAAATATCAAGATTCTTTTTTTGTTCTTCAGTATATTCCATTTTATCGGCATGATTATATCCAACTACAGTTAGCACTATATATCCCATCAAACCAAAAGCAATTTCAGCTTCTTGAAATTCTAATTTGAATTTAGTGGAACCACAAAGACAAACTATTTTAGGAATACGGTCGATATGTGAATCCATTGGATGGGGTGGGAAAGGATCGGGGTATTTACTCAGATCAATCTGCATTGTGATTCTCCTTTTGATTTATATTTTAGAGTCAAATGATAGACATTTTTTATAAATCATCACATTGAATTGTATCATTTACCATCTTATGATCCTACAGATCATTGTGGGAAATATATGACACCATCTCCAAAGTGAGGGATACCCATATGGCAGATAGTAAAGTCATCCAGGATATCATGGATAATCTCCAAGATACCTCTGAAACTTTGATGAAAGTAGCTGCAGATGTAGCTGCCCAGGCTGAAGCCCTGGCTGAACATAACACTGCTTCAGGTTCACATCCTTATATTTTACAGAAAATTGAAGATCTGGATTCTGTCTCTATGGCAGATCTCAATGACGCTATCACCACACATTCAAACAATACAAGTGCACATGCTAATATTATTACTCAAATCACGCAGACCACTGGTACTAACACCACCAGTGCTATAGGTACTCACAATACTTCTCAAAGTGCACATCCTGATCTTCGCAACACTATCAATACTCTCAATACTGAAATGGCTACAGTGAGAAATTATCGGGTGTACATTGAACAATTGGATGATCTCTTTGGTGGTGGAGGTGGGACTATCTCTCTTCCTGCTATCCAAGGTATGGAGACACGTCTCACTACTGCAGAATACACTATTAATACCATCAATACACGTGTTGGTGATCTTACTCCTCGTGTGACTACCTTAGAGACTTCACAAACTCAACAAAATCAGAGATTAGATACTATTGAAACTCAAGTATCTCAACATACTGCAGATATCAGTGAATTGAAAATACGTATGGATATTGCTGAAACTAAAATCAGCTCATTCTCAGGTAGTTCTCCTGATATGGTAAATCTGATTCATAATGTACCGGCTTATGTAAAGGCTAATACGCAATACAATGTAACATTCAGCGGTGTTGAGTTTGATGCTGGACAGACTTTAGCATTTTCTATTGAATCACCAACATCAGGTATTTCATTTTCAAAGACTGTTGGTATTACACAAAGTGAAACTATTGTGATGACTATTGCTGCAGGTGTGGCACCCAATACAGTATTGCAATTTGTATTACGTGGTACACTTTCTCCAAGTAATGATACTAATGCTATTACTATTATCACTCGTGTGGCAGTACTCCCAGATATGACTAGTTTTACTGTATCTGGTATTGGTGAAACTTCTATTGCTGGTGTGGCATATGCTTATAGTTTTACTCCGGCTATTGATTCTCAAGGTAATACCATCACATATGGTGTGGCATCTTGTTCTTCTGGTACTTGTACTCTTGATAATGCAACTAAACAGGGTGTCTTCACTCCTGCTGCAAATACTCCAAGTGGTACTGTGGTGAATATTGTATTCCGTGCTACTACTGTAAATGGATATAGTGATAAAACTATCACTACAAATATTGCTGCATCTGTGAATATTACTGGGCTCAGCTCTACTCATCCCCTTATTTCAAAACCCAATAACTATATCAGTTTTAGTTTAAATGGTGCTACTTCTTCTGCTGGTGGTATCCGGTATAGTGTCGCTCCAAAATCAGGTAGTGTCATCGCTTTTACACCCAATACTGGAATTTCAAACAATGATCCCATTACTATGATTGTGCCCACCAATGCTTCCCGTGGTACTGATCAAACATTTGTTGTCACTGTGACTGATGCTGTCGGTGCTACTGCTATTAAAGAATTTGTTGTAAAGATAAATTCACTTCCAGTGTCTAGTGGTATTGTTATTAACGGTATTAGCGGTGCTGTAAACTCTGGATCGACTTTAAATGTATCCTTTAGTAATGGAACTGATGCTGATAATCAAACTCTTAAATATGGTATATATAATCAAACACGCAGTAATGTACTTTTTAGTAAGAAAAATGATATCACTGCAAATGAAACGATAAACATTACCCTGGATTATATCACTGAAAATACAACATTTATGTTTGATGTACAAGTAACTGATACTTTAGGTGAAATTAGTACAGATCTTAAAACTATATATATTGAAATGCTTCCAGTATATATTGCACAGACACCTGAAATCACTTATCCCACCGATAATGCAGTACTCTCTTCAGATGCAGTGACATTTGCATTCAGTGAACTGGTAGTCACTACTGCCACTGGTGCATAAAATATATCCATGGGTGGGGAGCAATCCCCACCCATGGATATATAAAAATGTATCTAATATGTATCTCTTATGATTTCAAATACTACAGGAGGAAATCATTATGAGTAAATATCTACTCCTTATCTCTAAATCCAATGAACATATGCACCATATGTGTTCTATTGATGAATGGAATAATCTCTCTCCAGAAGATCATGAAAATTATACTAAAGTCACTGTAGAGAATGATCCACCCCAATATGATGTATTTAATGAAATGGCTATCGTTGGTGATATCAAGGAACTTATTTTAAATATCAACACTGAAACGAATAGTGTGAAAGCTGATTGGAAGATCATCCCAGTTCAATCTCATGTAAAAATTGAACGTATCAATCAATACAATCACATCATGATAAAAAATTATTCAGATGCATTTATCAAATTTCTTAACCAACAGAGAAATACATATTTATACACTACGAGATCTAAAGTAGGTGATAAACATTATGAATTACTTATGGATCTTGAAATGATTTACAATGAATTTCAGAATAGAAATTTAAGATATCCATTTGTATTTCCAGTCAATGAACTCATCAAGATGGAATCACCAGATATTATTGATCCCATTGAACCAGATAAACAACAGTTTATGCGTATACCTGGATACATTGAATTTGATGGATTTGCTATGCAACAATTGATGTTTGAATATAAAAAGAAAATCAAAGAAGCTTATGCGGATTTTGGTAAACGTATCAAAGAAGACCATATTTCAAATTATGCTGATTTGATACGACATTATAAAGTGAATACTCAACAATAACATGATAGGGATGCCCCATGGGGCATCCCTATCTAGCATCAAGGAAAGTAAGTGTGAGGTGTAATACACAAATCAATATCTTTCTCTTTTCTACGTAAAAATACTTCAGTATTGATTGCATCATTTAACTGAATTGGTGTATACCACCGATCTTGTACATATTTAAAATTTGATCTCAAGGCATGTAAACAAAACTCAGTACAGAACCATCTGTAAGTACTATTAGCTAAAGCAATGAATGGGCCCAATAACAAAGCTATCCAATCATATTTACACCCTTCTTCATGTTTGCATATTTCCATGATAAGTTGTTCTTCTTCTTTAGTGATCCATTCAAGATTGTGCACTCTCCACTTTTCTCTATTATCGAGATCTTTAATAGTAGTGAATCTTGTACCACCATCACTGGGTGATGCACCAAATACCATATTGTTACTAAAGACCAATTCACAGTGATAGCATTTATCACGGGTAACAAATTTGATCAGACGATCAATATAATCCTCTGGATCCCCGATCCTAAATGCTATACGCATCATGACGTGGCTGCTGAAATGGAGATATCTGCCATATGATTGCATTTTGAACAATAAGTGTTAGCTACTAAAGTAGATCCATTTTTATTGATAAAAGTTTTTCCACCAACGACCAATTTACTACCACAAATAGGACAATAGTTGAGCATTGGAGGTTTGATAGCTTTAGCTGTAACAGCTTTAGCATCTGCATCAGTGATAGTGATCTCAGGACACATATTCAAATTCCTCCATGACTTGAGCAATAGCAGCAGCTTTAAGTGCAGCAGCTGATTGATAATCGAGTGCAATAGCAGCAGCTAGATCATTTTTATTTTCCATCTTAGCAGCTAACCATGCACTTTGAAGACCCTGTAAGATAGGCGTGAATTCATCTTCGATTGCTTTGAGTCTAAGGGCTAATGCAGTCTCTGGATCAGTGGGATCTTGTGGATCCAATACATCCAATCTACTTTTGAGCTCAGTCACTTTTGTATTTACATCAGCGATAGCAGTCAAGAGACTGGGGTGTGCAGTGCTGATCCCATCATGTGTACTGACCATTTGAGTCATCATCGTAGTGGCATCATTGACTAAAATAAATCCAGTAGCATCGACTACATCTGTAATCAAATCACGGATATCAGGGTGTGCTTCTTCTGAAGATTCATGGTCCATCAATGATTGTTTTACATTATCAAGTTTTGTACAAGCAGTTTGTAATTCAGCTATAGCAGCATTAACTGCATTAAGTAACCCCTGTTCAGATAACTTATCGCCAATGGTATCGCCCATGACATTTACTCCTTTAAGGATTCTGTGCTACTGGAATTTCCAGTGCAGTGATACGGCTTTGCATATCAGTCAATGTATTGGTAAGTGTAGCTACAGCATTTTGTAATCGGAGAACTATGTTCGCAGTAACATCTTCAGTACGTACACGTGTAACGATATATGGGATCAGTTGATCGGAAATATTAAAGGGGATAGTTGGGATGTAATATTGATTCCTGAGATGTGTAAAGAGTTGTACATCTTTAAGACCAATGGTCCCAGTACCAGTCCAATCAACAATAGTAAATCTATATTTACTCATAATGACACTATCTGACACTACAGCCAATTTAAACTTCCCATAGGTCTCAGTATTTATATCAAAGGTTTTATCGTGGAGTGTATGCCACTGTGTTCCATCATAACCTTCTACCAACCAATGAATGGGTCTAACACCATCAGGCTTAGGATAAATAGTATATGCTGATATGATATTATTCAATCCAGTCACTTCAAAATATTCAGCTACAGCAGCGTTATCAGTCTGATCACTATTCCAAGAGATAGTGTTGTTTACATTAGCAATAGAGTGTGGATCTGGAGTAGTCACTACTACACCAGTCAAGTCATCTATTTTGTCATATTCATATTGGATGAGTCCATATAAATCGGGTTCAATATATACATTCAAGAGTCTACCATCTACTGGCACTCTATTGATAGGGGTCACTTTTGTATCTCTTGTCATGTAAATGATATCACCGATCTCTTCATGCTTCATTCCAATACCAAGATCTTTAAAAGGGACCACATAGACAAACCCCTTAGGAGCTTCGATATTGGGCATCATGAGACTGTTTTTATTGCGTCCATAGAGATAGAGTCTTTTGAGACCAGGAGTGAGTGTAGCATCTTCAGTCATATACCATTGAGAAAAAGTAAATTTGATATGTTTGACTTCAGTAGGAGTGGGAGTATCATAGCTACGATCTTCACCAGTCTGCCATTTAGGCTCATCAGTGATAGTCTCTATCTCATACCAAGTGATACCATCTAAAGATCCTTCGAGTGTCCATTGTTTGGGTGAAGGAGCATCCATGAATGGTGCACTGACATGACCTAATCGAGAGATGATATCATATCCATCTAAGATATAAGTATCAAGTCCTTTGAATTCGATAGTGAGTGTACAAGTAGTGGTACCAGCATCTGTGATCCATTGATCTGTGACCCAATGAACATTTTCTACATCTATTGGTTTATTGAATATATTCCAAGCATAGAGATTTTCATCGACACTACTGGCAGTCACTTGGACGATAGTCATATCACCATCTGTGATGACTGGATTGATACGGACACTCTCACTATAGACTTCTTCCAGACTAAGAGCTATATCACCAGTGACTATTTGACCTTCTAATGGAATAAGTTCTGGGTAAATAGATAAAGCTTTCCTTTGGATGAGTCTTGGCATAGTCCGATACCACTTCTCATCAAATCCACCCATATGTTCATGACCTACACCACTATATTGATTGGGATGTCTATGTGGGGGAGTGAGATCAAATGTCTGACCACACCCAATTTTAAACTCTTGTGTCGTAGTATTGTAGACTGGTACACCAGGTGGGATGGGCTTTGTCATAGCCCTCAAATTAGCATCAGTATCCGCAGGTACGTTAGTCAGTAACGTAGCTGTGTTTTTCTTTGTCTTACTACCAGCCATGTGATGGATCTCCTTTTAAAAAAGATTTATTGACTATCGGATTCGAAAGCAGTCTGACACTGGATACAACGTGTAGTGTGTGGTACAGCGATCACACGTTTAGCTGGGATGATCCCACCACAGTCTTCACAATACCTCTCACCATTGATATCTGTATATTTAATGGATTGAGATTTGAGCATGGCCTGATGTGCTTGTATACACATCTGATCATGATGACTCGACTGTTCATATGCCAAATCGCATGCATCCATGTATGAGATCCTTTTGATGTCATATGGTGTAGTAAAAACCTATAAGATGCTTTAAAATCTACTCTTGTTTTTCATTAGATGTTGAAATATATATCATATTTTTGGAGGTAAACAATATATGCATTTTCATCAGCCATACACACCTACCATACGTTTTGCTACAAGTTGTCCCAGCACATATAAATTCAATTTTAATATTGGGCTCATACGGAATCTTGAATTAGATTTTACATCACCAATATTTGTTAGTGTAGAATACAATGAAATACACACACTCTTACGATTTACATTTACTAACGATATCACATCTATTCAACATGCAAATCGATCCACTGTCTTAAAGACGTGTATGGAAATACGTAATACATATGTATTTGATTGGCTCTTTTCTACATTTACAAAAGATATGATACATAATCAAAGATACAAACTCCTTGCAGATGGAAAAAATATATTCATATTAAATATCAATAAAAATGATATACTATTATTTTTGGAATATGATAATTTAACTTGGACACATTTTAAATCAAATGCTAGCAATTTATCCAATGCTGTCATTTCGATACATGAAATCTCTACACGTACTGATATTAATACACCACATAATATTCGATTAGCCAATTGGACAAATGTTACTGCAAATATATTGGATCTCCCTATTCTAAAGAGTGCTACATTTGACTATGATACTGATCTCAATAAATATGTCATTGTATTTAATAGAAAGTTTGATTATCACAAAATCAGATATGAACCTACACGTCAACAATACACTATGGGCATACCAGTATTTATCTATGTTAAATTAAGGACACATTTTCATATCACTGATAAAAATAAGACACATAAATTTCATCTCATTAAACACCCCACACGTACAAATACTGCTATTATAAATGCACATATTTTATCTAAAGCAGAATTGATCTAGGATACATTGATCTAGATATACTGATAGGAGCTACTCATGCTCTTTACTTCATATTTTGCTAGGAGTAGAGACTTTCCATCTACTGCTAGGCAGATAGCCATCTGTAGGTATCCACCCAAATGGTACACTGGATATGTCTATCCACAACTAGCACCTACAGCTTCTCTCTTAGAGAGATACAAAGCAAAGGAGATCACTGAAGAACAATATAAAGATATCTATTGGTCAGAGACTCTCTCACTGTTTGTACCAGAGCATCTCTATCCATATCTGGACACTGGTCCACTCACTTTCATCTTGTGTCATGAGGAATCTACCGTGTTCTGTCATAGACATCTGGTAGCACAATGGATCAATCTCTCTTATGGGGAGACTCTTGTCACTGAGTATACTGGATCAAAAGGAGATAGATAGATGATAGCACCAATACAACATAAGGTAGAATGGAAAGTACCAAAAGACGTCAGAGAGCTGACAAAGATCACTACCTATATATCTAAACCCACCCATGATAATGTCCCAATCTATCTGAAATACAATATCAATGAAAAGTATACTGGTGCATATAGTGGTTATATCTTTCGTACACACACAGCTATGATGAATGTCCTCAACCGTGTACACTACTATCGGATGCAAGCCAGGACTGCTACTACATTTGGACTCAAAGATGTCACAGATCATCCTTTCTCACAGCCTGGAGCATATGGTACATATATCGATACGATCTATCAAAAGAGTGTGTGTGAGGATGGTGTAGTCTATCCATTCATCTTCTATGATCTCCATCTCTGTAGTGCAGATGCTCTTCATAGTGAAGATATAGATGAGATCCATACATCGATCCATGATGACTATGAAGCTACAGTAGAAGAGTATATTAGATATAAAGATAAATTGGTAGATGGATTTTCATTGGTGACTCTCCTTCGATTTGATAAGTTCGAGATCATCGTAGCGTCTAAGATGGGTACACATGTAGATAGTCTGGAGGTATTTGAAGTGAAAGATGATACCACCCCAATGGAAAATAGAGTATATGTAGCACTAGGACATTGTCATCTCAACAGACCTACTATCCCACCTCTACGTGTCAAGAAAGATAGGAGCAATACATGATAGAGCCCACACCAACAGAGACACTCATCCCATCTACAGATACTGTCTGGTATGTACCAGACACTGTCAGTGATCATTGTAAAGTGAATATCTACGCATCTGTAGAAGTATGTAAAGCCTATCCTCATGCACTCAAATATGATGTACATGGAAAATCCACTGATCGTCACATTGATCTACAGATCAAATCGTTATCTATGGCCATGATTGTACTCAATCGTATCAGATATTATCATGCACAAAATGCACTCCTCACACAATGTGGTATCACAGATCTCATAGATAATGCATATACTAGACCTGGTGCATTCAGACATTTTATCACTACTGAGATGTGTAAGGTGATGACTAGTAAGACATTCCCATTACCATATTGTTATGCGGATACACATATCATGCAGAATACAGCTCTATATCAAGAAGATTTAAATATAGTGCGTAAGATGGAACATGAAGATTATGATGCAGTAGTAGCAGCATATCAAAGGTATGGTAATAAAGAAGATGATGGTTTTACTCTCACACTCCTCAATAGATTTGATAAATTTGAGATAGTGATAGCTGCAAAGATGGGGAGTCATGCTACTAAAATCGAGCACTATACCTATGCTGAGGATGAAGTAGATACTACTCCATCTGAAGAAAAGATCCACACTACGATAGGTGCATTCGCTCTGATCTACTATCATCCCAGACCACTCATCGGGATGAGCACTCCCTTGGATGAAATGTAAGGAATAACAAGATTGTAGGGTAGCCCATTATGGGCTACCCTATTTATCATGATGTATTATATCTTTTTTCTTATTTGTCTCTACTCTTTATATAGTACTAAATCCAACACACACTACCTCTCTACCACCAGGTAGGGGAGGCCCCATCAGACTCCGTCTATACTGTCTATGTGACCTATTCATTATCTATAGTGTAGAGTCTTTACCTTCAGTCTTTTATCATGAGAGTAGAGGGTGATACCCTCTACTCTCTATCTAGAGTCATTACCCTAGTTCTTTATATAGACTATTGATTTAGTCTTGATATAGATAGCATGATTAGAGGAGGAGTATACCCTCATGCCTATATTACCATGTCCACTCACAGAGTACACTACACATATATTTGATCCACTCTTCCAAAACATGGTCAATAGACTGATATACACCATGGGATATAAAGATATCTTTAAGGATAACATTTATATCAACTCTAGCTATGCGCGTACATCAGATACTACTGATGGTGATAACAACGCTATGATACGTAGTGATAAGTTTATAGCTGATGTGACCATGCAGATGCAACCCGATAGTACCAAATGGAATACATTCAATTTCAATCACACTGCTGCATATGGTATCAATTCTAATAGTATAAAGAATAATCATTTACTCTTTTTAGATAGTGGGGCTAAAGTGAGTCTTTGGGAACAATCTTCTCCTTGTAGTGTGATACTCAATTGTCGTATGGTATTTCTTAATAAGATGCATGCATATCAGACTCCACATATATTACTCAATAGATTCTTATCTGGGTCAGTACTGGAGGTAGCAGATCTGTTTTATGATTATCAGTTACCCACGAGTGCACTTTATGCATTCTCTGAGATACACTCTAGGAGAGGACTTGATCTTGACTATTATCAATACTTGAGAGTGGGGAGTGATGGTCAAATTGGTCTAGTAAAGAATATCCATGGTGATAGACCTGAATATGTGGTGAAGAAGAGTCAGATACGATGTCTTTATACTGTAGAGTATAGTGATGAACAGCCTAGTGATGAAAAGACCAATGCTGCACCCAACTCCTTTGTGATACCTTTTACGTATACAATTCAATTTGCTTTACCCAATCTCTTGTTTTTGGAATACCCCATCATGATCAATAATCAATTACTCCCTCAAGAATGTATCCCTACTCATATCTACAATACTGCTCCTGGATTCACTGGAGACTTTACTTTTAAAACTATGAGTGATTACTATCATGAGTATTACAAGAATCAACCTACAAGTTGTTTTATTTCTCCTTTCTGGGAAGATTGGGCACCACCATCGAATGCTATGCCAAGACGTTATAGCCATGAACCTTTCTTCATTGGTACTCTCACTATCGATGATCCCAATGAAAAGATGATGATAGATCTATCTGGTGATCTTGGAGATGGATTTAGATTCAATCCTATCTTGTTGGATATCTTAAGAGAGCAAGGTGAAGGAGCATTCAAATTTGAATCATTATTTAATATCTCAGTATATAAAGATAATCAGTTACTTGATAGAAGTGAGCTCAGTCTCAGTGATGAATTACAGCTTTCATTTTCAGCTAAAGAGCCTTTGGCTATCTATAGACTGGTGATCTCTCAAATGCAATATCTCTTCAATTTGAGGATAGAATATTGGGACTTGGCATTTAAGTATAGATTCTTTTTAGGTAATGCAAATACTATCAAAGAGTTCTTTCATAAACGGGTGCCATATTGGAAGAATTATACTCAATTCTATTTTGACAATCGTACAAAGAGTTATTATGATAAGACCACTAAAGCATTTGTATTTGCAGTCGATAAAGATGGTAGAATGTATAGATGGATAGATGGTATCTATGGATCACCTAAAAAAGAGTATTTTGATGATCTCACCTATCTCCCAGAAGGAGTGAAAAAATATGGGTCTTTTACCACGTTCAGGATCCTTGACACCGACATCACAACAGCAGGTGGAACCACACCAGACACTCCCTAATACCACTGTGCTTTTAGATGGTGGACGATATCATCTTCCTAATGATGGAAATCTCTCTAATGAAAAGATAGTCAAAGATACACTCCAGACACAGACTGCTTGGAATGTGGATCGATATGCAAGTAGTCTTTCTCTCATGGCAGGATATGCTGATGGATTTCCTCTCAGTGTAACCTATTTTAATCAAGAGACTAGACCTGGATACAAGTCTACTCCTATTGATATTGTGATGTCAAATACTGAACATGTAGTACATAAAAACATCATCAAGATCCTTAATTTTGAGGTACGATTATCTGGACCACTAGATTTTCAAAATGACAAAGAAGAGACATTCATGACTGCCGTAGGTCAAATGACCACACCAGCTGGATTCAAACCTGCTATAGGTGATTTCTTTTATATGTTACAGCAAGATGGTAAATGGGGTATAGTGGCTATCCGAGATATAGATAGATTATCATTGAGCCAGAATACTTTCATCAAATGTGATATTGAATTAGTAGCATTCTTGACTGTAGATCAAAGAGAGTTCATTGAACAGTGTGTGACTAATACTTATTACTTTGATAAACAGAAATATCACATTAACAATATGACATTACTTAAAGAGACTTCATATATCCAAATGAATATTGTGACACAGATACGTAAAGAGATGATCTCTTATTACTACGAACAGTTTTACAATAAAGTGATTAATAGTGTGGTGTTGCCAGATGGTACGTATGATCCCTATGTAGTAGAATTTTTACATAAGAAAGTGAGTGTGGTGGATTTCCCTAAAAGACCTCAACAATTATTACCTGAACTTTATGATTATAACAATAGTATCTGGGCTTGTTTCACTGAGAAAAATAGATCCAATGATCCACGTACTGTAGATAATGCTATCCATTTAAAACGTAGAGAGAATAACTATTGGCAAACTGGTATTACACTTCTTGTAGATAGAGAATATATTGCTTTAGGTAAAGCTAAGACTAATTGGAAATTTGGTGAAAAAGAAATAATGACACCTTATGTATTTTCGATTGAGTTTTATTTGTGCAACACAAAAGATATGACAGGACCCGAATTATTAGTTTATGAGACACTCAGTCAATCTATCAATATTGAACGTATCATTGAGTTTATGCAGACCTATAGAAATTGGGAAAAAGAATATGCATTTTATTGGATACCTATCTCATTGTGGCTCATGGATATAGCTTACGCCAATATCACAGATTGATCTCATAGAGGAGGAGGCTATGCCTCCTCCTCTAGATATGCTGATCATTTCATTTTAAATATATATCATTTAAATGAATCTGGATATCAAACCTTAGATAAAAACATTCAACTTAAGGAGACTACCTAGGTGCCCCATTATCTCAATGATCGTATGATCCGGTTGCAGGCCATCTTTGAAACCATCAACTCCCAGTTCGAGGAACAGCAGAAGCAAGGAATGACTTACATCCCCACCTTGCCCGGCATGGGTGATCATGAGGCGGCTTACCGTCTCCTTAACGGCAGGGGCATCGCCTGTCAGTGACCTGTACAGTGGAGGGTCCCCATGGGGACCCTCCACCACATCAGTGGTCTTTATATTTTTTGTATATGATCCATAAAAACGATCTTATAGTCTTTTATCTTGGAGGAATATCATGGCTAAGACACAATATGTAGATATAGTTGATCATATTAATAAATATCCATATAGAGTATTAGCACCTGCCAAATATACACCTATAGCCGATTATGATAAACTTTTTAATTTTGATCCACTCTATCAACCAACTGATCCTGATATGGTCTGTACTCATGCACTCACTATAGTCAATCTCATTGACATGCATGCTAACAATATAGAATTTAGAGTAGTGAAAAATGAAGATGTATTTGATATTTATCATAAACTTTATTCATATATGGAGATACTCCATAGCAATAGAAAAAGAAATGTAGATCAAGAAGTCTTCTATCAAAAGGCTATGACATTTTTACAACTCTGTGCTAAGAAATGTAGATTAGCACATAAGCGACTTGATTTAGATAGAGAAGTAAAACCTGGTACATTATCAGCAGTTCTTACTAAGATTAATAGAGCACTTCAAGGGAGGTAATTTATTATGGGTATGAATATCAGACCCAGTGAACAATTAGACAATGCTATTTTTTCTGCTTTAGATAAACGCATTCAATGTACCTATCGATTAGAGTGTACTATCTCCAATGCTGAGACTGGATTTGAATTGGAAGTATATTATTTTACTGGTATGGGTATCAATCAAAGTTTCACTGAAAATTATACAGACTTGATCAGTGTGTCTATTGAACTCAGACCTAGTGACTTCCTCACAGTACTCACCAATTATAATAATCTTAATTGTACTATTATTCTCACTACAGTGGATGCACATACGTTTTATGATGTAGATGATCTCGATCCTATCATCTTTACGGGTAGAGTCATCATCAATAATCCCCAAGACATTATGAAGAAATATAATTTTAGACAACTCATAGAAGAAGAAGATGACCCGAATAGTGAAGAGTCTAAAAAGGCAGTCAAGTTACCACTCAGCTTTCAGATGATGCGACAAGAGACTTATGATTTGAAACGTAAAGAAGTTAACGCTATGTTCACTGATACTACGTTGGATAAAGTCATGTCCTTTGTAGCAGATCAGTTTGGTATCACCGCTACTAATATGAAGTTACCAGATAATATGGATAAGATCAAGAATCTAGTGATACCACCAGGTCAAGATCTTTCATCAGTATTCCACTACTTGCAAGAGAGATTTGGTGTATTTGGAAACGGTATGAGTGCCTATATATCAGATAAAATATTACATATTTATCCACCCAATGATACTGAAGCTAAAGATTATAAAACAACTATGCATGTCATTAAAGCACCAGCCAATTATATCCCAGGTGAACAAGGATATCATACAGTAGAAAATGGTGAACTCATCGTGGTATCCACTGGTGGTGGTGATATAGCTAACATGACTGAAGCTGGAGTAGAACAAGCAGGTAACACTCAAGTGTCAGTACAATCGGATCGTATGATAGATTTTACTACTACAATGAAAGAAGATGGTGAAGTCAAAATGAATGAAAATACACAGACTTTATCTTTAGATACGAAGAATCAAGCACAAGAAAATGCAATCAATGCACGTTACTCTGGTGAAACAGTCAACTCATTTAATCAACTTTCTAATATGGGACAATATGATTGTATTATGGCTACTCTCAATTGGGTGTCAGCTAGACCAATGTTGCTTAATCCAGGTCAAAAGCTCACATTACATTATGATGATGAAAATGGAGTATACACTACAGCATCTGGTGTATTGGAAGGTATCTCATTTACAAGTTCTAAATTAGATAAGTATATTGGTCAACCTTTTTATATATTTGGTAGTCAAATAGTAGCTCGATTGAAATCTAATAAGAGGGACTAACTTTAAGTGGGAGTATTTGACATGGTAGTAAAGTACGACTATTTTTTTAAAGATAAACCAATTCGAATATTACAAAATCTAGATAATGAGTCTGTTGGGGCACACGTTAATAAATTAGGTAAACATGATTATGTTGCTTATGCTTGTTTTCATAGACCATGTCCAGATATTTGGTTTGGTAGACTCTTAGCTTTTCCTATATGTAAATTTGATTGGTTAGATGATTTTGTAAAATGCATTCCTATGGATCTATTTATGTATAATAAAAAGAAAGGTCTATGTTCTTTTTATGTAGATGATATGTGTATCTTCTCACCATATGCACCCTAGTAAATCAATAAATACTCAAGCATATATTATTTATGAGCTAGAGTGTATCACAAATGAATAAATCCCATTAGGAGGAAAGATCAGATGGTAGTAGATCTGCAAGAAGAAGTGATCATGGATAGTATCATCAATGATGCTAAAACCATTTCTAATGAAACAATGAATTTGGTAAATAACACTAAACTTCTCATGGATCAAGTGGTGAGTTTGCGTGAACTTATCTTTATGTATTTTGAAGCTAAAGATTGGTATGATCAGGTACTTGGTGGTTTAGAACATTATCATTTGGATACTCAGGATACACGTGATAGTTTTGATTTGATCTTTGAAAATGCCACTCAAGAATATTACAGTGCTTGTACTCTTCTTCGTAGACTTGGTGTCATCACCCAGGAGGATATGTAATATGTTGGAATTGGTGTTGATCCGTGGTCTTCCTGGGAGTGGGAAGACCACTATGGCTAAGGAACAGTTCCCTGATCACATTCATTGTGAAGCTGATCAATATTTTACAGATGAACATGGTAATTTTAATTTTGATCCTAAGTTTATTGAAGTGGCACATGAAGCATGTTTCAATAAAGCAAATGATGCATTGGGTATTGGAAAAAGTGTGGTGGTATCAAATCAATTTCGTCTGTTAAAGGAGATGAAATCTTACGTAACTTTGGCAGATTGTTATGGTGCAGAACTCAAAGTGTATGAATGTACTGGTTTTTATGGAAGTAAAGCTACTGATCCTGATTATTTGCAATTTGCTAAGTCTACCTGGGAACCCCTCATATCGGAATCTAAAGAAGGAGTGAATTAATATGCATCTTCAGAATTATGTCAATAATATCACTACATATTTCAATGCTCTCATTCCTAAAGAAAAATACAATGAACTTTTTGTGTGTATCCAAAAATATGTTGCATATGCAGTGACAAATAAAAAGAATCTGGAATTTATTCTTCAACTTACAAGAAATGATCTTGCTATCATCATTCCAGATGGATCAATTGACGGTCGTGTGACACATGGTGTGGATGTTTATCTTACAAAGATTGATATGTCATTCTTTCATAGATTTCTTTCTTCAGGTACTGGATTTGAATTTCCTTTTGAAGATAAAAAGGTTATCATTGATTTTGATATGGAAAGTGATCTTCCTGTATCTTATACTGATATGATGAATAGTAAAAGGAGTTATCGTGGAATGATGCGTATCCTTTACACCATGAATTGATGTTTTGGATATAAAAAAAGACAACAATCGTGCATAGTAGGAGGGAGATCTCCCTCCTACTATGCACATTACCCATTTCATTTGGAGGAAAAATGGAGGCTATATCTGGCGGAGTGTCTCTCTTTGTGAAGGTCGATAACATCTTAAATAAGATCCATTTTGCTATGGGAGGTTTTAATCAGATATTGGATTACACTGATACTGATAAAGGATATCTTTCTGGTGGTATCCAAATCTTAGAAGAGATTTATGGTGAGCTGACAACTATAAAAAATGAATTGAAATCAAAACAGGATGTAGTAAATGATATTGTTCCAATGGAGATTATAAAAGAAGAGATACCAACAGTTCGTGTGATTAAACCTGCTGAATTAAAATCTATAAATACACAATCTTTAGATACATTATCCAATACAAATAAAACCAATGTAAACATGAAACATCTCAATCTTCCGAACATTATTGATACAAGTAAATCTAATACTAGACCGGCATTCCCTATACCAGATACACCACGTGGATTTAATACTATCCCTGGTTTGGATAAATTGACATTACCTAAACCAAACATCATGTCACAGGATAAATCAAAGTCAGATATTCAACCTGTTAATGTTGATATTGTATCTAATCAAATTGATCCACCAATGGCTTCTGGATATAAGCTTTCACCTGAAGAGGCTACCATCTCTAATGTTGAGAGTGATATTTTACAATATTTAATGGATCAGAATGATGTTTGGTCAAACATTAGTCAAATTTGTAAAGGTGTGAATAAAGTAAGAGCTACAGTTAATAAATATATTAAAATGTTATCAGAAAAAGGATTTGTGATTCATGATGTGGTGACGAATCGTAAGACAAATACCACTACTTGGAAATTAGATAGAAAATATTCTAATGATATTGATAGATTGAAATTTATCATTACCTTATCTAAAAAATAGTATTAGATATAATATACAGGAAGTGGAGGGGACAATGTCCCCTCCACCAACTATTACCCGTTATATATTTTTTCATGTAAAGATAAGATACGTATCTCGATATAATCTCTGAGTTCATGGTGTTTACAGTTTGTCCAGGGTCTATTGTTTTTAAGCCTATTGATGATACGTTTGTATTCCACTAAGATAGTTTTAAATAAAGTATTTTTAGGATTTAGTTTTAAAATATTAAAAATGAGTTCAAAGATATCAATCTCTTTTAAGATAGTGAGAAACATATATGGTCGTTTATGATCAGTATACCAACGTGTTTGACTGGATATCAAGAGATCTCTCAATGATCCGGAAAATAATAGATCCGTATTGAGAAGATTAATAGCTCTTGTATTATTGTGTTTAATGAGATCGAATTCTTTAAATAAAGATAGCATTCCATCGGTGTAAGTAGTAGTTATCTTACCATATTGATTTTCTACTTCTATTTCATCATAAGTCCTAGTAGATACAGTATCTAATGTATCAATATTGATCAACCATCGTAATTGTTTCATGAGCCAAATATTGGTGAGATCTGATTGAAAAGTATTATAAATGAAATTCTTATAAAAGAATAAATTAGCTGAAGTGATATCTGGATATTGCATTATACCTTCTTTCTTAAATTTATACCATTTAAATATTAATGCTATTGGATCAATCAAAAATATACATTGACTGGGTAATTGGTCATAAAAACGTATCCTACTTCCATTGAGATTAAGACTGAATTCATCACTATCATGCCACCAGACTTTCATGACAGATATGTCTTTCCAAATATCCCATCCACTATTAAATGGTAAATATTGTAACGTATCAAGATCTTCATTCGATATGACAAATTCTTTTGTATAGCTCCCAGAGATATAATAGCGTCTAAAGATACTGCCTGTGTGGGTAGTGTCATATTTACTTATAAGTTCATTTCTTAAATCTGATATATAAAACATATATCGATCTACATCATTGGAGAATTTATTCATGTATTTCAAATCTACCATATGACAAAGAATATCGAGTAATCGCATACCATGTGGATAACTATTACTGTTACCATTTAAGTATTGATTGGTTTTATTGTTAGTATAGATTCTCATTCGTTCAAGGTAGTATTTATATTTAGGTATGGACCTTGGTGCACCTGGAGGAATATGATCTAAGAGATAATTCAGCACATGAAATTCTCCTTATATTGTCATACTTTTAAACTATAGGATTGTAAAAACTTATAGGGTCTAATATCCAAAATAACTTGAGATATATATTATCATAGTGGTGATACAATATAAAGATAGATTTTGGCACGACGGTGACCATCATAGTCTGTCCGAACATAGCGTATCACTACGCGTCTGGACGCATCATTCACCCTTACCTCCATGGAGGAGAACATTCATGGCTCTTACCACTTCGACGACTGGTTCGACTGCTCCCAATGCTCAACCGCAGGGTGCACCCACCATGCAGCCCACTGCATCAGCTGCTACCGCTACTGCAGTGTCACCTGATCCGACCATGATCACCACCCCCATCAATACCACTACGGCTCCTCGTCCGGAAGAGGGTGCTATTCCCAATAAGAAAGATCGCGGCAATATCCGTGACTTGCTCCATAAAGCCCCTATCCCGATGGCCATGAGTGAAGGTGCTACCAAGTACATTGAAGGTCTTAAGAAGTACTACGCTGAACATCAAAATATCGAATACCGAAATATCCGTGTCAATGCTCTGGCCCAGTTGCCCGGCGTCTTCATGGTTGAATACAATGATCGTGTGGCTCCTCTGATCATGCATGAGATGGTCGGCAGCATGATTGCAGACAACTCTCCTGACACCGTCGTCATGCGTCAGGCTGCCCAGGTCTATGCCCAGTACGTTCGGGGAAACATCGAAGCTCGGTTTACGCTGCTGCCGGCTGTGGTAATTCATCCTTCGGATTACCACAAGGTCGAGATCATGGGCAGCATCTTGTCCAACACCCTGTCCAATATCTCCGGACAGGAGTCTATCAATTCAGCAGTTCTCAAAAATGAACCGTTGATCATCTCGATCAACCAGTCGGAAGTCATGCCGTTCATTGATCGGCTGTCTCCGCATGGCATCCCTGGTCGGCACGACATCGGCTTCAAGCTGAGCCTGGCTCCCCAGAACATGAACTACCAGTCCCGCAACGAGATGTTCGGCAACTGGAAAAATGAGATCGAGGATATCGCCGCTGTCACGGCATATACCGAGATTATCACTGGTCCGATTGATCCCATGACTGGTATCCCCAAGTTCGTCCCGGTGGTTCATATCACCGACGTTCTGTCGCGTATCCAGGATATCAGGATGTACGTTATCCTGGTTTCCCTGGCTGCCGAGATCTTCATTCGTCAGGGCCTCTGGGAACACCAGTTCGCCCGTTTTAACAAGGATGAGCCCAACCTTGGATATCTGGTCAATGACCCCAATACCAAGGACCTCATGTTCATCGATAGTGCTCCGGCACTCAAGAGCTTCATCTATACCTACATGACTCCTCCGGTCCTGGTCGTCGACACCCTGGACGGACGGTCACGTATCCCGGATACCGAGTTGACGGTCCTCTCGGCATCTGCGGATCTCAATGCCTACAAGCGGCAGGTCCTGACTAACTGCTTCAAAGAGCTCTGCACCACGTTGAGCCTTGATCAGGCCAATGCTCTGGTGCCATTCCAGCCGTATTCTTACGAGAATACCGGATTGGCTTCCATCGGCGGCAGTCTCACGGACACTCGCGAGATCGACTACCTGCGTCTGGCTACCAACTGGAAGTCTGAAGTCGGCACCGCAGCCCTGCTCATGCAGCGTGCAGCTGGTGCCAAGCCGTCAGATCGTTTCGATCTGCAGAAGCGCTTCTACAGCGATGCTGTGGCGCTTTACAACAACAACATCATCCGTGTCGATCTGTCTTCCATCGCTGCCATCCAGTCCGAGATCAGCCGTAACATCACGTTGGATCGTACGTCCTGGTCTCCCAGCATGGCCAACATCGACCTCACCGGCGCCATCGACGATACCCGCAAGTTCCTCAGTGGAGCTGGCAGTCTGGGTGTCAATGGCGGAGCCTTCGTCAATATGTCGACCATGTCCATCTATGGTGGGCCTGGTTACTACGGTCGTTAGACCATCCATCTATGGTGGGATGCCCCTGCACATGCAGGGGCATCTCCCATATATAAATATGCTCTATAAATTTTTATGAATTTATACCCATACTAATCATGTTGTAGGAAAATATATATCATAATGTTGAAGACACAGATAGTCTTTTATATAAATAAAAAGACAGGAGGTCTGATTTGACAGTACCACATTATGCAGATATAAGCAAGGTACCTAGTATTTATCATCATCTTAATCTTACTGAATTTGATCTAGATCCTCATGATGGTATCATGGATCGGATTCTTGATCTTGCACGTATTCTCACTCCTATTGATTTTGAAAAACTATTTCAACAATCGCATAATGCGGGGATTATCAATCAGGGTCATCTGGTGGTAAAAAAGTTATCTGATGAATTCACTCGTGGTATCTTTGCTGAATCAGATCAAGATGTACCATATCAACCACACTGTGAATGTAAAAAATTAAAAGGTCAGATGCACATAAATATGGTATGCCCCATTTGTAATACTAAAGTTTCCAATGAGTTTGTAGATCATTTATCACATGTAGCATGGTTGGGTATCCCCGATGGGCTTCCAAAAATGTTACATCCCGTTTGGTATCTAGTACTTAGAGATTGGCTTGGTGGTAAGAAAGGTGAATCATCTATCATTGATGCTATCTTAAATCCAGAATTGGAACTACCTAAAGATCTTAAAGCTATCATCCCTGAACAAAGTTATATGTATTTTTATAATCATGCTGATGAAATTATGCAGGTATTGATGAATTTATATGAACCAACTAAACGAAAGAAATATACACCATGGATTAAACGAATGTATCATGAATTTAAAGATATCATGTTTACCTCTAAGTTTCCAATTTTACACAATAGTTTACATCCATTTATGTCTGGTAGTTCCACATTAAAATATGTAGATAAACCTTGTAAAGAGATCCTCAATGCTATCTTTGATCTTTCTGCTATTACATTTAGTTATCATACTCAATGGAAAGATAGATTGCTTACTGAAAAGAGAAAGAAAGAAATCAATAAAACACTTTATGATATTTACCGTAATGTTGTTGCATATTACATTGTGTTGATCAATGAGAAAGTTGGTAAGAAATCAGCTATCATGCGTAAACATAATTTTGGTACTCGAATGCATTTCACTATCAGATCAGTCGTAGTACCAATTACGGGTGCACATGATCCAGATGAAATTTATTTACCTTGGAAGTGTATAGTCAATGCCTATAAGTTGGAAATAATCGGAAGATTGGTAGATGATTATGGAATAGAAGCACCAAAAGCATATGTAAAACATCTTAATGCACTAGTGCATTATGATCCAATGATCCATGATATCATGCTCAAATTGATGAAGGAATGTCCATTTAAAGGTCTTCCTTTTCTCATAGGTAGAAATCCCACATTACGTTTATTTTCTATCATGCAATTGTTTTGTACTAAAATCAAAACAGATCTTCATGATCAGACTATTTCAATTTCTCCTCTGATCCTTAAAGGAAGTAATACTGATTTTGATGGTGATGAATTAAATGGTGTCAATATCAAAGAAATGGCAGGTGTAATAGATATGGATACTATGCATCCAAGAGAAGCAGTACTGGATACGAATTCACCAAATGTATCCACATTGGTCATGCCATCAAATCAAGCATTACAAAATGCACACAGATTTGTACATCAAAATCCAGATATTGGTTATATCATTATGGGTGGTGGAAATACAGTCGGAGGTATGGCAGCATGAGTTATAGTTATACTCGCATTGAGCTTCCCAATAATGCTGCTACCATTGGTCAACTCTTTGGAAATGTCTCTACATCAGATTGTTTGAAACAGATAGCTCAGAATTTTGGATATAATACTTCTTATTTTGGTAGTGATGCAGATCCAACAAGAAATATGTATGCATATTTTCGTGAAGTCACATATGCACCATATCTTCAGACTGCTGAATGTTTTAAACAAGCAAATGCAATCATAGATAGACAAGATGTATTTACACCAATCACTACAATAGAACAATTAAAAGAGGGTCCTCCCCCATGTATGTGGGTACCTATCTTGATGTATCCCCCAATGATGGAACTCCTTAAAGATGAAAAGATCTGTGGATATGGATATGATCCTAATAGTTTTCCTGAAGTAGATCCTGATCCTTATGGTAGATTGATCAACAATGGTACTATTCAATTGATCAATGATAATACAGTGTTTAATGATAAAAATGATCCCAATGCATTTTATGTTGAAGAAGTGTATACTACATACGATCCTAAAGTGACTGAGGATGAACTCAATGCATTAGAGAAAACTAGGAAGTTTTTGGATATGTTCATGACTGCTGAAGATACCATGTATTTGGATCCAACGAATCCATTTGAGTTAAGGGGCTAATGAATGGGGAGCTAGATATCTAGCTCCCCACTAATATAATCCACAACCACCATTGGAGGATATCTAATGGATATCAAGCCTATAGACAATTCCATCTCTAAAACACTTGATGCTTGTAGTGAAGAAGAATTGTCACATATGTCATCAAATTATCCTTTTATCATTAAAGCTGGTAAAATTCCAGACTGCTGTCTGAATTATAATAATTTACTTCCTATTTGGCTTTATCATTGTGGTACTGCACCCCTTGGCTATGTGACTGCACAAGAGATGATCTTTCAATGTAAATCTTGTGGAAGACATATTTTGGCTAAAATATTCTTTGCAGTCAATGGTACGTGTTATGTGACTCAAGAAAATTCACGTGAAGTATTGTTTAGAAATGATGCATTGAAAGATACTCTTAATCGTATGTGGTATATCTTTAAGATTCCGAATAGTCTTAATCAAAGTGAATTAATTCAGTATCATCAACTTGCTGAAAATAATAGATTTGCTTTCAATCTCGGTAATGGTAAATTGATGACATATCTTGAAGATATATCTGCTTGTGATTCCAATATGAATACTATTTCTACTACTGAGACACTTCAGATCATTGAAGGATCCATTCCTCCAGTAGAACTCAAAGGTAATGAACCAGATATGTTGACTATAGATGAATTGCCCCCTATTTTGACACCAGAAGAATTAGTTGAACAGGGAAAAGAAGTGTTACCTAAATTGAAATGTGATGCTAATCTTTTAGATACGGATTCAATAATGAAATATGATACTGTTATTTTGACTACTGAAAATGGTGTAAAATGTATCGATTATCCGATTTCTGAAGAAACTATAAAAAATATGAAAGATATTCCAATGATCAATAAGTATCTTCAGAAGCTTAAGACTGGTGAATCACTCACTGAAGAAGATTTGGTAGCTAAGAAAATACACGATCTTATTATTGAAGGTGGACCAGTAGCTAAGGCTAATTTTGATATCAAGGGAAAAGAGAAAACTCTATTGAAAGATACCTTCTGTTTTAGAATAGGTGGTGATGTTACTAAAAATGATAATTCTAATGTTGGTTACAAGAATAAAATAGAATTTTATAATGTGTATTGTAAATCACTTTCTTTATTGCCAAATCGTGATGAGATACTTGATCAGGGTACTATACGATTAAAACATATGTATCTTCAAGATGTTGCAATAAATCAATCTAATACGAGTGAAACACCTAAACAAAAGATCAATTTGATACTTAGAAATGTAGTATATGAAAAGATTGATATCACATCTAAACAAACTTATTATGAATATGTGGATAAACTTATTGTTGAACTTGATAGTGAAAAATCAAATGATCAAGTATGTATTAATATTCTTCTTAATATTGAAGCTGGAGAATGGACAATCAATTATATCAATATGGGTGAAACTGTAGTTGATGAAGATTTTAAATTTGATGAAGTGGTGGAAGATACTGATGGTGTCCATACCGAACTCTCATGTGGTAAAGAAGGATATAATGATTTGGATGGTGAGTGTGCTAGATGTAGAAATAGAGAATGTGATAGTTAACTATTAATGTGGATAGGGGACCCATTTGGGTCCCCTATCCATACGTTTAAATATACGATTTATGGTCAAGATATAGGGATTTATATATTTTTTCAAGGAGATCACTATATATGTCTACTACACCAATTCGGATGTTGCCAGTACTTAGTAGTGTGACAGGTATTCTTACTGATATACATGAAATCACAGCTAGTATTATTAGATTTGTCATGTGCACACCTGGGACCACATCTAGTTACGTAGAAGAAGAATTGGTTTCTTTTAGATATTTAGCTGGTAAAGTGGGATATGATAAAGATCAAATGTGTAAGATGTTAGAAGTTGGACTTACTGGTATTTTTCAAAGATATTTTCCAGACCACACACCAATTGTAGCAGTGACAAATGCACCATATGAAGGAAATGAATTGGAGTTTAGATATACCATTACCATTGACGTCACTTATCGTACAAGTGATGGGGATATCATTTCTGGTATTGAAGCTGGTACTTTCTTAGTAGATTCAGATAACAGGATTACTCTTAAATTCAACAATAGTAGCACTACCATTTAAGGAGAAACCATATGACAAAACCAGACTTTGGTGATCTTAGAGCACCACGTGGTAGAGAACGTGATTTGGAAAATATGGTAACACATTTCAGAAAATTACAAAATTCATTAATCATATTTACTGAATCTGAATTTAGTAAATACACACCAATTTATATGGCTGAATATAGAAAGGAAGTATCTGAATATACACCAAGTGAATTGGAATTTATTGCAAACTTATCTAAAGAGTTTCATTCTAGAATTGATCTTTATAAACCAACATATGTTGTGAGTGATCAATTAACACCTATCCAAAAAGAACTTCAACTCAGTAGAACAAACCATGAACAAATATTCACTGCTGGGGAAAAATTATATATCTATTTTGGAAATAACATACTTAGAGAAGTACTCTTTATTCTTCCAGAAATACAACAACCTTTTAGTTCACTTAAAACCACTGAAGCTAAAGAAGCTGTTGACATTTGTCAAAATATTACAGCTAATGCACATGATCAGCCATGGAAAGTCTCTGAAGCAGTGAATAATTTAGCGCACCATATGTTTGCTTCTCAAGATATGGATCAGACCGTAATTAATGGTAAGAATTTTATGCAACATGTGATCAAGCTTCATAACTCAAAATATTTCAATACTAAGATCACTGCATCTGGAAAATTAGAATATAAACAAGATAACTCTGTTATACCAACAATAAATCCTACAACTACTCCAATAGATAAAGTTGATAAAAAAGGAGATGTGTCATTAGACGATCTTTTTGATTAAGGAGGGTCAATATCTTGTGATTAAACAACTTTATATATCTGATCTTCATTTTGGAAAATCTAGGATAGATCCAATACGATTAAGAGAGACTTTATTAGAAGAAATAGCTAAAGAGATAGAGGATGTTCAAATCATATTTTTTTGTGGTGATATGTTTAATCAGATGTTATTTTTAGATCATCCTGCAGCATATCAAGCTATATTGTTTATTACTGGAGTATTGCATTTAGCTAAACAACACAATGTGATAGTGAGATTTTTGCGTGGTACATATACCCATGACAGGGAACAACAGAGAATTATTGATGGTCTCGGTATCCAGGGTGTAAACTATCGAGTCATCAATGAAATTTATGTGGAAACTATTAGTGATTGGAATAATAATGATACTGGTAAATTGAAAATACTCTATTTACCAGATTCATTACCATACAGAAACATTATTCAGATCTATAATAAAATTAAAGAGCTTTATACTTTAGTTGGTTGGGATAAATGTGATTTGATCATTGGACATGGGGCATTTAGTCATTGTTTTCCTGAACATATAAAACTTCCACCGTGTGTTTATACAGTGAATGACATAAATCAATTTGTTAGTGGGTATGTGGTCATGGGGCATATACATACTCCCAGTAAAAAAGAAAATGTCATATATGTGGGTAGTTTTGAACGTATGTCCCATGGTGAAGAAGAAAAGAAAGGATATTTGATTGGTTATAAAGATCAAGATCATTGGAAATTTAAATTCAAAGAAAACAAACAGGCCACACTCTTTATCACCATGTATCCGAAAGAACATACAAAAGAAAATCTCCTTAATGAGGTCTATCAATTTATTGAAAATAAGTTTCCTAATCAGACTGGATATCTTCGTATTATACACCATGATCCAGAATTTAAATCTATCATTTTAAACATCTGTTATCAAAAATATCCAAACATTAAGATTACCTTTAAAAATGATACTACACATAAATCTGAAATGGAATTAGATGAATGTGATATTGATGCTACTTTAGAAGTAGATACTTTATCAATAGAAAATATAGCAGCACATATAACTGATGTATTGGCTAAAGATAGTATTTATGGAACATATCACTATGGATATGATGAAATACGAAATACATTAGAAATATTATCTTTGAAAAAATAGGAGATAGATTATGGATTTAGAAAATATTAACAATGTTGCTGGGGATGGGAGCTTTGGATTAGCTCCCATCCTCAATATGTTTTCCACACATGCCAATAATAAAAATAGGCCAAAATGGGATCTTTATGTAGTCAACATGCTTACACTTATTAGAAATAATCAACAAAAAGGAAAACAACTATCGGTACTTATTAATAATACTATTAGAGATGCAGAGTTACTTATTACACATATTGAAAATTATGTGGAGTTGGATAAATTAAGTCTTAGTCAACCGACACTTATTATTTATATACCTTTTTATCAAATACCACAATTATATGTGAAAAAGATTTCACCATCTTTAGTTGAACAACAATTGGCTTGTGATAAAATACGGAATCAATTGAAACCAAGAGTCTATACTCAAGGTAGCCTTACCATCCATGTGGTGTATGTTGGTAGTAATAGATCTACTCCAAAATGTGAATTAATCAATTATATCAATGCACAGATATCCAATAGTTATAAGTTTAAACGCACTGCTATCATTTCACATATTGCTATGGATCTACATCTTTTTCAAGATATAGTTGAGATTATATTGATTGAATGCTTTACAGGTAAACTTAAAAAGAGTAATGTGTTTAATGAAAAAGTCTTTAATACAAAAGAACTTCCATTTCATCCTTACATACATTTACTATTGGGTGACAATACTTTTATTAAACGAACACTTAAGAAAAAACAATATGATGAATTATTGGCTTTTGCAAAATCACATTCTTGGAAGTATCGACCTACCGTCCTCATAGAGAAGGATCTTCTCTCCATGAAGTTAGTGGAAGATAAGCACTTCTTTGAATATAAACTTTAACACCCATACCGTGGGGAAGGAGCATGATCTTTATGTCTGATGCACCCAATTATAATAATTTGTGGTCTACCACTTCACGTGAAAAGGATCAAAAGAATTCTAATCAGTTGTCATTTGGTGTATTTAATCGTATTGCTGGTTTTTCTGTCTTTATGGGTGATAGTCCTGGACGTCCGAAATTTAAACACTCTCTCAATAATGAAAGTATTGTACTTCTGGAAGAATACATTGATACTTTGCTTAATGCTAAAGGTGAACATAAAGAATATTTGATTTCTACCAAATACAACATGGAAACTAAACAATCAGAAAAGATCTCTCAGATCACATTTATTCGTGATGAAAAAGGTATCTTTCATATCGAATGCTACAATAAAGAATTAGGTAGTCCGGTGATGTTCACTCTTCGATCTACGACTACATACACTACTGGTGGAGATGGTATCTCTGTTGCTAAAAAATCTGAACTTGCTATGAAGAGTCTTAAGAAAACCTTGCAGGATATCAATTTAGCTAAGTGGAATTCTCCTGCTATGGCACCCAATCGTAATGGTGGTGGTAAGTTTGGTGGAAACAATGGTAGTAATAGTTCTGGTAGTGGTGGTAGTAAACCCAGTGGTGGTGATGATCTGTTCGATTGATCATAGATCGGATGTAGAGGAGACCCAATGGGTCTCCTCTATGTACTGTGTTTCATCATGAGAATAAATATATATTACATTTATGATGTGACTTGGATAAATGTCTATTTTAAACAGGAGGATGATGTGTGATGTCCGTCCCACAAAGGAAATTGGGACAATTGCAGGATGAACCCCAATTTGAGAATTGTTTTGTTGAACACTTTTATACGAGTCAAAACATAGTACCATTGGGGTATGTCGTACTGCGGTTGTTTGATGAAATGACCACATTAGCTAGTCTTTATCCACAGATACCTAAAATTATACGTAATGGTACAAATGCAAAATATCAAGAAGATTTTCTCTATCTTTGTGGAAAACGATCACGGAATGTGTTGGGTATTCAAAGTAAAATTTGTATAGTAGTTGCACCCTATGAAACAACATTACATGATGTACAGTGTGATTATTTACTGATCATTGGTGGAAAAAAGGTACATATTAAAAATAGTAATATTAATAGTTTATTCATTTATGGTACTGAACAGGTGATTGTAGAAAATGTGACTATCATTGATACATTTATTGATATTTCAAATACTTTAGAGATGCGTGGAGATTATTTTCATTGTGATCTTAATTATATTACTGTAAAAAATCTCATTACTAACAATATTGACATTGTTAAAGATGCATTTTATTTATTGGGGCTTACCAATGTGAACTTAAATAAAACAAGTCCAAAGATGTTAGAACAATTTCCAAATATGTATTTGTGTTCGATGGAATACTCAAATAAAATTGTAGTGTTTAAGTTATCACCCACTATGATACATCTTAGATTCATGTGGCTTATATGGGCAATGTGGAATGTAGATCATTTTGATATTGATATTACACAAAGCCATTTGACACTGTTGGAAAGTAAATCTATTAATAATAGTCCAAATTATCTTCGTATGTCCAGATATCTTCATGAACGTAATCCTTATTATCAATATTTTTATAACAAAATGGTTAGTATCAATATGCATCTTTCTGATAGTGAAATTAATATATTTGAAGAAAGTACTAATAGATGTAATACTACTTCATTTGATTTGGTACCCCAGATATTCACATCACGTGTAGATTCTAGTATTAAATCAAAGTATTTAATAAAATCCGTATAATGTAGGATGCATACGGGAGCTCTAGAGCTCCCGTATGCATCCATCATGGTTGAAAGTATATATTATTTTTTTGTAGACCCAATGATATATGGAAAAAAATAAATATCCATGTTACTATGTAATGAACTTAGGGAGGATATCACTTTATGCAATTCGTTCGTCGCGACAACGAATTTGGTTTATCTTGCATTTATTTGGATATGGAAGGTATTGAGCTTGGTATTCGAGATGTATATAAACCAGGATTTCATTCACTCACTGAAGATGAGTTTTTAAAATTGGCAGAGACTAGTGAACCATTTAAGATGTTTCGGGTAGATACTTATAATGTACTCAAACCCACCAATAGTTCATTTAATTGGGATTGTGTTTTTGGACCTGTTAATCATTTTCTTAAATCTATGACCAATGATGAATGTCGTACAATTGCAGAGACACTTATCTCTGTCCATCATGATATTGTTTCTGAGATGCAATATGGTGCTAGCTTATCAAGTAATTTAATTGAGATCACTAAGAGTTTAGCTAATCAGTTGGATTGTATGGAACGTGAACTTAATCTTTGTGAAAGATTGGAAGTTTATGTAAACAATCCACTCAATATGGATATTCCATTATTTGAAAATGCAGGTAAACGTGCTCAAGATAAAGCAGATATGACTTTTCATAGACCTGAAGTAGTATTACTCACTGCTATCACAGTTCTTAATAAATTATTATCTCCCGTACTTGGTGTGTTTATTGAACATTGTAAAAAACAGTTAGACAATAGTTTAAAAGAACTCCATTGTGTAAATATGATTATGCCCATTTTGTATAGAAAATATCCAGACTTAGTACCAAAACTTAAATGGTATATCAGAAATATTATTAAACCAAATGTGAAGAATACTGTAGAATATGTGGCAAATGGATTTACGTTAGAATTAGAATCACAAAAGAGTTTTGCTAATATCTTAGTAAGAAAATTAGTCAGTGTCAATTTGTTTAAAGAAGGTGGAAATTTAATGACTTATATCACAGCATCTATTAAAGAGTCTACTCGTACACCTACATTTATGTCAGTTACAAGAAATGCAATCAAAGAAATGGATAATCCTACTGAGAGTAGTAGTTCACCCTCTAGTGAAGAAGGTAATACTTCAGCGTTAGAATATGGATCTCGTTGTTCTGATCATACTGTGGATTTTCCAGTACTTACAAGTTTAGCTGCAAAATCACTTATTAAAAATATCATCAATGAAGAAGAAATTGATCCTGAACTTTTTGAAGAGTGTTTAGCATACTATCGAATAAATCTTATCACTATGACACCCATCAATTTATATTTGTTAGCTACGACATATGGATATAGCTTAGGTGGTGCTAAATCTATCTGGGCACTTAACATGAAAGAGATAATTGAACTTGTCACAGTATTTCAATTCCAGTGTTTGAAACGTGGGTATCATGCTCTTATTCCAGCAGTATCTTTAGGTGAAGCTACCCATTTGGGATTACCACCAATCAAATCTATTCAGACCCAATTTGATAGTCAACTAAAGACTGCATGGAATGCTTCATTCGAATATAAAAACTGTAAAGCAAGATTTAATACAATAATCAGTACTTTAGAATGGGACACAGTAGTTAAAGAAATAGTAGAATTTCTTATTAATAATAATAAAGCTATTAATCTCCCATTTTATTTCTTAGAACAACTAAAGATTGATCATCTTAATCAAAAAGAATATCAGTATCCTGAAATTATTATCAAAACCATTTGTGGATATACATTGGATGTTACAACAGGCATCTATGAAGGAGCAATTGAAGCATGATCATAGCCATTAAACCCAGTTCTTTTGAACCATGTATAAAATTTGTAGATAGTAGTACTACAAGAGTAATTCGTGGTACCCATTGTGGTGAAAGTTATTATGGTATTGGTGGATATTTTCATGTCTCTGATAAAATCCAGAAATATAGAATCACTGAATATCATCAAGGTGTTTATATTGAAAGATATTTTGTTGGTCCTAAGGGATACTTATTTCATCCAAAATGGAGATCTGATAAATTGCTTTGTCAGATTATGATAAAGACCGTTGATCCCAGAGTAAACATTTATCGGGGTGATATTACCCATGTACTCATTGATAGACGTGGTATTGAAAAGTGTTTAAAGCTTTATAATGATTTATCTGTCAATACAAAGTTTCTCAGTAATATCTTTTATAAATGTGTAAAAGCTGAATGTGAAAATGATGCCTATTTAGGAGAAGCTTTTGATGATGCAGAATGTAGTATAGATCAATATCAACAACTTAGTTGGGTATTATCTAAACATTTAAATCATGGTAGAGAATTTATTCCACATTATCAACCTGAAGACATTATGAATATATTACTTACAGATTTTCAAAGTATACAGCGTGGATATATACCTACAAGACAATTGTTATATTCAGTGGAAGATCTTTTTGTACCAGATGGGAGTCTTACATTTCCCAATAGATTCAGTGCACAAATACTCAAAAATCCAGGTACATCACAAGATGAAATCATGTCACATGTCGGTGGTGAAATAGGGAGAGATAGTGTATGTACAGATGATGTAGAATTTATGGATTTAGCAAAATATAGATATAAAATTAAACCAATCACCTATTATAATGAGGCTATCATGGATCTAATTGATGTGTGTAGTACTATGGTCTATAGTGATCTTTATTTCGAATATATATCATTAAAATGTGGTAATATAAAATCTACTGTAAGATATGCTGGTGTAATATTAGATTCAGTTTATTCAAATGATATATTGAGAAATATAGCTACCATTATCATAGATGATCTCATGCCTACCATTGGTGAGTTTAAGTTTTATAAAACATATGATCAAGAGATCTATATTGAAGCTAACAATGAACTTATTGTAATAGACATGGTTTTAGGTAATATTATTTCTTTAGCACTACATAGGTAATAACAAATTTATCTTTGTATCTAAATTGATCCGAAAAGAGGAGGGCTATACATATATGATCCCCATTCTGCCCAATCAAGCATTGCCAAATTATATCAATGATGCAAATATGTTCATGCAGGGTAGTGCATTTTCTTCAAGATGTGCTACCTTGTATTTATTTACTCCAAAACATCTGTCGGATCAATTCCGCAGACCTCATGTATACAAATTTGAACAGCCCTTTATTTGGAATATCCAAAACACTATTGAACATAATAAAGTATCACAGCGTAACATCAATATGTCTTCATTCATGGTGGGTAATGCTGAAGCTAATACTTCCGTTATGCCAAATATGCATGGTATCCCCATTCAAACTAATCCACTTCGTATAATGTGGACATTTGTACTCATTGTTGACAATGATAAAGATCCTTCTATTGGTATGTATCTTAAAGTGAATCAGAGAGCCATTTATTCTGGATATTGTACAGATGAACCTGTTAGTGTTGGTCTTAATGGTATGAATCCTCAACCTAATCCACAGTGTTTCTTTGTAGTGACACATCGTACTTCTACTAATGTTGGAAATGTAATTAGTCAAACTGGTACTGTGCCACAAATGCATGTATCATCCAATGCAGATATTTTACCTGTAGATAATATCATCATGACTTCACCCACTCCTGAGATTTATGATATTACACCACGATCCATTAATAGAAATGTAGTGGATAATCCCAATAATGGAACAGTTGATGTGTTTGCTGGTAATCATAGTTTACTACAACGCAATGCGGCAAATCAAAACGGTAATCCTATTATTGATGCGGAGTTTTCTTCTCCTAAACACCATATGCACTGGGTAGTCAATAATCTTCAAAAAGCTATACTTGATGTACACCCACTGGTTGGTAATGAACAGGCTCTTCTCATGCAGGGTAGTGGTACATCTATGGCTGAAACTTCATTTGATAGTTATATGGATGCAGCTTCACCATCTAATTATAATGATCCTTTAAATAGTAATCATCCCATTGCATTTCCAGATATCTTGCGTAGGTATCCTGATCTTGATATTAAAGATTGTCGTGCACCATATGAAACACCTTGGTATACTGATACTGCTAATCAAGGTGAATCTACTCCTAAGAATGTAGCACAAGCTGTACTCTCATATACTGTACCTTTCCTTCTCAATGAATTTCAGTTGTGTGATGTTTCATTTCGATATGCTAGTTATATGACAGATGGCATTTCTAATATCAAAGGTATGGATCAGCCCGATATGGTCACAAGTATCATCCCCATGGCAGATGAATTTAGATATCAAAAATATCGAATGTTCATTGAACGTATGAAGATCTTGGTATTTCCAATCTTAGAACAAATCGATGGTCCATTTGATCTCATGATGACATGTTCAGTCTCTGGACCCAGTATCATCAATTTACAATATAAAGATTATAATGCAAATAATAACTTTTCAGGTTTTTATGAAACCAATAATCTTTTTGGTGGTATTAATACACCTCTGGTTGGTACAAAACCTATCTTTGAAAATAATGTCAATGAATTGGCTAAACTCAAAGGTTGTATCCTGGAAGCTGCTATGCCCAATCAGCAGTTTTTCACAACAGACAATTGGTCTCCAATGACCGATTGGACTAATCTCGAATAGGGGAGACCACATATATGGAATCATTCACGAGTCAGGATATCACAGATTTTGTTAAACTTATTGTTGAAGCTGGTGGTGGGTATTATGTTGATGCTGATAATGTGATTCGAAGAGAGAAGACTAATGATATTTGGTGTATTGAAACAAATGATACTCCTCCGCGTAAAGTAAAATTGGTGATTTACAATCACAATCAAAAAGATTCAGATGTCATCATGGTCAATCCATTTATTGAAGGTTTGCAAACATCAAAAGAATTACAGTGGTTTTATATCACTAAAAATCTTGTAGTGTCTGTGTATCTCAAATTGCTTTATATTAATATTATCAAAGAATGTTTGAAAGTCAAAGCTAATCAAGAACTTGATAGTAATATTGTGAAACTTATTTCACCCTATTTGGAAATGGTAGATGATAAGATGTATGCTGAAATTGAAACCATCACAGCTAAGATCCACACATTCTGTGACATTTATTGGAATGTGAATAAGAAATCTAGTGAACTCAAAGTCAGTGTACTTTCTGAGAATTTTAGAAAATCTTTTGGTAAGAAGATCCGTCAGAAGACTTGGACATATCTCATTGAAGTGGCAAAAGCTATCTTTGGTACTGATGATCCATCTTCTGTTTATCGAATGAAATCAGATAATCATGGATGTGCTAAGTTTGAAGCATTCGCTCAAGTGTTCTTGATGGTATTTAAAGCTTATAGACCGTATTTTGTATTGACTCCTGATTTTAAAGCATTTGATTTTGAAGCTATGGAGAAGCATATCTCCATGATTCCACTTTATTATCATCGTGCTAAAAACCTTGTGTCTCCAGCTATTGTGGATCAAAAGAAAAAAGCTGTAACTCCAGCCAATCCTCCTTGGAAGCCAGTTCCAGTTATGGCTACCAATGTGGAATACATTCCACCGGCTGCACCAACAGTGGCGACTCCAGTCATTGGGTCTGCTCTCGGTACTCCGGTGACACCCACTCCAGTACCAGTACAACAAGCTACAATCCCGACAGCACAAGCCACCGTGCCGGCTATCCCTGTGGCAGTACAGCCGATGGCTGCACCGACATATATGCAGCCACCTATCTCTGTGGGACATGCTGTCCAGGCTGCTATGATGGCACCCCAGATGATGAACAATATGTGGGGAGGGTATCCCCAAAACCCTATGGTACAGCTGCCACCCATGCCCCAGGTGGCAGCTGTGGGCCAAATGGGTGCACCATACGGTAACATGCCCATGATGATGGGACAACAGCAGTATCCCATGATGCAGCAGCCTGGAGCAATGCCCACTCTTGGTCAAGCTATGGGAACTGTACCACAGCAACCACAGATGTATCAGCAGCCCATGCCTGTAGGGTACCCCAATCAAATGGGATATCCCAATATGGGTATGCAGATGCAGCCAAATATGGGACTCATGGGTATGCCGCAACAGCAGCAAATGATGCCCATGCAGTATCAGGGTATGATGCCCCAACAGGGTATGTATCCTGGTCAATATCCTATGCAGCAGCAGATGATGCCTGCTAGTGATACCATGACGATGTCATCAATTGGTGTGCCGATCCGTATGAGTAATAATCCTGATAATAATCGTGCAGCATATAAACGTGGATAATAGATTGATTCATTGATTATTGTGCTACAGATAGGGAGCCTGGGGCTCCCTATCTGTAGCTTAAAGAGTATGTACATCTATTTTTTTATAAGGAGAATAAGACATTATGGGAACAGAAAGCGGTACTATCGGAATAAAGCCATTAAAGCTATCACTGTATTTTGGTACAGCTGCAGCAGATAAAGAATTTAATGGTAGAGAAATCAAAGTTTATATCACAGATTTTCTTCCTTATCTGAGTGGTAAACTTGAAGCCACTGAAATAACATCAAAAGTTGGTTTAGAAGACGATAGATCTGATGGTGGATCTGGTGAAGCTAAACAAACTAATACTATCACTGCCACATATTCAGATCTATTCACTAATAGAAAGTGGCCACCTGATATACGTAAAGGTGAACAAGTATTTGTTTTCAATGTGGGGGACAGTGATACATATTATTGGTTTTCACTTGGTAGAGATGATAAATTAAGGAGATGTGAAAAATTACGTTGGGAAATCTCAGATGATGTGCAATTTATAAAAGAACTCACCAATGACAATACTTGGTATGTGGAGATGGTTACTTTACCTGATGAAGAAGGTAACCCAGTAAAACAATTTGTTATATCTACTGCTAAATCTGATGGTGAAGAATTTAGATATTTGATTAGGATTGATGCGATAGCTAATACACTTCAAATCAATGATGATGCCGACAACATGATACTTATGGAATCTAAAGAGAAACGTATATTTTTACGTAACACTGATGGTTGTAGTCTTGAATTAAATAAGAAAAATGCTGCTTTAGTTGCTGTAGATGAACTTACTCTTAAAGCTGGAAAATTGATAGTCTTTGATGGTCCATTATTAGCAGATCAACAAGATACTAAAGATAAAGCAGCTATCAAAATAGCAGATAATATACATTTCACTGCAAATGAATCATTTGTCATTACGACACCCATGTTAGGTATACGTGGTCCGAAAAATGAAGATACTGGTGAAGAAGAACAAGTCAATGTGACTATCTGTGGTACACTCCTCACCAAGATGTTTGCAGCTATGTGTACGAGTATGGTTAAGTTTGATCCGAGTGCTTGTGGTGAGAATCCATGTGAAGAAATTGACAGTGAAGAAGCCAATAATAATGTAGAATCTTTAGTCATGCGATCTATAGCAATGTTTGGTGCAGAAACTAATACCTTAAAGAGCAGTGGACCTGATGAAGGTAACAGACCTGAAGAACTCAAAGAAGAATTTGCTGATGGATGGGGAGCTGATGAATTGAGAGATGATTATCATTTCCATGATAGTAATGTACCATCTACAAGTGCTTCTGCTTATAATGGTGTTGAAATAGATATAAATACTGCAAGTTGTAGTGAAACTGGTAATGAAAAAAACAGTGTAGATACTGAATCTGGTAGACACTTGGCTGCATGGGATCAAATCACTTCAGCTTTAGATAGAAATTCTGTAGCCATTCAAAATATTCGTGAAGCCATTGATAGACTAGCTGAAGTAGTATTGGATACGAGTGATGGTTCTAATCCAGAAAAGCAATCTTCATATATGGATATATTAAATGAGATTAAACAAAAGACTGAATATGCCGATAAACTCGGTGTAGAAGCGAGAGTTCTTGGTGTCAATAGTTTTGTAAAAAATGGTCACACTGGATAAAGGGAGGATACATGCTTTTTAAACCAAAACAAATATCTAAAGATTATACATTCATTTTAAAAGATGTTATCTATTCTTTAGAATATCCAACTATAAAGTTTACACAACAATATGAAACAATGGCACCTATTTTAAAATCATGGATCAATGATGAGTGGCATATCATTAGTGCTAATCTTGGTATCCCAATTCAAAATAGAGTATTGGTACAATTTGCTAAAATAGTAATAAGACATATAGCCAAACCTGAATATCGTGAGTATCTTAGAAAGGTGAGTCAAGATCCTAATGGTTTTACTACTTTTAGTAGATTCATGGACATAATTGGTATGATTCATATTGCATGTGAACCAAAGTTTTTAGATATATTACGTATACGTTTTTTAAAATCACACATAGATGATGTGTATGGTAAGATGTATAATGGAGAGGAGCCAGAGCTCCTCCCCACTGCTGAAGACTGGATCAGTTGTATGGAAGAATTTCCATGGGTATGGATCATACCACATATTCAAGTTTTGTTTTATGGCGATAGTAATATACAAACTCAATTCAACGTTTTATACCAGCAGCAATTACGGCCTTAAAAATACTAAGTAATTTATCGATATAACTAGTATCCGGTATACGAACATTAGTATTTAATTGATTAAAATCCATATCAGAAACTAATTCATTGATAAACATAAATATCCAAATATATTTAGGATCTTTAATATTGTGATTTTCTTTTAAATAGAGTTCTGGTCTAAAGAGATATTGTTCCATATCTTCAGGAGTGATAATAACTTTAGTTGAATTATCCAATATTAATTGTTTATGATCTTGAATATAAATACGCCAATCTTCATAAGCTTGATTGTATTTTGATATATAGTTATTGAGTCTATCTGATAATTTGATCTGATCTAAAGCCATGGTATTTCCTCCATACAATAGTGGATTTTATTCATCAAATATGTACATATATATTACATCTAAGAGACAATATAAAGGAGGAATCACACTTGTTAGAACCGGACTCCTTTTGTGGGAATTGTACGGTAGATTTAAGGTTTGTTGGTATTGGTCCACTCTTATCACCACTTTCAGAGACAGATTCATCCCAACGACTCATGATGTATGGGGCACATTTGCCCCAAGCTATGATCCTTAGTGGATCTGAAGCACCAGAAATTGGTACAGGTTTTGAATTGTTAGTTGGAAAATATGAATTCAATCCTTCTAAACGTGATAACGATATTCAGATTTTAGCTGCTATTAGAAAATATATCCCAGAGTGTGGACCATGTCCTATCAAATCAAATTCTAATCCACTCACTACTGTTATCTATCGTGACAATAAAACTGGTGAAGTAAATTATTTTGAATTACATAAATATACAAAAGGTAGTGATGGGCATGGTTATGAAAATCAATTGATGAATACACATCTTCTTAGTAAAGACAACTATGTTCCCAAAGAAGTACAATTTCAAACTTCTCCATGTCATAAAGATAACATGTATGGTGTTGGTCTTAATGTAAAAACTGCTTATATATCTTTAGAATCAATCACTGATGATGCATTTGTGATCAGTGAATCATTAGCTAAGAGATGTCAATCTACAGCTATTCGTACTGTCAACTTTCAAGTAGGAATTAATAAAATCCCACTTAATCTATATGGAAATGAAAGTGAATATAAATTTATGCCTGATATTGGTGAAGCAGTGAGATCTGATGGTATCCTTTGTGGATTTAGAGAACCAGATTCAGTGTCTTATGCATCTGATACTCAATTTGATGCACTTTCTAGGATTCAACCATTACATGATACTTTATATTTTGCACAACATCCAGAAGGTGTGGTGATTGATATTAATATTTATGTAAATAAGAAACATAAGATCCCCAGAAAGATCTATGATCAGATTCAAAAATATCAAGATCAGAATCATCGATATCACATGTCTATCATTGAAGCGTATAATGAAGCTAAACAGCGTGGATATCCCATTTCATATGCATTCAATACATTAGTGACACGTAGTTATGCATTACTTCGTGCAGATGGTCGCGGAAAGATCCCTGGACTTACGGCTAAACCAAATATTACACTCATTCAAAAGAAAGACCCCATTGAGTTCTTATCTATATCTGTAACTTATATGTATCCTAATGAAGTAGCTGCTGGATATAAATTTACTGGACAATGTGGTGATAAGGGTGTTGCGTGTATTATATTACCAGATGATGAGATGCCCATGGATAGATATGGTGTACGTGCAGATATGATACTTGATCCCGCATCAGTATTTAACCGTATGAATCCAGGACAGCTATATATTCAAGAACTCACTAGAAAGAATTTATTTATGCGTTGGCGTTTGCATCATATGCGTAATGGTGGAGACATTTATCAACCATTTTCATTTCAATTGCCTGATGGTAGTATGAGTGATCCAGTACCACCCATCGCATCCGATATAGTAGTCAATTCACCATATGATTTGTTATTGCAATATTTTCACGATATGAATCCAAAATATGCAGAGATGGTAAAAGCTAATATGCAATCTTCTATGGATATTGAAAATCTTCTTAATGAAAGTATTAATCATGGTATTTATTTAATCATGCCACCGTTTTTAAAACACACTAAACCTGAATGGTTTTTAGAAATGGATAGAAGATATCCTTCACCGGCTACTTCAGTACTTATCACTACTAACAGACGTGATGGTAGAAAGAAATATGATTGGACTATCAGTCCAATAACTATTGGTTTAAAATATGTATATTGTTTGTGTAAGATTCCACAACTTAAATCTTCTGGTCCCGGATATATCAATCAACACAAGACACCAATTCATCCTTCTACACATGCTAAGTTACAATATCCTATTTCACAGACACCAGTGCGTGATGGGGAAGATGAAGTACGTAATAAATCTATGGCAGCAGGGCCTGCACCAGTAGCACGTATGATAGCATTACACGCTAATAGTCCAGATGGACTTACTGCACTTATGGAGAATTTAATCTATAATAAGCATCCAACTAAGATCAATCGAATCCCAATGACTACCCGTGAACTCATCAATACAAATTGTATCAATATGACTACACAGCATTTGTTTAGTACATTTGGTGTAGACATTTTACAGCAAGTTGGTCCTGGTGAATCGAGATATGATAGTTATATGGAGTATCTCAATATGGTCAATGGGGGAGTCATCGATGATCGAAGTGGCTTACAGTCAGATAGTTGATCCACAGACTCCATATTGGCTCATGGAACAACAGGGTATAGCTAAACAGCAAATCATACTTCAACTATCCGATGGTGCAGTCAAAATGTATGCACCCGATGCGATCATCAATATGCTCTTGTGGCAAATATTTGTAAAGTTTAATATACCAATCAAGATCGAACATATTCAACCACGCATGCCACTTAATTCAAATAATCTAGCTAAGATGCTCACCACTATTCACAATGAAGTAGCATTTATATATCCAGAAAAAGAATTTGAAAGAAAAGATGCTGTATTTACTACTATCAGTAATCTATATAATTTTATTGTAGAAGAACTCAATGCATATGTATCGAGTATTTCAGCACTTGATCTTTGTAAGATAATCACAGATCCAAAAGTAGTAGCTCTTAAGAAATCCATGAATCTCAATACTGAATTGGGCACTGATGTCATTGAACAAAAAATCAATATAGCTAGTGTGGAATTACTTAGATTATTGGGTACTGAAGGTGAACTTTCCAATCAAACACTTCTTATTTATCAACAGACTGGTACTCTCAATAAGTTCCAAGTACCACAAATGTTATTAGCATATGGTCCACGTACTGATGTAGATGATGTCATTATTAGATACCCAGTACTTGATTGTGCAGTAGAAGGACTGGGTGATATTAAAGCTTTTGCTATTGAGTCTCTTTCTGCTAAGAAATCTGCATTTTATAATAGAGTGGCTGTCACTGAATCTCAGTATACTGGACGTAAGCAGCATATCTTAGCATCATCCATTACTACCATTTATCCTGGTGACTGTGGTACATCACTGACTGTAAAATTCTTGATCCATGAGAAAAATTATAAAGCTGTAGTTGGTAAGAATTTCATCAAAGATGGTGTAATGTATACTTTCAGAGAAGAGAATGAAGTTAAACCTTATATTGGACAATATGTAGAATTGCGTAGCCCATTGGTATGTAGATATCAAGATGGATATTGTTCAGTATGTGGTGGTCTCATTACTAGAAATATCAATAAGAAAATCAATGCTGGTATCTTAGCATCTATTGCAGTATTTGAGCCAACTACTCAGCGTATCTTATCTGCTAAACATTTAGTGAAAACAAGTTCACAAGTATATGACGTACCAGTAGAAGCCGCAGAATACTTTACTAGACTTAGTGCTGACATGATCTGTTGGACTACAGCCCTACATACTAAGTTAAAAGATTTATCTATGGGTGTTTCTAATAAAGATCTACCTGCTGGATCACTTACTGATATTCAGCATATTACCATGAACAAAAACTTAGATGAGGCGAAATATAGTAATATCACCAATATCATACTCAGAGTCAATGCTACTGGTGAAGTATTCACTATTCCTTTAATGAATAATAATCAGTGCCCATTTTTCACTAAAGAAATGCTTATGTATTTGCGCGATAGATATAAAGACATTGTAGCTGATGGGAATATGTATTGGTTACCTTTAGATGGTACACATCAGTTTCCAATATTTAAGTCTACAGTGATCAATGATAACATGATGCTCTTTGTGAAATCTGTGAAAGATTGTTTAGAAAGTAACATTGACAGTTATACTTCAGTATCATGTGCATTGAGAGATTTTTCTGATATAGTTTATTCTAAGGTGGACAATGCTGCACTCATGCATCTTGAAGTATTACTTAAAGCATACTTGATTAGTTCACCACTTGATTATCGTATCCCAGTAGTGACAGATCCTGAGAATGTGAGATTTCAAACTCTTAAAAATGTCATAGCAAATAGATCCATTGGACAGAAGTTTGCACATGAATGTTTGGGTATCTATCTCGGTAATCCTACCGTGTATCTGGTACCTAAGCAAGGATCGGTCTTTGACATCTATGTGGGGATCATTGGTCCAAAGCAAGCTGCATAGCTTGATTCCTTTATATTGGCAGGGGCGTTGAAGTACCAGGGGATCCCCAAAAGGGATCCCCTATCTCTACTCTATGGTTGGAGGTGTTGTGGTAAAAAACGAATTGACGGAAAAAGAATGGATCATTAGGGAATCTAAAAAGTATTGGGTACATTATTGGTTTTATTTGACATTGGTTTTGTTTTATTCTTTGATTTATTTTCCTTTTATTGATAAAACCATTACTTTTGGTGATTTCATGAATACATATATTTATGCAATGTCTGGTATGGCTTCAATTTGCGCGATTAAAGTGTTCACAGATTGGGATATCACAGGAGCTATTTATAATAAAGATGGTAATGTGAGATTTATTATATATCTTGCAGCATTTGTTTATCTATTACAGGGGATGGGTAGAGTAGTAGTAGTTGTCATGTCACATATTAAGTATACATCTTCTTTAGATCTTAGTTTATTATCTATGTTTGGGTTTATATTCATAATCTTTGGAACATATTCTATTGATATGATACAGGATCCAAAAGAGTATTATAAATAAATATATATCCACATTTGACTACCATCATACAGGAGAATTACCATGAAATGAGAGGAGTAATATATGATTAATATTTTTATACATAATACATATTTTAATTTTGCATGTCCACCCAATGGTGAATTGATATCTGGTAAACTCAATATAAATAGATTCTTATGGAATATCACTGAATCTACATGGAATCCACGTATACGAAAATGGCAGAAGCAATATGTGTATTGCTATTATGATAGACGTACAAAGATGTTACATTTTCCACGATATATTTTAGATCTATTTTTAGAATACATTAAACATGTAGAATATATTACTACATATATACCAGCTTCACCACCAAGAGAGATCAGTGTAAAACTAAAACCGAATATCGAAGATAAAGACGATCAGGTGGATCTTATTGAATACATCACCGATCCGAATGAACATGTGAAATTATTAGAAGCTTCTACTGGTATTGGTAAGACGTATTGCACTATCAAAAGTGGATTGGTTAAATTGGGTTATGTCACTATGATACAGACTGCTAGTCTTATTGAACAGTGGAAAGTTGAAGTACTCAAATTTACTAAGATCAATGAAAAAGATATTTATATATTGCAGGGTAGTAACAGCATAGCTAAATTACTCAAGACTAAAGGATATAAACCAAAATGTATCATAGCTTCATTACGCACATTACACAACTATGCAGTATATAAAAAAGAACCCTATATACATTTCCCACCACTCAATGAATTCTTAGCTAAATATGGTGTAGGATTTCGTGGAGTAGATGAAGTTCATGAAAACTTCTTTGCTAATGTGATGATAGATCTCAATTGTGATGTGGAACATACAGTCAATCTATCTGCCACATATGGGAGAAGTAATAATCAAAGTAATAAGATATTTCATTTAGTGTATCCTGAGTTCTTACGATATGGTAGTCACCACAATATGAAATATACGAAGGTATTCATGTATGGGTATCAGCTGACATATTACATGGAGAAAGCTAGACTCATTGGTCAGAGTGGATATATGCAATGTAAATATGAAGGTATCATCTGTCATCACAAGATCACACAAGATGTATTTTTAGATCAAGTCATTTATCCATTGGTGCAATCCCACTATATCAACTATCATAAACCTGGAGAGAAACTCTTAGTCTTATGTTCCACTAGAAACTTAGTAGAATTATTAGCAAGATATCTTTCTCATAAGTATCCAGATCTTAGAGTGATCACTTACATGAGTGAAGATGATGATGAAAAACACCAGAATTGTGATATTATTGTATCTACTATTAAATCTTCAGGTACTGGTAGAGATATCAAAAAGTTGATCACATGTATCAATACTACAAGTTTTAAATCTGAGACACTCACCAAACAATGTTTGGGCAGACTCAGACATATGAAAGATAGAGATACAATATTTATAGATATTTATAATAAACATCTCCACTCACACTGTGAACATAAACGGATCAGACAGAAGATCTATGAGGATAGGGCACTCACCTTTCAACAACTTGATATCAACTAATGGAGGATGTATATGGCAAGCTTTAAAGACAATATGGAAAAGTTTAGACTGTTTAAAAAACAACTTAATGATATTGATCCAGAGTGGATAGTATTGCGTTTGAAGTTTAGTATTGATGTAAAAAATCTTGATATTTATGTCCGTGCCAATTTAGAGAAAAATGATAAACAGTATAAATTGAATTTTAATGATTCACCAAATAATGATGATGTTGGATGGGTTGGTGTGACATCTTCAGAAGTCAATCATAATTTTAGACTTTATATGGGATTGGATAGTTTATTTGATTTCATGATACAATATTACCGACAAGAATGTGCTATTAGAGATTCTACAGTATTTAATTGCGTTATGCAGCATGATTCCTATTCTATCAGTTATGATCCAAAAGAATGTAACAATGATGTCATGTATCCATTTGTTATTTATTATACTGGGGCAGCCAATGATATTGATATCAACTCATTTAAAACTCTTCCTAAATATAAAAGTCTTTTACTCAAGGCTTTAAATAAATTATATGAAGAAAATGCACTTGCTGATACTATTTGTATTGATGTAGATATTTTTAATGTGAAAGAAAAAGATACACCACAGATCAGTAAATCATTTTGGTATACTGTTGGAGATCTCCGTAATACCTTAAATACTGCAGCTATGTCAGATGAACGTGATGATAGATTGTATGAATTTTTGAATAAGCTTGAAAATTTATATATTGATGAATCACTTATACCCACTACAGTTATTCAGTGTGTGTATACTTTAACAAATAATGATACTTTAATGTTACAATTTTCAATTAATGACAATGATAATCCTAGTCATAAAGGCTTTATTTATGGTTCTGAGAAATCTATGGGTGTGTTGATTGATATTGAAACTTTGATAAAGAATGGTATCTTTCATAATGAGTAATTAATGAATACTGCATGGGTGGGGATATCCCCACCCATGCATCAAGAGAACTTTATTATTTTTTTGTCTTGTACATATTTAACATTGTTGTTTAAACAGATATAAGCTTTTTCTAATTGAGTACCGACATACATGGCATGGCCTATATCAGATATACATTGGTTGATATAGAGAAGGTGTTGTATCTCTTGTGGGGTACACCCTTCATAGTGTGCTAACTCTATATTTTCATGATCAAAATGATAAGCATGTATGAGCTTTTTATCTGGATCTGTAGTGATTTTAATATATCCATATCTATCTAATTTTATCCTTGGATGTCTAGTAAGATATGATTCTATTTGATTTGATATTTGACCAATATTGTTTGGATCAAGTGAAATAGAATGTGAGATGATAGTGAGCAATCCGACATTTAATTCTGTTTGATAACAAACTCTTTTTAACACTAAAAATAAACCACAAGCATTTTTTATCCAAGCTAATGCACCATTGTGACTACGAAAGTTTACAGTCAAATGTACTTTATTATCTATCTTTCTAAAAAATAAAGATACCATACAGGGTCTACCTGATATGCGATTAATATCTTTAGTATTGTCCCAAAGAGTGATATAGCATCTTCTTCTATCACCAGGTAACATGAGTTCATGTATTACTTTTTGAAGATTGTTTTCATTGTTGAAATGTTTAGTGATCCTATTCCCATAAGAATAGGTTTGACCTTCATCTATCTCAGGAGACATGAGTGTATCTGCATAACTTTTTAATTCAGCTTTAGTTAAATTACATTCTTTTAACTCCAGATCTGTTAGATAATCTATACCTTCTGATTCAATTACCACTTTTAAATTAAGAAGTTCTTTTCTTTGTTTATCATTACTAAATTCTCTCATGACTCCAAATTTATTAAGCTTGAAGAGTACTTCTCTCCAAGCAGTGAGTACACATTTTTGAATGACTGTGTGTCCAGCTATATTGCTTGGTGCAGTATCAGATATAGCTATTAATTCAGGAGATATTACCCTTTTCACAGATGGGTTATCTTTAGGGATATAATGATTGAGATAACTAAGTAGGAGTGGAAGATCAGTGATAGTATTTGTAGATATGATTTTGAAAGTAAAATTCCTATCTTTAAATTTATATGGTAAGATGAATGGATCTAATAAATATTTACCACAATCAGTATCTATGTAATGTTTATCATATTCTACAATTTCTTCAGTGGATACATCTTTATATTGTTGGGTAGATTCAAATCGAAATACCTCATCATTAAAATACGCTTTTAAATAATCAGAGCCATGTCCAAGTTCTTTACCAAACACCAACAATGTATCTATTTGTGGGTTGTATAAAAGATTTCTCAATAAAATATTTAATCCACCACCATAGAGTCCACCTACTACACATACTGGTCCATTATGACTCAGTGTATTAATGATATTTTCTGGTGGAGACCAGAGGGTACAGATAGCTACTGTACCCTCTTGGTTTATAAGGTGGACACCTTTGGATGGATATAATAGTTTAATGGACATTGTCTATTAACAATGATGGAATGGTTCTAATGGATGATGTATTGAAAATACTATTAGTAAAAACTTCGATACTTTCTGTAGTTAGAGTCAATTGTTCAAATGTATCAAATTCAGAGATAATAGAATTATCTGGCATTTTATTTGTATTTATTGAAACATATGGATATTCATAATAAATATGTTTAACTCCAGCTCTATATAAAATCTCAGCACAATTGATACATGGTGATGTGGTGATATATACACTACCATTAATGACACTATTCATCATATTTATAGTTCTTAAGTAATTGAGTGCATTTATTTCAGCATGAATAGAATTACAGAATAATTGTTTTTCAGCAGCTTCACGTTTCTTACAATAGACTTTATCTTCAGTAGTTTTATCAATACAATGTTCTTCTCCAGATAATGCACCATTGTATCCAGTTGAAATGATTCGTTTATCATTCACGATCACACATCCCACTTTACGTACAGAGCAAGTGGATCGTGAGCTCACGATCTTTGTAATGCACATAAAGTATTGATTCCAATCTGGTCTCATGTATTTACTCCTTTTCTTTGATTAGTCTATGTGTAGTTCTACCAGATACACCACTAAATACTGAGTTAAAATCTCTATATAAACTTTTATGATTTTGAATACGGGGCCAACGTTTGATCATATCTTTAGGTACTGTATCATAGATCTTTACTTCATGCCAAGCCGGACATCCGGGATTCATCATATTTGGAATTGGATATGCATAATACGGATATTTGTTTAAAGTGGATGAGTTACCACCAATAACAACTATTTGAATATCACAGTGTTCTAACATAGAGAGATAGATACGGTGCATCCCATCACATATCAACCAATTAAAATTACCATTTGACATAGTAGAACCTTCTACTATTGGAGGTAAAAGATCAATTTCAAATACACCACCAACATTAGGATATTTAACAGATAGGGTAACATATCCATCAAGTTGAAACATATCGATATCGTGCGTCTTTAGTGAATAGTTTAAATTACGAATTTTAATCAATTCATCTTTAGATAAATAATATTGACATGGATAAAGTGTTTCATTTTGTTCATTATTAATTTCTAACCTAACATTACTATCTTTATAAATTTTAATATCTGGATAGCTCATTAAAGTCACTTGTTTCAATTTATTGATCAATATTTCCACATCATGATGCTTGATATCAATGATTTCCATTTCCATTAGTACATCCCCAATTGACGTCTGTGACTGACGTGTTGTAGTTGATCCATGTGTGCAAGAATTTGCTCATAAGTGGTCACTGAATATAAATTTTTATGTATTCCAGGTAACTCTTCAAGTTTATGATTAAACCAAATAGCTTTACCACCAAGCTTTAACATAGGGATAATATCATTGTCCCAATGATCACCTATGATACAAAGATTAGATACATTATATCCAAGATCATCAATCACTTTACGATAGAATTCACCATAAGGTTTTCTACATCCCATTTCGTGACTAAGATATTTCTTTTTAGCATTAAGATTGAATTTGATGAAATTATCTCTGAATGCCCGATAAAAAGGTCCCCAAATATTAGAGACCAAACAATATTCAAATTCAGAATCGATTACACTATTAGTAAATTCTTTACTACCTTTCATTGGAAATGATTCTAATTCTTGATGTCGAATGATTTCCATAAGTGACACTTTATCTTTTAATTCAAATTCTATACCACAACGATATTCAATATTTCGAACAAGTCCATTGACATCATTTCCATAATCCATAGTAAATAAGATTTTTTTGAGTATATCTTTTTTATTTTTTGAGATGTTGATATTTTGCATGATTTGTTGGACTGGTGGTTGTTTATTGTCTAATAGTGTTTGACCGATATCAAACATAAAGAACATAGGTTCCTCCTTTAGGATATATTTTTAACAATAAACTATTATGAGATTACAACAATGCATATAAAGTGATACAATAGATATATGGATGCAGGCGTATACGCCTGCATCCATACAGTGTGGACTATTCTTGTTTAAGAATAAATGGGAGTGCATTATATGCTCTACGGATTTCATTTAATGTATATTGATGTTCAGCTACGTTGGTGAGATTATGAAATGCGGGGAGCATACCTATGACATCTCCAAATGGTCCATGGATACTTGCAGCCACTGTAAATGGTTTAGTTTCATCTAAAAATTCAGTGGGGACAGCCTCACCTTTTTCATCATATTGTGCAAAATAGACCCACATATAGTTCGCACCACAAGGATTTTTCAATGGTACCATAGCACGAGGAAAACCAATACCAGTGTTAGGATCTTTAATAGCTACAGTGATGGTCATATGAAGTAGGTCAACTAATGTATCAGTATTTTTCAAAGGGATATGTGGAATATTAAAGATATCGGGTACCGGGATATTTTGTTGAGCTTGAAGAGGCATGATCTTCTCCTTAAGGGTATGTGTATGTGTAGACCCATCTGATGGGACATGTAGACTCTCTCGTAGTATATCCAATTTACTTACTCAAAAAAATATATCACGATTTAGCTAATCTACACCCAATGACCGAATATCCAGATCCATCCCAATATGAATTGTCATATGTAAATAATCCAGCATTATACCAATCATTACCTCTCCCACCAGATAACCAAGTATATGGACTATTGGTATATATTGTACAATAATCCGGAAATGTAGAATTAGATTCACTCCCATCAGTTAAAGAAGGTATAAATAATTCCATAAGATCGTGTATATTTTCATATTCATTGGTACTTGTACCAATAGTGAAACTACCATCACATATATCAACTATCCAACCCCTACCACTAGTATTGTGATCTAAAGTTAATGTATTGCTATTCAGTGGGTCAGTGAGTAGCAACTGTCTAGTATCTTCATCATATTTTATATTAGGTAAAATACACCAATAATGTGCCCAAAGATCACACATATACAGTGCATTTGATCCAGTTTTTCCTGTCTTAGGATATGTATTATGTGCAGTATTATCACCCCAAATACTTTGTACATTACTACCATTTCCAAAGATGAGAAGTAATATCTTAAGCAAGCTCATATCCCAAATATCAAAGAGTCTGAATCCAGTATATCCACCGCTATTTCTATTGAGAGCATATGTATTGAATGTAGTTGGGGTCTTACTGGCAGTTACAGTTTTATTATATTTAGATGTAATACAAGTTTTTGTCCTCACTGTTTCTGTATTAGCTAAATAGGTACCCCACCAAATTTTATCTTTGATTGTATTGTCACGTTTAAATGCTGTTGCGGGTCTAAACCCAAGGTTTGGTGCATCAGCTATCCACCAACATTTTTTTCCAACACTATCACTACCCATTGGACCGGATACATCCGTTTTGATATACAAGGTTGGTACTTCCATCATGATACATCCATCTATAGTGATTTGTTTTAATTTTGAATATATTGGATGAGAGGTATAAACAAAATCACTGATAAAATTACCCTGCCAATCAATAGTTTTAAATTGTCCACTGCCACCACCAGTAGATACCATACAAATTCCAACAATGTTAGCTGTTGGTCCAATGATAAAAGGTAGATCTACTATACTCCATTCACTATATCCGAGTTCATCAGTATAATAACGCACTCTAGCATATATTGGTTTACCTTCTGGAAGATCTACTCCTTTTTCCACTATATCAATAGATTCAACATAAGTATCTAGATATTCATAGATCAGTGTAGAGAAGTCTTGCACTATACTGATTTGAAAATGTGTTTTTGTTTCCATAATTAATCCTTTTTAAATAGATCTATATGTTGATTATAATGCATAATAGAGTGCTCTCCCTGTGATGGGGAGAGCACTCTATATATATTAGATATCCACCGCAACATTGATAGCATCGAAAGTAAATGTCACTGCATCTGAAGTGAGTACTGCATTACTTGCTGGATATGTGATGGAGGGTGTGGCAATGATATAATGTGGTTTAATAGTAATATTGTATTGATTAACACTGACACCTCCAACTATAGACCAATCATTGATAGCCCAATTATTGCTAGTATCAAAACAATGTTCATATGTAGCAATACCTAAAGTCACTACTGTATCTACAGCCACTTTTGGAAAATATATAGTGATATTCTCATTGGGTAATATTTCATAATTTTTTGATATACTTAAACCTGTCAATCCAGCACCATCAATAAACCATATGTAATAACCTCTAATTTGATCAGTATCAACACCATCAGCACCACCAGTCATCGAAACAGTCATTGAATTATTACCAGTTATAGTTGTTATTATACCAGTTACTGTGGGTGCGATTGGATAAGTGTTGATTTTACGAACAAATGTTTTTGTAGTAGTTTCTAAACCGTCTGTTGCAGTAACAGTAAATGTAATAGTATCACCACGTACAGCACTGTTCGGTATAGTTATATTGAAAGTTTCATCATTTATTAAATTAAGCGATTTTGAAAAACCTATATTCGGATAAGTTGTAGAGATATTGTAAGTTATAGTCTGATTGGTACTATTAATATCAGTTATTCCACTGATTTTACATCCAGAATATATACCACCCCACCCACTATTTCCACTACCTAAAGGTACTAAATAATTTGGTAAATTGAAGATAGCTGAACTTAAATCTGGTAAACTATTTACAAGTGATGTGACTATTTTAGTAGCAACTTCACAATAATCAGATACTACAATAGTGAAACTGACTGTAGTATTTCTGGTAATGTTATTACCAACAGTCATAGTGAATGACTGTCCACCAGGTATTGCAGTAGTATTAAAATCATGAGAAAAAGTAATATTTGCATCATTAGCATATAACCCATATTCTACAACAGATTGACCAGCATCAGATGAACTACCACCTGTGATATTTAAAGTGTATATGCCGCCGGGTTTAATAATTGGAGGTAAATTATTAATGACTGCACCACTTGCATTTGGTACCGTATTTATAATAGAAGTAAATGTGGTGTTGACAGTTTCTAATCCATCAGAAATGGTTACTGTGAATGTAATTGTACTACCACGGGTAGCATCACTAGCAACAGATAAAGAAATATTTTCACCACTAGTGATATCAGTAGATTTGGATAATATCACTTTGGTAGTACTTGGTACAATAGACATTTTCAATGTTTGATTATCAATATCTGTAGCAGTGGCTGAAATTGAATAGGTTGCACCAGGTACCAAATATGGAACAACATTGTGTGTAATAGCTGTTGAAGGTAAGGTATTAATTTTAGTAGTGAATACTTTATTGATGGTAGTTAGTCCATCACTAACAGCAACTGTCACTGTTATTATTTCTCCACGTGTGGCAGATTCACCTATAATGAGATTTATGCTTTCACCTGAAGCTATTCCGATATTTTTAGAGAATGTGGCATATAATTTATTTGAAGAGATTGAATATGTGAGTACTTGCCCATCGGGATCAGTAGCACCAGATATAGAAAAAGGTACAGTGCTGTTGGGTTTCACAATACTTGGAATTGTAGTAATAAGATTAGTTATTACAGGAGTATTATTGATCTTAATAGTTTTAGTAATACTCGATGTTTCAATTCCATCATTTCCAATAATCGTAAAAATAAGTGTTGTGTTTTCAGCGATATCACCAATAATTACATCAAATGATTCGTTATGCATTAAACCTGTATTCTTTGAAAATGATACACCAACAGTATTGCAACTGATTGAATAAGTCAATCCACCAATAACAGTCACATCAGTCATTCCTGAAAGGGTAGAAGTATAAGAAGTATTTGGTTTTACTATATTGGGTGTATTGAGTATTACATTTGACATATTGGGCAATACGTTAATAAGTACACCCATTGGTGAAGGTGTTGATTCTAAACCATCACTAGCAAAGATAGTAATATTAGGTGAACTACCACGAGTGATATCATTAGTTACAGTCATGGTGATTTCTTCATCTGGTGCAATATCTGTAGTTTTGGAAAAACTTACTTTGGGGTCATTGCATACAATAGAATACAAGATAGCTGTCCCATTTGGGTCATTGAATCCAGAAAAAGAAAGTGGAGTAACTGTACCGGGGGCTACAATAGAAGGAATACCTGCCACCAAATCACCAATAGGTAGAGTATTTATTGCAGCGGTAAACGTATCTGTATTATATTCAAGCCCATCAAAGATCGTCACCGTAAAGATGATGGTCTTTCCACGAGTGATACCAACCTGTGGTGTAATGGCGAAAACTTCATTAATTGCAATACCAGCACTTTTAGAGAAATGTACATTTATATCATCACTCGTAATTGAATATGTGAGAGTTTGATTAGACTGTTCATCAATACTGGATACTGATACATTATAATCTTGTCCAGGTACTAATATTTCAGGTAAATTTTCAATTATAATACCTTCGGGCAATGTATTTACAGTGATAGGAAAAGTTTTATCTTTTGTAATATATCCATCATGTACAGATACTGTAAATATGACAGTGCTACCACGAATAACATCAGAATCTATTGACACAGTGAGTGCTTCATTTTCAAGAATATTGTTATCTTTAGAAAAAGTGAATTTCGGATCAGAAGATACAATACTGTATGTGAGTACTTGCCCATCGGGATCAGTAGCACCAGATATACTGAATGGTACAGTACTATTGGGTTTCACAATAGTGGGTAAGTTTAATACCATATCGGTGATTATCGGTAATTGGTTGACTTTAAAAGTCTTTGTAATCGATATACTTTCCACACCATCAGAAATATCAACAGTAAAAGTAACTATAGTTCCCAGTGGAATAGTTTCAGTGATGGTCATCATAAATGTTTCATTGGGTACCAATTTTTCAGATTTAGAAAATGACACATTTAAATTATCAGCACTAATGTCATATGTGAGGTTTTGATTATCCACATCTACACTAGTAATATTCATATCCACAGTTTGTCCAGGGATTACATATTGTGGAAAGTTATTAATAGTAACAATGTTGGAAGGTAAATGATTAATAATAGATGATATAGTTTTTGATGAAGTTTCTAATCCATCACTACCTGTGATAGTAAAAGTGATAGTACTACCACGAACAATATTACCAACATGGATATCAAAGTTTTCACCGTTAATGAGATCTGTAGATTTGGAAAAACTAATATCAGAATTATCACAAGTGATGATATATTTAAGATTTGTTTGACCGGGAGTTATATCTGTGATACCCGAAATGTGTACATTATTGAGAGTGATATTTGGTGCAAAATATTCAGGAATGACTGCCGTAACATTCGTCATATCTGGTAAAGTATTAATATATGTGGTGAATGTATCCTTAAATGCAGATTCTAATCCATCTGATGCAATGACTGTGAAATAAATATTTTCACCACGGATGATTCCGCTACCAATTGACATAGTAAATGTTTCACCTTCAATTAATCCAGTTGATTTAGAAAAACTGATATTTGGATTCACTGTTTGAATGGTGTATGTGAGAGTAGAACTATTAATATCAGTAGCACCAGTAATGTTAAGTGTATAATCTTCATTGGGGATACAGATAGTTGGGAGATTATTAATATTGAGTGCAGAGAGATCGGGAAGATTGTTGATTAAAGTACCACGAATGTGTTGATTGGTTTCTAATCCATCACTACCTGTGATAGTAAAAGTGGGATTTGTATTGCGTGCAGTATTACTAATAATAGTATCGAATGGTTCATTAGACGTGAGATCCGTAGACTTAGAAAATGTAATGGTAGGATCATTGCAAACAATAGAATATGTGAGTGGTTGTGCATGTGTATCAGTAATACCATTTAATTTAGTAGAATATGTAGCATTGGGTTTTATAATATTTGGTAATGAATAAGATATAGCAGTCATATTAGGAATAGTATTTACTTCATATACCAGTGTTTTATTAACAGATTCCAATCCATCCATGACGGTCACAGTAAATGTAACAGCACTACCACGAGTAGTGTTGGTAAAGTTAACAATAATAGATTCACCGGGATCAATATCATTTACTTTAGAAAAATTGACACTCAGATCACTACTAACAATAGCATATTTAAGAGTTTGGGAATTGATATCACTACCACCATTTAAACTAATTTCATAATCAAAATTGGGCTTTACAATAAATGGGAGATTGTTTATAATTACATCAGTAGCTATCGGAAGTGTATTGGCTTCAGTGGTAATAGTCATATTGGTGGTCTCTAATCCATCAGAAATAGTCACAGTTAATGTGATGGGAGTACCACGATCAATGTTGTTAGCTACTAACATGGTAAATGTTTCACCACTGGTAATATCAGTAGATTTACTAAAAGTGATACCAGTATTATTACTAGAAATACTGTAATGTAAATCTTGTACAATGTCCATATCGGTAGAAATAATAGTAATGGGATAATTTTGTCCAGGGATTAACAAATCAGGTACATTATGTGATATCCCAATTGAAGGCAGTGTATTAATAACAGAATAATATTCTTTAGTATTGGTTTCTAAACCATCAAATGTGGTGACAGTGAAAGTAATGGTGCTACCACGAACTATATCAGCAGCAAAGCTAACATCAATATTTTCACCATTAGCAATGTTAATATCTTTAGAGAAAGTCACTTTAGGATCATTGGCTGCAATAGAATATACTATTCCTGGGATAGTCAATGTGGTATCAATAGCACCAATAACAGTAACAGTATGTGTACTATTGGGTTTTACAATGGAGGGTACATCAAAATGAAGACCTGTAAGTATTGGAAGAGTGTTGACAATTGACTGTTTTATTGTGGGTGCACTATATTCCAAACCATCCGATCCAATGATGGTGAAATTTACGGTATTTCCACGGGTCACATTACCAGTAGTGATAGTGAATATTTCACCTTCTGTAATACCTGTAGATTTGGAGATAGTGATACTACCATCATTAACTGTGATTCCATATGTAAGAGTCTGCCCACCAGAGGTATCAGTGATACCAGTAAGAGTTACATCATTATACATCGTATTTGGTTTAATGATATTAGGGAGATTAAAATTAATATCTGACATGTTGGGTAAAGTATTAACATATACATCAAACATCTTTTCTACAGTTTCAAGACCATGAGCTTTTACAGTAAATGTGACTGTAGATCCACGAGAGATATTTGTATTTGTGGTGATCTGAAATGATTCACCATCACTAAGACCTGAGGCTTTAGTAAAAGTTATCATGCCTTCAGGAGCATTGCTGGAGATATCATACACCAAAGGTACACCACTGTCATTTTCTGTACCATTAATATTAACCATATAGGGAGTATTTGGTTTTACAATAGTAGGCAATGTATTGATTTGTGTATTGGTCATATCAGGTAATACATATGCGTGACTCGTAACATTAATATCGATAGATTCCATACCATCAAAGATAGTCACTTTAAACAATACAGCATCACCACGAACAATATCATCACTTGTAAAGATGGTCACTGATTCATTGGGAGAAATACCTGTAGTTTTAGATAATGTTACTTTGGGATGTAAAGATATTACAGTATATGTAAGTGCTTGTCCATCGGGTTCAGTAGAAGTAAATACACATGTGGTATTTTCACCAGGAATGAGGAATGTAGGAATTGTATGTATTAAATCATTGATAGGGAGTTGATTTACTTTAGTGGTGATAGTTTTTTGGATGGTTTCTACACCATCAGAAATGTCTACTAAAATATCAATAGATTTACCACGCAGAACATCATTAGTGACATTCATCTGTACTGGATCATCAGGATGAATATTGGTTGAAGGATTAAAAGCAACATGTGTATCATTAGCTAACAGCGTATATGTGATTTCTTGTTCATCAAATTCATTAGAATCAAAAGTAAGATCATACGTAGAGTTGGGTTTGATATAATCTGGTATGTTGTGAGCTAATACGTTAGATGGCAACATGTTAATTCTAGTAGTAAAGATCTTTGGTACCACTTCAAGACCATCAGTAATTAAACAAGTAAAAGATACGATATTTCCACGGAGAACATTATTATTTACAGTGATAGTAATTTCTTCATCAACATTAAGATCGAAAGATTTATTTAAAACGATGTTGGTGGGATCATCAGTAATAATAGCATAACTAATCAATTGACCATCAACATCATTGACTCCAGAGATTTTGAAATTATAACTACCATTAGGTTTAATGTATTCTGGAAGAGTAGAGTTAATATTTGTGATATCAGGGAGTGTGTTAATTCTAGTAGTAAATATTTTATTGACAGTAGCACCAACACTATCAGTGACTGTCACTGTGATACTGACTAAAGTACCCCGATTAATATCCTGTGGCACAAACATCGTGACGGTTTCATTATTATCAATATTGATATTTTTAGTAAATGTAATAGTGGGCTGGTTGGTAGTAATGGCATATTTAAGAGACAATCCTTCTGGATCAACAGCACCAGAGATTGTAAAATCGATATTACTGTCTGGTTTTATGATAGTTGGAATAGATGTTGTGAGAGAAGTGATATTGGGAAGTTGATTGATCTTAGCTGTATTGAATGTACGAGTACTACTACCCATATAGCTATCAATAGCTATTACATCGAACACGATAGTGCTACCTGCGGTGGCACTATCAGCTACAATGATAGAGACTATTTCAAGTGGATTGATATTTTCTATTTTAGAGAATGTAATATGTGGATCTGTGGAGACAATATTATATTTGATATTGTGACCATCGGGATCGGTGGCACCAGATAATTGAAAATTGGTGCTAGTGTTTTTAGCTACCAAGTTAGGAAGAGTACATGTTAAAGTAGATATATCGGGCAGTTGGTTGATCTTCAAACTAAAAGATTTAGTAGCCATACCATCTTTAGTATCATGTGCAGTCACTAAAAAGGACACAGTACTTCCACGTTCAGCATCATCGGCAAGAGTAAATGAAATATAATCATTTTCTATGATACCAGAAGTTTGATTAAACACTAAACTTGTATCTGAAATGGAATATAAAAGACTATCTCCATAAGGAATATCAATATCAGTAGCTCCAGAAAAAGATATTGAGATGGTGTCTCCAGGATTAGCATAAAGTGGAAGACCATTGCATATTAAATTAGTGAGATCTGGTGCAACATTGTTGGTGATAGTATATTCTACCATGGTGGGAGGTGAAATATTGTTGACTTCATCATAAGCATAAAACGTGATCACCTGTTTTTCAAATCGGTCACCCACTAAAGCTATTGTAACTGTAGCACTATTGTTAATAACCTGGGGCTCTTCTATGGTAATGACAGTATCATCAGATTTAATGATCTTAAATTTAGTAATACGGGTACCCACCAGCAAAGGTGTGGCTGTCAAAGTGATCATATATTCTTCTTCAGATTCTACTGTAAGAGGACCACTGATGATGGGTTTTTCAATAGCTATAGGGATCTTAGCTACTTCAGCACGGATATCAGGGTGTGCTTCTTCACTAATATTGTGTGTAGCAACATAAGCAATATTGGAACGCAAAAGGTTACTGGTATTTTCAATTTCAGCACTCGTAACAACTACTTGGTCAATTGCATCCTGCAATGTCTTGAGATCATCAGCTGAAGGCATATGTGATACTCCTTTAAGAGTAGATTTTATCATGTATGTAGTACGATACACGCAGACTATAAGATGGAATTTAGATATATCACTACAGTTGTTATTATTGTCATTTCCATCCTATAGTCTTTAGATACCATCACCTCTAGGAGGATCACATATATGGCTACGCCCTCTGGTACTCAATTTCAAGTAGCTACAGATAGTAGCTTTGCTAATAAACTCATAGACTACTCTGGTGCATACAAGACGAGTCATGTGACTGCTAGTGGTACGCTCACCAAAGGTGTCCCACTGTATAGCAGAGTGAGACATGCTAGTGTAGAGACGAGCTATAGTGACTGGAGCAGTACAAAGCAGTTTAGTATAGCGAATTATGTGAAAAAAGTAGTTTATTTTAATAATGTTGTTGGGTATCTGTTATATTACCATATTTTTACACAATCATTTGACTCAAATTCTAATCTTTTTTATGTCTTTAGATCTCAAACTGATGATTCTTGGAATATTGTAAAATTAAATAAAAATTTCAATATTCAAAAAGTATTGACAATAATTAATCCTAATCAAATTTTAGCAAATTTTTGTATAGATGCATCAGATAATGTAATTGGTGTTTTTCGTAATTATGATTCCAATACAACAGCATATTATCCAACTATAGTCAAATATGATAATAATTTGAATGTACGGTGGTGTAAAAAAATAGTGTTTTTAAATAGTGAAATATCATCAATGCAATATAATTTTATTTATACCGATGGTGATGAAATAATAATTGGGATACAAAGTAGAAACATTGCTAACACTCTTTTTTATTCACATTTATTGTGGGTGAATACCAATGGTGAAGTGATCAAGTGTGGAATTCTTGGTGGTGGTTATCACAACGATTTTAAAGTTACTTCAATTACAAAAGACAATCTTAATAATTTTTATATTAGTTCAGCATACACAGTGGGTGTTGCACAAAATGGTGGTCAAGTGTCTGGTGGGTGTCTCATGAAAATAACAGATACAAATTCACTCATGTGGGTGAACTCATCGAATCCAAATATTAGCACAACTAATTTTTCCTTTCATGTAATTTTAGGATCTACAATTATAGTCTGCGATTATTCTTATATAACTTGTATAAATAATATCACCAAAGATGTCTTGTGGCAAAAAACCATACCATATGGTAGATTTGGTAATATGTTGGTATATTCTGAAAACATCTATATTCTATATGTAATTTCGACAAGTGCTGCCGGTGTTATTAAAATGGATATGAATGGAAATGTCCACTGGATACGTAGTTTTAAAGTTAATAATACTGGGGTTGTACCAATAAGTCTTGGTATTGATAATAAGACTGGTACTATTTGGATTAATGGCGCATTAAATTATAGTGGTACTTCTGGTTATTTTTGGGGTATGGATCCTGTCGATGGTGCACCAATTGGTAATTTTGTTACAAACAGTACTTTTGCATTTGATACATTCACATCTATATTAAATGTTAGTGGTGAAGGATTATATGATTTATCAAGTACTTTGGGATATCTTAATGTTACTAACACATCCACAGTAGTCAATACAATCAATTTCGATTATAATTTGTTAGGAATAACAGACACTACTGCTACAACACAGATCACTACAACAGTCTGTGATTATTGAGATTGGGTGTCATAGTGGGTGGGGCAAAATGCCCCACCCACTATATTTCATCATATTTAAAATCAGATATATGGATTTATTTATGTGGGGATTAACACAATAATTGGAAATCAGATGTCAAGGACTAATTACCCAGAGCGTCTTCGTTTGGCTATCATCAATAAACAACTCAACATCCCACTATATTCAATCTCTGGTGAACTTTTAGCTAGTAGCTATACCCGTATAGTTATTGGTGAAAGAGGGCCTTATATTGAATGTTTACCAGATACAATTATTTGGTTTAATTTTTATATACCAACTAGTCGCATATGGAAAGCCGATAGTGATATGGTAGATTATGTAGAGTATAGATCAAATCAAGATAATGTAAAACTCTATCTACAAAAACGTGAAGTCAACTATGCAACATATAAGATAAACTATGTCTATCTCTCTCCTTTTGATGTTTATTTTGATCCAGATGGAACTGGAAATTTGATAGTCATCATTGAAAAACTAAAGAAGAATATGTAATGTTTTACTCTAAACCTCAAATAGAAAATCACCTGTATCTTATACTCGGGAGGACCAAATCCATATGACACCATACCGAGATCCACGTGATATCCAAGAGTCCATCGTAGGACATATTCAAAATAGTTGCAATGATTGGCCAGGTAAAATATCTACAGTCATCTTTTTATCTGGGTGTAATATCTTTTGTCCAACTTGTCATAATTGGGAGATAGCACATCCTCAAGGAAAACTGGATAAAGTATTGCTAGATAATATCCTTATGTATATTCAAGCTAAAAGAAAATGGTTAGATGGAGTAGTCATTTCTGGTGGTGAACCTCTTATACACAATAATCTGTCTGATTTAGTATTCCAACTCAAATCTATCTCTGATCTCCCCATCAAATTAGATACTAATGGATTGGATCCCGATGCATTAGATGAGATATTAGCTACCCAGTATATAGATACAGTCGCTATGGATATCAAAGCCTATTGGGATAAATATCCAACAGTCACTGGATGTAAACAAAAGGATCCAGAATATTTTCAACATCACATTGAAAGATCCATCCAAGTCATACAAGCTTATCAAGATGTTCACCTCTATTTTCGGACTACCTTGGTACCAGAGATCAATGATCCAATTTATCTTGAACAAGTAAAGAGCATCATCCCGGCTGGGTATGTCCATAGGTATCAGACCTATAGACCCATTGACCACACCACTACCAAAGGATCACAGTAGTATGGAATCCCGTCAGATCGTCAAGCGTGATGGACGTATTGAATCTTGGTCCACACCTCGTATTGGTGATGCTATCTTTAAAGCATTCAAAGCTTCTGGTATCAAAGATCGAATGATGGCTGATAGACTCGCTAAGAAAGTAGCTGATAAAGTCTTTGAAGATGGTCGTGTCATGGTGGAACAAGAATTCGTACAGGATACAGTTGAATCTATTTTGATGAAATCGGGATTTGATGAAGTAGCTAGACGGTATATCATTTATCGTGAACAACGTAGAGCTATTCGATCAATGGATACTACATACATGCTTGATAGTAAAGAAATTATTGATAGTTATTTAGATGAATCAGATTGGCGTGTAAATGAAAATGCTAATATTGGTATGAGTGTATCTGGTCTTATTCTTCATATGCAGGGTGAGATGCAGAAAAAATATGTACTCAATAGTGTATATACTAAAGAAATTCGAGAAGCACATATGAATGGGTATTTCCATATACATGATTTATCATTCTCACTTGTCGCATACTGCTCAGGATGGTCATTTAGAGATCTCTTATTGGATGGATTTTCTATTAAAAATGCATGCGCTGCAGGACCTGCAAATCATTTTACTGCTGCACTCGGTCAGTGTGTGAATTTTCTTGGGACTTTACAAAATGAGTGGGCTGGTGCACAAGCATTAAACAATTTTGATACATATCTTGCACCATTTATTCGACATGATGGTTTGGATTATGAACAAACTAAACAGGCTATTCAGAATTTTATTCACAGTATTAATACTACTTCTCGTTGGGGAGGACAATGTCCTTTCACCAATGTCACCATTGATGTAACTTGTCCTGAACATATGAAAAATGAACCCGTGATCATTGGTGGAAAATATCAAGAATCCACCTATGGTGAATATCAAACTGAAATGAATATGTTCAATAATGCATTTGTTGAAATTTTAATGAAAGGTGATAATAATGGTTCAATTTTTTCATATCCTATTCCGACGTATAATGTTACTAAAGATTTTCCTTGGGAAAGTGAAGTGGTGACCAATGTATTGGGTATGACTGCTAAATACGGTATTCCTTATTTTCAGAATTTTATCAATAGTGATCTTGATCCTAAGGATATTCGTAGTATGTGTCCTCTCACTGGTGATACTAAGGTACTAGTCCGATCTACACGTAATTTTACACAAACTGCGGACATTAAAACAATTTATGAAAGGAGTGTTAAAAATAATTTAGTTTATGAAGTTTGGACACCCGAAGGTTGGTCCTTTGCACGTCCAGTAAAAATGCCCATGACAGATGTGTATGAAATTACTCTCAGTAATGGTAGTACAATTAAAATGGGTGAAAATCATCTTCAGCCGGTGCGTGGAATAAATCAACTGGAGATCTTGTCGGCAAAAGATCTTAAAATGGATATGTGGATTCCGTATAATAAAGATGTAATTCCGAATTATGGCTTAGGAAATTATAGTCTTGGATATGCAGTTGGTGCTTATCTTGGTGATGGTTCGCTTACCTCTAAAGGTATTCTTTATTCCTTGAATCAAACTACTAAATTAAAGACCGCTTATGAATTGGCTGAAATTTGGGCATTCTTTGGTTTTAGTTCTAAATTGATTCCTTCTACTGATGGTGAATTGTTAACACTTAGAATTAATGGCCGTCCATGGGATTTAATTTCTGATTATGTTGGTGGAGATGGTGCTATAACAAAATATATTTCAGATGCAGTGTTTGATACTACTGAAGAATTTAAATTTGGACTTATTGATGGTCTAATGGATACCGATGGATCTCGTGAAAAGAAACGTTTATATACTTCTTCTTTGGAACTTGTCAATACACTTAAAACACTCTTTACTCAGCTGGGAAAAAAATGTCGACTGTGTTCAGTGGATACTCGTGATGGTAGGCTGGGAACTGCGCCAAATTATTGTTTGAGTTTTACAGATAGAACTAGTTATGGTAATATGTTTAATGAAGATTCTGAATACAATTATTATTCAATTGTTAAAATTGAAAATTTAGGAAAACTTAATAATGAAGAATTGTATTGTTTTGAAGTGGCAAATGCTGATAACTTATTTATGTTGGCTGACGGTATGATTACACACAACTGTCGATTGTCTCTTAACCTCAATGAAATTCGTAAGAAGACTGGTGGGTTATTTGGTGCTGGAGATCTGACTGGTTCAGTTGGTGTAACAACTCTCAATCTTTCTAAATTGGCATATCTTGCTCAAGATGAAAATGAATTTATGGATCTCATTACTGAATATGCTGATTTGGCTAAAGAATCTCTTGAGATTAAACGTAAATTTGTGAATAAACAATTAGAGTCTGGTCAGATGCCTTGGACTAAGAAATATCTTAAAAATGGATATGGTGGACATTTTTCAACTATTGGCATTAATGCTGGACACGAAGCATGCATGAATCTTATTGGTAAAGGCATTGAAACTAAAGAAGGTACTGAACTCATGGTTCGAGTATTACAGCATCTTAATATACTTACCAAACAGTATCAAGAAGAAACTGGTAATCTCTATAATCTCGAGGCTGCACCTGCAGAAGGAGTAAGCTATCGATTGGCTAAACTTGATAGAGAACTTTATGGTAAAAATATTTATATCAGTGGTAATGAAGAAACGCCATACTACACTAATTCTACAAATCTCCCCGTGAACCACACCTCTGATGTATTTGAAGCATTGGAACATCAAGATAAATTACAACCTTTATATTCGGGTGGGACAGTTTTTCATTCCTTTTTTGGAGAAGCTATGCCCGATGTAGAATCAGTAAAAAACTTTCTAATCAAAGCTATGTCTATGACTAAGATTCCATATATTTCTATTACACCCACTTTTAGTATTTGTCCTGAACATAAATATATATCTGGTGAACATTTTGAATGTCCCAAATGTGGGTGTGAGACTAGCGTATATTCAAGAATCGTTGGCTATTTCAGAAGTATTTCTCGTTGGAATGTTGGAAAAAAACAAGAATTCAAAGAAAGAAAAACATATGATATTGATTATACTGAGTTGAATTCTGAAATGAAAAATAGCACAGTCAACGAAAAGTTGGAAGTCTAATATAGAGTGGGGTGGGCAGTGGCCCACCCCACTCCATTTACTTTTTAAACATATATTATTTTAATGTATCCATAACTAAAATTCCTGGAGGAATTTGTATATGCGGGCTATTTATAATGAAGATATGGATTTCTTTGATAAATCCATATCTGATGAACAGTGGTTTCTCAATAAAATTTTAGAAGGAAGATTTGAATTATTAGAAAATGATACGGTGATCTATGATAAAGTAAGAAATACTCACAGAAAACCTGGAATAAAACATAATGGTGATACTCCATCCGTCCGGTATAAAGTGTATGATATTAAAATTGCATCCCCACAACGTGGTAAGAGATCAATTTATCTTCATAAATTTGTATTTATATTTTATACAAAAAATATAGTACTAAAAAATACTTATTTAAAGTTTAAAGATGGGAATATTGGGAATACAAGTTTTGATAATTTGGAATTAGTATATAAACGAAAAGAAAATGATGATTTTTATAATGATGAAATTTCTGCAAAGCAATGGTTTTATTCTGAAATTATAAAAGATCGTTTTGTATTATCTGAAAATGATACTAAAATATACGATAAGGTGCGAGATAAATATGTCATACCTGGAGAATTTTCAATTTATTATAAAGACAATAAACGCAAAAAGAATTATCTTCGGTATTGCGTTGATTCTAGTATTCCGTATTATAAAGAACGGTATATTCAATTGCATCAATTCGTTTGGATGTATTATCATAAACAATTGATACCTGAAGGACATGAGGTACACCATAAAGACGAAGATAAACACAATAATTGGCATGGAAATTTAGAACTGATATCTAATTTTGACCACATGCGACATCACAACAACAGTACAGAACGTCGACAAAAATTGACATCTCCTGAAAGTATAGCTCGACAAGTGAAACATAGACTATTATATCGAATGTTAAAACATAAGTATTGTTTTTCTGAAAAGAAGCTTTGTAGTAAGTGTAAAAGGTTATTACCATTTATACGTTTTGATAAAGCAAACGAACAAAATTATATTTTAAAGTTAGAATCACTATGTAAAGAATGTAAATATATTTTATATGGGGACAATAAAAAGAACATAGACCGCTATCAATTCCCATCCGGGGTTTTATCAGATAAAATTGTTCTTGATATAAGATTTTTATTTAACATTGTAAATCAATCTTTCTATCTTGTACAAAAGAAGTATCCTAACATTTCTAAACAAGATCTTAAAGATATCATTCTAGGTAATACATACACTCACATAGATACACTTCATGGTATCCACGATACTCCTTATAGAAATGAAAAATATATCAATCAAATTGAACACTGTCATATACAACATGCATACAAACAGGCTGATTTCACTCCAGAAGAGTTATCCAAGATCTATGGAAGATCATTAAATGAAATTATCTATGTACTTACCGTAGGAAGGTATAGACCAGAAATAGAAATGGTAATGGATGTGCAGAAGTATGTGAAACTATATAACGGGATATATACACAGCGTGAAGAATATATAATTGATTTCAATAAACTCAAGGAACGTGATATTAGTATCCCCACCAATGTGGTAGCTGGTGAATTAGTTTAAGTATAATAGTATTACTACTATCACACACCCGGATATCCGGGTGTGTGATAGTCCCTAATGCTGTTCATTATCATTTAAAAAATATATTAGTCATTTGTTGGGTACTAAATTTTCAACTCAGAGGTGGGGTGTATGTCATTGAGTAAGTTAACTAGAGATTGGTTATGGTCTATGTTTATTGCAAGAATATTCTTTGCCTATTCATATACCATTTCTACGGTGTATCTTTGGAATCATTTGGAGTCTAAACATAACGCAGTAGCTGGTATATTGGCTGCAGGATTTGGTACTGTTGCATCACAATTTTGTTTAAATGGTCGCATCCGGACATGTATCCTAAAACATGGGATATCACTCTTACTGATAATAACAGCCATTGATGCTGGAACAGAATTGTTCTTATTGGTGAGTCCATTTACTAAGTTGATTGGGGATGTGATAGCTGGGCCATTTACATATCAGATCCTCAAGATGTTGGTGTTGGAACGTAAAAATGTTATCTATCAAAATCCTGAAGATCGTATCTTGTTTGATGTAAAATTTGATAAATACACCAATTTGGCCTTGGTGGTTGGATGTGTTGGGGTATTGTGTTATTCTCCAGATATTGAAGTAGTGGTAGGTATCTCTGTGTTAGCAAATGTGCTACAATTTGGGTTAATGGTTTGGAGATTTAAACTATGTGATAGATACATGTGTCACCATGGATTGGAATTTGCCATAACACGGTAGATGATGTGGTGGGTGGGGGATATCCCCCACCCACAATGATGGGGTATTTATTTTTTTTTATAATGCCGATTGCATAACTAATCTATTTAGTTTATAGTCTGAAATTATATATGTCCTAAATCTAATATAGTCCAAATGATATGGGAGGACATCATGATTAGATTTATATTCAGATTGCATATAAGATGTAATAATCAATGCTTGATAGTGGAAGATACATTGGAAGAATTTTGTAAAGCATATTTAAATCATACTGATGAATCATTAAAAGAATATAAAGAAAAACATTGGACTGATTTTGGACAAAGCCTGTTCAATGATTTTATTTTAAAGTTAAGAACAAACAATGGAATGTATACTGGATCTCAATCTCATCACTTAAAGGTATATCATTTAGAATTATTCACTATTAGACAATATGAAGAATATCGACTTAACAAGATTGCTGAAGAATTTATACCACCAACCAATGTTTCAAAATTGTGGGATGATGCACCCACACAGGAGGAATCATAATGACTACAGATAAACATCCCACAGTCCAAATGTTTGAAACATCTGATGCTACTATGACCAATGCACCCAATGGGTATCTCATCATCCGTGAAAAAGAAAGCGGTAGTCTCACTGTACAGTGGTTTAATCCTGGTACTGAAAAAGAATTGTTTCAGATGATGAAAGAAGAAGTATTGAAACATATTAAAAAGGGTAATCGTATCTTGTCTGGTGGAAAATATCAAATTTGGGGTGTAGCCACTAAGAGTTTTAAAATGTATAATCTCAATTTAAATGTCCCCAGTGGGATTGTTCCAATTGATCATAGTGTTAATCTTATTCCTAAGAAAGATGATATCTTGAAATTGAATCAACATGTTGGTGACATTATACGGAATAATGTATTCAGTAGCAATGATGAAGATTTTCAATCAGACCTCGATACTTTGAAAGTGATCATTGATAATCACCAAAAAGATGCTAAATTTATGATAGGTCTGTCGGAAGAATAAATCTATGATATTAACAAATCTTACAAAAAATCCATGTATTCAATGTGATCATTGGAAACGTACGAAATATAATAAAGGTATTAGTATATCAGAATTTGGATCATGTGCTTCAAATAGAGTGATCAATCTTACTAAAGATGCGGATATAAAAGATATTTTTGCTCCAGGATCATTGCAGTATATCGGTATCTCTTCAGATAACGATTGTGAAGTATTGCTTCGTACTCATGCATGGTTTGGTTGTAGTAATTATGGGCTTATCAATGGTGATGAAAATAGAAATATGATTAATTGTGTTACTAGATACCCGAGACTGTTTGAAGATAGCATCATTAAACGTGAATTGTTAAATGGTGTGATGTATAAGTATCTTTATGCTGAAAAGAATAGAGCTGTAGTAAATTTTCAAGATAATGTGGTCATTGAATTTCATGTCCTGAAAGAAGATTGTGGTCCAAAAGAATATGAATTATTTTTAAAGATGCTTGATGAATGGAAACAAGCCACACATATCTTTACACCAGAAGAATTGAATAATGAAGAAAATATAGAACAAGAAAAAAATAGACCATACAACACCATGGGTTTATCGTATTTTATTAAACATATTGCAGAACCCAAATATGCCTTAGATATATATGATCTTAAACTTACAGAATACTATCTAGAAAGTAAGTACAATCAGCAACTCCTTTTTGTACGGCTTGAAGGTATCTTTGGTGGATGCAATTCGTGATAGGTGGGTGTACCCCATGGGGTACACCCATCATCATGTTAAATATATATTACTTTTATGAATCAGTAATTTATTTCAACTCTATGGAGGAAAGACTATGGTTAATCAAGAAGAGAATGTGTTGAGTCCGGATGAACAATATAGAAAAGATATTATCACCTTTGTTAAATTATTATGTGATCAGAAAAAATTACTTACTTTTAATTTTACATATACCCTTGGTGTGGATGATTCTAATGTAAATGAAATTTTAGAATTTGTTTCTAAGGTACCAGATTCACTTAAAGAAATGTTTCAGATTGATATCTTAGAAGAAAATTGTCACAAAAGAAAAAAAGATGATGTGGATATTCATACAGGACAATGGTGCATGGCCAATATGGAGACACTTTTTAACTATGTGAGTAAGTGTCAACAGGAAATGAATGATACAATTATTGCTATGTTAGAAACTATTGCTGTGGAACATAGGTGATCTAAACTTAAAGTTGTTCATTAAAGGAGAACCCCATGGCAGAACAACTTATCGTTCGATTGACTGGTATCATTGACGATAGTGCAGTGGTGCTGGACTTTACTATTGAAGATCTATTAAAACGTATGTGTGAATTTACTGATGATTATATTCTTGAATCAAAAGCTGAGCATGATGATGGTTGGAATATGTTAGCCACTCTTACACTATGCAATGGTTTTAAAAAGAGACCATTGATGGTACTAAGTCACAGACATATACCAGATCCAATTCCATCTGATCAAGTGGGTGAATATGTTAAAAATTTCTTTATTTATGAACTGCTGATGTTTATCCATGATGAATCTGAAGAATCTTTACGTAAAGATGATATATGGTGTATTGTACGATTCCCGCATCATAAGGAGAATCCATATGTCCAATAAAAGACATCTCATGCTTAGAGATAGAGCTGTTGGTAATAGCTTTGCTTTAGTATATTCTGCATCAGTAGATAAACATAAAAGTGATTATGAATTTTATTGTGCTGCACAAGAAGAATTGGAAATGATGAGAAAGTTTCCGACTGTAGTCACTTGTATGTTTACAACAAAGATAATGAGCTTATGTGAAGAAGCTCCAGATACTCCATGGAAAAAATATACTCAAGGTATGCGTGAACACTTTATCATTTATCCCGATGTAAAGACTATTCATGTTTTTGATAATATTGGATATCATAAAGATTGGTTTAGTGATATCACAAAATGTATTTATACTTTGAATAAAAATGGCATTGCTTATTATGTTGATTATTTGGATTGTCCAAATTACATTGATGAGTTACAAGAACGTTTTCATATTCTAGATAACTATTTTGAATCTTTAGAAGCTAGATGGAGTGATGTGCATGATCCCTGTGACTTGAGTGATAAGTTTGAAGTATCTGATATTCAACGTATCTTAGGTGAAATAGAATGAATAATAATGATACACATAGTGAAATGGTTCCAGCATATTGGGATAATTTATATGATACACTCTTTAGACCTAAGATATTAGAAGTCTATCATGATTGTTGTGAAGAACTTGAATTGGAGATCTTTCCAAGTGAAATATGCAAAAAGTTAAATGATACCATGAAATTATTAGAATATACTGCAGTACTTGGGATTGCTACATATCTAGATAGAATGGATAAACAAATAAAATATACTAAAGATATTAATTTCATCATGCCTGGTTGGTTATCATTTATTGGTGCTACAAATAAAGAAGATTATCCATCAAATACATATATCCTTTCAATAAATATTGTGAGTAAAGATATGCTAGAACATATATTTGTAACTGTGAGTATGGAATTTTATAAAGGTAGATCTGATGGTATGATGGAATTAGTCACCACACTTTATGAAGTTGTACCAGAATACGTCCAATAGAATTTAAAAGTTAATATCAATATGTCCAATTCAACAGCAAGTCAAATTAATTTATCTGGAGTGAATACTGATTTTGATGGAGATGAAATACTTTACATTAAAATACAAAAACCACGTAAATGGTTATCTGGTAAAGAAAATAAACGTATCCATAATAAAATTACTAAACGTGGTCGTCCATTTAATATTAAAAATATAAATAGATTTCCAAAGTTAAATTAATGGATAGGAGGAGGACCACCATAATGGTGGTCCTCCTATCTACTTTATATTTTTTAATAAAAGTACGACATTCATTACGCTATAAATATATATCATCTATGCGAAGACACATAGATGATGATGTCTCGGGGACTCGACATGATCATTTGTGTGAATCAAATCGAATATCATCACATGGTGTGATGAATACGATGGGTCATATAACCCAAATACTTTTAGTCTTAAACTTTCTCAGGAGTATACTCATGGCTAAGATCATCTTTCTTATCATGGTGTCAATGTTGTTAGCAGATCATAGCTTTGGTCAGACCAAAAACAATGATCTCCCCACAGTGGAAGAAGTACAGGATAATATCCAAAGATCTGGTAAGCAGTGGACAGCTAAACGCAATAGATTCATGGATATGAGTCAGGCTGAGATCGATGCCACACATGGAGCAGATGATTGGTCTACTCTCTCCAGAGATATGGATCTCAAAGGTTTAGAGGGTTCTCCATATGACAAAGATGTCACTGGTGTCCTCACTGATAATCCCCTTCCATCAGCACATGATTGGAGGAATCATAATGGAAAAGATTATACTACTCCAACCAAATATCAATCCAGCTGTGGTGCATGTGTCACATTTGCAACAGTTGCTATATGGGAAACACTCCTTAAGATTCAGTACTTGGATGAAAGACCTTCATTCAATCCGGATCTCAGTGAACAGTTTATAGTTTCATGTCCATTACCGAAATCTTGTTTTGGAGTCAATCCAACTTTTACAATACCGGATATGGTACAAAACGGTACTTATTCGGAGACATACATCCCATACATTGCAAAGCCAGTACCTTGCAGTGAAGTGACAAGCGGTGTTGATCTTACAAAGATTGGGCATTATCGTGTTATGAATTATGAACATGTGGTTGTGTATGAACCCGGTGGAGATGATGTGAGTATTGACATGTTAAAACGTATGTTGGTGGAGATTGGACCATTTTTCACAGTGATGATGCAATACGATGATTTCTATCTTTATGCGGGTGGAGTATATTCCACAACACCAACTGCGAGTTATCGTGGGCTTCATGCCGTCTGTGTGATTGGGTATGATGATGCTGAACAATGTTTCATTGTGAAAAATTCATGGGGAGATTGGTGGGGAATAAATGGTTATTTTAAGATAGCCTATTCAGAAGCTACAAAATTATCCCGTACTACATTTGGCTTAGATACATGGGCATTTTCTGGTGCTGTCATTGATCGTGAAGAACCAGAGCAAGAGATACCCCCAATAGCCAAAGTCATAAACTTTCCCACAGGTACAATATATGCACATGATCGGGTGTACAATGTAACTTCTGAACCAGCAACTGCAGTATCATTTGCTTTTCGTACTGATGGTGGTACCTGGAGTGAACAGATACCCATTTTAGGATCTTTGTGGATCTATGATCCCACTGATGGTCCACATACACTTGAAGTGATTACATGTAGTGTATCTGGTGCTTGTCAATCTAAAAATGATCCCACTACATATCATTGGATCAATGATACTACACCTCCAGAATTTATCAATATCACCAATCCACCAGCTGCTATCACTGATGTCACATCTTACGTATTCAATGTCACTGCGAGTGCAGATACTGTAAAATATATGTGGGCATCTGATTTAATAAGTGGCTGGTCTGCTATGCTACCAATATCAAATGCAACTATCACTTTAAATGATGTCCCCGATGGTAAACATTATATTATTCTGGTAGCCAGTGATGTAATCGATAATTACAGTGAGCACACTCGGGTGGAATGGACGGTATCGAGTAAAATCACAGCATTGTTAAGTGATCTCCCAAATATCAAAACTACAGATACTTCAACACGGATCACGGTATCTTCTAATTCATCAAAATACATTGGATATCGATATCGTCTTGATGGTAGTATGTGGTCTGCAACTGCAGATAAAGATACAAAGATACAGTTATCTGGGTTATCAACAGGTGTACATACTCTTGAAGTAATTGCAGTGGGGAGTGACGGTAGTATTCAAGATGAAACTGCTACTTCAATGTATGCTTGGATAATTGAAGAAGCCGCTGCAGCTGTAGCAGTATTGCAAAATCCACCTGATTCAGTATCTACCGCATCGAAATATCAACTGTATGTTGGTGGGGAAAATACCGTGGCATATAAATATTCTATCGATGGTCAACCTTTATCACAGGAGTATGATATCAACACACCTATCAATTTGACACTTTCATCGGGCCTGCACATACTCCGGTTGTCAGGAAAGAATAATGCTGGTGTATGGCAAGAAAGTTATACCACTAACAGTTGGACAGTCAAACGGTCTACTGTAAACCTTGGTGCAGTCTATCAGCTATTATTGAATTAATCTATGATGACATGGGGGACCATTCGGTCCCCCATGCCCTTACAAATGCTACTCATTTTTTTATAAATATATATCATAAAATTGAATGTGGATTAAAATCTGATTAACACTTTAACAATGAGGTAAAATGTTTTGGCTGGAAATTTATGTTCATTAATTGCTGTGACTGGTAAAGGCCGTGGTCCCCGTCAACCTGAAGTCAGGCCCGACACTGGACGTGAAGCTGTCATCTCCTTACATCAGCGTAAGGGGATGGTTACCTGCAAAGTGTGTAAGACACGATTTCCTCGATTTAAGATGAAGCATGGGTTATGCCCATTCTGTCATCACGACCGGAAACAGAAGATTGAGGATTGATTTTAGGGACCTGGGCAATGCCCAGGTCCCGTATCAAATATAGTAGATATCTTTTTATTAACAATGATTATGCTGATCATCTTTTTTCAAATATATATAATCAAAGTGAAGTCAATAGGATATCCCACTGACTAATCGTCTTAACATCCGAAAGGAGAGCATCATGGCTACTACCTTTACGGGACTCCTTGATCGTGAACCGATCGTCGGGGTCCTCCCCGAATTTTGGTGGCACGATGAGACCCGTCCTGGTTTTACCCTGGTGCTCGACCAGGATGTCCAGGACCAAATCAATACTGGAAACTGTGACTGGACAGCTATGGCTGACAGTCTTGGTGCCCAGGCTATAGGGGCTGCCGCATGAACACCTCCATTATCCCAATGAGGAGACCGCTCTCTTCTCCTCCCATGCAACTGAAAGAAGCTGCCAAATCCAGCATGAATCGACTCATGCTGGCTGAGATGACTTGTCGAAAGGCGGGTCATCGGATCCGGGTCCTACGAATAGCTTATCGCATGACCCGTGAGGACATGGCCCAGCGGGTGGGTCTTACCCCCAGTCAGATTGAGGAACTGGAAAGCTGCAAGGGGAATACTTGCAGAAATCTCCTCAAACAAGTGGCTTCCTTCTTCAAAGTGCCGGTCGACGAGCTGGCACTTGACTGTCAGTAGGGTCAATGGGATGGGTACCCCATTTGGGGTACCCATCCCATGTCACATGGTACTCATATTTTTTGATATATACATTATAGTTCTGATATCAATACAAAATTCCACGGAGGAACACATGCTTAGTGAAGAACAAAAACTCCCCATCTTCAACTATGGAAAGATCGTGGTATGGCGAGTATCATACTTCCGAAAGGATGATACTACGCTTCATGATAACCTTTTTACCAACCATGATTTCAGTCTGCAGTTTCTTGGTGGGGGTTGGCCACTCACTGAAAATGAAGAATTCCAGTTTATTCAAGAACTTCTCGGCACCAAACGGTGGTATCCTCAAATCAAATCTTATATCGAAATGGTCCGGATCCAAAAGATCCAACTCGACTTCGGTCGGGATGAAAATGTCAGATTCAAGGAAACCGTCACCATCATCGGCAACTGGACCCATTGATCGCATGCTAGTGGAGCAGCCCCATGTGGGGCTGCTCCCATCAAACATGTATCTCTACCTTTTTTTATTGGTATTTTGGTGCGATTCTATAGATCACATACATCCTCTCTAAGGAGATTTATATATGTTGACTATGCAGGACTTTTTCTTTGAATGTGATGATATTGAAACAAATATCATCTCCAATGAAATGTTTAACTATCCAAGATTTAAACTTAATTATCATAACTGGAAGTATTCCTTCTTGACTAATAATTTTTTTGACATTGGTACAATGCAATTGCCATGGGATGCTACGTATCATACTGCAGATAATTGGTTTGGTGGCGTACAACAGGACTATCCAAATATAGTCAATGATCCTTTTATCTCTAACGAAATGTATTATAAATGGATCTATCATCAAACTATATTTCAATTAAATGGTCCTATTCAATATGATACTAAATACAACTATTTGACTAGTGGGTTGTCTACTATCTTAAATGCATTTCGATCACAATATAAAGCACAGTTTCGATATCTTCAAAAATTAGAAGACACTCCAAGAAAGAAAGAATCTCTCACTATCATTAATTACAATCCTTTATTTAGATGTTACACATTTGGTGCATTGCAATATTTTAAGAAAGTAAATTTGATATTATCTACTATGTTTAATACAGTAGCTCACATGATTGATATGTATCCAGATAAACATCAATATATCTTGATCCCATGGAATAATGAAATCTATACTCAAGATCAATTTACACGTACAAAGAAAAAGATCGATATCTCTTCATTGAGAAATCCCAATAGTTTTCATTTTATTTTTATGGTCTATTTGATGAATTTCATTGATCCTAATACTGATCTTGGACTCTTTAATCAATATCCAGAAAAGTACTGGAAAGAAACTAATTTAGTATTTCGAAATGGTAATAAAGCCACTATCTTTAATTTAGAAGATCTCAAGACTCTTAATGATAAAAATAGAGCCTATCTCAAGGTAGTATCGCATCTCAATATCTTATCTACCATAGGGAGCAGTACTATAGTACTGGATACCTCTGAAGTAGATGGTATCTCTGGACCAACAGATCGTATCCCAGTGATCACTGAGACTAAATGTACTATCTCATTACCTGATATCACTACAGTACCTTTAGATAAGACTAATCCTGAAGTCACTGATAAATCAGAGAGTGTCTCTAAAGATCCAGTACCTATCGTAGATACTACACAGAGTATCATGCCTAGCAGTATCATTGGTACAACCAAATCAGTGATCCAAAAGACTTTTATCCCTATGGTAAAATCCACAGTATCTATTATGCCTAAAGTGATCTCTAAATCAGATACACCAAATCAAATATTAGAAGACACTAAACCTGTGATGAGAAATCTCATTCCACAATTAGCTTCTAATATCACCCAGATAGAATCAGAGACTGATCCCAATGTAATCAAACAGCGTAGTAAAGAATATTTAGAAGACATTGATGCACAAGCTGTAACATATATTGATAATAGAGAAGATCTCACCCCAAAACAAAAAGAAAGACTCAAGACTGTAGCAAAGAAATATAAACAAGTCACTATTGGTGAAGAGACTCTTCAAGATATCATCCTTAAAAACAATGATGTACTCATTGATGAAGATCCACCACAGTCTGTGATAGATACTTTACCTGATAAGACTATGGCTAAATCAAAAGCATTTCATTTTGATAAAGCTTATATCCATAAAACTATGAAAAAAGACTTAGCCAGCATTGCTGTAAACTTTAATAAACTTGGTATGTTTTTGACAGATATTAAGACTTCACAGACTATTAATGAATTGACACAATCTGAAGAATACACTTTTAAGTTTGAAGATGTCCAAGGTAAATCACATACTGTCAAATTCAGCGTGCCTATCATTGATAGTAATGGATATTGTTATATCAACGGTGTCAAAAAGTATTTGAAGAAACAAATGATCAATATCCCAATTTGTAAGATAGGTGAGAATAAGGTTTCTATGGTCTCCAATCAGAATAAAGTATTGATCTTGCGTAATGAAACTAAAGCTCATAGTTTTGATACACAGATAGATAAAATAGTAGAACTTGGAAAATCAGTACTTAATATAATCTATGGTACACTGGATCTCAATCTTTCTTTAGCTTATGAATATGTCTCCATTGCACAAAAATATAATACCATTACTATTAAATCACAAGATGGTAAATCACATACTTTATGTTTTGATTATTATAATAGATTTAAAGATATTGCTGATGTAGCACTACATTCTAAATTAGATGCATTGGAGAAACAATATGGTACACTCTTTGGTAAAGATGGTCATACTGGATATTATTTTATTGATACTAATAACTTAGTCAGTTTGATTACATTGGATAGAAAAGATATCACACCTTCAGATGTGGTATCTATTGTAGATATCTTTAAGACTACATATCCTAAAGAGTTAGCTAGTAAGATAGGTTTCATCACAGAATGGATAGATATTAACTTAGTCTCTAAACCTTTACCTGTTGGATTTATCTTAGCATACCGATATGGTCTAGTCAACATGATGGATCACCTTGGGGTGAAATATAAGCTCTTAGCTAAACGTGGTAATAGTGTGTTAGAAGAGAGTGAATTCTCAGGTGAGAATGTTATTTCTGCTACTGAGTCTTTTGATACTTTGACTATGGATAAAGTGATCAATATTGATACTCGTAGGAAATGGAAGATCGATGATGTCAAACATCTTGAACTTTTAGAAAAGTACAATATATCTAAAACTGAATGTATCATCAGTGGTAGTGCTGCTATGATAGCACATCGATATCCGAACTGTATCAACAATGATCTTGATATTGTGGTGACTGATAGAGTATATGCTAAACTTAAAAAGGATACTACAAATTTTTCAGTACATAAAGCACGTGATGGTATTGGTACTGATATAAAATTGGTCAGCAAAGATGAGAAACTTGAGATCACTAAATATTTCCATGCTTTATCTGAAGAATATACTTTTGATGTGGTGAAAAAAGAAAGTGTGAATGTCATTGATGAATATATGTTCACTGATTTGGATTTCTTATTTAAAATGTATACCAAACTCAATAGACCTAAAGATCAAGATAAGATCAAATGGTTGACGGAACATCAAGGTAAGACAGTAGCTGCCAATGAATCCCTGATATCACATGTGACTGATAAAATCATCTATATTGAAGATGAAGCACATCATTTGGTGAATGCTAATGAAGCACTCACTGTAGATAAGTACACTTACACCCCTGGGGATATAGTCATCAAATTCAAAGATTGTAATTTAGTCTTCAATAGGTATCCCATGTATCAATCTTTGATCATGTGTGGGCTCGATCATTTCAATACCCAAGCATATACCTTTGATGAATTTAATATGAAAGATGTATATTACTCACTCATGGAAGATAGGGGTATCAAATCTAACTACCTTAAAGCTGTTAATAGTTTCTTTGATCTCTTTATGGACCCTATCACCAAAGATGTACTTCAGCAGATGGGTGAACCAACTAATGTACAAGATCTCCTGATCAGAGCCAGTGTATTACTTACTACCAAAGATCATAAAGAGGCTTCATCTATAGCCAACCACCGTATCCGTAGCTATGAACAATTCAATGCTATCATCTATAATGAAATGGCTAGAGCCTATGCAGCCTATCAAGTGGGTAGAGGTAAAGGTAATACTTTCAGTGTGAATCCCAATGCTGTATTCCAACGTATCATCCAGAACCCATCATTCACTATCGTAGAAGATATCAATCCTATCCAGGAATTAAAAGAAAGAGCTGGATTTACTTTTGCTGGTGTGGGTGGTCGTACATCTGAATCTTTTGTAGTGGATGATAGACGGTATCCTGAAGATGGTATTGGTATCATCTCTGAATCTACAGTCGATAATGCTAAGGTCTCCATGAATGCTTATCTCACTGTTGATCCAACTATAGCTAATACTCGTGGTATCATTGATATTGAAGCTTTAAATAAATTAAGTTCTAGTAATGTACTCAGTGTCACTGCACTTAATGCACCATGTGCAATGCATGATGATGGAGATGTTGAATACACAGAAGATTCAGCATTATCTCTCTGTCCCACCAAATAGTGATATTTGGATGGTATCTCCCCTAATTGCTGGGATACCCTTAGAGCCATTCTACCTAAGCGGAGTGTGAAAACACACACGTGTCGAAAGACAGGTTGGAAAAGTGAATGGATTGGGTAATCAGCAGCGAAGTCCCTAAAGACACTATGTCCATGGGATGTGTTCAACGACTGACCGCTTATCACGGTGTACACACTGAGTGGTGTGGAAATGGGGAGCACCCCAAGTGGGTGAAGGTATAGTCTCATCTGCATTGAAAGATGCAGCAGTACAGTATATTTATACTGTACGGGATTGTAGGTAACGCTACAGTCCGAAGACACATGAGCAAACGCATAAGTTTTATATCTACCCAGATGAGTCATGTGGTGGCTACTAAAGACCTTGATCTTTGTAGAGTCCGTACTGGATATGAAAATATGATAGGACAACAATGTAGTAGTACATATGTTGGTATAGCAAAACAAGATGGTGTAATCACACAAGTAGATAGAGCTAATAATATCCTTAGAGTGGATTATAAAGATGGAACAGCTGATGTGTATAGTTTTGGTGAACAATACACCAATATCTCTGGTATGTATATTACACAACATCTCATTTGTGTCGTAGACCAGGGTGATAAAGTAAAGAAAGGTGATATACTCTGTTTCAATGATCAATATTTTAAAATGGATAAATATACTAAACAATTAAATGCTGGACATGGTGTGTTAGCTAAAGTGGTACTTATGGAGACCGATAATACACTTGAAGACAGTAATGCTATCACTAAACAGTTTGGTAAAAGACTTACCATCACACCCACACATACTCGAGATATTGTATTGACTAAAAATAGTGTGATACATCAATATCTTACAATAGGTACACATGTAAAGAATACTGATACTATATTGGTGTTTGAAGATGAAGATCTTGGCGATATGGGATCACTCACTGGTGGGGATATCTCAACTTTAGAGATGTTAAAGACACTTAATAAAAATATGCCTAAAGCTAAACATAGTGGTGAAATAGTCAAGATAGAGGCTTTTTATGCCTGTCCTATATCTGAGATGGGTGAATCTGTAGCTAAACTTGTCACTGAATGTAATAAATCTAAATTAACTAAATATAAGTTCTCTCGTGGTACCAATATGGAATATGATTATATTCCGCCCACAGTACTTCCTGAAAGGACTAAATATAAAGGTAATGAATTTGATAAGGATACGGTAGTCATTCAGTTTTATATCAAAGAGGATATAGCACATGGTGTTGGTGATAAAGCTGTACTTGGAAATCAATTAAAAAGTACCTCTAATGAAGTATTAGAAGAACCTATTCTTTCTGAATCTGGTATAGAGATAGATGTCGTATTTGGTACTGCTAGTGTAGCAAATCGTGTTGTACTTGGATGCTTTTTATCTGGTAGTGCATCTAGAGTATTGGAAGAATTACAATATCAAGCTGTAGATATGTATTTTAATTAACTACTGATAGAGATGGATGTAGGGGCATATGCCCCTACATCCATCTGCATTGAATATATATATTATTCACATGATACAATGTATTTATTTTTAAGGATCACTATCAATGATTTGAAATGGAGGTAAATCCATATGGGTAATGATTCAACAAATCATACAAAATTGATTCATAGTATATTAAATAATTTAGAAGATACTGCCTATGGTCAGAAAAGAGAAATGATGCATGAGTTATATAACACCGATATCTATTGCCCATCAATTACTCCAATGAAAATACCATCATGTAAATCAGGAGTATTATCTATAATGAAAACATTTCCACTAGATATGAATCTTGGTAAAACTCTATATTTCAATGAATTGGAGATACGTAAATATGAAGCTTTTGATAGTGATGTAAAGATACCAGAATCTATCACTGTAGGAAGCATTGCTTTATATTTATCTGAGAGTAAACAATGTAGTGTTATGGAACTTTACAGTACAATGGATCCTTATCAGAAATATAAATTAGCTATAGTGTTTAAAGATAATATGTTCATTGAACCATTGAAGATCTTTTTATTTCAAAAGTTATACAGTTATATGGGAGGGAGTCCATTATATCAGGATATACACAGTGTGTTTGGTAATGACAGTATCAATCTACGTGCGGATCCACGACATATATATGTAAAATGTAATAAAGATACAATAAAACCACATGAGGTAACTAAATATATTTATTATGATAAATCAAATACATCATCAGAAACATTGAGTGGACGTTGGGATGATACATCCAGAGTAGAGTATTTAAATTATAAACATGAATTGTATAAAGATGATACCTGCATACTACTTGAGATCTTACATATTGAAGATATAACTATATTGCATAAACATATGCATACATCTAGACAATACACAAAGTTAGATAGCTGGTTAGGTGTAAATCTCAATATACGGAGTATCTATGGGATATAGTGGATGTGAGTTATTAAAACCCATATCAAGTACAAATCAAGATTTGATATATCGACCATATTTAATAAAAATACAAGATATAAACAAAGAAATAAAAGAGATAGAAGAAATATTAGAATGTAATAGAAGAATATATTACGATCGGTGTAATGATGGTTTTGATAATAAAAGTCTTGTAGAAAATATTGATTTATTAGTTAAAAAATTAGAAAAGAAAAGAATTGAATGGTGTGAATATGACAAGAAAATCAAGGAGGTAAAATTAATGAGTGTGACAAATCACATGAAAGATGAGATCGCATATCCATTTGGTATTAATATCAACAATGCTATTCTCATAGATCCCATTGAAATCAGGAAATATGAATGCTTAGATACATGGTTGGCTATCCCAGATCAATTTGAAATCAAATGTATTGGTATGTATAGTACTAAAAATGGAAATAGTCGTGTTGTTGAATTGTATAATGGTACAGATATACTTAACAGTGAATACAAGATGAGTATTTTGACTACAGATGCAAAAGCTAATGCTATTAGAGAAATTATATTCTTTGAAAGAGCAGAGATCGGTAATGTGGTTACAGATATTGAACAATATCGTACATTACGAAAGATGTGTGGTGATGGATATATCACTTTAAATTGGGAAAATGATGAAGTGCCAATGGAACGTATTTATACTCGTATATTGGATAATCAAGATCTGAGTAAATCATCAGAAAAGACCATCTCTAATCATAAACTATTTTACAATAAAGTCATTGATCCAAAGAATAATAAAGAATATGCACATGAATGGAGTTTCCAATGTCCGATTGATAGTGTACCATATATCACAATGTTGTATGAAGATAAAGATACTCAAGTTGGTGAATTGGTAGAATTTGATTGTTTCAATTATAGAGAAGGATATCGCGGTAGCGATTTTAATGCAAGGCATGTAATTATTTGGGTGGGGGTAAAACTTAGTTTGACAAATATTAAAGGTATCTATGTTTAAGGAGGGATGATGAAAAAATATAGTTGGATAACTTTATTTATTTTATCAATAAGTCTCATTGCTAATATCACTTATGCTAAAGGTAGTAGTAGTAGTAGTAGTAGTTCTAGTGGAAGATCATCGTCATCATTTTCTTCTAGTAGTAAATCTAGCAGTAGCTTCAGTAGTAGTAGTAAACCAAGTACACCCTCATATACTTCATCATCTAGTAAACCCACTGGTATTACATCATCTAATTCAAGTAATACACCTAGCAGTACTATACCCAAGACACCAATAATTTATAGTAATACAACCAAGTCAACCACCATCTCTAGTGGTAGTAATAATACAATCAAACCAAATAATCCACCTAAACTCAATTATATTCAGAATGCAAATACACCCACTAAAAAGACTGAAGATGTGAAAAGTTATCGTACGGAGAAAGCTCGATATACTTTTAATACTTCAACTCCTCCAGTGACTACAAGATCAACTATCCCAACGAGTAATCGTAGCTGGTCTAGTTATGATGAATACAAATCTAATCAACGTAGGTATTATACTGAGCACAATTGGAATCCTCCTGTTTATATTTACAACACCTATCCTTCATTTGGTGGATTCTCTAATCCATGGTTATTTTTCATGTTAGGTAATATGTCATCGAATTTCTTTTATCATAGACAAGATGATCCTGGTGTAAAGACATTCTTAGCTGAAGCAGAAAGATTATCTACTGATAATAAAGAATTAAAAGATCAATTAGCTAAAGTAAAAGCTGATATGGAAAAATTGAAACAAGATGGTACTACTATAGAAAAAGAATATTTTCCCAAAGATCAGGATCCTGATATAGCCACTGAATTGGAAATCGATGATGATGATGAAAGTAGTGATTTTGGTACTATCTTAGTATCTATCTTAATCATCGGTATGTTTATTTGGATAGGTGTTGTAGCTATACGTATTTTACGTAGACATAAACAAAAGAGAGATTGGTAATGTATGAATGGATCGACCATTTATTGTTTGATAATCCAAGGCTTACTATCTATACATTACTTGGTATAATTGTTGGGATGATTATAAGTCTTATATACACTGTAATTCGCAGTAGATTCGAATAAATCCTAAATACGGAGGTAGCATGTTTTCACCAATTGCGGTTTTTGCAAGTATGATAGTGTTACTTGTTATAAGTCTTGGTGTGGGATGGCTTGTTAATGACATTACACAACCCTCTAACAGAAGGAGAAAGACCATGGGCCTGTTCGGAAAGCTGTTTGGCGTCAAAGTCGATCGCATCAAGGATGCCATCCTCAAGAGTGATGTCCTTGGTAACCCCAATGACATTTCTGAAGCACAGCTGCGGGAATACCAGGAAAAGTGGGAAGAAATCACCACTCGTCTTGGCACTGCCACTCAGCGTCTGGCCAAAGAACAGCGGGATGTGACTGAGCTTGAAGAAGCTATTCGCATCCACGTCATCGGTGCCAAGAAGATGCAGGAAAAGCGCGATGCTGCCGGCACCGAAGAAGAAAAGAATCGATTCCAGGTCAAGATCGACCAGATGGTCGGCGACATCAAGTCCATGCAGGCCAAAATGGACATCGAAAAGGCTGAAGCCACTACTGCTTCCAGCCATGTCAATCTGTTGCAGGAAGCGGCAGATAAATGCATGGAACGCATCAAGTCCCATCGCAAGGCTATCCAGGATGCCAAAGATAACCTTGAGTCTGCCAAGCTCAAGCGTGACATGGCCAAGGATCGTGAAGAAGATGCCAAGCTGGTCTCTGGCCTGGTAGATCCCAATGCCATCGGCATCAACAGTGCCCTGGATGCCATCAACAAAGTGGCCCAGGATCTGGAACAAGAAGCTACCATCGCCAACCAGCGGGCTGACATGCTCCAGTCTGATGTGGCCAAGGATTCTCCGGATGCTGACATCCGTCAGGTCTTGGAAGAAGCCAAGAGCACCACTCCCAAGGGTACTCCTGAGTCCACTGACGACTTCTTGTCCAAGTTCAAATAGCACATGCTAAGGATAGGGTGCACCCACATGGGTGCACTCTATCCACCTTGTTATCCATTTATTTTTTAAATATATATTATTTATTTGGTGTTTATGTTAAAATCTATAAGGAGGATGTCATATGGCCAAACATTATAGGGCAGCATTGGTCCGTGGTGATATGGAACTTACCAGCAATCAAATCAAACAAAATAAAGCTCTTGTCAAAATGTTTAATATGATGCGTGAAGAAGAATTCTATATGAATTTAGTGAACATATTATTTATGTATGCTACACAAAAGAAAGAATTAGAAGTCTTACCTGAAGATATTGTATATATCACCATGGATGGAGATATCAAATTTAAGATGATATTGACTCAAGAAAACATTGATGTATTTAAACAAGCTGTTGTGAGAAGTGTCATAGATGGTGAACACACCGTAGTGGAATCACACAGTATTTCAGATGTATTTTTAATGACTAAAAAGAACTTTGAAAAGTTTCATTATCGGGATACTCCGGGAAAGATCTTCGTGTTAGTCAGTGGTTTCAGCAAAGCAAATGCTCTTAAAATCCTGGAGCAATATGATAGCATGTTGGATAAATCCGACTGGGAGGATATTACTCATGAAAAATATACAGAATTAAAATCGGGTATTGAAGCTATAGCTGAAGAGTATTTTTACAATAATGGTGTCCCCTACAACGATGACTCTATAGAACTCATGCTTGCAGTATCTATCATTTTGGATTCATTTACCATAATTGATTATGATTATTTAAATTGGTATAAATCCATTGGTAAAAAAGATGCTATGAATTTTCTTGAATTGTTGGAGGATGTCATTGAAGAAGACAAGTTGAACTATTATCAAGATCTTGATACATTGAAAGAAAAGATCAAAGTACTCAAAGAAGAGTTGTTGGCACATTACACCCCTAAACGTGTAAAATAAAGGAGAGACTATATGTCCATTATTCTGGAATTGATACGGGCGCACCCATTTCTTACATATCTAAACATAGGGATCTTAATTATTGCGTTTTCAATTTTGATCAGGTCTAATATCACCAAAACCAACATATTGAAAAAAATAAATGATCATATCTGCGATCGCATAATTTATGAAAATGTCAGTCCGATCTCCGTAGGGATTTCACTTTTCGTGTGTTTTCTTATTTGGCCACTGTTCATATTCTTATTGTTTTTCCATTTTACACCCAAAACCAAATAGTAGGGGAATTTTTCATATGCTTCGTATTTGTATGCAGGATCTGGCTGATTTCGTCAATCAAGATTCTCCTGGACAGATCAAACATCTGGAAGACTTTATGTCTTATAATCTGGATGTTTTTCAAACCTTTAATAATATTGTGCGAAGTGGAAGGGTCAAACTTTCTACGGAAATCGGCAACCGCCCTTACAATGAAATGACGGAGCAATTTACTGTGTTTTGGTGGATGCGTCATAGTAATGTTGAAACCACTTTGCTCATCTTACAATGGTTGAGTCAGAGTAATAAATTCATTCATCGTGAGCAGGTGTTGGACATTTGTACCAAGGTATGTATCACCATTCTCAATCATTCCATTGATTATTATACCACCGAGAGGTATCTCGGATTTGCTTTTCGTGTGGAACAATATTTGACCAATCCCATCAAAGATGCATCGGAGTTTGATGATATTGGAAAAGATATTGTAAGGGATTATTGTGATGCACACTTGATCCTAAACCATATAACAGCTGAAGATAATGTGGCATGGTTTTGTTTAAAACGTATGCCTTGGGCAGCATACACTTTCTATCGAGATGATACTACCACCAAGACATTTCCAATTGAGCTTCGATCAAAGATTGAAAAGCTTTTGGAGTATGAGCTTGGCTAATGTATAAACACATCTAAACCCTTCTAACTGGAGTGGGGAATATTCCCCACTCCACCTGAGGTAATCATGTATATCCAAATCACTGATCGTTGTAATATGTCATGTGTACATTGTGGTCATAATTGTACTACTGTTGGTAATGACATGGATGTTAAAACTTTTGCACAGTCCTGTAAATTGGCAGTTAAATTTCACTATGATATTTGTATTGGTGGAGGAGAACCAACACTCCATAAAGATTTTGAAAGATTTCTTGAAATCAGCTTGGATCATTCTGATAATGTCAATTTGGTGACTAATGGAACCAACACCAAAATGTCCTTATTTTTAGCAGAATTGGCTGCTGACGGTATTATTCATTGCACACTATCTCTTGATAAATATCATGATCGTTCTATGGTTAGCCAAGATGTGATCAATGCATTTCAAAAGGACACTACCAACAAAAAAGATCATCGACATATACAGGATGTCTCTGAACCAGGACACCGGCTAGTATATGCTGGACGAACAATACTCTCCAAAACAAAAGGTCTCATTGATCAGGAAATCAGAGATGATTGTTTTGGTCCTGGATTCCATGTGAAACCAGATGGTCGTTTATATCACTGTGCTTGTCAAATGGTCTCATACAACACAGTGTTCAACCCCACTTTTCATCGAAACATTTATCGCACACGGTATACCTGTTCTGAACGGGATCCATGGCGCAAGTATTTGCGTATGACCAATGATGATGAAGATTGGGAAAAGATGGTTTGGAGGGGATATTAAATTCAATGGATTTAATCAAATACTTTGATTTAACCTTTTAACATGTGACACATAGCACAGATGGTAGCACATGCTACCATCTGTGCTATGTGACTATTATAAGGAGTATTTTTATGGGATGTATACCAAGACATAAGGATCCAAGAGTCAGTATCTTTAAACAGTATATGAATTTTAATTCCATTAGTACAAACATTATTATTGCACGTGGTACTCCTAACTATGTCAGTATTTATCATAATCAACAAAACACTGCATTGAAGTTTGTATTTAAATCAGAATATAGTGAAGGTGATGCTTCTATCACTAAGAACAATAATGGTGCAGCATTGCGTATCAATTCAGCACATATTGGAAAATATATTGATTTAGTTAAACAGATACCCATCTATCAAAGCTTGAGTGATCCATATGTTTGGTATTTACCTATTGATCATAAATCAGATACAGTAAAGCCATATCACATTGTTGACAATGACACTTGGATTCAAGATCCTGTGATCATTCGAAATACAAAAGATGTATCTATATTCACTATTACTTATTGCCCACAAACTACAACGTGTATGAATGCAATATTCAGTACTTCAGTTTCACAATTAGATAAATATCCTAAGTTTTTCATGAGTAAATCTATTTACTTTGATTATGATACTACCATTAATAAGGTAGCCATTAAATTTAATCATCCATTTAAATATGGACATAATTTATACAATACAATGTATGGTAATAATGCATGTATTGATATTGAGCATATCAATATGATATATGGGTATTATGGTAAAGATCTGATAGATAAAACTGTGAAAAAATCACATTCACATTATTTTAAGATAGGATATCATCCCACTGATGATGGAGTATATGTGATAGAGGATATCTATACCACACAAAGTTGTATGGTCAATGCTAATGAATGTGAAAAATAAGGAGTCTGTATCTCTATGGGTAAAGAAAGGTTGGATCATCCAACGATAGCATTCTGTAGTGGTCAACTCATCTTCAATCAACAGGTAGTCAAACTTCAACCTGACATGCAATATGTGAAGGTATATTATCATCCTAAATTTAATATATTCAAATTTGTATTTACATCTGAGGATGAAATTGAAATCAATAGTCTCAAACTCTCTACACAATGCAGTAATTATTCATGTTCCTCATGTAGCGTAATATCACATATCTTTAATAAGTTTGGTAAAATGGATCTCACTAAATATTCACTCATCTATCGTAAACATAGAGATGCATTTTATCTCTTGTTGGACAATATCAATATCAGTACTGAGATAATTGATTCTTTTATTCCAATGGAAATACGTGATGAATTTAAACCATATACATTCACGATATACAATTATAAATCAAGTCAGCGTGGACATTTTAGTAGATCATTCAAAGATGTATTAATATATGAAGAATATGATACTGTCAATTTTGTAATAGATAATGATGATGTCTATTTAGTATTTGATATTGATGGTCCTAAGATATATCCACCTATCAGAGGAAGAGGATATTCATTTTCTTGTACTAATATTTTACCATCTATTTATAAAACATTTAACAAATCAGATAAATATATGATGCTCCCTCACCCACAGAGAGCACATACTTATCTGATCAAGGAGTACACCCATGGATCCCATCACCCTTAATAAAACTATCTTGTCCTATACTTCTGGATCCCAGAGTGTAACTGAATTGTATCAGTTTGTTACAAACCTTCTTAAAAGTATCCCCATCACGTATGGTAATACATCACGATTGAGTGAAGAAACTATGCATTATCAAGTATTGTCATTGCTTTCTACTGAAGATGCTGAGACATATTTGGGATGTATCATTGAAAACAATGGATTTAAGTGGATCAAACATTGGATCGATGAACAATATTTACGTGCAGCTAAAAATCAATTCATCTATCAAGATGTTCATATACGTATTGACACTGATAATCATGGTAAATATTTTATCACCCTTGATTATGATCGTATCAAAAGTACTCAACCCTGGTTGGTCTCTCACATCAAGACACTCCCTGATACGGGTATCATCACTGTGACTATGTCTATGCAATTGTATGCGAAAGATGTGGATGAAGTCAACATGATCAGTGATACAGAAGATACTCCGGTGACATAGCTCTTTAATCATGCATTTCTAGGAGTGGGACAATATGTCCCACTCCTATGAATATGTTAATTAATATGACATATTTTCTTTTTATAGTCTAGAAAGGAGGATATTAGCCATGACCACATCTCTCATAGGTTGTGAAATGTGTGAGTATATTGAATTTAAATATGATCACTGTGATAATGATGATAAGAAAAAACTATTAGCTGATAACATTGTAAAATGTAATTGTGAAATCAATGTGTTTGATATTGCAGCTAGTCAATGCGGTGTTGGTAGTGTTGATTACACTGATCTGATCTTAGATAATGGATACATTGAAGCTATTGTATTCAACCTTAAATATAAAGATGAAGTGATCTCTCTTAAAATGGACATCAGTAAATATGTATATTCCAGATATGGATTACATAAAGATACAACTACAGCTGCCACTAGGGTAGCTAAATTCTGTGGATCATTTAACGTGGCAGAGCTCATTGAAGAGAATCTTGAATATAGGTCGTTGTTATCATCTGTTCCACCGGATATCTATATTGGTTTAGAATTTAAAAGTTATATTGATTTACAATATGGAAATCTCCACAGTAAAGTGATATCCACATATAGTGATGGATTTAGTACAATATTTGAATTATTAGATATTGGATACATCCCAAAACTGTGTATCCATAAGGCAAATGATACTCCTACATTACATGTTACAGACATGACCCATGTCTCTAAAGTCACTTTAGATGAATATGCTCAAATTGAATATGATGCCAAACATTATAATGTGATCAGTATCAACTGTAGTCAAGATCAATGGACACTCACTCTCACTAAATGTAAATAAATACAAAAGGAGATAACATCATGAGTATCATCTCATTAGACAAGACCATCAGTGAATATGTGATCACTGATCTTGATCTGGATACTACGTTGATCATATTGTATAGTCTACTCGATGATCAAGTACAGAATTTACTTTATAATATTTCTATTGATATGGATGAAGATACTAAAGACAGACTCAAAAATGATCATGTTAATAAATTGTTGTATATTTGGTATAGGTCTATACATCCTGATGATAGGTTGGCATATATCAAATATTGGATCACCAATCCCTATGGTAGTGTAGCTATCATGATGTTGGATACCTTATCTAAACATAGTTCTTATTATAACCATTCATCTTCATATATCGTAGTATCACAATTGAGTCTTCAACCAGATCAATATCAAATCACTATCACTCTTGATCATCTTAGGTATGAAGATGCTGTGCAGCTCATCTCTCATCTACCGCCTAAAGGTACAGTGCATGTCAAACATGATATCCGGGTGAATGCAGCAGCTCTGCCTACTCTTGATGTGACTACATAGGGAGAGGAGTGGTGGCACTATGCCACCACTCCATCCACCCATCATGATATATCTCTTTTTTAGAGGAATAATATGTATCTCTATTGATCAATAGTTTATAATGTTTAATCGATACATTATTTATAAGGGGAGAAAAGATTATGACTATCATCAAAGATATAATGAAATCTCTTAAAGATAGATTGATAGGATATATACATTTTCTTACTATAAGGATCAAGTTATCTAAAGGAGATACTCATCCTTCATTATTCAAACATACTAAGGAGAAACAAGATGACTAAAGTCTTTTTAGGTGGTACTACCAATGGATCAGATTGGAGAGAGAAGCTCATACCTGGACTATCTATCAATTATTATGATCCGGTAGTACTCCATGATTGGACTAGTACACATAAAGAGAAAGAGATTAAGATGAGAGATGAATGTGATATCCTTTGCTATGTCATTACACCTAAAATGACTGGAGTTTACTCTATAGCTGAAGTAGTAGATGATAGTAATAAACATCCACATAAAGTAGTCTTTATGGTACTCACTTTAGATGATGGTGAAACCTTTAGTAGTGAACAATCTAATAGTCTACTCAGTGTGGGGACTATGATAGAAGCTAATGGTAGTACTTGGGTACGTAGTGGAAAGATACAAGATCTTTGTGATACTCTCAATTATTTCATGGACTGATATAATAGGGTGGGTGGGCATATGCCCACCCACTCCAGTCCAATAGATATTTAAATATATATTATATTTAAGATGAAACTTTATTGTGTTTCATAGGAGGAATAACAATGAATTCGATGGGTAAGTTGTTAACTACTGAGGATGATCGATCAGAACATATCAAAGCAAACATTCATCGTATCATACGGATAATTTGTGAAAAAACTCTTAATGTTATTAATATTAATAAAATTTTAGAAACATATTGGGAAACTTTATACCATGAGTATCTTAAATATCTACATTTACAAGAAAATAATCTCGTAAAACTGGATTATTCTAAAACCAATCCACACAATAATCTCAATGGATGCATTTATAAATTTATTCATGGTGAAATAGAACATGAAATAAAAGAAACTGGTAACATCTGGTGGGTATTGAAACTTACGTTTAATGTACATGAATATTTAGTTACCACAGATGATCTCCCACCAAGTACACTTATTTTAAAATTATTACCCAAAGAAATTGAAGAATTTAAGAAAGTATTGACAATAATAGATACTAATCAAAAACCCTATGAAAAAGAAACTAAAGAACGTTGGGATAATCTCGATAAATCAAGTCAAATTGTGGCGTTGAATAAATTGTCGTGTCATCCCGAATTTAGTGAAATAATTTTCTCATACATACAAGAGAGAAAAATGTTACCCACTGGAACAATAGTTACACATATTGATATTAAAATTGACAATTTGGATGAATTCTTTATATCTTTAGAAAAATATATGCTAATTTATCCTGGAACATCACTTTTGTAATGGATACTCAACAAGTAAAAGAGTATTGGGAGAATCTCCCCAATTGTGAAAAAATTAGAGTAATATTACGATTAGAAGAATTTTCAGAATTTGAAGGTATTTCAATTTCATATACATGTACATCATACCCACTACCAGTTGGGCATGATGGAATTATAATGTATTCAAAGGTATATTCTGATATAAAAACAGATCCTTTTGATAAGTTTTTAGAAGTATTAACCTGGTGGTTATCAACTAAGGAGGGACAAGTATATGAACGAAGCACAAAAATCTAAACTTAAAAATAATATCAAAAATCAATATACTGTTATTAAAAGATTATCAAATCAATTAACTAGAGATAAAAAGGAGTATATACGACTCATTATCAGAGATATTGGTTTCTATATAGGTAGAACCTTTTATTTAAAGAGTAATCCTGAAAAGATATTTCAAATAGAAGAGACACATATGAATGATTTGGAATTTAAGACCATCACTTGTAAGAACAATCAAACATATGAAAAAACCATATGGTCCATACCTGAGATACTGAATATGAAAGCTGATATTTATTTCATTGATATCACAGGTGGACCACCCATTTCATATAACAAAGATGTGTATGTTTCTAATTGGGAGAAGTACTATAATTTAAATGATTTACAACATATCATGTTTATTTTAGATGTACTTTGTCCCATTCTTGAATATGAAAATTATTTGGAATTTATCTTTTATAAAAACAATATGCAAATGCAGCGTATATCAGTCAGAGATGACACTATCTTAGATGATATCATGTGTGAGATAAATACCACCAATCTCTTGAATCTTCATATCAGTAGACAATATGATTGGGCTGACATTAATACGAAATATCAATCTACTAATGGGGATACATAATGCCTATGCTCATAGATAAAGATATCAATCAATTGAAATCAGAAGCATTGGCATATGACCAAGCTATCAAATGTTTAGAATCTTATATGGCTAAAGCAAATTTGAATATCTCAATATTGACATGTATGGATAATGGTTTTTATATTGGTAGAGAATTTGGATTTTTAAGATATGATAAAGATCAACCAATTATAATTGGTAAAATCATAGATATTGGAATTGATAACACCATGATAATTGAATTTAATATATTAGAAACAACCAATACATTCAAATGTCAGCTGATTATAAATACGACTACTTTGTTGCCACAGTATATTCATATTGAAGGTGGGACATTTGGAAAACTTTTATTGATTGAATTGATTTACTTTTTAGATATAGATATCCCCAATAAATCAATATTGTTTAAGGATGATCCATATCAAAAGAATCTTAAATTGTATAAAGCATTGGATATCACTGAAAGGACTAAGCTATATGGGTATGGTGATGACTTCATATTGAATCAAACTCTATCTAAGGATAGTACTACTGAGCTATTGATACAACTATCTGAATAGGAGGAATGACATGACACAATTTAATATCCCTATCTTAAAAGTTCATCTCAATATGTTATCAAATAGAATTGTGGGCATGCTTGAGGAATCAAAACAAATAGAAAAAGCTATCAGCAGTGATCTTGATTCTATAAAGACAGTATTATCTGAATTTGCTATATTTGTATCTAACACTATATTCATAAGTGATTTACCAGATTTAAAAGACACCACCTTTAAAACTGTTGATATGGATGTTGTTGTGGAAAACAATGATATTGTTATTAAATTAAAAGTATTGAGACATACAGTTTTAGAATCTTCCATTACATTTAAACTAGATGAATTGACCCACTTTTTGAAACACACTACAGTGGTAGAAGAGAATTGTCATATTGATATCCCAGAAGTTTGGAAAGGTCAATATACGCTACCAACCATTGAAGAATTTAGTAATTATCAAATATGTATATTAAATAAACAAGTTGAAAGGTTGATTACGACATACCATAAAGATAATGTGAAGGTGTTAGATAGTGATGATGCAACATACATTACTGTATCAGTTAAACCAACAGTGAAAGTCACTAAGATGTTGAAGATCTATATCAGTGGTGCACATGAACATGGTTTTATTGTTACACAAAAACCTATTGGAGATATTGATGTCAAATAAGAATCTCATTAAAAATGAGGATGGTACATATTCTGTAGTATTGTGGGATTCGATTAAATCAAATATCAAATATGATCTCGATTCTATCGAGCAATGTATCATAGTACCAACTATTGGATTTAAATCGAGATGTGATGGTCGTATAGCATTTGGTGAACTGGACCCAATATATACAGAAAATATGGCTGAATACATGGAGATAAAAACAACGAATATTTCACATATGTTTACTGGAGTTGAATGTATCTGGCCAACAGAAGATAAACGTAGATTAGTGATAGCAGCTAGAGTGTTACCAATGGGTCCACATAAACGTCATTTACAAGACCATATTGATAATAATTGGGAATTGCAATTTAAGCCTAGATGGTTGGTAAATACAAATATCACACATACTGATGTAATATCTATAATTACTTTTGATTGGTACTACAATGCACCATATACTGTATGTAAGGAGACACTATGACTATATCATCCGTGACTAAGATTTGTAATGCTTATGAAGCTGGATTTGGTACTGGTATGGAGCTTAAATTTACACATATAAATCCATATTTTCTAGATACTGAAGAATCTAAAGCTTGGAGTATTGGACTTAAAGAAGGTGAGAAACGTAGTATGGAGATTGAAAAAAATAAGATCACACTCTCAGATAGATTTGAAGCTATGGATATAGAAAAACAAATGCTATTTAATGCAAAGTTTACTTCACAAATATTGACAAATGCTACTATTAAAGAAGCATTGAAGCTATGTGATTTATTGATAGAAAATGTGCCAGATGAACAAGTGATACTCTATAGATCAGCTTTGGGTATTGTGACCAAAATAGACTAAAATATATATCATTTCCTCGAAGACTCAGAAATGATGATGTCTCGAGGACTCGACATGATCACCTATTCGGAGGGACACATGAAAAAAGAACACACAGTCTATTATCAAGTGTTAGTACTCTTATTGTGGGTAGGTGTTGCATATCTTGGTAAATGGGGATTTATTTCTTATGAACCTGGTATGCGCAATCAGACAGTGTTAAAGTTCACTATCACAGATTTCATTATATATACTGCAATATTCTTTATCAACATAAAGATGTATCATTATTTTATTTCAGCAGCAGTATATTGGAATAAACATTTTAATATGTTGCTATTTAGTATCATTATACTGGTACCATTTATTTATTTAGGTAAACATACCTATATGCAACTTGCATATGAGGGAATACTCAACATTATTAATGTGTACATGATAGATACTGTTTTGTGTACTATCTTTCATAAACGATATGAAAAGAGTCTTGCATAGACGGTGTAAATCATACTGTTTTACATAGTTTTATATCACATATGGATCTGATATAGATCCACTACTGACAAAGGTTCTCATTCAACATCCTTTTACCTCAGGAGTACAGACTCATGGCTATCAAAGTCATTGTCGAAGTCGAAGATGGGGATGTCACTGGCGTCCAGTCCAATGAAGCTATGGACGTCATGGTCTTCAATCGGGATAAGGCTGATCCGACTAGCTCTGACTATGTCGAGGATGCTCTTGGTGCACCTGCCCAGATGGCAGTGTTTCATGTGGAACCAGTCACAGATGTCGCTGATCTTTATGACACCTATGCGACCAGTCCCGATGCACTGATTGATTGTGCATGTGAAAAAGAAGAATAGTCAATAGTGTAGGAGTGGAGTAGGAGATCATGATCTCCTACTCCACCACTCTATCTTATGCACCTTTTACTTTTTCTCTACTAGGAGGGATACCATCCATGGATGCTCAGACGACTGCTCCGACTGAAGGTCAGGAGACTCCTAAGACTCCTGATTTCGAACAAGCATATGGTGTGATCCAACATCTGGAAACACTCATTGAGATGCTCAAACGTACTCCTGATCTTAAGATCCAGATCAATGATGCATTCAATTTCTTTTATCTTTGTATGCCCTTTTTCAAAAATGAAGTATTTTATGAAAATGTATTTGAAGAATTTTATCCTAAGGATAATCCCTCGCATGATATCGTGAAGCCCATGTTTGATATGATGATGATCAGATACAAAGAGATGTTTGGATTTGAAAAAGTGAATATGTTATCTCCTGAAGACTTTCAAAAACTCTTGTATCAAGGTGCTGTACTTAAAGAAGAATATGAGATGTTTACTGGACAAAAGCCCATGGATACTCCTCCTCAGATGGATCCTAATATGGAAGCACAATTACGTGAACGTAATATTAATTTGAATGATCTGAAGATCGATCCCAGTAAGATGGAGACTATCCATCTGGATCCTTCTCAGATGGAGACGATCCATATTGATCCTAAAGATGTGGGTAATGTGGAAGATATTATGGGTGATCTCAGTACCGGGTCTACTGTAGTGGATGAAGCTATCAAAGATACATTAAATCAGAAATAATAATAGTATAGGAGGAAGAGATCATGCGCAAATATACCTTTGGTGGTGGTGGATCTGTCCAGACAATGGGTGGAGCTAGTGGATGTGTTGGTGGAGCTGGTGCTAAAGATCCTGGGGTCAAACACCCTGTGGAAAAGAGCACTGGTAAATAAACGTCAAGTGACTGTAGTCATCTACACCTACACCGGGGGATATCCCCCGGTGTAGGTGTGATATTAAATATATATTTTTTCATACGAAATATAAACATATATTATTATCATGTATTGGATAGATCATCACTACAGGAGCATCTCACGATGTTGACTATATCTAAAGATCCTAGGGATACCACAGATCCTTCAGAAATAGATCCATTCTACGATAACACCATATCAAATGAACAATATTTCCTTCAAGCTATAATAAATGGAAGATTTATATTGGAAGGTGATGATCATATCATCTATGATACTAAACGAAATATACGTACTATTTTTGATTTTAATAAAGTATTACCTGAAGGTGTCAAAAAGTCAAATTACCTCAAATATGAAATCAATCTTTATTCACCCATTAAGAAACGTAGAAAGATCTATCTTCATAAGTTTGTATGGATGTACTATACGAGATCATTAGTCCCAGAGGGACATGCCATCATACACAAGGATGATAATATCTACAATTGTCAATATTCCAATCTCAAGATGCAATACCCGAGGATAGAAGATCCATCTTTCTTTGATACTACGATATCTGATGTTGACTGGTACTATAGTCAAGTACTCCAAGATCGATTTGAGATGAGAGACGATGGCAATCAAATCTATGATAAAAGACGAGATAAAGTGACTACTCCTGGAAAACGAATGGGTGAAGAACATGATCCTGATAATACTAAAAAGAAATTTGAATATAACATCGTGGCTACCAATAAAGTTCTCTATAATAGAAAGATTCAATATCATAGATTGGCTTGGATGATCTATCATAAGCAAGCTATACCAGAAAGTTATGAGATTCACCATATTGATCATAATAGACAAAATAACAGTAAAGATAACTTACAACTACTTTCTAAGAGTGAACATACGCAGTTGCACCAACAAGATCTTGAATATGTGGATGCCAGAACTGTATTAAGAAAATACCTACTTTCATTAAAGAGAAAATATTATCTTACTGATCATCAACTATGTTTTACATGTAAGCGTTATCTACCAATAAAAGAATTTGATATAATTATTGAAGGGTCATATTGTTGCAATGAATGTATGTCTTTAAAGAAAGCTGGTTTGGAGAATAATATTTATAAGTTTTCAGAAGGTATCTTAGATGATACAACGGTGTTAAATATTCGATTTGGATTTCACATAATGAATAAAAAGTTTAGATCCTTACTTTATAAATATCAAGATACTGGCATTACTAAAGAGCAGCTTAAAGATCTATTGCTTGGAAATACATATACTCATTTACCTAAATTGTTTGGTATCAGAGAATTCCCATATAGGTCAGAACTAAGTATTGATAGATTAGAATATTGTCATATACAAAACGCTATGACCTATGGTGGATTTACTTTAGAAGAAATATCAAAGATGTTTGGTAGACCTGAGATGATGGTAGAATATGTATTATTAACTGGACAGTATAAAGAAAAATTAGAACTTGAAATGGAGATACAAAGTGTAATCAATAAAATTCGGTATGGTGTATCATCTGAATGTAATATTAATTATTTTGCATAGTTAAATACATAGTGGCATCAGACCCACATATGTGGGTCTGATGCCATCATAACTATTAGATATAATTTTTTTCGGCAGTATTGGGTTCTCTACTAAGCATGTGAAATGTATAACCACCAATTTTACAATTCTTTAACCCCGTATTCAAATGTCCAGCACTATTAACTACACTGAATGGTTGTTGATAAAAGTTTTCCATTTCATGGTTAGCCTCTTCTGATAATGTCACAATAGCTGATAAAACATCACCATCTACGTCAGCATCATACGTAGCGAAAGTACTACTATGCACGCACATACTGTCTTGAGATTGACCATTATAAATTGGATATCTTGGTAATATTACTTTGATATCACTGATAGGATGAATGAGTTCTACTGTTCTATTTGGTTCAGTAGTTTGGATATTGATACGTGTAGGTAAAATACCAAATACATTAAGAATGGGATATCTCGTAGCAGTAGTGTGGTGTGGTGGATCACTGAGATTGATTTTGACATAAGCAACAATATAAAACATTTCTACATATGTGAGTGGTCTTAGATGCTTTGGATCATATACTCTAGTCTTAAGCCATCTGAGTTTAGGTTTATCTTTAGGTCTAAGTTCTGGAGATAATGTATATCCAGTCTGTAAAGTAAAGAGACTATCAAACAAATACCCATCAATTTCATCAGCTATCTCTTTGACACGTTTGTGTTCTAATTGGGCTACTGGGGAGTAATACATGACTTCCATATGACCAGTGGGATCAATGAGTACTGGAGTATCCTTAGTAGTAGGCTTAGGCTTGAATCCAAATTCTTTAGCCAGCCTATCAAAAGTCTCTTTAGATATTGTGACATCTAAGTCTTCATTATTACCATCTGGATATCCATGGGCCATGAGTGCTGCACTCCCAGAGATCACAGCTTCATCTTTAGGAATGTTGTATTGATCCAACAATTCAAGATATTTGATATCTTGGATACCCCAACTAGGTTTATTTTCTAATGCTTCAGCAAAGTCATTTTTATTTCTTAAAAGATAGATTTGATCACCCATGTCATATACAAGATAAAGATATTGGAATTTACCAGCTTCATCTTTGATAGCCACTGGGAGATGTCGAATATTCTCATTCCTAAAGAGATTGATGAGTTTGGTGATACCATCACTGGTAGTAAAGAGTACCCTATCTTCATCTTTGATAGTGAAGTATTTGAGTTCTAAAGTCTTAGAGTCTATGAGACTATAATTGATAGAAGTGTTATCAAAGATCTGATTGAAAAACATATCTTTGATACCATGGATCATGAGTGGTGTAGATCCTTTAGCCACTTGGAATAGTGGTAACATCGTTTCATCTGCTTTGAAATATTTAGGATCCAAAGGAGATTTGACTCTGGATAAAGGAGGTGAAGTGATGACATTTCTATTACCTAAAGCTACATTTCTAGCAGCAAACTTTCCTTGAGCAAATCCTTTTTTACCAGTCATGAGATTTTCTATATATTCATATATTTGTACAGTGCGCATCTGGATATTAAATCTTAGACTATCAAAGATAGCATTGTCTTCTTCCATCTCTGGCATGGCTTGAGCAAGACTCAAGAGTCCAAGATAAAACTTATTGATATCTTCACTTTCTATTTTACCATCTTCATTTCGAACATCTCTGACTCCAGCAGCTATCACGATATATTTATCTATCATCAAGATATTTCTATATTTATCTAAGATAGAGAGTTTATCTTTACGTTTTAAAGATTCTGTTTCTTTAAATTCTATCTTTGGAAACCATTTTAAAAAGAAACTATATCCAGTACCTGCAGTAGGATCCATCATCTCAGCTCTCACTAATTCTCTGATATCCTTATCATATTTAGCATAGGTCTTACCAGAGAGGATCTCACCATAGAGTCCTTTGAGTGAGACTATAGTCTTATATACCAATGGTTGAAAGATCTGTGTACGGAGATCAATATATCCACGTTGAAAGAGTCTAGTAGATGATCCCACTTGACCAAAGATGACTTCAGAGAAAAGACCTTCTGGATGGAAGGTCATGGTAGAGGGTTCATAGATTTGATGTGAAGTGATGGGGAGACATTGATTTTTTTGGATATAAGACTTTGGATCCAATAATTTGATGTTGATGGGTGGGCGTAACTTTTGCATGTCTACTCCTTTTATTGGATGATGGGATCTTTCCATCTTATAGCTTTATGGTATACATTGGGATGAAAGAGTCTATCTCTCTTATCCTTATATATAAGACCTTTCAGATAGAGGAGTATCTTAGATGGAAAAGCCATCTCCTTTTAGTCATGTCAGTGAACGCAGTGTGCAACAATTCCAATCAAAGATCATTGAACAAGAAATTGAACCCATCAAAAATATATACTTCGATCTTCGATGTTTAAAAGATATCCAATTAGGTGCATTACTTACTTTAGTATATGAGAAACATGATGAAGAAGCTTATAAATATATTTTATCTAGGTTACACATATATAGAACACGTATGTATAATGATACCATGCAATATTTTCCAGATCTCACATATACCGAAGAACAGATTTGTGAGCGTTTAGCTGATCCACTTTATACTGATAAGATTTTAGCATTGTCTCCCACTACAGGATGTTACGAAAACTTACATCGTATTTTATATGTAATTAAGCGCAGAAATGATCATTTTGATAGACAGTATCCAACACGTATCATCTTTAATGTACATCCATTTAAATTAACTCCAGTGATACAGAATTTCTTTACTCGTGTCATCTATCAAATCTGTCCCCACTTTAAAGTGGGATTCATTCAAAAACCTCTTAAACAATTACAATTATCCTCACTCATGGAAAACGGTAAGATACAATTTAAGATCTTTTTTATTTGGGATGCTTGGGATACTTTTTTATCTGATGATAGTCATCTCAAGACTGCATTTACTGAAGATATGCTTTTTTTTAATACACAAATTTATAGTAGTAAGAAATTCCAAGTACAATTGAATGAAGATCAATTAGAAGAAGGATATCATAATCTTAATATATTAAAAGGTTATTTCAATATTTGTTGTGATTTTGAATATGCTGATTTTGAAGTATGTTTACACGATCCCAGTGATGATCATGATGATCATCAGCCCATAGAGGAGCAGGCTTGTGGCTAAGAAAAAAGATCCAATGGATGATTTTGATCTTGAGAAAGAACTTAAAGGATTAGATTCACTTGATAGAGAAGAAAGTAATCTTGATTTTGATGCAGACTTTCCGGATATAGATAGTGGGAGTGATCGTAAACCCATAGAAGAACAAAAGGGTATTGGTGGTAAATTAAAAGATGGCGCATTGCTTTTAGCTGGTGGTGCAGCTGGTGGTATCGTATCAAAGATCAAAGATAGTTTTCCTGAGACTGGTAAATTAGTAGATGAAGGACTCAATGTAGCATCTGACTTTAGTCAACTCAAATATGAATATGGTAAAGAAATTGATCCAATCATCAATCAAACTAAACTCATTGGTAAACGTATCGCTGGTAAATTAGCTGATGGTGGCATACTCCCAAAATCAATCAATGATAGATTACAGCGTGCACTGGAGACCGATAGTTACGGTGGAAGTGAAACTAGTCCTGAAGAAGCTAGAAATCTCTCTGTAGATACTTCACTTAAAGAAGTCTTTAAGATACAAAATCTCAAAGATGATTACAAGATGCGTGAGGATCGTGTCAATAAGTATTTAGATAGAAAAGGTGAATTGGTTAGACATCGTGATGTCACCAATCTCTTAGCAGATATCCGGTATCAATCTCTTCATACTACTGCATTTTTCACTGGTACATATACTGGATACTTAAAGAAGTCCTTAGAGCTCAAATATAAACATTTATTTGTTGCTCAAGATACCTTAGAGATCATGCGTTTACATGCTCAAAATACTGAAGCTAAATTAGAAGCTATTAGACACAATACGGCTATCCCAGATATCAATAAAGAATACACTTTGGAGACTATGCGTGCTATAGGTAAATCAAGACTCATCACCAAATTTCAAGATAAAGTGGGTAGCTTTGCTTCAGATATCTTTAAGAATGTAAAAGATAACTTCTTAGATCCAATGAAAGATAGTGCAGGTATGATGGGTGACATGTTAGAAGGTATGGAAATGGTAATGGATATGGAAGGTGAAATGGCAGAGATGGAAGGTAAAAAGCCTAAAGGTATAGGGCAACATGTTGGTAGTTGGCTAGGTAAAGCTGCAGGCGGTATCTTAGGTAAACAAGCTGCTGGTAACTTATTTGAAAAACATCTTGCACCATTTAAAGGTAATATAGAAAATAAAGCATCCTCATTTAAAGCACTCAATATGTGGAAACTCAATCACTTTAAGAAGTATGGTGGTAAAGAAGACACCATGTGGGAAGATGGTGGTATCCCTCATATGTTAGCTGATTCATTTGTACCGGGGATATCTAGTGATCTTGGTGGAAGTGAAAATGATTATTTAAAGAATATGAATAAAGCTACACAATTTGACACTGCTACAAGACAATCTATCGTAGAGATCATCCCTGGATTCTTAGGTAAGATTTTACAACAAGTCACCAATATATCTGAAGGTACTAAAGATAGTGAAGAGATGGTATTTGATGCATATAGTAGAGACTTTGTCAAACAGAGTAGATATCAAGCAGAAATGACAGATAGGCTTTTCGGTGATAAAGAACAACGTACTCGTGCTATGTCTGGAGCTATGTCGAGTCTCAAAGTGAATTATTTAGCTAATAAAGGATCTTACGAAAGAGACACTGCTACAGTCACTTTTGATGAATTGTCTGATCAAATAGGTAAGTTTATTTTCAATATGGGTCAAGTCAAAGAATTTAAAGATGATTGGTATTTAGAATTAAAGACTATTATTGAAGATGGTGGTAAATTAAATAATGTATCTCAATTAGTACAATCCTATTTCCGTGGTATCAAAAATCCATTGGCAGTAGCTAATGTAATCAATGGTAGTATCTATGATAAAGATGGTAATCTTAATACTTTTGCACTCAACCAGTATCAAGCAGCTATGGTGGATTATACTGTTAAATTCATGGATGAACATAAATCCAGAGTGCACAAAGTAGTTGAAGACCAAGGTAGTACTAGACATCTTAAAAATGTATTCACTGCTAATAAATATGGTGAGATCATGGTAGATATTGATAAAGCTAGAGATAGATCTACTAATTTTGATAAAACTATATTGGATCAAGGTGATACCACTAAATATGCACTGGACGAACTCAAACGCATGGAAGGTGAGAAGAAGAAAGCTAATAGTCTTATTAAGATCTTATTTGGTGATAGAGAAAAAAGACAGAAGTTTGATAAACATGCTAAGAGTCTATATGCTGAACTTAAAGGTTACCTTTATGATAAACTTAAAGCCTGGGGTGTACCTGAAAATTGGTTGATAACACTCTTAGGTAAGAGACCAAATGAACTTACTCCGTATGATGTGGAGATATTAACAAGATTGCAAGATGAAGAAGGTCTCAACTTTGAAGTATTACTTCGTCAGCATCAGCAAGATCAAAGACCAGATTTTAAGAGTACTAAAGGTAAATATAAAGATAAAAAAGGTAAAAATGTTGAACGTATCAAAGATATCATGAAATCTCAAGGTGTATCTGAAGATGAAGCTAAGATCATACTTAAAGAAGATGATAGACGTAAGAATATGGGTGAATACGGTCCTAAGACTGTTGGGAGTATGGTACGTGCAGGTATAGATACAGTAGGTAAATTGACCGATGATATGCGTGATGAGATCTTAAAGACTGATGTCGCTAAGAAAGCTATGGAACAGTGGAATAAAGTAAAAACTGATCTGTTAGAAGAACATGATCTATTTTTAAAAGAGCATCCTGAATATGAAAGAGAATTACTTAAATTCACTGAAGATGGTAAAAAGACTAAGCAAGCTATCAATAGATTTATGCATGACATTATTAAACGTGATGGATTGGATAAGGCACAACAAGCTGTCAAAGATAAAGTCACTAAAGTAAAGGAAGATTATACTAAACAAAAAGCTGATGGTGCTACCACCACTGAAGCTATCAAAAGTACTACAGATAAACAAATCAAAAAAGCTAAAGAAACTGCTAAAGTAATGGGAAAGAAAGCTAAAGTAGCATGGGATGGTAGTAATGTGGGTAAAATGGTAGATGAACGATATGGTAAACTCTCTAAAGCCACTAAAGAATATTTAGAAGAGAACCCTGAACTTAAATCCCAAGTAGAAGAATATATCAAAGATACTAAAGCTGGAGTGAAACAGACTCAGAAATATGCTAACGATTTAGTGAGAGAATCTAAGAAAGTAGTCACTGATATTGTTTCTCCTCAAGCTCGAGATATGGATGAGATGATGAGTGGTGATGCACCTGAATCTACATTATCTCGAATCAAGACTGCTGGTAAGGCTAAGTTTGATAGTTTAGTAGATAAAGGACGTCAGTTTATTAGTGATACAAGTGATGATGTAAAAGCTAATGTAGATCAAGTTAAAGAGACTGAAATTTATAAAGATATTACTTCACCCTTTCCGACCAGTTTTGAACAGATGGATAAAAATACAGGGGCATTGGGTATACATGTAGATAGTTTAATTAATCACATTGATGGGATGACAGAGACAGTTAAACAGAACACTAAAGCTATATTAGGTGATACCTTAGAAAGTGATGATACTGCTGATCTTACGGATACTCCTACTAAAGGTGGTTGGTTTAAACATGCTAAAAAAGCAGTACATGGATTTATGCATGAAGATGAAGGTTCATTAGATATTGAAAGACTCCTTTCACTCTTTGGTAAAAAGATAGGTACTCCCCCTGTAAAAGAGACTTCTCAAGTAGATCCTAAGATACATGATAAAACAAATCTTATTTCTATGGATACATCAAATAAAAAAGCCATGATGGATTTTATTCAATCTCTTAAAGATCAAGGTATCTTATCTAGTGATACATCTGGTAGTAGTATCAAGAAAAAGAAATCTAAAGAAGATGAAACCACTGAAGTGACATCTACCCGTATGGAAGATATTTTGTATGAACAGTTAATGGAACTTAGAGAGATCACTCTCAATACTGCAGAATCAGCTTATAATGGAATTTTAGCTGCAGCTATTTCTTCTGGTGACATGAGTGTATTAGACAAGATCATCAAACGTCCTGGGGTATTACGTAGAGCTATCCGTGGTATTGGCTCAGCTGGTACAGATATAAAAGAGATGGCTAAATCAGGTATCATCACTGCCAAATCGAAGACAAGTAAAATACGTAGGAGTATCAAGTCTGTAGGTAGTGTAATGGGTAAAGTAGCATTAGCTCCATATACTGTGCCAACCACTATAGCTAAATCTGCAGTATTTAATTTCTTTGATGTGTTTAGATCTGATGATTTAGAAAACCCTCTCATTACAAAAGCTCAATTTAAGAGTGATGAGAATAAAAAACAGTTTGGTGATGTATATGGTGTGGTAGATGAAGATGGTGTGCCTATCAAATCAGTCTATGATATCAAAGGTCCAGTCTATCTCCGTAGTAAAAAGCCTAAAGCTAAATGGGAAGAACTCATCAGTGAAAATGATATTGAAACTGGTATCACAGATAAGAAAGGTAGACCTGTCAATAGGTTCTTAGCTAAGTTGGGTAGAGGACTGCGTAAAGGTATCAGTAAAGCAAAATCTGGAAGTATGTGGGGTGCAAAGAAATTAGCTGGTTTAGCTGGTGATGGAGCTGTAGGTATATTTCATGGTGCTATTGGAGCTATTACTGGTAGTTTGGATATTGTTAAAGCTATTTTCAATCCATTCCCTGATGTCTTTGTGGTTGGACAAGATCTTAAAGGTAAGCCCACAGCGTGTGGTAAAGATATTGATAATTATGGATATTTCTTAAAGAAAGGTAAAAAGATCAAAGTACTATCGTGCTATGATATTGATCAGCCAGTTATTGATGGTCGTACTGGTGAACACATGATTTCTCCAGATGATGTGATCAGAGGTCTCATCACTAGAAAAGGTGAACCTTTAAATAAGCTATCTACTAAATTTGGTAGAGGTATGGCTAAGTCTCTGACTTTTATGAAAGATATGATGTTTGGTACATTGGGTGTATTGGGTGGTGGTATTGGTATGGTGTGGGATGTTGGATCTACATTGATCAAAAAAGCTTTTAAAAAATCTGATCCCTATCAGGATGTATATACCAAAGGATTTGTAAGACCAGATAAAGTATTAGTCTATGGCAAAGATATTGAAGATAGAAAGATAGTCTTTGCTTCTAATAGTGAATTAGTACGTTCATGTTACGACATCACTGAACCAGTGATGAAATGGGATGAAGGTGCAGAAGATCATAAGCGTATCCTGATCAATGATAAAGATATCAAAAATGGTTTAGTCAACATTGATGGTAAATCTCTCAGTAAGTGGAATAGTCGGTCTATAGCTGGTAAACTGATTCATGGTGGATTGGGTGCAGCAGGTATGGCTGCTCGTGGAGTATTAAAGACTGCTACATTGGCTGCTAAAGGTACCTGGGCTGCACTCAAGGGTGGAGCAAAGGCATTAAAGAAAGGTACTGAATTTGCTATGTTTGGTAGTGAAATGATAGACAATCTTAGATCATCTATGGTCAACCTCTTTGGTAATAAAAAACGTATCAATAGAAAAGATTTAAAAGAGATGGTCAGTGATAAATTAGATTCTATCTATGAATTATTAGATAAACGGTTAGGTAGGAAGATTAAAGGTGATACTGATGATAATGGATATGTGGAAGGAAGTTATCAGGATAAAGCTCGAGATAAAAAAGAAAAGAGTAATACTAAAGATATCCACAAAGAAAGACAAAGTATTGGGAGTAAATTAGCTGGGATAGCTACAGGTGCAGCTGGTGGGAAAGATAAAGAAGGTGGTAGCTTTTTAAAAGATGCTGCGAGTGAAGCAGTGGGTGAAGTGGGTGGTAATTTACTCACCAAATATGGTGGAAAAATAATCAAGAGCTTGCCTGGTATGGGAAAAATAGCTGGATATGGTGCTAGTGCATTAGGATTGCTTGGTCTTGGTGGTGGCACCGCTGCAGCTGCTGGTACAGCCGCTGCTGCCACTGGTGCTGCTGCTACTGCTGGAGCTGTAGGTACTGCAGCTGCAAGTGCTGGAGCAGCTGGTGCTACTGGTAGTGCTTTAGCTGGATTAGGTGGTCTTATTGCAGCTACTCCAGTGGGATGGGCTATTGGTGGTACACTCGCTGCTGGTGCATTAGCTTATGGTATTTATAAATGGAGTACTTCTAAATCTAAAGAAGAAAAAGATCTCCTTAATTATAGATTGGGTCTTTATGGTGTTGATCAAGGTAATGCAGACAATATTGATGATTTAGAAAAAAGAGCATGGAAAGCTATGGATGGTGATGGTGCTATCACAGATAAAGAATTAGAATCCTTTGCTAAAGATTTTGGATGTTTTGATAAATCAGATGTAAAAGGCTCAGTGAGTTTCTTTAGTACTTGGTATCAAAAACGTTTTGAACCAATGTTTAAAGGATTTATTGAAGCATGTTCTTTCAATGGTATCAAGTTTAAAGATTTAGATGATGTCACTGAAGATAAAGCTAAAGCTATCAAAGAATACACTGATCGTATTAGTCGTACACGTGTCACTGGTGTAGAAGCACTCATGCCTACATTAGCTGCTTATCAAGCTACAAAAAGTACTACTGAAGCAGATAATACTAAAACAAGTGAAAAGACTGAACTTCAGAAAGAAGAAGAACGTAAAGCTAAAGAAGCTAAAGATAAAGAAAAGACTGATGAAAAAGATAATACTTCTAAAGATATCAAGACAGCCAATACTAAAGAGTATGATGATGCTAAAAAGACTCCTCCTCCTGGACTCACAGCTGCACATAATAGTGATACTCAATATGAAAAAGATCCTAATAGAAATGTACCCACTACTCCAGATGGTAAATTGGATAATGTGGCTGCCATGAAAGTGAGTCGTAATGTACGCGAAGCGATGACGAGTGATCGTACTGGGAGTACTGGGACTAAAGCTGCTACTGATTTGGTATCCGCTAATGGTGAGACACGTAGTGATATATCAATGGATACATTTAAACCCGGTAGATTAGCTAAGATGAATGATGTATTAAAACCCACTGGTACTGGTAAACCAATGGTACCAACGATACCAGGTATACCTACTCCATCTATGGATACATCTAGTGCTCCCAGTACTACTGATACCAAATCTAATACACAACAATCACTATCCTCTGGTAGCTATCAATTTGGCAAACAGACTGCTAAGATGGAAGCTGGTGGTAATCCCGGTATGGTATCAAGTGGTGATAAATGGGGTGATCCTGGTGGAATATCTTACGGTAAATATCAATTTTCATCAAAAGGTAAGATACCTGAACAGTTTATGAGTTCTCCTGAGTCTGGTAAATATGGTCAGATATTAAAAGAAGCTGGACCAGTCAATTCACCTGAATTTAAAAAGAAGTGGGAAGAGTTAGGTAAAGATCCAGGATTTGAAGCTGCCCAAGATGCATATGGTAAAAAAATGTATTTGGATGATCCAGTCAAAAAGAAAGCAGTTTGGGTAAATAATAAATCTCCCATGGTACAAGAAGCTATCATGCATGCATATATGGGTGGACCTACTCAAGGTAATCACATGGTCAATGCAATAAATAAAGCAGGTGGTGAAAAACTCTCAGATAAAGAAATCTTACAGCTCATGGATAAAGAATACAAATCCAATATTGGTAAGACTAAAGGTTTTTGGGCTGGTCAAAATAAAGATGCTACTTTCCTTAAGAAATATGATGAACAACAAAAAGTATTGTTAGCTGCTCAAGATGAATATGATAAAAATAAAACTGCACAGCAACAACAGCCTCCGGTACAGCAAGCATCTACATCTGAAAGTATTGTATCTGGTACATCCAGTGATACTCCTATAGTAGCTGCAACCCCAGTGACTAGTCATACTCCTACAGGTATACAAGTTCCAAGTAAATCAACAGATATTGCATCTACAGATACAGTAAAATCACATACTGATGTACCCACTATTCCTCAAGCTAGTTCATCTCAGGTAGCTGCAGCTACTGGTACACCACAGAATATTGTGGGCACACATGTAGCATCTGGTGGTACACCTGGACAATCAAGTAAAACATCAGGTGATCCAAATGAAGGATTTAAGAAATTAAAGCCTTCAGATGGTGGTGTGGATTTAGCTGGTATGGCTGGTCCAATGAAAAATGCTATTGGTGCAGCTAATGCTGAATTTATGGATAAATTTGGTAAACCCATGGTAGCTACTTCAGGTAAACGTACATTAGAAAAGCAAGCTGCACTTTATAAACAATATGGTCCTGGTAGAGCTGCTAAACCAAATCCTAATGCTCCCCATGTCAGAGGTGTCGCAGTAGACATCAATACTCCTGATGCAAATAAAGCTGCTGAAGCTGGTATCTTATCTAAATATGGACTCAGTAGACCCCTTTGGCCACAAGGTAAAGGTAAGGTCAAACCTGAGCCATGGCATGTACAATTGACAGGTACTCCCCCAGAGACTGCTCCTGAACAATCTGATGGTAAAGAGCCTGATAAAAAAGAAGTGGAAAAGACAGCTGGGGATATGGCGAGTAGTACGCCTGCTGGCGCTCCTCCCGGTACTCCTGCTCCTGGTGATCCTACTATGGATAAATCAATATCTGGTAGTCAAGGTAGTGATAATGTAGAGACTGCTGCAGCTAGTGCCACAGCTGAGACTCCTAGTACAACTGATACCTCTGTTGCAAAGAGTGATGAAACTAAGACTACTACTGATAGTTCCAAATCAATAGTGATGACTGAAGCTACTAAATCTAAAGAAGAATTCTTCAAAAATATGGATATCCCAGGTATGAATAATAATCTAAATAATACATTAAGTGGTAATGCACCTGTAGCTGCTGCATCACATATTACAGAAGCTATGAATCAATCTACTCCAAGTATATCTGATAATGGTGGCAGTACTGCTATGTTAGAACAATTAAAACTTATTGCATCTATCCTTGGTGGTATGGACAAAAATGTGGGTGCTATGGCTGGATGGGATCTTGGTAATAAAATGGGTCAAATGACTGCTAATAATAGTAATGGTAATAATACCAATACTGATGATCCAAGTGGTAAAGCTCAAAGTAGTTCAGGTGAAAAACAAGCTCCTACTCCTACCCCAGTATCCACTACACCAAATCCTCCTGCTGCAGAATCTAATCCAGATAGAGGTAGACTAGTATCACCCCCATTTAAATTTGATAAGCCCACTAGTCCAATAGCTGTTAGGCGTAATGGTAAACCACCTCTACAAATATAGTTCATGTGATAGGGAGGCCTCTAGAGGCCTCCCTATCCATATTCTCTGATCTATTATATACAAATCATATAGAGCTATATGAAAGGAGTATATCATGGGACTGAGTCTCTTAGAGGATACACAAGGTGGATGGCCGAGGATGCCATATTCTTTCCAATTGGGAAAAGAATTTCAATCACTGTCAGAAGCTTTGGCTTATATGTTGGAACATGAAATTGAGATGCATGGTAGAGCTGGTGGACAGGGATATAAAGAAGCATTTGCTAAACTCTTAGAAACAGGTAAAGATAAAGCCAACCCGGAATGGTTTAGTCGACCCTATTTTGCTTCTACTGAACCTGGTGGTAATGATGCTATTAATTGTTATCCACAGTTTTGTGAAGATGATGATATCGTACATCCAATTACCAGAGCTAGTGATGAACCCGATGATGGTCTCGGTAGAGTCTATTCTGAAATGATAGAAGCTAATCAACAGATCCTTTGGATGACTTTTGGTGTAGCAGAATTTAATAATCCAGTTTCATTTTACAGTAATGCTATTGATGCTGGTTTAGCTAAACTTATGCGTGTTGGTACTGGGAGTGTAGAAGATATTGGGTCTGTAGTTGGATCATTTGTTGGATTTGTAATATCATTACCATTTCAACCTCTTATATGGTTAAGTAAATTGTTTAATTGGAGTAAATATCAATCAGTCACTAAGTATTATGATTTTAAACAGACTATGTTACTTTATTATGAGTTTGCCAATACTATTATGACACATTTTTCAGTCAACACTGGGATGATAGGTACTCTCACAGAAAAAAGTAGTGCTATGAAAGAGTCATATGAAAATGATACTACGGGATCAAGATTGCCAAAGTTTATGAATAAATATGGTCCAGATATATTTGCTATCATGAACATGCGTGCTAAACGTGCAGATCCAACTTATAATGTTGAATCGTTGTATCAAGCAACTATACGTGCTAGTGGTTGGAGAAAGTGGTGGGATGTATTTTTTAGTAATTTCGGTCCTGCTACTATGGGTGCAGCAGATTATATTGGTCTTCGAGTAGAGAAATCTGTAGACAGTAGTGAGACATTTACTAATCAATCTGGTGAAAGTAGTCTGGCATCTACACTCAATGGACAAGCTTCTAGTAATTTAGATATGGATGCAAATACCATGGGTATTTCTGGTGGAGCTAAAGCTGCAGTAGCTAGTGCTATGGATGCAATCTCTATGGGTGGTGGCACTGCTACACTCTTTGGTACTGCATTTATTGACATACCAGATATCTGGAAAGGCTCTTCTTTTGGTAAATCATATTCCATTAGTTTAAAATTAGTAGCACACTATGGTGATACGGTGACTATTGCACAATCTATCATACTCCCATTATCTTTACTTATGGCTGGTACTTTACCAAGAGCAACTGGTAAAAATTCATATACATCACCATTTCTATGTAGATGTTATTGTAAAGGTAAATTTGCTATACCTTTAGGTCTCATTGAAAATATGTCTATCACAAGAGGTGATAGTGAATTTGGTTGGAATAAAGATAATCTTCCTACAGTAGTGACAGTCAATCTCACTATTAAAGATCTTTCACCAGCCATGTATATTGCACTTAGCGGTACTACTTGGACTGAGATATTTGGACAGAATAGTAGTTTTCAAGAATATTTACTTACATTATCTGGAGTTGGTTTGCAAGAACGTATTCTTTATTCGAAACAATTAAAACGTAAGTTTCAGATTTGGGCAAGTATAAAAGGACAGACTGGTTTACTTGGTGCATTGTTTGGTCATGGAAGTCCTTCTTATTGGAGTATGCGTACAGCAGATCTTGGCATATCTAGGACAGTGGGTGCATTTCGTAGATCGTTATCACCAACTAATTAAATTAAAGTCATTCATCACTATTGAAAATATATATCATCTATTTGAACTATGATCATAAAGACTCATAAAGGAGGTGTAAATTTACATGTCAAAAAAGTATCTAATTACATATAGACTCAATGCTAGCAACCATAGACGTATTAATCTATGGATAGAAAATCCACTCACGGGATATGAAGATGTTGAAATGATTGAAGCTTATTTAAATGAACATCATGCTGCACTTGGTGATATTGTAGCTGAAGGTGGATGCAAGATCTTTGCCTTTTCTCATTATGATCTACCAGATAATGCAGATCCATTTGCAGATAATGATCAGGCATTACTTATCCGTGAAAACGATATAATGCCAGAAATACTCAATGAATCCAATGGACCAAAATCAGTGATTAAGATGAAACCAAAGCTCACACTTATACGTGGAAAGCATAAAGAGAATGTTGATGAATAATATCATGACCTCTCAACAACTAAATCACACACAATTAAAAACTCCATTTGGTTTTACATTTCAATTCTATCATGCTGAATGTGAAATATATGATCAAGATAAAAATGAAACAATCTTTCATATTGATATTATTACAGATGGTGTAATTAAACCTTTAGTACACAGAGCTAAAATCTATGATCTCATTGAACTTTATTTTAAACAAAAAAATATTAGATGTTTAGAAATCAAGGATCTTTATGGTATTGGTTATTTAAACCCTAAAACAGATATACCAAATTATGGTACTATCATGACTAGACTAGATAAAGAAGACTACATGTTTATATGACAGGTGTGGTGTGGGTGGGGATATCCCCACCCACACCTAGTGATGATCCCTTTATTTTTTGATCTTGATCAAATCTTCTACAGTAGAAAACATCTTCATGCTATCTTTAAGTAATATCTTAGTTAAACCAAATGCAGTATCTAAGATACACAACACATAACCTGCACGCATCATACGATTAACGATTTGATCATTACGAGCTTGATACTCACCATTTTCTTTTTTGATCTTTCCTTTATTAAATGAATCTCTCAAGTTAGAAGCTTCTACTGTCATTTGTTTAAGATAAGCATTGATCTTTTTAGCTATAGGACTATCCTGATCATTACTAGGGATATATCTTGCTAATTGACCCATATATCTAAAGATATTAGGATACATAGATTTGTGATATCCAAGAGCTGATAACGATTGATATTTTCGATCATCTAAGAGATCATCATAATTAGAAGAAAGTCTTGAGATAGAAACTTCTACTCCAATATTACTAGCTGTATTTTTGATCTCTTTCATGTAATTAGTGATAGCATCAGTATTGGTATCATTACACACGTCGTCTACTTTACTAGCAAACTCAAATAATCTTAATGTTACTTTAGCAGTCTGTATCCATTTATCCACTGAAAAGAGTTCCATATCTTCTTCTGAGAGTACATCATCACTGATCTGATTGAGATTGGATTTGATTCTATTTTCCCAACTATCTGTAACACTTGACATATAGTGACGACTATCATCAATCTTATTGCGAATAGCTTTATAGGTACGGAAACTCAAATTATAAATCTTAGTGAAGAGTCTACCAAATAAATTACCCAGAGTTTCCCAATTGTTTTCCATACCAACCACTAAATATTGTTTTATTTCATCAGAGACATCATCTTGTAAAAAGAGTTCCATAGATAATCTTTGATTTCTAGATAATAGGGTGATAAGTCTGATTTCATATTGGATATCAAATTCTTTATCTTCCAGAGTGGATTGAATATCGATCGTACCAGGTTTGATGTATACTGGATTAGACAGCAGATGCTGATCCATTAGGTACCCCCACGTACTTTATGTTTAGTGTGAAGCAGATTTGCCTCCAGTATCAATGGTATACACCATGGTGGCAAATTGTTTGACTTTGTCATGAGTCAAAGCTAGTGCAGCTTTAAGAATTTTAGCCATAATGATAAGACGTTTTTTATAAATGAGCATCTTGGTAAAGTTCTCTATATATGTAGTATCACCGATCATCATTTCAGTATTAGTTATCTTTGTATTGAAAGATTCAATACCTATAATGAATTCAGATTCCATGGAATTGACAGATTCGGTAACATGATTGTAATTAAGATGTTTAATACATTCATTAAGCTTTATTTGTATCTCTGATAAATCGGATATTGATTGATACCCTAAAGTATGAAATGTTTGTTGTTTAGTATCCACTATATCGTATGATAAATGCACTACATTATTTTTACTATTAATAGCTAATCCTAATTTAGACAAATATGTAAAAAAGTTATACATCTTTGGTGTGATGAGTGTATCTTGCATATTATCAGTACAAATAGCATGGAATTCTTTGAGTTCTTGATGTAATCCAATCAATAAATCGAGATCATGATGCATCTTCTGTTTAGCATCAATACCACAAAGTATAATACACTCCGGTATTGATTTACAATCATTGAATTTGTAAATAGTATAGGATATATATTTTTTAGTATCTTCTAAGATTTGATGAATAGTATTAAATTTATTTTCAGCAATAGCATTAAGACCACTGATTACATCATTATTGATAATATTGACTTTAGTGGTCAATGATTCAATAGCTAAATTAAGTCCTAATCGTTCCATATCATTTAAGTGTTTCTTATCGCCAAGATATGAACGATAAAGTGCTACAATATCTAAATCCTCATGAAGCATCTTGAGTTGTTGATCAAGTTCACTACTGATATCTGTTTCCATTTCATCTTCAATATAATCAATTACACTTTGAGTGTCATGATCACCAGTGAATGGGTTGATGGCATCTTCCATCAATTTTGATATGAACCTTTGGTGAGTGTCAAATTCCATGACCTGTTACTCCTCCGTGAGTAAAGATATTACATAAACTATAGGATGCTCACTTGGCATCTTATAGTTTACGATGGGAATAGATCACTATTCACAGTTTATATCATCTCTTCAAAGGGAGAAACAATATGCCGATGTTAGACCAAATCATGGGTAATCGTAATAAAGTATCTACTGTTGTGGATACTGCGATCCTTTATCTCATTACTAAAGGTACTTTGGAAAATTTCACCAAATTCTCACAATTGGATAGTGGTGCTACTACTTGTATGATTCTCACAGATGTGGTGGGTATTCCCACCGCTAATAAATAAGGAGTCGGATATCATGAGTAATCTTCGTATGGTTGATCTCTCCGGAGTGGGAGTCTTTTTGGATAATGAAAATTATGTTGCTATCCCCAAACAGTTTAAGGATAATAATAGTCTTTCCATGGTATCACAGAAAATGACTGAATATGTTATCTCTAAATATGAACAAAATCCAGGTACTCCTTTGACTGCTGAGCAGATCCTTAAATACCTCAGTGACTATCAGAAAGAAGAATCAGGTATCCCTTATTTTGCTATGTTGGAAGGATATGCTAATGATTGCTCTCGTGGATTTAAAGAGACTCAGTCTACGTTAAAAACCACTGTGTTTAATACAGTAAAAGAATTATCTACTCAGATCCATGAGTCAATGCAGAAGCATCTGCAGACTATGGGTGTGGCTGCTATCTTGGAACAAGATGAAGTACTCAATGAAGATGGTGATTTTGAAGAATGGGATTGGGATGAAACCATGGGTGATACTTCTACATTGTTGGATACTCTTTTCATTGATACCAATGTGACTCAGTTAGGTAAAATGGATATCTATCTGTGTAAACCCATGATGAATCATCTGAAGATGGATGTCTCTGAGACTGTGTCTTTTCCAGATGAGACTAAGATCAACATGATCAAACGTATCGTAGAGCTGACTAGTAAAGATAGTGATGCTGTAGCTGCTACTTTAGCTATCATCACTGATCGTCCTAAATATCATCATTTTATGTTTTCTAATTTTAAAGATACTGAACAATTGACTCCATTTGCCACATGTGAGAAATTTAAAAATACTCTGATGATTCATCATGCTATTTTAGAAGATATTGAAGGTATGGATCTTGATATTGAAGAAGATAGTGGTGCTGAACTCAAAGCTCGTGTGAAGCAATTACTTTTAGCTTGTGATATCATGCGGTATTACTTGATGTGTAGACGTCAGTATTTCTCTAATAGTCTTCTTTTAAATATTAAAGTCATCAATAAAGATCAGAAAGAAGCTTTTCTTAAAGATCACACTATATCTGATCTCAATAAGTATGTCAAGGTATCACATGTGATGAAGAAGATCCCTATGTATTATAATGGTGTATCTATTGATACAGTGGCTAAATCTAAAGATAGATGTGCTGGTGAATATTTAGTATATCAAGAAGATATCAAATTAAACAAACATGTGTATAAGAATAAAGCCTTAACTTTGGCTGTAAGTGATGTGATCAGATCTTATCTTTCACAAGTGGATGCTACTTTAATACCAAGACAATATAACAACAAACAACAGTATATTGAACAGATGGTGCTTACAGCTAAACATATGTTAGTAGAACTTCATAATGTAGATGGTAATGTAGAAGATTTCTTATATAGATTCATGATGATGACTCAGTACAACAATACTTCAATAGCTAATATGTATAAAGCATATCAGATGGAATCTGTAGCAGCTACTGAAAGTATGCAAGATGGTGTGATGGATCCCACTCAAGTGGAAGCTAAAGTGTGTAGTAAGTTTGTGACTAATTTCTTTAAATCTAATTTCATGAAATAAGTACTGAGTGTAGATAGTAGCCCCAATTGGGGCTACTATCTACACTACATTATATCTTCATCTATGATATATAGTAAAAGCATCGTATAGTCCTAAAAGGCACTGATTTAAACTTTATCACATCCGTGAAGGAGTGTGTGACATGGCGTCATATATCCACTTGACTGGATTTATGGAAGACACTATCTTCCATAAAGATCTCAGATTAATTATCAACAATAATAATGATCAAGGTATTGGTTATCTTAATTCTATCTTAGTGGATTATTTTGTATCTATTGGAGAACTCAAAGATACTCGTATATCTAGACTCAGTGTCATCAATAGTGGTGCTCCAGCTACTGGTAAATGTACTTTATTTTTTGATAATAAAGTTATTGAAGATCCTAATTTCTGGACTACTGCTATCACCAATGAACAAATCAACACTATCTTCAATATCTCAGAGTTTTGTTATTTGAATCAGAATCAAGATATTGCTTATATTGAACACATGCTCACTACCGATAGTGTCTTTACTAATCTTTATGTACCTGAATCTGTAGCTATCTCTACAGTCACCAATCCCATTACAATCTCTGATCCATTCAACACCAGTATTCGTATCCCCAATTGGGTAGAATTTCAAATCTATTTGACTCCAGATAAAGAAAAGATCTTAAAAGTAAAGTTATGGTTATCTAGTAATGATTTTAGTAAAAACTATCCTTATACCACTATCACTAAAGTCATTCCACCCTGTCCTCCTGAGACATTGTTTAACACTGTAAAAGGTATGTCTCAGATGGAAACTATGATTGAATCTTCAAAGTTTACATTCATTCAAATGCATCAAGATCTAGTAGCTAATGATCAAGCTGGAGCTATTTCATTTAATACTAAATACTATCTTGGAGTTAATATAGAATATACTATCGCATTTGCAGTACTCTATAAAGGTGCTAAGCAACCTACTACTATGGCCTGTAGGGCAGCTATCAAAGAATATCTTTTGAGTACTGGACTCACCACATTGGATAATCTAGAGACTCTTTTCCCTGAACTCTTTGTAGATTATCAATTTTATATCATCCCTCTGTGGGATCATAAGAAAGAATTGGAAGATCGTACTGTTTATCCTTCTATCTCACCAACGTATGCTTATATCAAAGAAGTAATTGATCGTATCTATCCCAATCTCAATGAAGATTATATGGACACACGTATTCAGATCATCCTTAATGCAGAATCTGATATCTTCTCTTTAGTAGTACCTAATGTATTAAATCCGGATTTAGTATCATTATTGGATCTTCATCCCATATTTACCCGTAGGGCTGCTGGTGAAACTGCTTATAACTATATGACAGTTAAGACTAAACAGTTGGCTGATAAATTAGCAAGAGTCTTTGCCGTATTTAATGCAGATGTGGCTACTAATGAATTTGCTTCTTATATTGAAGATGAAAGAGAGTATCTTACTTTTACTGTAGGTAATACTGAACTTCAGGTTTTATCGCCCACTGGATATCATTATGTGCCGGAGGTGTCATGATCCCTACAGTAGGTATCACATATAAATTTTCTTTTGCTCCAGGATACACTGCATTGGATGGGATCTATCATGTAGGACAAATACTCACCTTTCAAGAAATGATCCAAAGTGAGAATTCTTTGATCAATGGTTTTTATATGTTAGTGGATAAAACATCCACAGATTACAACAATGATTTAGCTTATGTGAGAGAAAGTAAGATAGTCAAACTCATGAATCCAGATACGCTCTCAGACAGTAGTGCTATCTATGCACCACTTTATTATTTATCTATGGTACCTGATCCTAATGTTAAAAAGTATTTTCATTTATCTATTGGATTTGATCTTGGTATCTATGATGACCCAGAACAACTTTCATTCATATCAACTAATCTAGCCCAACAGTTTCAAGCTACTTTAGGTATAATCAATGCTTCTCCTGAAATCTTTGAATTGGAATCTACTTGGATGACTACCGATACTTATATCACACAATATAAAGATATTAGACAAGCCAATATCAAAGAAATACTGAACTATTTCAGTGAAAATAAAAGATTGGAATTAGAGATAGCTAGTCTCAGATCTAAACTTAAAGCTTATGAAGAGATCATAGTGGATCATATCCCACCATCTAACGGAGGTTAATTTACACTATGAGTTATTTGAACCCAGATCTGGCAGGAGATTCTCCTCTCCATAAAGTAGAAAATGATGTAAGAGAGATCTTTAAGACCCCTCAAGTCTTTGACTTTGGTACTACTGTATTTGGTGAATCTATTGTATTGAAAATGGTTGATACAACGAGTGCCAGTGCACCGACTACACTTGTGTTGGGTAGGGATTATCAAGTATTAGAAAGTGATATTGATTATGATCAGATGGCTAAGATGAAAGTATATGATCCGACTTTTGGAAAGATCCTTTGTCGTAGTGTCACCATCTATTCAAACAATACACTCAATTATTTAGTCAATGCTACATATCAGAGATTGTATCCAAATCAAATCCGTACAGCATATTACAATGGTGAACCTCTCAATTTTACTCCTGAACTCTTGACAGCTATCTTGCAGCATCTGCAACATCTTGAATTACGCACTTCTAAAGTGGATGATAAAACTGGTGTCACGGAACATGATGCTCGTATCTATGAAATTGATATCCACATGGAAAATCCTTTAAATAAAGTAGAAAATGAAGCACATGAAATGAATGCTTCTGAAGGGAAGATCTATATCCACCCAGTTGGTGGTGCATTCTATGGTGAATCCTTAGTGATCAAACATCCTGCTACAAATTCTACACTCATTGAAAATCAAGATTATAAGATCTTTAGTTTAGATCTCCATAAAACTATGCTCACCTCTAGGAAGAAACCAGTCTATAACTTCATTATTATGCTTATCCCATTAAATGGTGATGTGACTATTGATTATCATGCCTTTGGTGGTGATCCCACTGTAGAGAATATTCGTGATCTTAAGATTCAATTTCAAAATATTGTAGCCTATCTCAATGAAGCAGCTTTTATCACCGATAGTACTTTAGGTAGGACAAAAGTCATCACGAGTCTCACTGCTCGCATAGCTGAATTGGAGGAAGACATGCGTAGATTGTTACTGGAAGGAAAACCCAATTATGGAGATGCTACCAGTGGCCAGGTAGTACTGAAAAAGCTCCATGCGAGTGGTGATAATAATCTTCATTGGTGGAATATAGCAAAACTCTATAAAGTCAGTGGTGCTAATGATATCATTAATGCTGATCGTATGCGACTCAGATTAGAGACAAAGTATACTAAATTTATGATGGATGTGATCATCTCTGTCAATTTAAATAATCCAAGTGGTAATCGTTTTGATGTAGTGATAGAGTCAGATATCTATCCTAAAGGGTACATCCCTCTGGAAGATTATTCTGGTGTAGACACACTCATTAGACCCCAGTTTAGGGCTATCTGGAATGCCAATAGTACACAACAGTCAGGTATCATCATTCAGTTTGGTATGGAGCTCAAATCAGTCTCTACTGAGACATTGGTCATCGTAGACAATAGTGGTACTGAGAGTTGTTTTATCATTGATCTTGAAGTGGATGATATATTGTTACCCAATGATGATATCGTACAATTACCTAATCCTAATCATGTATGGGATATGTCTAATGAAAACAGTAAATGGGAATCTACCTTAGCTCCTTTCACTGAAGGTCATTTAGTGTGGGCTGGTGTCAAGCCTCTTAATAGACCTGATGGTGAGTTTAAACACTTCATGCTCACAGATCATTTCTTGGATAACAATACTGATTATACTCGTATCAAGAAAGTGAGATTAGAACTCTGTGAAGTAGGTACTGCATATCAATTCCCCATTGATATTGATTTTATCCCAGGTAAAGAAAACTTAGTTGGATTTAAGACATTTCATTATAATAAACGTCCTGCATATATCAATATGAGGATCTATCGTGATGATCTTGGTGATATCCAGTTTGATTTTAATACTGAAGTAGAAGCTGGTCTTGAGTCTAACCAATTGGATATTCGTGGCGTAGTCATCTACGTCTAGGAGGATGGTATTATGATCTTAGTCACTACGATGTTACGTGATAATGTAGAACAAGTCACTGGTATGAGTATCATCCCTAAAGAGCAGGGCCCTAAGGGTAATCTCCCCAATGGGCAGTATACCTTTTCTGATAATGAGATCCCTAAAGATTTTTATGTGAACTACCAGCAGTATTATGTAATTGATGGGATGCTCCATGCTGATCCTGGAAAGATGATGATGTAATACTTTGGGGTCAGGGAGAAATCCCTGACCCCATATATCTCACCCATTATTTGAATATATATTACACACATGATACTGTTTAAATAAACCTTTTAACTTTGGGGGAACACCATGACTATTGAACTTGGGTCCTATTGCAAAGATATGATCACGGGTATTGAGGGGCATGCTGTTATGCGAGTTAAACATGTCACTGGGTGTGATCGTTATACATTACAACCAAGAATTATTGGTGAATTGGATGGTAAGACTATACCTGAATCTTTTGATTTTGATGAAAATCGATTGACGGTAGATCCTGAAAAATCAATGGGTGGTTTTGAAGATTTTGATGGTGATGAACCGGATATTAAATTGGGTATGTATGTTATTGATAATATTACTGGATTTAAAGGTTATGTCATTATGCGGGTTGAGGATCTTGCTGGAAGGGTACGCTTTGGAATACAAGCCACAGCTAATCTTAAGGAAAATCAGAAAGACAGTCCTCCGTATCACTATACTGATTGGCGTAGACTGGAAGATGCAAGTGATGATCAACATCCACATTTGGTGATCCCGGGTATTACTGATACTGTTGAATCTGAAAAAACTGAGTCAAAAGATAAGAAAAAGAAATCTTCGGGTAAAGGTGCTGATACATTGATGGGGCGTTGCCCGTTATAGTGATGGGTGGGATGTTAGTAACATACTAACATCCCACCATATTGTTGATCAATTTTTTTTAAATATATATCACTAATGTGAATCCGGATATTAAATCTTAGATAATAATCCAACTTTTGGAGGATCATATGTTAAATTTGAATCTTCAGATCTTAGAAGATCTAACACCAAAGTATCAACACTTGGTATATCACAAATTGAATGCTTCGGAGCGTAAAATCCTAGCTACCATGGCTAGGATAAATACACGTATTCGGGTACGTAATTTGGTAAGTGTCATGCCAGCACCAAAACCCCAACACAACATATTGAGCATGCAGCTCTATCGTCTCAATAAGACAAAAGGCATCCTCAATAATAACAAAGACGGCTATGATTTTAATGACGTGTGGTTGCGTCTTTGGTTTAGGGCTAGGGCTGGGTTGTTTTAATAAACCTTTACTACGGGGTACGACATGTCCAAATTTGATCAGCTCACCATGGTAGAATTTGCCAAGTATCTTGAACGATACTCTGGTATTGTCACATTTCATGAAGAAGCATTTCATGGTGCTTTTACACATGAAATGTTTGGTGTCTTTCTGGCTTTCCCCACTTGGGAAGTGAGTATCTCTGACAGTGGAAGTTTTAGTGCACCCACTCTTAGTCTACTCTTAGAAGAGATGGATAAGATCCATCCCATCACACACAACCAACGGAAGTAATACCATGAAGATATCTCTGAATACCATTGCAGCCAAGCTGCATTTCATTTTGGTGTATTGGGGTAATGTGATTTATTGTTTACTCCTGTGTTTATTCATGCGGGATTACCCCACAATCATCATCCCTGTGATAGGGATGATGGTCTTTACTAACTATAGGAGTTATCTTCTCACCCAGTGTCCTGATCAGGTCATGGGTGATATGGTGCGGATGCTGGGTGTACCAGCTGGTACTGCAATCAATTACAATATTATAAATTGGAAATGCATCACCAAGGTCGCAATACTCCCCATTGGGGATACTGTGTTTGCTGGTGTAATCCCTGGATTCGGTGTAGTGTGTACTGCGGCAGTGGATCGTTTGAGTGTACCACAAGTGGAGGCATTGATGTCCCATGAGGTGTGTCATTTGATTCATAATGACATCCATAATCGTAATTATGTAGCCATGCTACTCAATGTGGCGGCTATTGGTGTCGGTATCGTTATGACATACATAGGTGTCGCTTGGGGTTGGGCTATGGTCACTGGGTATATTTTATCATGTTTATATATTGGCTACCTCCATCACATGGAATATCGTGCAGATATGGCAACAGTAGAGGATGGTCTTGGTAAGGAGATGATAGATCTCCTGGAACACCATATCCCAGATTCAAAGATGGATACTACTCATCCCATGAATGCAAAGCGTATTCGTGCCATTCAAAAGGCAATAACAAATTAACTCAGGGGGTCAATATGCGGTGGATTACAAAGCTTTTAGTTGGTATCATCTTCATGTGCATCACTGCACAGGTCTGTTCAATCTTATATGTCATATTGATGGATAATGTTTCACCATTTCAAACATGGATAAGTATTGTGTGTCTCAGTGGTATTGCAAATTTGTTAGCAATAGGATGTTCAGATTGGCTCATCAGGATGCATAAAAAATAATCCAGTTGATATAGCTAGGATGTGTGGGCCCGATGCCAACACATCCTAGCTAAAAGACTTCTATATTTTTTTATAGTGATTGTTATTCATTATTATTTTAACTATATATTACATATGTGATATGAAACTATTGATCCATTAAAGGGGGTATTTATTCATGCATCAGCTCACCATCACTGTGCCGGGGTATATTGTAGACAAGATCTCTGAACTCATTGGTCTCTTTGGTGGGGAGATCTTAAAAAATGAAATCGTGATCGCAGGCCTCATCTTTAATGCTGAAAATCCCAAATTGGATAATACGACTCTTAAGAAGTTACGTATCAATCTCAAACTCTCGCAACCGCAAATGGCTGCTAAGCTTGGCATGCCCCCGCAACAGCTCAGTATGTATGAAACTGGGTATCGGGGTATCACCGCCAAACGATCAAAAATGATCATCCAAACACTTTCTTCTGAAATGGATCCCAGTGTCGGTGATCAGATGCGCGCTGAACTTGGTATCCAATCACACTAGACCTATCACGGGGAGTATCTATGATAGATACTCCCCTACCAAGGAGCCATTATGCGTAAAGTTTGTACTCAATGTTTGACTATCATCAGACCACATGAATTTGAAAGACATCGTGGTACTTGTGGTGGTAAACTCATCACCATTGATGATCAGATTTGTGATATTATCACCAAGATATGGAAAGTTGGTATCCATACAGAATTTAGTTGTATTGGTCATTTTGAATCCAATGTATTTTCACCCTATATCGTATTTGTTGATTTGGATCCCACGGTAGCAGAAAATATCATGCACATTGTAAAGCGTATGGCTGATGATACATTTTTAGAATTGAATAAAACTAAAAATAATCAAGATCGTGCTAAATTTGATATCACTCTTTATGCTATTCCACCAAGTGGGGAAAAACAACAACTCAGTCTAGCAGATAAGATTGATTATCAGACTAGATTTCTTATGGTGTTATATAGTATTTTGGAATATTCTAAATGAGTGTATCAGATTTTTTACCTGTCAGTATGACACAAAAGCATCTTGATAGATTAAATTTTAATCTTGTTAGTGAGATTGGTAAAAGTGGTTTAGATTTTGCTGATATTTACATACATTTAAATAATGAAATACCACCAAAAGATTTTTACATGTTTGTATATCATTCATACATTTTTGATAGAAAGAAATTAGCTAAAATTAGAAGTGCTTTTAATAAAGCTATTCAATCTCATCGTTATAAAGCATTTATTTCTCGGATATATGAATATTTAATTGAATATTATAGTTTAGCTGAAATTGCAAAAACTATCAATAGTACACAAAAAGAATTGATTAAATTCACTAGAGATCAGACACTTTTAATACCGATTGAAATAATCTGTAAATTGGAAGATTTTTGGAATACACATGGTACACAATCAAGATGTTCTCTTCTTCGACATAAAACACATTCTAAAGAAAGTCACATTAAGGAGGGATCATCATGTTAGATGAAAAAGATACATTGTTTCTTAATTCACTTAGACCCACAATTGCATCTATCATTTGGTATAATCTTTCAGCAACCATTGATGCACATTATTTATTTTCTACATATTCTGCTGGTGATCAATTGGCTATTTTGTATAACAATGTTGGTAATACGTGTCATGGTTTGTTACGAAATGATAAATTTCCAAAAGATCAAATAGAACATTATGCATGGTTATTTTTAAATGAAATCATTCGTGAAAAAAATATATCTAAAATAGATAAGATTACCAAACACATCAATAAGCGTGTACATGAATATATTTTAAGGAATGCTAATGTCTAAATATCAGCCCATGTTAAAGCAGATAAAATTTTAAATATTACTATTAGTAAAAATATAAAATAATGACTGAAAGGAGATAAATCAAGATGAAAGGGAGGAATAACTACATGGGATATGAATTTACTAAAACTGAGTTTCTTTTACCTATTGAGGAAATTGAAGAATCTGCACTTAAACAGTTTCAGATTATTGATTCTAAACCCTGGGTTATTAAAGCTGCTGCAATGCCAGATGCACATAGTGGTAAATCTGAAATGCCCGTTGGTGGTGTAGCTATCACTGAAAATATCATTGCACCCGAATGGGTTGGTGTAGATATTGGTTGTGGTGTTACATTTTACGATACTGGGATTCCTTATGATATTTTTAAATTATGTTGTTTAGATCAATTGGAACATCTTGATGATAACAACAATGTATTGATGTCTGGTGCAAAAGGTCTCAGTGTTGCAATTAAAAGAATTATTCCATTTGGATATAATATCCGCCATACTGGTGAAATTGGTATTTTTACTTCAGCTCTCGGTAATAAAGAATTAGATACTTTAATTAGAGCTAAAGAGGTTGATGCACTTGGCACTGTTGGTGGTGGAAACCACTTTGTTGAATTCGGTATTACATTAACTGGTACTGTTGGTATTACTATTCACACTGGATCTAGAAATTTGGGTCTCACAATCTGCAATACTTATTTAAAACTTGGTACACATTTTAAATTAGATAGTGAATTGGGGGATGCATATTTTGAAGATATGACCTTTGCAATTAATTGGGCATATGACAATCGAAATATGATATTGCACACTGTTCTATATTTATTGAATAGCTTTAAATTTCCCAAACCTGTTACGTATGATGAATCTAAACATATTGATATTCATCACAACTATGCTGAAATTACCTGTAATGGTATTATACATAGAAAGGGTGCAACTGCTGCATATAAAGATACTCACGGAATCATTCCGGGGAATATGGAAGATGGTGTTTTTATTGTAAATGGTTTGGGTAATGAAACATATTTAAATACTTGTTCACATGGTGCTGGCAGAAAAATGAGTCGTAGTGCTGCATTTAAAACACTGAATTATAATGATTTTGAAACCAGTATGAAAAAATCTGGAGTATATACTGAAATGTGTGAATCTATTTTAGATGAAAGTAAAGAAGCTTATAAAGATATTTATAAAATCATCGAATTACAAGATGGCAAAGTATTTAATGTTGTTAACTATGTAAAACCTTTTTGTTGTATTAAAGATACTACTCCAAATAAACGATATAGAAAAAAGAAATAATCATAATGACCAATGGGACTATGAAAAAGGAGCACCTAGCTATGGAAGTTAATATTAATTGCATGTATGATACAGCCATACACATTGCTTCTGAAGCACATGCTGGTCAGGTAGATAAAGCTGGACAGCCTTATATTCTTCACCCTATCAGATTATCTATGAAATTTGAATCATTGGAAGATAAGGCTATTATGTGTATGCATGATATTGTAGAAGATAGTAAATGGATCATACTTAAACTAGAAGAACTTGGGATATTTTCAGACTATATTCTTAATGGAATTAAGATTTTAACACACAATCCTGAACAGTCATATTTTCAATATATTGATATTATTTATGATAGTGTATATAGGAAACACAAGATTATGGATTTAGAGGACAATATGAATATACTCAGATATTCACGGGTGCTCACTAAGGAGGATTTTAGTTTAATTCAAAGATATCACAAAGCATGGTTGAAATTATCCGATAAAAATCATACTTAATATTTAATTTTAAGGGGGAATTTGAATTATGAAAAAAGCTAAAAGACTTAAGCGACACACATCTAATATTAAACGTAAAAATGAACCTAAAAATAATGTTTCACAATTTGGAAGATATGTTGATCTCCCAATAGATCCAGAGCTTTTTAATAAATATTTTCTTGAATTGAAATGGGATCAGAAACTTGAAATATTAAAATATTATACTACTGATGAACGAATAGCTGTTCGTGATATCATGATAGTCAATACAGATTTACGTGGTTATGAAACTGAAGAAGAATTAGAAGATTTATCAAAATTTATGGAAGGTTTAAATAAAGAGTTTATTCTTTCAGATGTGAAATATTTTTCAAATCCAGAATATCGTGAAGTTGAAATCATGCGATTATTTGCACTGAATGTTTATCATCATAAAGATTGTGTTAACCTTATTATTAAACAAGGAAAAGCTAGTGCTGAACATTATTTTTCATGGACCTATGATTTACATTCATTTATGAATATAGCACTACCGACAGGATTTGATGATTTTGAAAAGAAAGTCATGTCCCATTGGGAGTTAAAAATATTAAAATAATCGGAGGTTGATGTGGCTGAGATCAGTTTGTATCATGAAGAGTTGGGTCCCCGTTATAAGGAAATCATTTCTAACAAACTCATTAAATTGGGAGTTTCCAACAACCTTTGGTATTTTAGTACTACCCATGGAAGTATTTATTTAAAAGTGGATAACCCAAACTTCCTTAAGGTGATCGAACACTTGAAGGAACTTGGTTTTAAAAAGGATATCAACTATACCATCATCTTTGGGCTAAAGGAAAGTTATAGTGGCTGATAAAAATCAAGAAGGCTGTGAAATAATCTTTAATCCGGCAGGTGTGCTTAGGCGTGTTACTTTAGTATCACTAGTTGAAAATCTATTACCTGATGGAACTAAACTTCCTGAGGAGATAAAAGCTGACATCAACAAAGTGGATGATGAAATCATGAAAACCCTTTGATCGGAGGATATCATGGAAAAGATGACTCATGATGAGTTGGTGGAATTGCTGGGTGAATTGTTTGATGATGAAAGTATCGGTTGTATTGGAGAAACAACCCCAAATGGCAATGGTATGTGTACGTGTCCGAGTTGTTCTGCTATTGAAGATCTTAAGCATGAAGGTTGTGGAATGGAACCCATGGGAATGATCATCAATCATGATGATGATTGTAAACTGTATAGGTTGTATGCATATGTGAGTGCAAATCGTAAATAGATAAATGGCACTGGGACCAAGTGGTCCCAGTGCCCTCACACCAATACTCATCTATTTTTTATCTATATATCATTTCTTTGAAGACTCAGAAATGATGATACTGATTTCCTCGAAGAGGAAATCATCATTGATCATCAGTGTGAAGAGATACAACATGTCATTAATTAATCCATGACTTTTTACTATAAATGATGGAGGACAACCATGATCAAAACATTTCATCCATTCAATATACAGCCACATATCAAAAGATCACGTATCGATGGGCCTAGAGATGATCAACATCAGGTCATCTCTAAAATGAATGATTACTATGATATTTTAGCTGATGTATTTGCAAAAGATGGAGAAAGACATCACCAAGATTTTCTCATTAACACTGATATAGATTTGGATTATGATGAGACTACGTCTTATGGATTAGTGGAATATGCTGCACTGGAAGATGTATCAGCTTGTGTGAGTTATCTTAGGATGAGAGATCAATGTGCTACTTGGATCACGGGGATATTTGGTGGTGAGCCTTTCAATGAACCTTTCCTTATTGCTAGACCTGGATTTGATATGTTTAAAGATTTTACTATCACCCATAATGGAAAAGTCTATGTAACTAACGACTTGAGAGTAGATAGATCTAGTTTTATTTTACCAGAGTTGGTACATACTCCAGAAAAAGCTATCATGGATATGCAAGGTTATTTAAACTATGTACTCCCTATACCAGGTATTGGTCCTATGTCTATGCGAGTACATGAGTTAGTGGGTATGACCTTTTGGCCAAAGATGTACCGTAATCAAGATACTTTCGTTTATGTATTTCGAAATGGTGATAGGACAGATTGTCATTTTCAAAATATATCAGGAGTACTGGCATGAATGATCATCTTTTTGCACCCATCATTGTCCATGATTCTGATGGTGGGATCTTTTACATATATACCAATAAAGATATAGCTGTTTTCTTTAAACATTATTTTACATTAACTTCACCAACTATTCAAGTATATATTGGTAATATAAATAAATTTAAACAACTACTTGATCCTACTAAAACAGGTAAACTAACATTTAGGATACGTATACTTATATTAGAATTTGGTGGAAGTACGCAGATATTTAGAAAATTATATTTTTGGAAAAATTTACAACGTGCATATTTGGATATCATTGGGATAAAGTGATATGGATATACTGGAATATCATCAACAAGTAAATTACTTAAAGAAAGCTTGTATGGAGTATTATAAAAGTAGACCATTTATGTCTGATGCAGAATATGATGGGCGTTATAAACATATTTTACAATATGAAAAAGATCATCCTAATGATATATCTAAAGATAGTCCTACACAAAAGATCCATGCACCCAAGGGTAAGATCAAACATCTTAAAAAGATGATGTCACTGGAGAGTGTGGATACTTTTGAAGAGTTACAAGATTGGGTGAGAAAGAGAAAGTTACTCCCAGATACTAAATATTGTGTGGATCTCAAATTGGATGGTATGGCTCTAGAAATAGTATATAAGAATCATCAATTGTTCAGTTTATCCACTCGTGGAAAAGATGGAGAATATGGTGAAAATATTACACATAACAAATATATGTTCATCAACATACCTGATAGACTTGAAACTACAGATCAAACATTCGCTATTTATGGGGAAGCTGAATTGGATATTGATATGTTTAAAGAAATCTATCAATTAGAGAATGGAAAGAATTGTGACAATGCTCGAAATAAAGTAGCTAGTATTTTAAGGAGCAAAGTGAAAAATCCTAATTATGAAAAGAAAGTAATATTTATGGGATATGATTATTATCCAAGGTTTAAGAAATTAGATAGTTATCAATTGACTCAAGGATTGATAGATATTATTATTCCAATAACCAACATTGATTATCGTAGACAACGTATGGGTCCTATGGAAGGTATAGATTTTATTAATTATTTCTATCAGGAAATATATCGTTTGAGAAAAGATAATGATCTCTCCATTGAAATAGATGGTATCGTCATCAAAGTAAATGATGGTAATATACAAGATAAACTAGGATATGGTGCTAAGTCTCCAAATTTTATGATTGCTTGGAAGTTTCCCCCAATCACGATAAAGACATGTCTTACTGATGTGAAATGGGATGTTGGATCCACTGGTTTAGTTACTCCTACTGGTGTATTAGATCCTCCTTGTGAATTTGGTACAGTGATAGTCACTAAAGTCAATCTTCATAGTGTAAAAAATATCAGAGATAAAAGACTCATGATCAACAGTGAAGTAGATGTAGCTAGACTCAAAGATGTCATACCTGGTATAGTGGGTGTTGAATCAGTATATGAAAATGAATATCCAATATTTATCCCAACACACTGTCCTTCTTGTAATGAACCATTAGAAGTACAAAAGGTACATCTCAAATGTAATAATCTATCTTGTAGAACCAAACTTATTAAAAAGATATCCTTAGAACTCAGTGAATACAAGATCATGGGTATTGGTGAAAAGATAGTAGAAAAATTGTTTGATATATTACCAGTCAAAGATACTAAAGCTGTGATCAGTTTATCACTCGATAAATTACAGAATATCTTAGGTAATAAAGTTGGTACTAAATTATATGATCAATTTCAAGATCTCTTTAAAAAAGGTTATATGTAATATTAGTGATGCACCACCCAAATGGGTGGTGCATCACACTGTTATTCAACTTTATTTTTTTATTTAGATTGTTGAATATCTTCCATCCTATAGATCTAGTCTCTCAGACTCTTTACTCTCCTAGGAGGATCACATATATGGCTACGCCATCTGGTACTCAATTTCAAGTAGCTACAGATG